TAATAAAACTGGATATCCGTAGTCCACTTAACGGCATTGGCAATAGTCGTCAAATCTTCGGTGATCGCTTGAGCTACCTCACTGTCGTCAGACATCCAGTTAAAGGTCTCCGTCTCTGCGATACCCCAAGGTCTATGACGACGGCCAAAGTCAGCAAAGGTAACTGGTTTTTTACCCCCCTCTGCGAACTGCGAACTTTCATCAACGACAATCGGCTTCAGTTCTTGATTCGACTCAGTAACCTCACCTCCCGGAAGGGAGAATGCGGGACACTCTTCAGAACGCTCAAACGGTTTGCGGTGCAGGCTGAACATCTCCTGCCGCGCCGCCGATACGGGAAATGCCTTAGACGACTCAAGCAAACTACCGAGCGTCGTTGGCGTAATGACCGGTTGGATGTTGACTGGCCCATGATCGGCCGCTGTAAGCGGATTATTGTTCCTTAAAGGTTTGCGAACAATGCCTTTCTTGCTTTGCATATCTTCGATTTCTTGCGCGAAGACCGTGAGGAATGCTTGGTTACACAAACGGAAAGTTGGAAGGCGTGCTTTTTGGTTGAACGACTTCAAAGCTTTTGCAAATACTTTCATTATGTTCTCCTTAGAACGGTTAAATTTGAACTTGCCATTTACCTGAATGCTGGTTGATAAATTCAATCAGATCTGGACGAATCTTGGCAGCGTCTTTGAGGAACCGAGTTACTGCATGGTAACTATGCGGCACGGCCCGAACGTGTCTTTCGGCTAGACGTTTACATTTGTGCTTCTCGGCGGTTTTATCAAACCACTTACCCAGCGTGAGGATCTCCAGCGTTAAGACATTGCGCGCCGGTTCTTCAATTACCGCCCAAACATTGATGTTATTGTGAAACCGCCTTGCCGTTGGAAACAGTGTCTGGACACACTTCACAGTCTGACCACGGCTGAAACGTTGCAGCATGTTACGTACGGTGCTTTCAATTGCGCTGCTAAATGCAACACGGCCATCTTTCTTATGCTCAATAAGAAAGTTAACGCGGCACCGGAGCTCGTAATGTTCTTTTAATAGATATTCGTAAAACGCTTCACTGAATTCACCTTCGGGCACTTTCAGCAAAGTATATCCGTACAAAGTTTTAGTAACATGTTCCATTATCAATTCCCCTAGGAATAAAGTTAGTTATCTTTTTTGGCGCGGGTTTGTCTGACCCTTGCGCTATCGTTATGAAGCTTAGAAACCAAAATGGCAACATCCCAAGGAATCGTGATATCTGTATTGCTATCAGACTTCTTTCTCTTGTAGCGTTTTTTGACTGCCATTATGTTCTCCTTAGAACGCTGCGCCGAATTTTTCGGCAAAGTAGGGTGCGAGATGGTCGGCGTCTTCAACAAGTAAGTCTTGGATGATTCGACCAACCATTTTTCTCGTAATCTGTGGGTGTAAGTTAGGGGCACTCGTTCTGATCGATCTAGCCAGATAATGCTGACAATTTTTGTTCAATCGGGCGATAATCTGAAGACGAAGCAGTTTAAAGGCTTCTACGTACGACAGCTTCAGCGCGGGTCGGATGATGAAGTTGTCATAGTTCGGTACGCGATAAGTATCACGATCAATTGGCTGATGACCAGCGCTGTATGTTAGCGAGCCAACATCGCTGCTATCCACCGAACACTCCGAGATTACACCGCCATTTATACGGTCAGCAATGGCTTTATATTTGGGTGTCAGCAACGAACGGCCTGCACGGCCGCCATTATCGCCCGTGTAGAGTTCTGGACGTTCACGCAAGGCATGGATGGGATTGAGATGAACACCAGGATAGTGTGGACTTGGTTCTGCGTTAATACCTGAAAAGAAACGGCCGATCCCAGAGCCGAGCTTGAAATGGTCTTCAGGTAATTCTGGGTTTGAAGAGAGTGCAATGCCCGGACCCGATACGAAGTCCCACATTACAGGAGGCAGTACGTTTTGCCCTTCGGCATTTACCCAACTACCTTCCGCTTTGCCTAAAGCGGCTTTCTGCAGCACGGCCCGTTTGTTAAACGATTTAAGAGCTTTGTCAAATACGTTCATGTAGTCCTCCTTAGGACAATTAAACAGGAGTGCTCAGAGCAGACGGAAGTGGGATACTCCACGCAGCATCGACAACGGTATTGATGTATTTACATGCATCGGTGTAGTGCTCTTTCCAGAACTCACGCCGGTCTGCAATACGACCGCCTGTCATCAAAAGCCTTGAAAGGCGCTTAGCCCGCGCAATCTGTGCTTTGTTATCCATCCACTTGCCGAGAGTGAAGTGTTCAATATTGATCTCACTACACTCAATTTCAAGCCAGACTGTAATATTCCGGTGGAAGGCTTCAGCGGTAGGATATCGCTTCATCACGGGTTTATTGGTTTTCCCGTTATTGATGCGCTTCAGATGACTATCGAGCTTATGTGCCATGACGTTAGTAAACGAGAACGTCCCATCGTTCTTATCTTCAAGGATAAGATAATGCCGATGCGCTTTCAGACTGCGTGCAAAATCGATAAACTTTTTATCTGGCGAAGTTGGGCATTTAATCAACTTAGAACCACCAACCAGTTTAGTTACGTAATCCATGCTAGATTCCCCTAGGAATATAAAAAGAAAGCATATAGCCAGGGCGTTGTGCCCTGGCCATATGTCTGTTAGCGCGTGTAGCAGCGGTATTTGTGGTTTGCGACCTGAGGTGAAGCAAGGAGCAGGGCACTGGTGCGGCTCGCGTTAGACGCGCACGCAAGCTCTTCCTGAGACGGTCTATTAAAAGCCACCGTGATGTTCAACAGGATCACAAACAGCGCTGTCAATACCCAAAGAAAGATATCAATGGGTTCTTTACGCCGGGCCATTAGATAACCTCCTTGACTATTTGAATGATCAGCACTACAACGCCAGAGATCGAGATCAGCTTCAGGCAGAAGATAGTTTTGTTAATGAGTTCCTGTGATTCACGATCACGGGCGCGTTTATCGAGTTCCTCATTGGTCGGCAGCATCAGTGACGAGTCTCCGAGATATCTTGCAGCATGGTGCGGAACTGACCTGGCGTATTGAGCACACTGCGCTCAAATGCACCAAACTCTTTGGCGAACGCTTCAGTCAACTGCTGAGCCAACTTGCTCTGTGTTTTGGAAGCAGAGCTATCACTGTAGTCTTGGATCAACGACGCCTTATCAAACAGGTACTCATTAATCCATTTCTTCGTGATTTCTTTGTTGAACACGACCGCGGCCTTAAGTGAAGAGAAATAGCGATTCTTCTTCTCCAAAGGATCACGGACGACGATAAGGCCTTTGATCTCACGGTACTCGTACTCGCGGCGAATGCGTGGCAGCAAACGACGATTGAGCAGGAACTTCAAAGACTCTTCACGAGCCTCTACCGCGTTCTCAAACGCCACTACGGCGCCGTGTTTCTTAGCCGACCAGCTTTTGTTTCTCCAGCCCCTGGTTTCATCATTGATGATCCAAGTGTTGAAGCGACCGCTTTCTTCGTTAAAGCTAATGCCGCATGGCAAAGTCAGCACCACGCTTGCACCATTTTCACTGACGACGATGCGTTGCGACTGACCAAGTTTCTTTTCGAGTTTGATGATACGCATTATAAGTCCCCCTTAGGACAGTTAATTTATTTGCTGAAATCAGCGTCAATGCTTATTCTGTGATTGGCTGAACGACAGGCTGTATGTTTAACTACTCCGCCGTAGAACGTCTCACAGAACCGCTCAAATGTAAATTGACTGACTTCACCACCCATGTAATGGACAGTGTTACCAAAACCTTCCTTTTCCAAAGTGTAATGAATCGCAACGATCTTGCCATCAACTACAACTTTGACTTTCAAAAAGTCACGATCACAGGTGGTGATCTCATCGTACAGAGGGCAGTGCTGACCCAATACCTTGGCTAACATATCCAGATCCGAATTGAGTTCGGATACCGCCTTCTTCAATCTTGACTCTGCAGCTTTGCTCATCGGGTCCTCCAAAGGACGTTGGCGTTACGGGGGTTATTGCTTTGCTGTAGATTTAGGCGTCTCTCCAGGACGTAGCCAACCGGATTGTTTACGGGTATGGATAGACGGGTTCATTTTGTTGGTACTTGGGTTTTCGCCCAGCTCACCAAACAGTTGCAGCAACACGCCTGGGCGTTCGATCTGCTGACGCAGTTCTTGCTCGAACTCGGCACGGCCGCGCTTATCGTTGTACACACGGATGAAGCCGCTGACCTGTACCAGTTCCCGCACAGAACCCGGTTTGATGGTCAAGGGCACTGTACCGACTTTTGGCATGCCGGCTGGACGTTTATCTTTATCCAGGTATACAACCAGGTCGTTGTTATCTACGGTGATGTTGACGTGAGTCATGATCGGCTCCATTAGCTCAATTGTAAACGTACGAGGGATTCGTGGATTTTTACAAACCCATCGATAGTGTGTTCATGACACTGGACTTGTTTATCCAGTGCTTCAATCAGGGCAAACATTGGATAGCCTTCGTAAAAGGCATACTCCAAGAGATTAATCAGCAAGTCAGGTTTCCGCTTATAGATAGCGGTCGCTTTGTAGTTATCGCAGATCTTGACATTCAACGAACTGTCAAAGAGTACGTGCCCAGCGATGCCAGCGACCATGACGCTTGTACCCTTCTCGCCAGTCCAGGCCCACTTCCGGCCGACTTCGACTTTTTCCGAATATTGCTGCGCGTACAGAATTGCTTCTCTACGCAGAACAGGTCCCATGTTACTAAACGCCTTGGTCATAGCCGCGACGTTTTTAAATGCTTCAAGGGATTTTGTAAACTGTAAGCTGACCATCTGCTAATCCTCCTAAGGATAAGGTGAGTTTGTTCAAGTACGTGATGTATGACTGTAAAAAAGTTAAGTATGCTGCTCTTTTATGTACTCGATAACTTCCCCAGGTACAACCCGATGACCAACAAGCAAATGTTGACCGATTTAATCGTGTCGACAAACCAGAGCTACCTGGACGAATTCAATGTAACGTTGACCGCAAAAGACTTAACGTTCACTGACCCTACGGCTGGGGATTTCGAAGGCGGCACTAACACCATGGTTGGCGTCACAGCCGACACTCAGTTTGTTGAAGGTAGTTACGTCTACTATTATACCCGTTTGGACATGCAACAAGCATTTGCAGATATTGGCGTTACACTGCCTAGTGTCCAGGTGGAGTCATGGAACGGCGCAGGCTTGTTGATAGCACTGAAGAACAAATACAACTTTGTGATCCACGCCAGTGAAATAGAATCCCTTACATTTAAAGATGACCTCTTTACTATTAAGGTGGTTGGTAATTCTTTAATCTGGACAGGTGAGCTGGTTGTCTCCATCGCTGAAATAACGATAGAGGAGTTGTCAGTAGCGTTCCCTAATAATGTCCTTAACGGATTGGATTGATCCCCACCTCACGAGATCGTAAGTCATGGCTACTGATTATACTCGCGATGAGATTGATGTACTGATCGATCTGATCCGCCGCGACAACAGCAATAAAAGTTTATATCCTTTAATGGTAAGTTTCGGTAACCCCCAGGTCTTTACACCGACTGTGGACATTAACCGTAACACCATGATCGTAGCAACTGCAAGACCCGGCTACCAGTACCACGGTAGCCAAACGTTTTACTACAACCGGGTACCTCTGAGTAAGTTTGTAGAACCTGGCGTTACCGATTTAACGTTTGATCCGTTCGGCAAGCAATTTATCAGCGACCTACTCCCAGAGTTAAATGAGCGGTTACAGATAAAGTTGACGGCTGATCGCATCATTGACTTTAACCTCCCCGAGATCCAGGATGATGAAGGTGGGGTGGATGTCTTGATTCAAGTGTTACCTGCATCGTTGGTCTATAAGGACACATTGCTTGTAAAATTGATCCGCGATAGTAACGATCTTTATTTTGCTATTCCGGATGTGCATATGGATGGTTTGACGTACGCACCCCCTCAGGTGTAGTCGACAATCGCGCAAATAGTCTTCAATTCTATGTGTCAGTATTCGACCATAGTCCCACTACACCCTTGGAGTTCTTTTCATGGCTAACGATTTAACCAAAGCGCCAAAACAGATTATTCTGGATATGGTCAATGCCAAGTCTGGCGCAGGTTTCACTCTGGCAACTTTCACCTGGGCAGGCCTGCCAGAAGTTGAGCCTACTGGTCAAAATACCAGCCTGTCCCTCGTCGCCGCTGCCGGTTCTGGTTACAAAAACACGCGCATCATTCGCTATAACCGTCTGCATCTGGGCACTGACGTCGGCGCTGCGTTTGTTGCCTCCGCGACTGGCCGTGACCTGGTATTTAGCATCGGCGACGCTACCAAGATCGCTGACCTGATCCCAGAGCTGAATGCTCGCCTGAACATCGCCCTGACTGGCGACGACTTCACCGATGGTGACCTGCCGACCTTCGCCGGCACAGTGAACGAAACCCACCCAGTGCAGATTGTTGTAAAGGCCGACTCCCTCGTCTACACCGGCAGCATCACGCTGACGCTCAAAGCTGACGACGTCGATCTGGCCACTGCAATCCCTGTTGCCGAAATGGACGGCCTGACCTACGCCGCTCCGCCTGTTACTCCGTAAGTATCGGTAGTTACCCCGTGTAGACGAGGATGGGGTGTTTGCCTCATCCTCGTCTACACACCTATGTCGGTTATGATTTAGTCAGGAGATACGTCATGCTCCTTCTACAAGGAACATCTGAACAGGCATTGGTGGAACTTATCAATGCAAACAACGTTTTACCCGTGCCATTGGAGCCTGGCGATCTGTATTACGGTATTCCGAAATCAGTAGCAGGGGGTGGTACGCGACTCCCCGTAGTCACTCAGTTTAACAACGAGGACTACGAAGGGTACGCGGTACTCAACTATAAGCGCCTGAATCTCTCGATTATCTTTAAAGAGATCCGACCTGTGGTTGAGGCTATTGGTCAAACCAGTTTAACTAGACTGTTGCCAGTGATCAACAAGGCGACAGGTCTGTCGTTAGAGCCCAACGACATCGTCGACCAGTCTATTGTTTGGCTGGGGGGTAATGAGCAGGCCAACCTTCAGTTCGTTATTCAGCCATATTCCCTGGCGTACGAAGGACGGATGGTCGTTCAATTTATTCGTCTGCGGCCGGATATCACTTCAGCCGTAGTGAACCGTACGTTGCCAATATTGGCATTTCCGGACCCAATCGTTAGTAACAAGAAATCCATGTCCATGGCAACATGGGGATTTGACTTTACAGAAGATCAATCAAAGTTGAAGCTCTATGGTGACGGCTGGTGGTTCCCGCAGGAAGTCAAAGCAATAATGGCTCAGAACGGATTCGCCGATTATCCGGTCAACGTATTTGGCACAGGTATTGGCGTCACATTACATGCTACTACCGACGTTCCTGGCGCTAACACTGCGTACAGCCACGTCATCATTCAAAAGAATGTCGTGACGCCTGAGTTCAATGGCGATGCGTACTTCCACTTCAACCGGGCGTAGAGGCTTCATTTATGGCTTTGTACGAAATGCCACTTGAGGCAATACTCAAGGCAATCAAGACACAAAACAATGTGACCCTGGTTGAAGCAGAATACTTGTACGGTGATCCTGTAGTTATTCCGACTGGTACGTCTGGTGAAAACACCAGCATGACGATCACCGCCAAGGATGTCCAAAGTACCTACGATGGTTCTGTGCCGATCCTGTATAAGCGTCTTGATCTGGCCGACTTGGGTACGTTGATCGATACGTCCATCAAAGGCTACAATCTCACCACGATCATGGACGTAGCCAATCGTCTGAATAAGCTGTACGGCTTGAACTTTACAGCCGATGATTTCACCGACGGTCCAACCGGCTTAGTTGACGGCGTTGGTGCTGTAACGCTTACAGCAAAGGCGACCAGTCGTTATTGGATTGGTAGTGTGGATATCACTGTTGCGCAAGGTCAGCGGCCACTGGAGGCGTTCCTAACGGTAACGTCGCTGCCTGGCTTGAACTACCCAGCGCCTTCGATTGACAAACCGTACGCGGCCGCCTACTCATACTGGCAGAATTTCTCCGCCTCTGACGTAGCGTTGGAAACTGTGTTGGTCGGCACTGATCAGATCGACGTGGTACGTGATGTGCTGACAGCAGTCACTAAAAACGTCTGGTCGTCGACCGCTGCCGGGCGCTATAGCGTAATGGGGGCAACCGTTACTTACGCAGGGGTCACCACTGGCCGCACTGACGTCAACACCGATTACGGGAAAGTGATCATTGTGCAGCTCAATGAAACTAACTCGGTAGGCTTGAGTGGGTCGCTGTACCTGCACTATAACCCGCCTGCTGTTGATTAAGGAGCCTTGCTGATGGACAACAGTATTACAAGGCTTCTTAATGAGGCCAACGAGAAGAACTCTCCAAAACGCCCACTCACCCTAATCAACATTACCCCTCAGGTCCCTCAGGTCCTTGAAGGAAATGAAAAGCACAACACTCAGGTTACCATCGAGGGCGTGCCTGGGCGTGTCTATACAGGTAGTCAGACACTTCTGTATAAGCGGATCAGCCTCACTGACGCATTAGCCGGTCTGCAGTTAAGAAACATCGTGCCATTCACCACACAAATGGTGATCGACATGGTGAACACTCAGCTGGGTCTGTTTATCACGCTTGATGATCTTGAACCGTTCACACCGCCAGCTCCGACCCTGAACGAAACGGCATTGTTGACACTCATCCCTAAGGCTGAGAGCTTTGGGTTTGTGGGTCAGGTTCAGATTCAGCTCATGTACGGCAGAACCCTACTTGAGTCAGTGATCGGCATTCGCCTACTCAAGTTGTTTAACCACCCTAACGATCCTGCGTTTAATAAGCAGTCGGGGCGGATGGTAACTTGGGGTATTGACTTTACCAGTCTTCGCGATTCGTTAAAAATCAATCCGCTGACGCGGTCGTATACCGATTGGGCAACTTTTCAATCGGCTTGCATTTATTTGCAGATCCCAGCATGGACCAAAGGGCAACTGATCGATTCTGCTACTGCTGACGTCCCTGATAGCAACCCAGCGTTTGATCGGGTCACTATTCAGCCAGCAGTTAACAGCGCCTACATCTTTGGGCCTCTGTATTTTCACTACAATTTGCTTGACGAGGTTTAATCAAGATGCCTTTATATAACAAGCCATCGAGCGAGCTGGTTTATGACCTCATCAATCAGGCCAACCCGCTGCTGCCTGTTCCACTGACGCCGTTGAATATGGCGCTGTCTGATGTAAAGGCAGCGACGGTCTCCGGCAATGCCGCAATGAATACGTCGATCAACTGCGTTTCGATCGGTGGGGACTACATTGGGCGTAAGATGCTGAACTACCGCCGGCTTGATCTGGCAGTACTGTTCCGTGGGCAGGTACTCCAGATCAATCGGTACTCTCCGACCCAGAGTAACTCGTTCAGTATCGTTTTTTCATTGTATCAGCTATTGCCGGTGATCAATGCTCAGTACGGCCTGAACCTGACAGAAGCTGATGTGACTGACGTCAATATTTTGCGGGGTAATACCCAAGAAGATGGATTCTACACGACCACCGTCAGTGTGACCGCCAAGGTCACCAGCCTTGGATACATCGGCACGATTCAGTTGAAATGGAAAAGTGCGCCTCAGGATCTGGCCTCCATGATCACCGTGACTGATCTCAACGCGCGCCTGTTCCCAGGTGGCAATGACTTCACCACCGCTGGCCGTCGCCCTGTCATGAACAACTTGATGTACTCGACTGACTGGACTGCATTGCTGAGCACCACTCCGTATACGAGCTATCCAGCTGTCATGATCCAAGGTACTGCTACCACGGCGTTCCTGAATGCTGTGTTTAACCAATGCAATACTGCATTTGGAACCTCGTTCCCGACACAAGCTTCCTGGACCTCCGCAATGTTCACCGGGGCGGAAGTTGTCGTGTTGCCATCGGCTAAGTACCCAGAGGCTAACTCTAAGTACTACAACCGCTTGTTGACCTGGGATACTCCAGAGGCTTTGGTGGCTACGTACGGTAATGGCCGCAACTATATTCACTTTAACGTCTGAGGGTAGACCCAATGTCGTATATGAATCAGCCGCTCAGTGAATTCCTGGCGGCTTTGAACGCAGCAAACTCAACAACTTACGTAGCGAGTGATTTTCTTTACGGCACTCCTCAGCCAGTGTCTGGTACTTGGCATGGTCAGGTAACCACACACAACACTGCGATTAAGCTCACTGCGGCTCCTGGTAGTTTATATCAAGGCGTCCAGACTCTGACGTATGACCGATTGGATTTGGCGGCGCTCACACCGGTAAATATTCCGGGATTGCAATGCTCCGCATATGACGTTACATCGGTTCATGGCCTGTATCCGGCGTTGCTTAACTGGACAGGCATTATGTTTGGTGATGACGATCTGGAAGATCTCGCTCTGGTAGACAATGGCGATCAAACTCTGACCGCTACATTGAAAGCTAAGGCGGGCAGTTTGGGTTGGATTGGCCAATCCACACTGAGCGTCAAAGTTGGCGGTGCGGCTATCGATCAGGTAATCACGGTTACTTCGTTGAACGGTCTGAACTATCCAACTGCTAGCGATACCGATGTATACGGTCCTCTGTACATGTACCCTTACGACTTTACTCCATACTTCTCCGATATCGCAACCCTCACCACCGGTGTGCTTGCAACGGAGAAAGCGGATGCCTTCGTTTCGGCGTTCAATGCGGTCGACCTGGGTTCGGGTAAAACTTTGTGGGTCAATACCTCCGGCGTCGCCACCTGGAACGTGTTTGGCGCAACAGTTGTCAGCAACGGTCTGAACTCGACGTCGTTGCCAACTAACCCAGCGTACAAGTACGTGCTCGTGTTGCAGCTTGACGCTACCGTCACAACGCCAGCTGGTCTGTTGTACCTGCACTATAACGACCCGTTCAATCCTGACGCGGTATAATTAGGGCATAGACGAGCGCCAATGCGGCGCTCGTCGATTACTTCAGGAGATGGGCATGTCTAACATAGGTCTGCCGGTACCAACAGATTACAAATCATCGAGCACTGATCTGCTCTATGCGCTGATCGAATACAGCAATCCTGGGTTCACGCAGCAGTTCCCAAAAGGCACACTTCAGTTCAGCGCGCCGTCGACAGTAACCGTTGTGGAAGAGGATGTGTATAAAACAGATACCTCTGTGACGATCTTTTCAGCAGCTGGCGCTGGTAAGATCGGTAACCAAACTGTTCGATACCGCCGTATTAACATGGCCGCCATGTTCAAAAGCATGGTTGTTAAACTTGATGATTATTCATCAACGACCGGCCTGGTTGATGCAGTTTGGCGAAACAGCTTCAGAACAAAATACGGTATTGCGATTCCCGATACCGATTTTAGCGACACGCCGGTCTCCGGCATGTTGGCCTCAGGCAATACCGTAATCGGGATCAAAGCTACGTCGCTGTGCTATAAAGGTAATTTTACACTGAATTGGACTAAAGGTAAACGTCTAATCGGTGACATCATTACCGATGCGAACAGGGCGTTAGTCGGTAGGCTCTATCCAGGCGGTAATGACTTCACTACAGAGGGTCGAAAACCTCAAGGTGAGTTCATGACTTACTGTCAGGATGCTTCGGCGATCTCGGCGGTGCTTGAAACCATCGTCAATGCAAGCAGCAGTTATACGGACACGCAACTTACCGCCGTTGTAAACTTCTTGCTGGCAAATACGGTCAGAACCGATTGGAATAAAAACGTTGCAGGTTCGGTAGTTGGTGGCATTGCAGGCATGAACTGGTTCCGCTACTCATTGCCGAATATCGCAGTACCAGATGCCAACTCGGCTAAGTATAACCGCTGTATTGTTATTCCAAGTTATACGACCGCTTGGTTTGCCGGCAATATCATCATCCACTACAACGTGTAGGGTCGGTTATGAGCATTTTCGTAACAAGCGCGGTAGACCTGACGGCTATGGTGAACGTTGCCGGCGGGGTTTCTTTTTCTTCCACAGAGCTGACGTTTGCTAAACCAAGAACGCCAACCAGCGCTGAGTTAACCACGTACGGTAAAAATACCGCGGTTGACTTTAAAGTGGCTGACTCTTCAACGATCGCGATTGGTTTCACGACAGTCTTTTACGACCGTTTGGAGCTTAGTGGGTTGGAGAACTTTGATCTGACCAGTTGCAGCATTTCAGAGAACTTGACAGTCGCCCAATGGCTCCCTCTAGTAATAGGGTACATTAACGTACCTATTACGGCTGCAAGCTTAGTTGAGCACGCGTCTACCACCGTGAACGGAAAAGTGGTAGCGGTGCTTGAAGCTACTCCGACTAGCTTAGGTTGGATTGGCACTGCCAGTCTGAAGTTCCCAGCTGCTCCGGACATCTCTACAGCGTTCAACACTAATCAGTTAATTGGCTTCTAATGCCAGAGGGTTTTCAACATGTCGAATTGGCCTAATTACCTGATCCGTCAAGATTTCACAGCGCGCGGGAATCAGCTGTCTGCCGTTCCGCTTGGGTTGCTCAATGAGAGCGATCAACGGCTCATCGCCGCATTACTGTCAGAAGGCGCCGATCGGGCGGACAAAGACAAATGGAACATGGAAGAGTACGGAACAGAGTACTCTCTCAATGGTGTGGAAGTGGTGTTCAACGGTCTGAATAAGAACTCGCTACCCACCTTCAGCTTCTTCAAATACGCCCTCGGTCTGAAGTTCCCAGCTGCTTCCACAGCGCCAGTTGGGACCATTTACATGTGCTGGTACGAACCTGCCGCTAAAGCACCTGTAGCGAGCACTGAGGAACCACCACTGGACGAACCGGCACCGACACCAGTTGCCGCAGGGGAGTAACGAACATGCTTCGTGCAATCTTCGGTACTGATAACGCATTAAAGGTAACGAACCCAGCGGTGAATGCAACCTTTGCAGACTGGTGGACGAGTTCTGGCATTCCAGGCGCGGGACTTGGTCAAAACCCAACTCGTGCCTGCATCGACCAGAATGGTTGGATTTCTGGCATGGCCACAACGGCAAACGTGATCAGCAACGTACCCATCTTTCTTAATGGGTTTGTCCCTGCTGCAGCCGCGCGGATCACCATTTGCTTCAAGTTAAAAGTACTGTCGGTTATTGGCGGCAACTATCAGGTACTGAGTCTTGCGCAAGAAGGGTCGCCGAATGCTGGTGCCGATTATCTGTTCACTACAGCCGCCCCTTGGCTGGCAACTCAGGCAGTAGGTACTGAACTGTTTGTTGAAGTCACATATACCCGTGCGACAGGCCTTACCAGTTATATAGTCAATGGTGTTGCTCAGGCTGCTACTCGCACGTTTACCTTGTCGACAGCTGGCGCTACAGCCTGGGATGCGGGTAAGCTGGTATTGAACTTTGTGCTCAGTGGGATTGGGTCCAGCGGTACTACACGTTTTGCTATCCGAGATGTGCACGTAATTGATGACATTGCGGGCGATGGCATCACTGGTTCTATTGGACAGGCCCGTATTTATCCAACTACAGTATCCAGCGCTACAGGTGTCGGTTGGGTACCTAGTTCTGGATCTGCGTCATTAGTGGATGTCATGAACTTGACACCACCTAGCACCATCACGGTCAACTCACCGACCGATAAAACCCCACTGGCTATTACACTAAGTCCAACTGCTGTCGTTGGAGCACGTATTTTAGGTATGGCTTTTAGCATGGCGGGAGCAAGTGCCACAATTTCACCAAGTCCTACAAAAGTAGAGATAAGCGGTAGCGGCGTTAACTTACCGGCAATGCAAGTATCCGCACCAGCCGGCGGTTTAAAATACGGGTTATCGCTAGGGGTTTATTCAAGAGCTCTTGATGGTAGCAGCTGGAACGTACCTAAACTCGCGACGCTGTCGTTTAAAATAACGCCAGATACCGTCATCTAAATAATGGGGTTTGTATCATGACTGTAAAAGCAGTAATTGGCTTTGATCATTATCCGAAGTTATCCGGTACTTGGACACCGCTGGCAGACCATGGAATGCTGGCTTATGGCGGTCAGCAAATTAGTAGTGACGGTTGGGCTGGTTCTACATCTTGGACTTCTACATCGCGCATCGGGTACTCGTTAGTGCCCTTTTTGGCCGAGCCGGTCGCGAAAATTTGGTGTGGCGTCCGGGTGCGGTTTGACGTCGCTTCTAATACAACTAAGCCGCTAGTTGGTTTGGTCATTGGATCTCTCACCTCATCTGTCACCTCATCTATTCTTTCCAGCACCGAGGTGCGTACGGTCACCGGTCTTACCACAATCCCAGCCGGGACTACTGGGTATTTTGAATTCTCGATTGATATCGCCACCGGTATTGTCGACCGCCGCTACAATGGAATAGCCTTGGCGTCAGTGGCGATATCGGCGAATGACCGACGCTGGATACTATATCTTGAGATGACAACTGGGAGCAACACGAGCAACTCAGCGTTTCGGGATATTTACATCAATGATGACCAAGGCGGTATTTCCGGATTCCTTGGTGCTCAAATCGCCAAGCGTATCCAATTTGATTCGGCGACAGCTTCCGGTTGGACAACGTCGCCAACGACTGGGGTGGATTTAATTTATGGCCTCGATCTATTAGACAGCACTAAAGATATTTCAGACGTCAACAAAACTCCATTGGTTGCATCGTTACGTCCCGACCTACCCACTGGTGTTACAGCGTCGGCAATTGAATTAACTGTAGCGCTTTCGTCCACTATCGCGAACGTTGTAAACTGCGGTATGAAACTTAAGAACGGCACCGATGAATCGGCCGAGGCGGTCGTGTCAGGACCTGCCAACAACGTTATCAATTACAATGGTCAAGTCGGCTTATTTCCAACCGCCCCAGGCGGGCACCCTTGGACGAACGCTGTAATTGATGTGACCGACGTCATACTGACACCGGATATTTAAGGAGGTAATGCATGTCTGCTTCCATTTCTGGCATTACGGCATATGGGCTCTATAAGGAGCCCAACTTGGCGGCGGTGAGCGGCATTACGGCATATGCGCTTTATCCAGAGCCAAATGGTTTGGCTCTGAGAAACCTTCAGGGTTACGCGTTGGTATCGGATATCCCGCTTCCAAAAGGCGTGACTGGCATTACGGCATTGGCGAACCTGGTGCTGGCGCAAAGCAAAAGCATCCGGCCAGCTAGTCAATTTACGTTTTCAGCGCCGGAAAACTATACTGGGTCTGAGACCTATTTGCACAATAGCCGCGTGCTAGTTACGGCTGGTGTGGGTTCTGCATTGTCTGGGTCGATGTATTTCTATTACAGTCGTGTAGCACTGACCCGCATCCCAGCGGATTTGACGACTGTAGTCATCGGCTCAGCTACGTCGACTCACGGACTGATTGCTGGAATCAACGCTGCAAGTGGCATGGTCCTTACAACTGACGATATTGTCGACGCGCCGATCCCAGCTGGGGCTGTCGAAGTAACTATCACTGCCGCTTCCACGAGTCGGTTCTTTATCCCAAACAGGACTGCCCAGGTTGGCTTCACTCCAACATTGGCCTCGGCCTTCAAATCTGACACGATCCTCTGGACGTAAGGGACCCACTTCATGAAAATTCATGCTTTGTACGGGCTTGAACTTCCTATTGGGAGCGCCAGCGGAGCCAGTCAAACTGCTGGGCTTAATACGCGGATACCCAACGGTCCTTTTCAGCTTTATTCATCCAACTTTGAAACAACGACCACTTGGTCTTTACAGACCGATGGTTGGATGTTGATGAGCATTGCTGCAGGGACGTATAACTACGGGAATTATCGATTTAAGTTAAACGTCAATATTAAAGACATGGTGCAGACGTTATCAGCAAGTTCGAATATCTACATGGGTATTCGGATGAAGTTCGGTACAGGTTTTGCGGGAGTCAACGTTTTAGCGCTAACGTCCGACTATGAGCTGGGGAACCTAGTAGCCATAATCACTAAAGCTAACTTACCTAACTTTGTGACAAATAAGTCATATTTTCTGGAAGTTAACTTGAACTACACCACCGGGCTGATCAACCGACGGATCGACGGTGTTGCACTTTCGCCCATTGCAATGCCGACTTGGATGGCAACTGCTGTGGGCGCAACGCCTGGAGCTTTGGGGACATTCCTTGTATTCGGTGCGGCGAATGGTAGCTATTCGATCACACAGAGTCAGACGCACACTTATTCGTGGCGTGATTTTCACTGCATTGAGTGGGAGGCTGGGGAGGTTGCTCAATTTCTAGGAGACCAGGTCGTAGCAAAGGTTCCTGTTGCGGCAGTTGTGGCTGCCACTTGGACACCGAGCACGGGCGATGTATCCTCCGTATTCAAGAAAGGATACGCTAACCCTAACACACCGGTTTCTGCCCCCACTGCTACAACTGATGCGGCAATGACTCCTGGGTCGATTACCTATGATGCCAGCACGATTCCGCTGAATACGAAGATCCTTGGCGTGTTGGTTAAAGGGCGATCAGCCGTTACAGCGGCCACCTCTGGACATCTTGGCATCAGCGCCACCGTGAACGGTACAGAGTCTGCAGACGCTGACACCGCAATGGTGGCAGCTCAGACATGGTACGACCGTATGCTCTCGCTGACGAAGACGCCGGCAGGTCTGGCATGGACTCAGCCTGGTGTTGCCGGACTCACCATCAAAGTTAAGCCGAAGGTGTAACGCATGGCTAACCCACAATTCGTTCTACGTTCGCTTGATGCGTTCGTATTGTACTCCATTGCAAACTTGCCACCTTTCGCGGTAGCTGGTTCTACTGGGATACTTGCGGCTATTAATCGCGAGCAGGGTACTTCTATCACTACGGCGCAAATCACGATCGCCGATCCAACTGTAAACGTAGGCGATACGTTATTTAATAGCAGTGTTTTATTGACAGCTATTGATGGGAAAGGGTACAAGGGGACGTATACCTTTCGCTTTAACCGAACCGATCTCGCTTCTGCTTTTACAGGGAAAGAGCTGACATTGACAGGCACGTATGCAAACGTATACGCAGCGCTATCGGCGATCAATACCAAGTTTGGTATCGCATTGGAACAAAAGGATGTGGTCAATACAACGATTGGTACAGCCGGAGGTCAGATCACTCTGACAGCTGTGTCTACATCGGCGTATTATAATCCAGGCTCGCAGGTGGTTCTTAACGCCTCTGGATCGGCGCCATCCCTTGCAGATCTGGCCTCAGAAACCAATCTTGATGGCTTCGATCCTTCATGATGTAGCATAGACCCCGGTCGCAAGGACCGGGGTCTATGCCGTTATTACTCTGGCTGGCCGTGGATGACAGCTACAGCAGGCGATCGGTTCTTAGCGATCGCCACATGAGTAGCGAACTGCTGAACAGTATACGAGGTATCCGCTCTTTCAAACGAGATATCGAGAATACCCTGTTCGGGCTTACCGACGTCTGCAGTTACATATTCGCCCATGACGGCATCTTTTAAAAACAATGCAGGATCGCCCGTGGTGACCCCGGTCAAGGGCGTCAAAAGAATAGACATGTTAAACCCTCGCTCAACCTGCATGAGTAGTTTAAACAGGTTTGCATTCTTTTGAACGTCTTCGTCAAAGGTCAGTTTCAGGCTATTGACGATATCGGGGCCATCATTAGGTTCTTCTGTAGGGACCCCTTTACCGACGATGTCGATTGCCGAACTTGACTCTAACAGACCACTCAGTGCTTTTGTCCATTTGAAATCAGGACGCAGGAAAGGGAACTCATCATCTGGTGAGTGAACGCCAATGAGTGTCAAAAAGTATTTGCTTTCCATGACTGGCTACACCTTGCTTTCTGAATTGAACCGATGAAGGGAGCCGGCTTCTTCAATCACGACATCACTCGAAAAGAACACACCTTCAAGCGGGATGCTACAAAGCCTACCTGTCTCCGGTTCAGGAATACCAAATCCATTTGAGGCTGACAAAGGGATATTTATCCCATAAGGAACTGTGAAGTTTGTCAGCTTCCAAGCGTCTATGACATCTAGACCGGCTTCATCCAATTCGTACATCAAAAGATCAAACCCGACGTTTTCCTGGACAGTATCCGAAGGCGGAACCGGCTTTTCCTTAAAACATATTTTACAGATTTCTTTCAACGTACGCGAAATACGTTTATCTTTGATTTCAGCCACGCAGACGTTGATCGTTTTTGTTTCAGGTTCTGGCAGACTATAGAGTGAAAGGTCCACACCCGATGATGATGCTTCAGGCATCGAATAGGTTTGGAGTGATGTTGGCATCCAGGTATCGCCCACCTCTACAGCCAGTTTCTCGACGATCTGTTTAAACAAGTGCACTAGATGTGGGTGATCGGTTAACACTTCCGGAACGTGAGTGATCTTAACAATCAGATTGCTTGGTTTGTAAGGCGCGGTATCGAGGGTAACTTGAGACATGATAATACTCCAGGGCGGTTGGGGTGGTATTATCTAATAAGTGTCAAATGTAAACTATCACTTTCATGATGCGGCATATAGCCGGGAGCGCTCCCGGCTATATGTTTAACCCTTAGGCTTCTGCGTCGAAACCGCTCAGGTCAGTGACGGTTGCGACGCTAGACAAAGGGACGTCTGCGTCCGGCACGGTCAGGGTGGCGGCGTAAGTGCCGGTGTAAAGCAGGCTGGCGACGTTGGCCACGATGTCGGCCGAACCTGGAGTGGTTTCGTTGGTAGGCTGAACAACGTTGGCGATGGTCAGTTCCGATTCCAACAGACCCAGGGCAGTTGCGGCCTTGGTCAGAATCTGAGCGTTGGTGTCGCCTGGAGCGATCGCGAACGGTACTGCTTTTGCAGTCGCGACCGCAGCGCCGGAAGCCAATGCCTGACGGGTGTAGGCGAAGGTTTGGGTGCCGCTGAAGCCCTGGTTGTCGATAGCGGTAACGATGAGGCTGGTGTTGCGACCGCCAGTACCGGCTTCAACCGAAGGAGTGCCCAGAGTGACCTGGGTATCGGTTGCGTTCAGCGCTGGGTTGGCAGCATTGATCAGGGCCAGGACGTTAGCGGAGGCGGTGAGTGCGAGGTTTACCTTTGCCATGATTCATATACCTTCTTGAGTACTTAGGATATAGTCACTATGACTACATACCATCTCATTACGGCATAAAAAGCACCCCGTGAAGGGTGCTTGTTTTCTACACCACCCCCAACGTACATCCACCAGTCACTTACGCCCATAAGTGACTGACGGTTAAACGCTAAGCGTCAAACTATCCTTTAGAAACCAGCGTACGCCCGAACGCTTATCTCACCTATACCCGCTTCGGTGTTACAGGATTAGGTAACCGAAGATTCTCTACAAATGCCCTGGAGAGAAATTTCTATTCAGATTATAGATACAAGAAGTAATTTCTTACAAATCAACCTATTACAAAATGCAGCATAAAGGCTGGCCGAAGCCAGCCAGTCGCCTATAAGGGTGTTAGGTCAGACCAAACGCGCGCACCAGTTGAAAGCATGTGTAAGTACAAAGAGTCCTTTGAGTGCTTTACTTCGTATATTGCATCGTTTGGAAAGCCGGCTAAGTTCGAGGAACAAAGCCTAAGTCAGACTGAAGTCTGTAAAAGGCGCTTCTCATCAGGGAGCTGTCGCGCAAACGACTTACTGTGAAGGTCAGCTTGAAGTTTTAGGTTGTAAAAGAACTCGTAATACATAGTAGTATTAATTAGCCACTACAAAAAAAAGAATGTGGTGGATCACCCACGGCGAACCGTGGGTGTGATCAAACATAGAAACTGTAGTATTTACCTTCCATGCTGACATTGATCCAAGTCGCAGATCCAGGTTCGTTCTTAGAAGGGGCGAGTACATCAGCCACATATTCCATCTTGAAGCTTACCCCTACCGATGCTGAGCTAGTCAGGTCGTTCTCACAGACCGTTGTGCGCCACGCTTCAGCGCTAATGATGCTACGCTCAAAGAATGATGTTACTTTAGTCTGTAGCTTATCTGAGAGGATGCAGCCGTAGAATGAAGCGGGATGTGCGGGAGGGTTTTCGGACAATGCGTATTCACGCATCTGTTTCCAGTGCGGCGTAGATGGCGTATGGACAAAGTAGCCTGGATATTGGTTGGTCGGAAGTTCTTTAATCAGAGCATCCAGATCACGCAAATATTCAATTACCTGTTCCATGTACGCAGAGCCATGTTTGTGAAGCAGTGTGGCAAAACCTGATTTCACTAACCCTTCGTGCTGAACGCGAGGATAACGTGACTTCAGTTGATCGAGCGGCCCGTCCGGAAATTCCAAATGGTCCTTCAGTGCTTTCAGTGCCAGTGCTTTTACTTCAGCATTAATCTGGTCACTGTCAGCAATCTCCTGGCGCAGTTGCAGTTCTTCTTGTAAGCAAGCTGCATGGATACTGCTATCAGAAGTATATTCGTACCCATGGAAGAATGCGATAACGCGCTTGATCAGTAGCTCAGCAGTTGTGAGAGGGCCTTTAGCAAACCCTTCCATAATCTCCAGATGTTTGGCATCATCTTCATGTAAGTATTTCATGTTGTCGTGCTCCGAAAGTTATAGGAACATCCGTTTTTGTAGAAAATAAAAAGGAGACACCTACTGCGAGACTCTCTCGCAGTAGGTGCTTATGCTGTTACTCTTTTGGAATCTTGTATTCCAGATGAAGATTGCTGATACGTACAACTGTACGCACTAGTTGTTCTTCGGTTACAGAGCTGAAATCCTCAGCGGCCTTCTGCAACTGTTCAGTGATTTGTTCCAGGTCCAAGCTCAGCAATTTGAGGGATTCTACATCCCCAACCGGCTCGCCCGACTTGAGCCGCATCAGCCCAATGCTGATTTCCTCGATGTAGTGCACTTTACGTCGAGTGGTAGCAAACCAGGAACCAATTTTGTAAGAGGTGTATGCTGCGGCTGCAACGCAGACTACGATCGATACACCGCGAATGATAGCTTCTGAAGACATGGCATTAGTTCCTTAAGCGGTGAGAGTAGTGTGTTTAACGACCAAGACTTTGCCGATGTACGCGTAAAGTAAACCTTGGATGATAAAGACCAGGTTTGCGATCAGGCAGTAATTGAGACCTGTCAGAAAGAACACGCATGGCGCAACATAGAGCGCCGTCATGTAACCACGGCGGAAATCTTTATTGTTCTTAAGCTGCGTATATTGCGAAACCATAACGAAGGTCAAAGCAAAGCAGCAGCGGGCAATTGAATGACCGGTAGTGGATTTGTACAGTTTGATGAGTGTGTTGATTTGCATACTCATCATCAAACCAACATAAACGATTGCCAGGAGTGTGTCGAAAGTTTGCATGGTGTGTTCTCCAAAGAACGGGGTTAGATAATTGTGTTAGTTTGCATTTCTGTAAACATCGTACAGAAGACCAGTTGTAAGTATGCCGGCAGTAATTTCGTTATCGACAAACTTCTTACGCAGAACATGGATTTTCTCATTACCGCCAGCCGACAGTACTTTTTGACTCTGACGAACTTTATCGACAAGCAGTTGAACAACGAGATCGGCATAAGCCCCGCGCTGCTCAGCGGTTTCAGTTGTCGCACCGCCCAGAGCTTTGATTTCGAGCTCGATGATACGGCGGTCGAGAAGGCTGATATCCTTTTGCAGCGTACCGATGGTCTTTCCGAGATGGCGGCCAATCAGACCGCCAATAATTACACCAGCCATACTTAATCCAACCAGTGCCAGAACGTCTTTGCTAAACATGATAAATCCTTTTAAGGTAGGGGTATGTTTATTCATCAGCGTGATGTATGACTGTAAAAAAGTTAAATCGAATATTAACGGCATAAAGGCAGGGCTTGCGCCCTGCCGATATGTTTTCACTCCCCCAACCCACCTTCAGCACCACAACGCACCACACACTCTATAAAGCACTCCGTTCCCACACTAAGTGATTTATAGGCTAAGTGATACTCAGCAGTCACTGTCACACGACCAGGAACGACAATGACCCAGGTCGAAGGGAACGTCCCGACCACAAGTAACCTGTCCAGCGAGCAAGATGAACAGGTTGTATTCATTACCCATATAATGTATCTTTTTACCAACCAAGCACTGGTCGTGATACTAATGGTGGTTCTGGTTTGTTAATCCATTCTTCAAACAGTCTGGGTGTTGTCTTCGACATCGTGTGACGACCTGATTTATAGAATCCTGCCTTTTTAAAGATGGTTTGACTTGGCACGTTGGTAGGCTCGATCCAAGCACGACCCGGTGTGGTAGCGCCATTGAAGAACGAATTCACAGCGTTCGATCCGTACCCTTTACCGCGTTCTGAAGGTTCGATAAAGATGGTACCGGTTCTGTACCTGCCATCTGGTTCCTGCTTAGGTGTAAAGAAACCCACCTTCTTTTTGTTATCATCATAAACCCAGACTAGTTGATTAGGGTCTGTGGTAACTGCAGCGGGACCTAAACGTGGATCTTTTAACGCTAGGTCGATCAATCGTTGTTCAGCGGAGGTAGCTGCTGATTCAACCGAGTACTCAAGGAAGTGTTCGCCGGAGGTATTGAGCTCCTTACCTGTTTTATGGAACCCGGCCTTTGAGAAGGCGCCCTGACTGGCATGGTTATGGGGTTCGATCCAAGCTCTTCCTTTTTTACCTTTAAAGAACTCAGTGATCCATGCTGAGGCAATACCTTTCTTACGATACCCAGGTTCAATAAAGATAGGACCTGTACGCCAATGACCGTCTTTTTCAAAACGAGGGATTGCAAAACCAACGCTCTTCCCATCATGTTCAATCAAGACCAAATCATTCAAATTCTTCTTGAGGACCATCGGACCTAAGTCTTTATCTCTGACCGCAAGACCCAGCAGTCTTTTAACTTCATCCTTCTTATCCATTTCACTTAGCTCCGGTGGGGACATATCAAATGGAAATCAGACAGCTTTCGCCGATCTTACAACAGGTGAATGAGTACACATTAAGCTTCTTTTGCCCCGGTTGCATGATGATGCACAACGTGTACTTAGAGCATGAAAAGAATAAACAAGCCTTCTGGAGCTGGAATGGTAGTGTAACCGAACCAACCTTTTCACCCAGTCTGTTACTTAGTGGTGTTGGCCGCATCACGGATGAAGAACGCGATATCCTGATGACTGGTGGTACCATCACACCACGGCCTTTTACATGCCACTTCTTTATCCGTGAAGGTAATCTTATCTATCTGGGCGACTGCACCCACGGCCACAAGAACAAAACAATCGGCATGGTTGACATTCCAGAAGACGACAAATAAAGAATGTATTGCTGCGGCTTCTTTAAACGATGATTTTATGTCTTTAAACACCTCCCTCAATAAAAGCATTAGGAGTCACCATGTTTTCTTCTATTAAGAAAACTCTTGGCGTTGTAGATGTGTATTCCACGCCAAAGTACATTACTGTGGAGGGTATTGATACCTTTACGCTCCTTCGGGATATGTACAGATCGTGGGGCTCGAATCAAGTAGGGAACCAAATGTTCTCTGCTATCCAGAGCGGTAAGTTGCGCTTTTTGCACTTCTTCGCTTTGGATTTTAAGTACGTTTGTGAGACCCTGATTGCCGATCCGCAGACACGCACATCTCGCCGTGTGCTGACTAAAGTGATCCATGAGCTGAAAGAGAAAACTTGGGTAGGTGACATCGACCGTGTGATTGCGTCGATCACTGATGAAAAAGATATTGACCATCTGGTACCTTTTCCACTCAAACCTTTCCAGCGTGATTTCGTCAGACACTTCGGCCGGATGGTTCCGGCTTATCGTCTGCGTGGTTACATGTTGGACGCAGGCGCCGGTACCGGTAAGACCGTTACACAGATCATCCTTGCCCACTGCCTAGGCGTGAAAAAGATGATCATCGTGGTACCGAAGAACTCGGTAGAGCGTGTCTGGCGTGATACTGTTGCTGACATCATGCTGAAGAAACTGCCGTACTGGGTGTCGACTGAAGATAAGCCGCTGCACAGCAATGCTTATTACTACATCGTGCATTACGAGCAGTTGAAGCAAATGGCGGATTACGTCAAAGCAAACCCTCGTGATTTCGAAAACACGTATCTGGGGCTGGACGAATCCCACAACTTCAACCGCATGTCGTCGGACCGTACTCAGATCTACATCGACCTAGCATCTATGCCGCAAATCAGGGTCAACCTGTGGGCATCGGGTACGCCGATCCAAGCACTGGGTGTTGAGTGCATCCCGTTTCTTAAATGCATTGACCCACTGTTTAATGAAGAGGCTGAAGAACGCTTCCGTAAGATCTATGGTCGTGATGCAAAACGCGCCAACGACATCCTGCGTAACCGTATTGGTCACTTGAAGTACCACGTCCCTAAACAAGACGTAGTCGACATTCCAGTGAACACCAAAACCGTATTGGTTAAAATGCCAACCGGTAATGAGTACACCCTGGAAGCGATCGGCGAGAAGATGCGTAAGTTCATCGAAGAGCGTACTGCGTTCTACGATAAGCACAAGGCTGAATTCAAAAACGACTATGACCGTGCGCTGACGTACTTTGAGCAACACGCTCATTACAACAAAGCCGATTATGCTGCTTACAAAGCGGCTGTGGCTTTGATCAGTAAAGGCTTTGATCCTAAGACGATGAAAGCTGAGTCGATGATGGCCAACAGCTTTGAGCGTAAGGTGATCATTCCTGCATTGCCAAACGCCATGAAGGATGACTTCCGTAAAGCGAAGTCAGTCGTCAAGTACGTCAACCTAACCATTCTCGGCGAATGCCTGGGTACCGTGTTGGGTGGCTCTCGTTCTAAGTGTCACTTGGACATGGTCGACCACATTGACTTTTCGAAGTTGATTGATGGTGCTCAGAAAAAGACGCTGATCTTTACAAGCTTTGTTGAAGTGCTGGAGAAGGCTAATAAGCTGATCACACAGCAAGGCTACGAGACAGCTGCGGTTTATGGCGCTACCAACAAGAACCTGTCGGCTATCGTGAAGTCGTTCTTTGAGAATGATGACATCAACCCACTGCTGGCGACTTATCCTTCTCTATCCACAGCGGTGCCTCTGACGGCGGCTAGTTCGATCATCCTGATCAACCAACCCTTCCGTGAAGCGATCCGTATTCAGACAGTTGCCCGTGCTGCTCGTTTGGGTCAAGATACGCCAGTCGATGTGTGGGACGTGCTGCTGGACACCGGTGATAAGCCGAACATCTCTACCCGCAGTAACGACATCATGCAGTGGTCGGCTGAAATGACCGCTTCGATCCTGGGCGTTTCTAACGTCGACTTGGACACCATGCAGTTGGAATCCAAGCATGACTACCTCGATGGTCTGATCGATCTGGCAATGGAGTCGTTTGATAACCAGACGCTCGAACCGCCAGTTGGTGAAAAGGAAATCAGTGAGCCTTTGATTAAGCTGCCTACGTACTTGTACCACTCTTCTGCTTATAAGCAGGATGAGCTCAAGCCTGGTTTCAAACACAGTGGCGAGTTGGTTAAGTGGGACAAGATCGAAGACAACACCTGGCTCTATAGCTGCGACAAGAAGCAAGATGCCATGATGCTTGGTATCAGTTCGGCCATTGAGAAGAAGTGGAACCTGCAGCGTTACAAGTACGACGCTAAAGCTCACCGCTTGGACATTGAAGTGGTAGACGAAGATGTCAGCAAATCAGACATCGAAAAGCTGAACGTTTACATCTATACGCTTCGTCCTGATGCTGAAGATGGTTGGGTTGAGAACTTCAATCCTGTCAATGGAATGAATGGTGAGTACAAAACGCAAGGTACCATTACCGAAAACGTCCTGCGGTGTGAACCAGTGGACATCATTGGCACTCTGCGTGGTTACACGATCAACATCAAGCGTGTTACGGCTAAATAATCAATAGCCGGCTGAAAGGCCGGCATCTTTATAGGGGAATATTCATGAGCTTTGAAAAAACGATGTTGGCGATCGCGATGGAGTCGGGCGAGGTGTTGCCTGAAGAGACCATGGGCTATGAAGTGGATTCGGATGAGGTTTTTGACGAACTCCTCTATGCCACCGAAGCCCGTGCAGACGAACTTATGAATGCCCTCAAGTTTGCCGAGTCGCTGGAATCGCTTTCCCACAACGGCGGTGAAGCGTTCACTCAAGAATCCTTCGAGAGTTATCAGGGCAAGCTGAACCATCTGATGGCGGTTCATGGGGTCGAGATTCCTCTTGGCACTCTGGCCCCTTCGTTTGAAGCAGCGACGGCTGATGCTGGTGCAGTCAAACAGAAGTCGGCTGGCGTAATCAGCAAGTTGATTGCCTGGCTGAAAGAGAAGTGGGAAGCTTTCGTCAAGGCTTTGGGTCGTCTGAACATCTTCGCCCGCATGCGCGCCAAGAAAGTCAAGGATGATCAGGCAGCGATCGAAGCGCACTGGAAAGGCAACGAACACACCAACGTTGACCAGTCGGCTTTCGTTAGAGGCCACCATCCTCAGCTAACTATGTTTGTCGCTGGCGGTAAGCTTCAGTCATCTTTGGTTATTCAAGAGCTGGATAAAGAACCGACCGAAGATCACGGGAACGTATTATCGTTCAAAGATCAGAAAGGCAATCTTCTGATTAACGAACACTCGTTCATTAACTCCGAGGCGTTGATACAGACCAACGAGAACCTGATCAAGTACATTGAGGCCGATCCTGCTCCGAAATTGATTGAGGAAGCAAAGGCTCGGTTCCTTCATGGCCCAACCACTACCGATTACGAATACCGCCCAGATCAAATTCTCGAACTGACCAAACATGTTTCTGACAAGGTTCAGTGGTTCGAAGGTATGGTTGCGCACTTTGCCAAGATTACTGCCGATCTTGAGAAGAGCTTGCTCAACGACGCCAGTAAAGCGAAAGACGCTCATGAAGCTCTTTTGTTCCGTGGTGTCTCGACCCGTGCCATGACCGTTGGTCAGCGCATCGTCGCTCTGGTATCGACTGAACAAAGCGGCCACATCCGTGTTTATAACGATCTGAAGGCCCTGATCGGCATCAAATCTGTTAAAACCAGCGCGCCTGCTTAAGGGCTGTAAAATGACTATGCGAAAGACGTTGCTCGCCATCGCCATGGAGTCTGGTGGACTGGATGTATCCAACTACGCTTCGAGAGACGTAGAGCTTGAAAGTAAATGGTCGCGTACAGTCGAGCAGTTACAGACTTATGCTAAAGGTAAGCCAGTTGTAAACATTAAACTGTCTGAGCTAAAACACCAGTACCCGCATGACCGTATCAGTAAAAAGCGTCTTGATGCTGTAACGATTGACGGCTTTCCCATAATCGCCCTACGGAGATCTGATGGTACTCTGGTGACCGTGGACGGTTTTCATAGGGCGTATAAAGCCATAACTCAAGGACATTCGTCCATTAAAGGCGTTATCTTGAGCGAAGCCGATATGGGGGAAGCCTCCTTTGAACTGTTCAGTGGTCTGGTAGAGGGTTATAAGAACCAGTTTGGCGAGGAGAAAGCGCTCGCTCACGCCAGGACTGCAAATAAACACATCTACTTATTCCATGGCACTAGGACATCGCCTGACCTAATAGGTCGTGTGGGGCTATCCATTAAGGCCAATGGAAGTAATGACGCCAGGATTAAGGGCAATAAAATCTGGTTCACGCCATCCAAGGCATACTCCGGTCTCTACGGCATACCGCTCTTGGTTAAGCTTAATACCGAATCGCTGGAGTTTGTCGAAAGGCTGCCGTTTCAGAAGACTGTAAACGAATATGTTTACAGTAGCGATATCCCTGCATCCGATATCGTGTTTCCTGGATCGCCAGCGTACGCCAATATCCCCAAAGAGCACAGCTATCTACACGTTTAGTAAGCGGCATACAGCCAGCCCACAGTGGGCTGGCTGTATGCTGTCTATTTACGAGGATACATATTTGGTATCAGGTGGGCTTCAACGATCTGCCTTTCCTCTTCTGTTGGAATATAGTCAAAAAATACAGCACCCGAGTAATCGCCCAAATCGACAACAGGTTGTTTCGTAGGGGCGGTAAATTTTGGCCGGGCTGATAACGGCTGAAGGACTGGCTGATTCCACACAGTTTCTTCAGGTTGCTCGATAGACGCTTTCATCTGACTACTCCTGCTACTGAAGCACATCGACGCATGCTATTGATCTTAAGAATGGTATCCATCAAGTCATCTGCTAATGCTTCGGCTTCCGTGTATCCATCAAGAAACTCATTGAACCTTCCCTGATTCATGACGGTGATTTCCCAACGTTTAAGGTCATTCTGCTTTCTGTCTCCGGCATGCACTTCAGAGATAGCCTGCTTTAGCCGAGTAACGATGTAACGAACTACTTTGTGCCTCCAACTTGGTGGAATATTCTTTAGTGTTTGATTACGCACTTCTTCAAGTCGTTCAGTCACTACCTTGTCAATGAAAGGTTGTCCGCCTGCAATCTCCAAGATTTCACGAGGAATTGCATAGCGGGCTTCAATCAACGCTGTTTTTAAAAGACCGTCTTCTACTGCCATGTTTCATATCTCCACTACAGCAATAAGTAATCGCACTTAGTCTGCCTGTACTCACGTTCTAGCGCTTTTGCTTCCTTAAGGGTAGCTGTAGCAGTATAGTGAGCTTTAATATCGCAGTCGCTGTTGTACGCTTTCTGAAAGGGTTTATTAGGGAAGGTACCTACCATCAGTTGCTGCTTACTGGCTAGGATACTCTCTTGCAGGTTACTGCATGTCCCGGTGCATACCTTACCGGTAGCTACGTGTTCTAATACGTAAAACCCTTTTGACTTAGCATCAGGTTTTAGATGGATTCTTTTCACTGTGGGGTTTAGCTCTTAGGTGTTTAAGATAAATGGATAGTTTCTTAGCTAGAGTAATAGAGCAACATCAGATAAAACGCCTCCGGCATTTTAACCAATCCATATTCCATTCCAATGAATAAAAAACCATTCATTTACATTACATAGGAATAAGGAAGAGATTCCTTCGTCATCTCTACTCCCCTATCTCCCCCTATCGTCGTCGCAAGCTCCTCCTTATCCCCCTCATTTGATTATCCTGTTTGGTAAACTAATACCAATCTAACAAAAAAAGAAATGACTAGACAGAGCCCCGAAGGGCTCTGTCGTTATGTCACTCTGGATCGTGGGTGTTAAATACCACTTCATCCCACTTGAGTACTTTCACGATCCTGCAATTCTCAATACGCAGGTAGTACTCGACCCATTTACCATCATGGCCATCGCCGTATATCGTGAGCCAGTCTTCGTACGGATCATCACCCGACGTGCCGTACCCCCCATCTTTTATCTGCATGACCTCCTCATTTTCACGGTCGGACGCATAACCGCTTTCATTCATACTGCCCGGAGGAGTGTAGATGATGCACCCATCTTCCCCAATTGTCATGTGGGCTAAAGTACACCCCAGGCATTTGGTTTGATAACTACCTGCGTCAATGCCAACCTTGTTCGCCAAAACTTCCACGCTGTCAAACATACCCATTTTACACATCCTTCAAACTGTAAGATTATTCTGGATCTTTAGCCGCTAAGTATTTAGCAGCTTTTGCAAGGTCCTTACGAAATTTACGAACAGAGTTCTTGTTACTGATAGACATGTTGTTGAATTTACGCCGCAGCCTGATGCGAAGAGTACGGCTCTTCGTAAACTTCAGCATTGGAGCATGGCTAGGTGTATCCCCATCGAAGTTCGCGCCGAATGAAACTAGAGAAGGTCGAGCGAAGATGTTAGATTCAACATCCCGCACCTGACCCGTTGTTTCACGCTGGAGCTTCATTGCGCCTTCTTGTAACTCAGTAGGTGTCATGCTTGTTCTCCATCGGTCACGTCAGTGCGCAGCAGATGCGCTTGGTATTCTTCCTCATCCTTGTCCAGCTTAGCATGGAACGCTTCCTCATCTTCAGGCGTCCATGGATCATCATCTTGATCATCGTCGTCAAACTGATCGTCATTTTGATCCTGACCGCGTTCAGCTTCACTGAGACCTTCCATGTAGTACGCGTTAGAGATCTTCAGGCACGGACCGCAGAGGTAGTACAGAGGGCCGTTACTACCTTCATCTGGATCGCGGTGTGCGATCAGTACCGCTTCAGCTTTACAGCGAGGGCAGGTTTCCAGATGAGGGTTTTCTTCAGCCTGTTTCTTCATGTCGTTATAGCAAGCACAGCACATGAAATGGAATTCCGAACCAAAGCTGTCGGTTTCCCCGACTACCTTCAGTTCAGAAGGTTTACCGCAGCTGCACGCATTTTCCAACAGTTCAGAAGTACAAGTACCTGCAAGTTGACCTGGTAGGTATGCCATGATTAAACCCTCGCCTTAGCTTTCAATGTGGCCATCAGTTCTTTAAACGCTGGATGCATGATAACGTCAGCGAGCTGATCAGTGGCGTACTTCATGATATCTTTCATCATCATGTTGCAACGCAGCACGTCGTCAACCATGAGTGCTTTGATATCATCGCTGTAAGTCTCAGCCTGTACGCTGCCAAGCGTCTCTTCGATCGCCTCAAGGCGTTTGGTGAGGTCGCTGTAAAGTTCAGCCATCAGTTTCAGTTGCTGAGGAAAATCTTTGTTCATTTCGTTCACCTTTGAACGGTGTAAGTAAAAGGGCGTGGCATAACCACGCCCCTAGGGTATTACTTGGTCGAGTAATACAAGAAGATATCCTTGGCATTTTCACCAAGTTCATCACGACGGGCTTGCAGTTTCAACAACCCCTTAGCGCCGTTATCACGGACACGGAAGGAATCGGAGAAGTCACTATACCAATCGTGCCTCGCGCAATCCTCCTCAAATGTAATCAGCTCCTCGGTCTTCTCCATCTTTGCAAGCCTGGTTGGAAAGGGAACATCTTGCACGTACTTAAGAAGGCTCTCATGACCATGCTTCTCCAACCAGCGCCGAAGAGGAATAGTATCAAGAATCTGATACCCATGCTCGTCAGTCCAACTGTAAGGAATACCCAACCTAACCGTAACCCCTTCACGACCCAAGTATACTCGGATCTCGTTAGGGCTAAGTTCCACAGTGCGGTCACGAGCCTTGAGTTCATTAAACCGCGTGCTGGTGACATAGATCACCGGCGCTGCGTAGTTGAGGATCTTCGCCGCCAGAGGTTCTGACATGGCAACGGCCATCAGCCCACCAATGACAAACTCGTCTTTGGTATAGCTATGGCTAAGAAGATGGTTGATAATGGAGTAGTCCATGTAAGTTCTCCAAAGAACAGGATGGGGGTATTGGTATTCGTCTTCATCATGTATTACTCAAACTTTTTTAAATAAAAAAGAAGAGAGCATACCGCCACAGCCTCAAAGGCTGTGGCGGTATGCGTTATACGTAAACCAGGAAACGGAACGTGCATTGAAGCTGACGACGGGTTTCTGGCGACATATCGCTTGGAAACTCATCAACGGACCCTTTGTCGATGGACAGTGCGGCAGGAACCAGATGATAAAAGCTATTATAGAACGCGGAAATATTCATCAGCAACGCGCCGCCATTAGCAAACATCACTTCATTTGAATCAGAAAGTTCACTCAGTAATCGAGCGTACTTATTGCGAAGCAGATGCGTTTTAAGGGACCCGCCCATGACGGCACCACCGGCTTCAGTAAAGACATCAAGTACTTCACTGAGATGCCGTGCTGTTAAAAACTCAGCACCACCGACCTGAGAAAGGTCAAGGTATACCCATTGGGTATCTACCACGCCACTCTTTGTACAAGTTTCAGTACCCGGATAGCCCAACAGATGTAAGCCATATTGTCGACGGTGCGAAACGTTTACAGTATCGCTTTCTTTATCAACAAAGTTAACTAATTGCTGAACCTCGTCTTTACTGTATTGCGCGTTTGCAAACCACAGGCAAGCGGGGTACTCAATAGCTTTGGTGTTCATTAAACCTCCAGCTTTACTTAAATTAAGATCGTGCAGCCTCGCCCGGCAGTACCCGAGTCAGATCTTCGAGATACAGGATTTTGTGGGCGAAGAAGTCCAGCATCAGTACCAACGGTACATGAGTGACAGGATCGTTACGGTCCATCACGATGCCGCTGTCAGTGCGGAAGAATGGAATGTTGTACACAGTGTCAGTTGGTAGATGACGGACCTTTACGGCACTTCCAGTGAGGTGCTTGAATTGATCAATCCGAGACCGCACCGCGTCCTTAGGGTGTGTCGTGATACGACCCTTGTGACGCGCCACCAGCTCCTTCAGGTCCTTGTTGGTGAGAGTGATTCGGTCCTTGCTGAACTGAGCCAATACGCCATCGACGTCGATGAAGACCTTCTTATCGTTGTAGCCAACGACACCACGTTTTGTAATGTTACCGTTATTATCAGTAAACGGGAGTCTGACATTGGTCTGACACGATGCAACGATGCTAATCAGCAAGGTCTCAATATCGTCACGTTGGAAATGGTACTTCACTTTATGCATCAAATTTTTAAACATGTCAATCTCCATGAATAGGTGTGCCAGCTAGGGTCATTCCTAGCTGACTTATTAAGGTTAATAGACGTCGTCGCCTTTAGGACCTTTGTTTCTCGTGTGTTTTGACGACAGGACTCGGCTGATAGAGTCCGTAAAAGAGTCTTTAAGACGGACTCCCTTTATTGACATGTCCACAACGTTTGGAAGAAGTAGCCTCCTCGACCCCATCGAACCAGCAAATGCGTTCATTGGCGGAAAGTAAGGAAACGCACTCTCTTTAGAAGCGGGGTCAACCTCTTCAAGCATTGAAAGCATTTCCACTTTTGGACCCCAGTGGGGCTTTCCCACAGGCTCCTGGGCAACCTCCCCATTCGCCGGTACCGCTGGTTCGATCGGCAATGGCTTGCACGGCACGCAGACAGTAGCAATGTCTTTTGTAGCGGTGTAGTGACGTTGATCACGAAACAAGGAAATCTCAATACCGCCGGGTAGTTTATGTTCGGCTTTAAAAAGACCATCCTCACCACAGGCGATATCAAACTCTTCAAAAATATCGATACCCTGTTCGACGTCCTTGATGTGCAAAGAGAACGAGCGGAAACCCGTCATCTCGAATGTCAAGTTTTCGCGCCAAACTTGATTGTTCGGAAGTCTGATACCGCTGAGCGAGTACTCGTGGTGGTACATGCCGGGTACGTTCAAAATACGTACACGTTTTACCAACGACTTCCAGTCAGCGCATTTAGCCGCTTCTTTACACACGAATTTCAGAATATCGAAGCTCATGATAGAAGCATCGCCTTGCGCCCATTCACGCAGTGACGGCCGAAGCTGATGAGGAACGTTGAAAGCTTCCATCATTTCAACCACTACCTGGTCTTCAATACCACGATACTGAATCCAGTACTTGATTCGCCCTGGGCGGTTAATCAAGAAATTGTTAATGCCGCTGGCCTCGTTGACGGTCATGATGAACAGGATTTTCTTAAGATCGCTGTCACTGAACAGAGTCAGCAGCTTCTTCTGATCGTCCTCATCGTAGATCTTTTCGAATTCGTCGAACATGACCATTGCGCCACCAGGACATGCCATGACGGCAGCCTTGATCATGCCAGGCGGAATACACGAGTCAACCATGAACACCGGGATGTCGGCGATCAGTGATTTGTTTGCCAGCGCTTCAGCCAAGACCGTTTTACCACAGCCTTTATTGCCGAACAGCATTGCGCCGGTAGCGCCTTCGGTAGAGCGCCAGTCATCGTACAGCAGTTCCAGGTATTCCTGGTTCGAACCATACAGACGTTCAGGAACATTGAAGTTCTTACGGTCCTTAACGAGGACCAGGTTCATATTGCCATCGATGCTCAGCTTGTAAACGTACGGCGGGATGTGGTCAACCAGGTTGCTGTTGTCAACCTGTTGGAAAACGATACCCCAATCGCGAGAACTCAATACTGTTGGCATGTTTCTTCCTTAATTGCAAAAGAAACGCCCGGCTGATAGCCGGGCGGTAGTTATAGGAGGTTTACGATGCGTGCATGCAGCTACGCAGATACCTGGTTTGTACTGCCATCAATTCGTCGATCTGGTCAGTGATCATGCGCTTGGTACGGCTCAGCTCATCCATCTGAACCTGAAGATGGGAAGTGTCGCTATGAGTCATGATCATACTCACTTTCTTCAGCGATAATGCCTGATACTGCTGAGTCAGGTCATCGCGGTATTTACGAAGTAGCGCCATTTCGTTACCGAACTCAACGTTAGTCTGAACAAACGCGTCATCGTACTGCAGGGTGTTAATACCAGTCATGAAGCAGGCCCTCCTTAGGGCAGGTATAAATATTGCAATGAGTGGGGGTGTGCTCTATTGCAATGTATGACTGTAATTATTTTTAATCGGGTAGGTCAAGGTCGTTACCTTCATCCTCCAAAGGTGTGTACGTCATGATACCATGCATTTTGTTAACCTGTCCAACGGCCGCTTCGATAGTGATCTTATCGAAATCAAATCGAGCGCTATGGATCTTGTTGATGGTATCAATACGCCATAGTTCAGCGGCATCTGGATCGTGGTACATCTTACGCTCAACGCCGAGCATTTTAGTACGCTGAGGGCCATCCAGCTGAGTAGCAGCAAAGATAAGCTTTGCTTCGACCGAGGTAAAGAATTTGTTTTCAGGCTGGTTTGACATTATCGTTTCCTTCAAGTGGGAATTCTTTATGCAGGCGCTCAACGATGTCTTTCTTTGAGAACCAGTTCAGTTTACGGCCGTATGCGAGTTTGTTCTCTTGTACGAAATTCGTGACGGCTTCCTTATCCGGCTTAGCCATCAGAAACCCCATGAGTAAGTCACGATCACTATCGTTTATTGTCATGGCTATGGCTTTGACCTGACCGACCGGCATGGACCAACTGCTCATGCCCATGATGTTTTTGCCTTTCTCAGTATCCGCAAAAGCATCGATCTGCCAGACCTCACCGTAATGGTCAATCAGCATCCAACTGATACCAGTGGTTGCATCACGCACATGACTCGGCATTGGTGGTCTACGGTCTTCAATGACCGCGCTGTAGTTGAGATCAAAATCATTCAACGGCGCAACAAAGCCGTACTTGGTATAGAAGTGATCAAACGTCAGGCCATGGGTAATCCAATGAAGACCTTCCATCGAGACAGGGGTTGTCTGCAACCCCACCTCTTCGCCAATCCAGATGATAAGGCTCATTTGGAATCTCCTTTAATGACGAACGGTTTGAGCGACCTCATGGAAACGCTGTCGACATGACCCGTGGTGTACGGATCTATGTCGCCGAGGTTAGCGAAGGCTTCTTTAGGCTTCATCCCGCCTCTAATCATACCGACCACAAGAAAACCACCAGTGCCAATACCTGTAGTCAAATTAGTCCCATCTGCAAACCCAACAGGCGTTACCGAAAAGACACGCTGTTTGGTAATGATGATGGCGTGACCATCAAGTAGAGCTTTGGTTAAAGCAGCACCATCAGTAAAATCATTCAACTTGGCAATGTCGCCTAACTTAGCAACCAGTACGTCTTCGATGAATTTACGGAGAACGGCTTCGGCCGCTGGGCGGTCCTCCTGACGTATCACGGAACCGCTAACCCCATAAGCAAACTGCTTGTCTTCAGACATAAACAACTTAGTGGCTTGATACGTGGTAATCGGACGCCCTGCCCGTATGTGACACTGGTCGGCGTAAAGTACGCCATCATGGTGAACAATAGTAGTCATGGTGTGTCCTAATTGAATAGAGAGCAGCATAGAGAGCAGGCTGCGTGCCTGCTCTCTATGTCATTTTACATCCGGTCGTTGCTGATCCGCGCCAGCGCACCACGACCTGGTGCCGATGCAGGCTTCGCTTTCTGAGCTTTCGGAGCTTTCGGAGTAGCTGTGCCAGGGATCAGTTCCACATCGCCGGTTTCCAGGTTGATCTTGAAGGACTTGCCCAGCAGTGTGCTAGACTTTTCGCCTTCAGGCATGGCATCCAGTTTCACCTGGACGAACATGTCGCCATGGCCGGCAACTGCAGTCAGAGTACCTTTGGTGAACGAGGAGATCTCGACGGTAGCGAAACCATCTACGGCGATGGTTGCCAGAGCGGGGGTAATGCCAGCGAGGTTAGTTACTTTCATGAACGTATCTCCGAAGTAGCGTGATGGGCTATAAAGAAAGGGTATTTCGGTAGTTACTTACAGACGCCGTTGGTGCAGGTAATTGTAGTGGTTTCCAGCTTCTTTTTGTCGTTGTAGGAACGAGCCCCTACAAGACGAACATTACAGTTCACAACCGACTGTACAAGATTCGCGTAAGATACCGACCACATGTCTAGCCGATGCTGAAGATCGGCGGTGTTGTAAACGATGGGGTCAGGCGGTGATGTAATAGGGCAGTCAGCAATCCAACGTTCATCCAGTACTGCATATTGCGTTGTAGTTTTGGTGACTACGATAGGCTTAGCAGCGCAACCTACCAATAAGGCAAACATGCACAACAGAACGTATTTCATTTCACCCCCTTACACGCAGTAGCGGTTGGATTGGTTTTGCAATACACCTTCCATGCATAGTCAAGGCCAATGTCACGCTCTGTAGGGACCACAGAGAACGCATCATCCGCCTTGCACATATTGACACCACCTTTGTCTAACAACAGCTTACGCCGCGCCTCATCGCGTTGAGCGACTGCGATTTCAAGATCACTGGACAACCCATCCATGAGTGCAGCAATTTGTTTCTGCCCTACATCAATGTCCTTGTTAACCTGAGCCTTGTCGGCGACGTCTTGTTTAAGACGTGTAATTTCAGCATCAAGCGTTTTGTTTGCTTCAATAGCTGTGTTTTTCTCGGACGTTTCTTTGGCCAAACTAATGGTCATTTGGTTGTAGCTATGTACGGCGTAAATACCAGAACCTACCACACCCCCAAGTACTGCAAGGGCAATCAGTAACCACACCCACTTAGGGATGATCGAGATATCCATGTTACTTTACTCCGGCGTCAGCGATCATACCGAAAAGAGAGACGTGGATATTAACACCACGCCAAGTACCCGGGTGTGAGAAAAACCGACCCTGGTGCGTATAACCGACTGCTGTCAGCTCATCAATCAAACCTTGCGGTACGATCGGAGACTTCAACATGATGTCGGCGGTCATCTTGTCGCTGATATCCATGTTAACATGGATCTTGTAAAAACGATCCATGCGCGAAGGACTTTGCAGTTCGAAGAGCGCAGGACCGCGAGACTCTGGAACACTGCCGGTATCAGCAGACAGCCTGTAGATGTAACCATCGAACTCACGCAGCACTTCTACCGCCACGGCCAGCACATGCTTAGACTTGAATTGTCGGCTTGCCGTGTTGTGAGTAACGTGACCCATCCACGGCAGGTTGGTGTTCAGCACATCGGCCAAGTCGGGCAGGTCATTGACGTCAACGCCTTTTTCGACGAGCTCGTCTTTGGCTACCTTAGCGATGCTGACCACGAGGCGCATCACGTCACCGCTGGCGGCTGGCATGCTATATTTGATGACATCAGTAGTCGAATGCTTCTTCAGCTCTTTGAGGATTTCACTGTAGCCGGCCATGATGGGACTGGCCGTCATATCGACCGCACTGATGGGCAGCTTGACCAAATACTTACGAACGGGCGTACTCATGTCGGAGTTCCTGGTTGAGTAACGGCTTCACAAACCATGATCACGAGATCCTTACGGCAGGCATACAGCGTGCTGGCGCTATATAGATAACGTGGGGTGGTATCTTTGGCAGCGGAGATAGCGCTCAGCACATCAGCTGTCCCCTCATCCCCCAACATCTTCAGCAAGAAGTGGGGAATGCGACTGCCGAATGACTCCAGTGTGGTTTCAGTCAACCCCATGGGAACCGATACGCCTTTATCGTAAAAGTGTGAAGGTAAAGTCGCCGGGATGGCCGCTACGAAGTCGACTGGCTTTTCGTGACTAGCCGCTTCAGGATTAAAACGGATTTGCCGAGCAGTGCCGGCTACCGCATCAGCGATGATTTCCAAAATGGTTTCTACAGCTACGTTACTGGTCATGGTTTATCTGATTCCTTTTTAACGGTCGTTTGTTCAACAGAGAGATCAAGACCACCCTGCCAACGTTCTTTATTATTGAGGAGTGTGAAATTAAGCGCTCTCGACTTAAAGACGACGACTACCTTTCCAAGATCACAGTCGGTCATGACTGCCTCGATCTTGGATTCCATCCTTAACGCAATGTACCGCAGCGTCTCACTAAGTTCACGGGTTGGTCCGCCCGAAAGAAGATCGATGAGAGGCATGTTCTCAAAAGAGGATTCCTTTGAGAGGTAAAGTATTTGTACCGTTGGTAATCCCATCTCAGTAATCTGAGGTGACAATATCTCGGAGGCTTTCAACCCAAGGTTATTGGGGAGTAATACGGACAGGCTTCGAACTGTACAACCAGTTAGCTGCGTAGTGGCATTAACTATTTGCCGATCCCAGGGTATTGTAAACTCGTTTAACTCACCTCGGCGCCAACCGTACTGAAGGAACTGGTTAGCGGTTTCCTGATGTATAGAATCCCAATCAACAATCGACATTACAATTGGTGGCTTTACTAACTTGGGCGTTTCGGGACGTTTCGGGGTATTTCTTGAAGACCACCATTTGTTGAACACGCCCATGACGGCATCCCTTTCAGTTTATTTCATATAACGGTGTTACCGAGCCCACCACGTATCGCGATTCTTTTGCTGAGCTTCCCTCAGTGCCGCACGCTTCTGTTCGTACATGGCTCGTGGACCCATGTAGTCATACGTGACGATGTGGTTGAGACCACCACGGATAAGGAAGACCAGTTCTTTGACATCCTTAATATTAGCGATGTGTGCTTCCAGCACTGGCTTTAAGGGACCATACGGTTCGATGATCGCCGAAGCGGTACCTTTGAGTTCGTTCAACTCGATACTAACAAACCTGCCGCAGACACGATTCTCATCAATGTACGCAATACGCGAGTTGGACCACATGCCGTTAGACAGCTCCTCGATGTATTCGATACCGATAGGGTCACGCCGACAGCGCTTTTCAAAAGAACGCCAGTTTTCGATATTCCCATCACGGACGAGGGCCAAACTTGACCTGACTGGCGGTTTAAATTCGATTGTGATCATAGTGAACTTCCTTCGCTAATCTTCAGAATTTAATAATCAGGGTAAAGAAAACTGCAAGTTCGAGAACTACCCAAACCGCCCTACCCAGTATAGGCCACCTACGCATATCGCCTTCCATAAGGATAAACGCAATGGCGAAATACAGAAAAACCCCAATACATAAACTACCTACAGCTACGTTCATGGAACATTCCTTACGTAGATCAAACCGCCAGTCACGGCGATAATTACAAGGACCAGTTTCCAAAAGGAATCCCAGTGCTCAGGGTTGAAACCACCTGAGACAAACGCCCCACACAGATAAATTGCACAGATGAAAAGGGCAAATTTAAAGTATCGCATCTTGAGTCCCCGTTTGACCCATGTACTTACCACCACGATCTTTATAGCTGACTTCGCAAGGCTCGTTACCTTGGAGGAACAACAGCTGGGCAATGCCGGTTTCCAGGTAGATACGCATCGGTAGTTCTACAAGGTTAGCGATCTCCAACACAAGTTCGCCTTCCCACTCAGGTTCCAGTGGGGTAACGATTGGCATCATGGCCACACGAGCGTAAGTGCTCTTACCCAGGCACATCACAAGGATATCGCGAGGGATGGCAAACGATTCCACGGTGTGGCCAAGTGCTACAGACTTTGGCGGCAGGATGAAGTAGTGCAGCTTGAACTCTTCGTCGAAATGGACGAGCGGTTCTTTGTACGCTTCAGGCGACATCCGCATAGGGTCGATGATGGCCGAGTTGATGTTGGTGAAGATCTTCAACCCTTCTTTCTTCATCCGGATGTCATACCCGAACGAACTTGTTCCATAGCTTATTACCTTGACGTCTTCGATAAATCGGACCGCTTGCGGCTCGAACGGCGCGATCATCGGTTTCCAATCTACGCGTTTAAGCGCTTCAGGGGTAGCGTCAATCAGCCGCGCATAAGAACGCACTACCCATTGCTCAACACATTCAGCCGTGTGTGTGACGCCAGAGATTACAGGACTGTACTTGCCATCATTCTCCAACAACAAATGACTTGGCTTCATGCAACGTTCTTTGATTTGCCGATCTGACAAAAGTGCCATGTACAGAATCCTTTTAAATAGCATAGAAGACGGAGGGCTCATACAGCCCTCCGTTGCGTCATTAAATACTCAGTAGATATCGAAGCTCCACGTATCGCCTTTGCCTTTACTGACGTAGAGAGTTTCCTTGTCGTAATGGACCTCGGCACCAATACCGAATTTCTCTAGCATCTTGAGCCGGCGATAAATACCTTTCAGCTGTACGCCTTTTGGAATACAGCTGAAGTCGTTCTTTGCAAAGCATGCCGAAACGGCCGCGCACCAATCGGTCATTTCTTTACGTTCCGCATACCGACCTGTGCTGATTTTCAACCACACCAGTATAATGGTAACGAACGCCGCCAGAACAAGCAGTTTGTGCGATTCGACGCTAAAGAATTCGGCCATGCTATTCGCTCTTCAGGACGGTGGAGGCTTCGGCGTCAAGATAACGATCAACGACCATTTCCATGAATTGAACATGCATGGAGTGGATGATAACTTGCGGAATACCCGAGATACCGAATTGGTTACAGAACTCGAAAATGCCCCAGTGTCCATCGTTCGTAACGAACAGGTCAATCGAACTCATTGGCCCAATCGCATGACGGCACAGATAACTGAGCATGTCACGGTCGACACAGCCAGGCATTTCATCAATGTCGACAATGGAATCCTTGTCGATCAACGAACCACCACCAGTGGCCTGAGGGAATACTGATTCTGGATCACGAATCCGACGCTTCTGGACATAGGTGGGTTCGCAATCTTTGTTGGTGATGATGCGGTATTCGGTACCGATGTTTTCGACCACAGTCTGGACGATGACACCTTGCTCTTTGAGCGTAGCCAAACCTTCCAGCGGTTTGTTTTCACTGCCTGTGTGGTAAGTCACCGCATCTTCATATTTGGCAAGGAACTCAGCCAATGATTCAGCGGTATATTCGCTAGCCAAAAGAATGTTGAGGCTTTTGAGGAAAGCGTCGATGTTGACAAGATGTGTGTTAACAACAAACTGTCCAATGCCGCGCGCGCCGTCGTTTGGCTTAACAACCATACGACCCGGCTGGATTGGGTAATTGCGACCACCCCAGCCTTGTTTCCAGGTGGGTACGTTGATGAAGAAGTCGCGCCGTTCTCGACCTGCAGAATAAGCGGCTGCCGCTTGCTGCAAGAGGCAGTGCTGAGCAATCTTACCGTGACGAGGGATTTCAACCAAGCGCCAGCTAGGGACAATGCTGCTAAGCAGTTCTTGCTTGTACTTACCCGACACAAAGATATCGAAGTTGAAAACGGTCTTATCGCCGACCATGTTGAAGTCTGGCGTGTTGTGGATCACAACCTCATCACCGTTCGCCAGCGTGTGCCGCAAACCCAGTACGCTGAAGTTATCCATGAACGGATCTACAGCAACAACGAAAGTACGCTTAGCCATTTTCAAGCCCTTAGTGAGAGTTACGTTTATTACGGTAGCCTTTGAACAGACCACCGCGTTCGAGATGAGGAACCTTGCCAGTACCGACGCTCATACCGCCACCCATACGGGTGTGGAACTGGCTACGAGTGCATTCACGAAGCGTTACACGATACTGGTCATTGCGACCTACCGATTCTTCCGACACGACCTCAAAGCCGTATGGGGAGACCAGGATAGCCTTACCGCCATTGATCGGCTGGATAGACGTAGTATCCGTATCAGCACGGTCTTGGAGTTCTTTCATCTCGTCAGTGAGATAGATGCCGTAAGCACCCAAGAACACTTCTTCGGCGATTTCAATCAGCAACCGCCGAGTCAGGTGAGGTTCAAGACCTTCGGCCAACGCAGAGATGCGGTCAGTCAGGATCTTTTGAGATTCTTCCCGAGTTGGGTACTTTTGTTCGTCGGTCATGTCTTTTCCAGTGCCAGCAGTTGCTGACCGTATTTGATTTGTTCTTTGATGACCATCTGTTTCAACTCGCGGTGGATGGCGAGTCCCGTATGGGTGAACAGTTGAACCTCATCGTGGAATTTGGTTTGTCCTTCAATCATTCGATCAAAGGTTACTTCGGCTGGGAACTTACCCGCATTGGCAAGTTCGGTATAAAGTCCGTGAAGGATGGGACCTGTTGCATCAGAGAAGCTATACAGCAGATCCGAGTCCCGAATGATCTTCTCGGCCATGAAGCGAGGTTCATGAATAAATGGGAACTCGGTGACAGTGATGAGTTGCCGAACACGCTCAAGCGTGCCACCATCGTCGTAGTACAGACCGAGATTATCGGCAACGTCTTTGTATTCAGGGAGGTCAAGCCAGGTCTCAAGCGCGGCGAGCGCGTCAGAGATATTTTCAACATCCGGCTGGTACCCGCCACTGTGATCGTAATCATGCCACAGTGAAGCGATGATGACTTCAAGGAACGTATAATCCTCAGAGTCTGAAGCGCACTGTTCCTCACCGACCTCAACGTTCCAAATTTTCCAAGCAAGTTGAGCGACACCAAACATGTGTTCGGTATTGTGGTAGGCGTTGATCTTTGCCGGGTTGGTTCGACAGATGTATTCCCACATCGGAGTCAAACCCATCTGGTCCAACTTACGAAAGAACAGGATTTCTTCTACACGTTTCGAAATGGACATAGACACCTCAGTTTTCATCTTTAATGAGTTGCATGAACTCATCGCTTAAAGGCTTATCTTCAATGAGTTTGGCGCTTGGCGTGTGGAACGTTTCAAGCGTCATGCCCTGCTTCAAGAAGAAGCGATGTTCTTCAACAGCACGGGTGGTGCAGGCATGGCAATGCCCGCAGGCCCGCAACCCTCCACCCTCTCCCGTAACTGGGAGTTCACACACCCATGTTAACTTGTAAAGCTCCCCCGGTAACTGCTTGAGGATTTCATACTTGCTTGTGATACGTAGTGGGAAGTTGAGTGGAACAGGATCGCCCACCTTACTGAACTTCCACAAAGAATTCCACGCATCTTGCATATCGTGAAAATGCTGACATATCTCATCGCCCATCACGTAGCCGATTTCCACGCAATCGTGTTTGGTATGGTCGACTACTTCCAGGGCGGTTACAATCCAGCCAATAGCTTGTTTCCATGCCCCATATTTAGCCGCGCCAAATTGAACTTCAACCTGACCTGGGTCCACTTCGGTAATTTGAGCAGGCTTATCTTCTGGCGCGTGTTTTTCAATCCAGGTTTTAATCAACTCACGGTGTTGCTTCTCGCACTCTTGCTTGAGTCGCGGTTGACCACCCTTGGCGTAGAATACATCAACAGCGTGTCCTTCTTTCACTCGATTGTACAACAACCAAGTGGAATCAAGACCACCAGAGAACAACATGAGAATGCGACTTTTATCACCCATGAAGCTTTAGTCCTTATCAGTAAAGTGTAATGTTTCCGATGTCTTTAATATCGCCAGCTTCATTACGGTTGAGTTTGAATAACCATTCGTCCATGATCTTAATTGACCCATATGCGGCACAGCGAGCCAGGGGTACGAATTTGTAATCGAAATCTTTCTTCAGCCAGCAGTTTTCCAGCTGGTCGGAGAGAGTAACGAGGGCAGGGATATTTGGGTTACGCTCACCAACTGACCAGCACTGGAAATGAACAGCCTGTGTATAGGGAACTGTTTTCCCAGTTTCATCTACAGGGATGAACAGCTCAACGTTGGGGTTAGTGAACGCATCGCGGTATTCTCCACGCGAAAGCAGTTCTACGTTTTGTGCAATGAGGGTAGAGTTTGACAATTTGAAGCTCCTTGTTTAACGAATAACAAATGGATGTCCACCTACGTAATGTATTGCTGTAGACACCTTCACTAGAAACAAAAAAAAGACCTGCAGCGGCTAACTGCAGGTTGTGCATCATTTTAATGAAGCGAGTCTGTGCGAATGCGGTACTTTAAAGCCAGCGGAGGTAACATGTCCACCACCACCATACTGCTCCGCCACCAGACTGACATCGATCTTACCCACTTCCCCACGTAGGCTAAACTCACGATATTCCAGTGTGTCGAAGTAAGTTACGCCAAAATCGTTAGTCTTGGCTAGGATGTTGCCGATCTCGGATGCGTACATCTTTGGAGCATTGACGGCCTCAACGGCGTATCCGCCGATCATCATCTTAACGAGATTGTTATCGATCATCACCTTAATGTTCTGCGCTTGTCCACGCAGTAATGCAGTACCTTCCGTCCTGAGGTGGAATTTGGTCAGAGAGTTTGCGACCCAGTGGTCCCACAACTCAAAACTACTAGGGTAGCTATAGATGGCAGTCGTTATTTCGCGAGTACCTTCCAACTTAAACTGCCACAGATCACGATCCTGAACATGGCGAATAATGTCCGGTGGTTGTTGACCTGGAAAGAAATGGTTCCACGCTAGCATCGCACCACTGCGTGTCATATCGAAGCAACATGCGATGGCGGACTCGCCTCTGGCGCGCCGTTTAGCAAATGCTGTTTCGTACCCAAAGAAGTGATCGGAACCATGTTGCATGTCGTTAACGCACCCTGCCGTAAACTTCGGAAAGGATGCGAGTGCCAAAGCTGCCGATTTATGATGGTCGAGCACAAGGACACTTTCAGCCTTATGACTCATTTCCACCAACTGGTCCGCACTGTAGCTGAAGTCGACAATGATGACATGTTTGCCGGTGACGCCAGGTGCTTCACAGCCGTAGTCGGCGCTGAAGAACTCCACGTCCTCACCCACCAGTCCTTTGCGCACCGCCCATGCCGCGCCAAAACCGTCGATGCATTTATCATGGTAGATACAGAGATATTTTTTCTTCTGTTGTTCTTGCATTGTTCACTACCTTTGTTTAAACAAATGACGATAGTTGGTGGAGGCATAAATGCCCACGGCGTAGAGGCATGCAAGAAGCAATACCGCTGGCCAGCACACCATCACCAGCCACACTTGCCAGTCAGGGATGTACGTAATACCCTGGTCTCGCTTATCCCAGTCTTCGGGATACTTACAGAAGATCCAGATCTCGTGAGCAAACAAAGCAATGACGCCAATGAGCCATATTGCAACGCAAATGTAATCGATATAGTCAAGCATGTTTTGCGACCTTATCCCATCCGGGATGTTTCCACTGTGCCCGATCAACCACATTGGCTGTGAGCAAATATTGAGTGCCAAGTTCTAGTGCTAATTCTCGTGCAGCTTGTTTTGCTTCGTTAAGAGTTGGGATGTCAGCCTTGCGGAGTTCATGAATGAAAGAGTTGGTCTCATTGAAGGGACCGCGCTTTCGCGAGAAGTTCATTACAATAGGATTGCCTGTTACGTGCGTCTGTTTAATCTTCCCATTGAGCATCCGGTACAGACGCATCAATGGATCTTCCCTGGACGCCATGGTTTGGATCGAGATGAAGTACTCACTCGTTTCAGGGTAGGTAAACAAGTTGATCTTGTAACCACGACCGTCAGTACCATGAGTGTTCTGAGTAACAAGCTTGCCTTTAAGGAGCATACGCAGCCGGTACTTGTGGACATTCAGGTTAGCGACATACCCAAGCGAGCAGTAGAAGAACTCAACGTGATCTTCAGGAGAGATGGGATAACGTGCTTTAATAAGCGAACCCACTTCTCCATTAACTGCCTGATACAGACGACGCCGTAAGCTATTGGCGCAGAGTACGTCAAAGCGATGATCGGACCGATCACGGATAAGTACCAACCCGCTACTTTCTGGCAGTGACTCTACTTCATTGCGACAGACTTGTTTAAAGTCATAAGAGCCAAATTTCATGATAAGATCCCTTGGTGGATATATAAGCAGATGTCTAAGTTGATACTTACAGCATAAAGACCTGCCGAAGCAGGCCAGTATGGGAAAGGCTACTGCACTGATGTTCCATCCGTCTGCGAGGTCTTTTCCATCATCCTGATGTCTATATGGCCTATTCACCCTTACGAGGGGCTGTGACAATCACAATACGGTACCAGTACAGTATCTGCTGCAGCAGATTAGGCGCCCGCGACACTCACCTATTCACCCCCGCCCGAGGCTTCGGCACGGCGGAAATTACTTAGTGGGTCGCAGGCATAACACTTGAATAAGTCGGCGCCGAAGCGCCGGTCCGCATTAACCGGGTTGTTGCAAGTCAGCCCCTCTCACAATCACAAAACCATTGGAGTCGATTACATCAACCACTGGACTAAGACCACCGTAGTAGCCGTTGTTCGAGTTGTAGCAACCGACCACGACAGAGTCGCGATCTGATCGGATATGGATAGAGGCGGCTTCGGTTTGAGCGTCACCCCACTCTGATCCATTGTCGTGATATTCACACACCACAGACACTAACTGCTCCCCAACTAATGCAGAAAGATCATCGCTTGTTTCCAAGTAACGATGTTCACAACAGCTTTGACCATGGCCGTCATAAATCTCGAATCGATGACCCGATCCCAACACGATGACTAAAGCACCTCGTTCCTCATCCTTCAGACTTTCGTCCAAATAGATTTCACGAATAGTCCGGTCAGCGACAGATACGATATCAAACATTTTGCCACCTAGTAATCTGAGAAAAGCCTTTCTCTGCTACTGATGTCTAATGCAGGTATCGTGCTGGGATAAAGCTAGAATAAGGCGCTCGCGCACCGGCTTCAGTGATCGCAATTGGCCAGCTGCCCTAAGCTTCCACTTACAACCGGTCGCGAGCATTACGGTTTCTCTACATACCTATACGGGTTTTAGTAAGTAGTTACTGGCATACATCTGCAACATAGACGTAGGAACACCTAGCTTGTCGAGATCCGAAATGGTTGCTGTAACGTCATTCAGCACAAGCGTACCATTAGGACGGTAAAGAATACGTACGCTTTGAATGCAATCTGGCATATTTTCACTAAGCCACTTCATTCGAAACAGAGTGAGTTGCGCAATCTCCTCACTGACCGTATTTTCAACCCAAGTGGAACTATTGCGGTGGATGGCCGAGTATGAATATTCATTACACTCATCAACAACTTCCACTTGCCAGCGGCCAGCGGCTGTGTACAGGGAGACCTGATCGACAATACCGCCAAGTCTGTTAGCTACCATTTTCAATAGGTCTGGATGGTAGTTATGGTCACCCATCAAAGGCTTATCGCCACACAACTCATCCAACAGATCTGGATCGACATCTTCTACAGTGCCATTTGGATGGATGACCTCAAGTCCGTACCACTTTGGATAGTTCTCCATTGTGATAACCGGTAGCGCGCCAACAGTTTGACAGATCAGTGGAATCTTTCGCGATGATACAAACGTCATTTTGAAACCCTCGTTATTACCAGCCGAGCCAAGAAAGCTGTTTTGATTCTGGGGAATAACGACCGGACTCACTGCGTTCAATGACCGCCATATGTCCGAAGAGAGCAGGGATAGGCGATGGGTCACCTAACTCAGCAGACCGCTCAGTGCGCAGATGTGCATCGCCAACAACAACGCACACAGTGCCCTTCAGACGATAACGTTCGATCATCTTCACCATGTGTCGTTCACGACGTTTAAATTGCTCAGCGAGCGGTAGGTGGGTCAGTCCGTCTATATCCAGATCAATGCCCACTAACTTAATGTCATGAGCAAGCCCTAATTCATAAATGTCTTTATTCAACCGAGGGTCGCAGAGACCTCCCTCTTTACAATGATGGAGTCTTTGCTCAATGACTTCTTTTGTCAGAGCCACATCGGCATACAGCAATTCGTGCAAAAGGTAATCCGGTTTGATCTTAGCGATCTTTGCATCGATCTTGGTAATCTCCTTAAGCTTAGAATGATCCTCACCGAAGATGTATAATTTTGACATAAGGCTTACCTCGAAGACACCACGGCTTTTTTTTAGCCGTGGTGTATGACGACTTATTGCGGGAAGAAGAACGCCGACGCATTTACCATGATCTGGTCTTTACGTACCATGGGCTCGTACAGATACAACGCGCCTTCTTCATCTTCCGACAACGCCTCAGGGATCTCGCTCTGCCAGATAGCTTCCAGAGGCGTGCGGTTGTGGTTCGTGAGGAGGTAATGCTTATCGGCCAACTTATCGAAAATCACGACTCCTTCTGCCCGGCGCAATGAACCAATTGCTTTGTTCGTTTTGAAGAACTGGCGGAAGATGGAAAGCTGACGATACGTTAGTTCGACCTCGCTGAGTATCTCAGCGGTGTTGATAAACGACGCCGGAAGTTTGAACGAAAGCACATCGTCAAGAGGAGCACCGGGGTTGAAATACTTGTCATCAACCTTGAACTGTACAACCGTCATGGAAAACTTGCGGTTTTCTGTACAAACGATCCACGCAAGACGCGTAGGGTCGACCGACCCATGCAGCACCGGCTGCAGGCGAAGTTCCCCGATGACAGACTCACCGCCAATCGGCAGAAGCATGTCGCTGACAATTTCAACACCCTCACCAACCCATTCACGCTTTGCCTGTACCGGGTATTCGTTAATATCCCCAGGGATCGTGAGACACCAACCATCACGGACAAAATATTTGAATTCTAACTCCACGTCATTCCCCTTGCTTATTTTGGATAGCGGCGGCCAGAACAATACCTCGGACATATTCCGTCAGACGCAGTTCCATCATTTTCTCAACAGCGTATACGCTGCCAAAGACAACACGACCCTGGTCGTCGAGTACAGCACCGAGGTGTTCGTACCACTTACCCGGCCCCCACTTCGACCGATCTTCCATTGCTTCGTAGTGCTCAATGGTTTTCTCGGAGAACTCGCCCATGTTGGCAATGGCCACCACGCCGACTTCGCGGTAGTACTGGTCCATCTTATCCATCAGCGCTTCACCGGCCTTGAAGACGTATTCCTTCAAATCCGATTCACCTTCCTTCACCTTGAACCCGTACACCTTGAACAGGCTGCGGATCAATTTGCGCCGAGCATTTGTGAACGCCATAGATGCACGTTCACCGGCCACTGCCACTTTTCCCCATACACTAAGCATATCGGCTACAGGCGGCGCGGTTGGCTCAGTGATGGTGTACTTCTGATGATGCTTAGCCAGCACTTCCAAGGCGATCATCTTAGCAGACATGGGGAGTTCGCTAAGGAGTTCGTTGATCACCTTATCGTGCATTTCTATAGCTGTTTTATCAAACAGGACTTCTGGAGTATCCATGTCAGACGTCCCCTTTGTGCGCGTCTTTATCCGTGACGTGCTTGTCAAAGGCTTTCTTCATCCGGCGGATATACCGCGTCAGATGCGCCAGAGCAAACGCTACGACTACAGTTAGCGTAAGGCTGTAGAACGTCAGAAGCGTTATAAGGACCGCAGGTCCTGCAAACACGGTAAGCATGGGGAGTAGGTGAATGAAGTCAGTACTTCCCATGCTTTCAGACCGCCAGGCATACAGGCTTCCGATGTGTTCATACCCGGTAAGCTTGGCGATGAATATGCTGAAGCAGTTATGGCACTGACGTGGTTGCTCATCGATCCACGACCAGGTGATGTTCCAGAGCACGGCACCCAGCCAGATGAAAGTATAGGTCATGAACAACAACCCACCGAAGAACAACCCCCGACCAAGGTTATCCAAATACGATCCACTAAAATCAGTGGCGTGTGTGATTAGTGGTTCAAGCATGGCTACAGTCCTTGCTTAGAGCGTTCGAAGATAGCTTCGGCGTCGTTCTTGATAGAACGTACTGCGCGTACGCCGCCCTTGACTTCAGTCCAGTCCTGATCCGGACCAACGCTTGCCATAGGCTGACCATACAGCGTAGCGCCATCGTACATGTACCAGGCGGCGCTGAACCCATCGTCGTCCAGCACAAAGTGGGTAGCGTCTTTAGGCGGCGTGAGTTTCAACATATCTGCAACATTCATGGTTCTCTCCTGGCTTCTATTTGTAACGACTGAATAAGCGTTACGGTTTTAATTTCAGTAAGCACTGCCCAGTTTTTGGCTACCAGCCACTGAGCAATGTTGTAAGCACTTTCACAGGTTTTTTGATGCTTGTCCACGATGCGTTGAATCACATCGTCTGGAGCAAGAACTGTCAACGTTACGATCTCTTCAGCACAACCTGTAGTCAGCACTAAAGTTTCACCGTAACGCTCCGTAACCTTAACACTGGGCATTAGTCGGACACTTCAATAATGATGTCGATGGTCCCGTTCTTTGGTTCGTCCGCCGGTGAGTAATTGATGATCCCATTTTCTTCGGTGAAGTCAAACTCGTAATTGTCTTCAAACAAACGCTTACGATTGACAGCGAAACCTGGGTCGGTTTCAGAAACAGGCGTTACAGCAATGCCCATAGAAACCAGACATTCTTTGACGTCGAGAACGCCTTCGCCAAAGACTTCGGCACGAATGGTGAGGTTCACCAACTTCAACTTGTTCGACATTTAAACCTCCAGAGTGCCTTTAGGGTTACCTGCGGCTTTGTACGTTTCCAGTTCGTCACTGAGGCGGATCACTTGACGTGACAGCCAGCGAATGCGTTCTTTACCACCGGTCATGTAGGCGATGGGCATTTTACCTGCGCCTGAAAGCAGATCTTGAACCGGTGGGAACACGTCGTAGTTCATGAAGATGGCAGTGGCGAGGGCATCGTCAGTCATGTCACCCAACGCCAAATCAGCACGCTCTTTATCGAGGTAGTTGACGAATGGGTCTTTTTCACCCTTCAGCTCATGGCGGGAAGCTGGCGTGCCTTCCCACTTCATCAAGCGGCCTTCAAGCGTAACACTGTAGCCTTGCGAACTACTCAACTCATTACGCAGATAAGTATTTTGTTGCTCAAGCTCTGTGATCTTTTTATCGAACAGTTCTTGCTGAGTGTACTTGCCGGCGAGTTCAGCTTCGAGTGCTTTAACGCGGGCATGTAGGTTGGAGAGCTTGGACATCTTCTTGTTCCTTCTTTAACTTCAGGGCGGCTTGTTCGGCGATATGTTTCTTCATACGTCGCCAAGTGGTCGTACGGCGGTCAGGATTAGAGGTGACGTAACCCGTCCTCTCTTTACCTTCTGTGTCGGTGTAGGCGAACGCACCGCGCGGTAATGGCAGCTTGGTCATCGTTAGTCACCTAGAGTCTTCGAGGCAGGTTGTAACGCTGAGACTTGCTGAGAGTGAGAAGAACTTTGGCCAGATATTCACCTTCCGTATCGCCAATCTCACGAGCGTGGTCGATACACCACTGCACATGACAGTCCTTGATATTGTCATCAGCAAGGACAATGTGTAAAGAACCCCACGCTGGATTCTTGCTCAGATAGTTAGCGAAGCGAATCAGATCTTCGCCAGAAACTGGTTTGTTATTTGGAGCGGTCATTTTCAAACTCCTAGTCGGCAATGAATGTCATTGTTACCGATCCACAAAATCCAGACTTTGGTAAAGCGTCCAGAAAGACGTGACCGACATTACCTACGTAATCAATCGGGTGATCGTGAACAACTTCTAGGTATCCTGAAAAGTGCGGATGGTCCTTCAGGAACTCATGTGCTGTTGCAGACCGTGGATGCCGAGGCATTTTATCAGAGTTCCGATAGACCCTTGGTTGATAACTGTCCAGCATGGATATTGCCGCAGCCCGCGACCCAGTTAAAATACGGGCCATCCGCAGAGCTGAAAGATCGAAATCAGCAGCAGCTATATCAAATACATTTGTCATTAAAAGCTATCCTTATTAATGCGGTAGGTTTTATCAATCTTACCCTTAGTGCCTTTATTGACAGTCAGGGCTTTGATACGAATCCGCTTACCGCTTTGCAGAGTGCGCCAATGACCGGCACGTTCGTGTTCACGAGGCGAGGCGTGAGTACCACCCAAGTGTTCGGTTGGACGTTTGATAACGCCAGACATCCAAACAACGCTGACACCATCCTCCGTCTTCATCTCACCTGCTGTGTGCAAGTTGCCGGAAGGTCGGACGATGATAATTTTCTTGTTATCAAGTCCGTGCAGCAATGCGAGGATGGCGTTCAGGTATTTCTTGAACTGGGTTTTTACTTCTTTGTACTCATCCTTACCCAATGCGTCCAAGACACCTTTAGGATCTACGTACATTACTTGTAGCTTCCCAGTAGAATCATGCTGGACGCGCTGAATGATGTTACGGTAGACCCACTGACTTTCGTCACTCACCTTGTAGAACATGGTGACCAGAAGCACTGGCTTACCGTTGTTATGCATCTTGTTCTGGACGCGGTGCTGTTTAACACGAACCAGAGCCTTAGCGCCCTTATTGTCAAACTCGAACACGCAGTTCTGGAATGGCATTTCAAGTGGAGTGGTCATTGCGTTTTGATCAAACTTGTAGTTAGCATTATCGCCAAACACAAACCGACTGGCCTCAGCAGACGCAACGTATTCATTCAGCATCTCTGAAGACGCAGTGAGCTCAAGATCGTTGATGTATTCCATCACGCCTTGCATGATAGCCGAGTGCTGAACCTCTGGCTTCATTAGAACATCCATGGTGTTATCCATACTGCCACGGCCGAGCATCATTTGATCGAGCTGATTGTCTTTGATTAACATCCGGTCACGAAGGTTCTTCAAAGCGTTACGGTTATACGCTTCTCGGCGCAGGCGATCTACTTCTTCAGGGTGTTCGTGCGCCATAGCCAGAGCCATCTTACGACCCATGTACTCGACGGTTTCTAATGAAGTATCGCCTGTAAGGGAGTACTTAGCGCTAGTCATGAGAGGGACGTGCTTTGGAACAGGTGTGCGATTGTCCACAGTAGGACTCCTTAAGTAAGTTGTTCGAGTCGGTAATGTACGACCAAGGAACCGTTACCTAAACAAAAAAGAACATAAGAAACCAGCCAGGGAATTACCCCTGGCTGTATGCTGTTAGCTAGCGTTAAGCACCTGATTCAAACGATCACGCAAACGGGTTACATCGGCGGTATCAAGGATGGCGTATTTTTGGTTATCTCGAATATCTAAAGCCGCTCTTGACGCACATGAAAAATCTAAAGGTACTTCTTCACCCTTCTTCAGTTTCTCTATCTGGTCCCAATACTCGGCATTTACTGACGCCCCTACCTCCAAAGCACCGGCGTCAAGCGTGTCGTAACAATAGTCGTTAGGTCCGACATTGCCAGCTTTGATATAAAGAGTGTTGAGCCCGATATCCTGCCCGTGTTCTTCAACGATTCCAAAAACGACCTCACCTTTAATGGCGAGAAACTCTTCACGAGATACAATTTTCATAGTGGTTTATTTAACCTTATAGTGTTTGGTGACTTTACCGGCAGCTCCAGCATTGACGACGTGTGCCTGAACCCAGATTTTCAAACCAGACTGGTAACGGCGAATGTGACCACGACGTAAATGCTCACGACGTTTAGCACCACCCGAAATACTTTCACTTCGCTCGTTTGCCCCACGGGACGTGTAGACAATTAGTTCGTGATAATCGTCGTAAGGTAGTTCACCTGAACGTCGGCCAGCTAAACGTTTCTTGTTGGGTTTCTTTTCTGCCTTTACATTAGAACAGCCCAATGCCTCTAACAACTCAGCAACTGCTTTAAATGCAGGCTTAAGAATAGTGAGACCAACGGCCGGAGCAAGCGCTTTGTTTTCTTCTTCGGTATGGTCTTTATAAGCAGCCATTCCTGACATGCGCGTAGGTGTGATGTTTGCTACTACGTCTAGGTCAGCACCAAGCTTGTTAGAGAAACTCATCTTGAACGGCCACAGTGTCCAACGACCAGCATTCTGACCGCCGGGGCGAAACTTAGATGCAAGTTGTACCGTAATCGTTCCATCCAATGCTTGTTCAGCAAATACAATCTGGTGACTAAAAATGTTGTTAGCGAACGACATCTTCTCCATCTGCGCACCAAGATCATCCCAACCAATATCTGGATTGTACTCAGATTCAAACTCAAGTGTGATAGAAGGGTACGGAAGACGCATCTCTTGACCAAGGCTATCACCGCCGTTATCGAGGATGCGTCCATTCAACGGAAGTACGAACCTTTCAGCATTTTGAAAGTCTCGTTTAGCGATTTCACCAAACGCTCTATTCTGATCCTTATCTCTAGGATCGTAGGTTGCAAACTTTGCGAAGTTACGAAACAAGTCCATGAGGCAATCCTTCTACAGTGTCAAATAAGAAAATATACAGCATAAATAAGAAGAAATACCTCCCCTGTCCATTACCTGCAGTACGGAACTCAGCTAACCCGTCAAGGCCGCTGGAACACAACTGGTCAATGGAATTTACATCGGGGAGGGTAGAACCTACGACGTGTATGCGCACGAAGCAGTATGCGCTGATATTGATCAGCGCCTTTCTGGTGAGCGGTTATCCCGACTCAGGCATTGCGATATGTTTTAGCGACCGTGATGGATACACTGCCCAATGCAGTGCCCGTACGGTAACGCGACCGAGCTTGATTTCCGAAGGTCTATTCCAGGTGTTCAGTAAGATGGAAATCATCCCGTGCAGGCCCCAGAAGCCTGCCGTGGAGATAACCACTTGTTTCACACGGAAGTAAATGGCAGACGGCACAAAGGCGCCCGGCAAACTACCCCGAATGATCCATGACCACAGGGTTAATGAACAGACCAGCAGAGGGATAATCCACCAGAGAAAAATCTCCATGCAGTTTCCTTACTGTAGGTCAAGTGTGGGTTTTGCATATTAGGGATATTGCAGGTATTTTGTTACTGGTACGTTAAACCCAGTTAACGACACCCATCTCGCCGGATATACGAGTGATGATGGGCTCTTTGTCAGTGTCTGTATAGTTCCAGTGTTCGAAGGCTTCCTTGATGTGCTGGAGGTGCAGCTCGATGAACTTGGCCAGAGGTACGACCTTTGTCATCTTGATCACTTGACAACGATCAGAGCGGTGCATCCAGAAGGCAAACAGATGATCATCTGCTTCACCGTAAACCATCACGTCATCGGCCGCTTCAGAAAGATCGTTAATTGACATCGTTTCAGCGATCTTCTTGTAACGATCCACCTTATTGACGATTTCAGGAAAAGGCTTTTTATTGCTCCGCATATCCAGGCCGTAGCAGTTCATGAGGTAGGCTTCACGATTGGAGCAGACGTTGATCAGAGGAACCAGGTGATGGCCGCACACGTAGTCCACGGAAACATCACTTGGCATGTCCTCGCCTTTCTCAACGATGTCTGTACGGTATTGAAACTCGTCCAGACGCCCTTCTAAATCAGACCAGGTGAGTTCCATGGTTTACGCCTTTGGGTTGTAGAGTCGAAGCGTCGCACAGCCTTTGTAGACTTGCGAACTCACCTTGCTCAGGATGTGTGCATCATAGCTGTGGCCAGGCTCGATACGCCGCCCTTCAATGAATTGAATGGTTACGTCATTCGTGGTGAACTTCACGCCGTACATGCGCTCCAACTCGGCTAGCGCCGCCTTTGTGTCGAACTGACCTTTGACTTCAACGATGGGTGAGATGTTCCGAAACAAGGCCGGTAGGCTGACCATCCGATAAGGTTTGTAAATGCTGCCATCTTCGGTCTTGAAAACGGCATCGTAACCTTGTTGCCATTCTTCATGATTAGTGACTGGGATAACACTAGTCTTACTCAGGTCAACGCCGCATAGATCAGCGAGCACTTGGAGTTGTTCATCTTTATTGATTGGCATGTTTATCTCTTCCAGGTATAGACGTAATGATCGGGGTCATTATGAATGAAGGGTTTCATGTAGCTAATTTCGTGAGGATGTACAGCGAACGTCTTGCCGTCTGTTCTACCTTCATGACTCACGGAATAAGCGTGTTTACCGTCAAGCATCGACTCTCTGCGGACGATTAACTTATCCGCAAACTTACAAAGCCTTCCGCCCGGACTATCCCCACTTGCAGGCTCATCAATCTTCCGGACGGCGTACACGACATCATCAGGCTGGTATTTCGGCATGTGCCGTCCTTAAGAGTTTAATCGTACCATGGCGTATTGGCCTGGATCAAGTGGGTGACCTTGGAACCCCGGTCCGCCAGGGAATAATCCAGCTTGTTGCGTTCCTTAGGTGCGTGGATGGCCACAGTGCAAGAGGTCATTGTTAAACTCCTTAGTGTGTAAGCGCGGAGAGAAAGTGCGAGCTTGATTTCCAACGCAGGTACATGACCTCACGTTCACGAGCACGTTCTTTAACGCGACTCTTTGTTTTACGCTCGGCCTTGCCACCCTCGTAATATGCCCACTCTTCAGACTCAGGGGTGGTGTACTGATGATCTTTCAATTTTAGCAAATCGGTCTCCGCGTCGAACGTCAAAATTGAAACGCCGCGAAAGGTCGAGGTTTTGCTTGACTTGATGAGAAGGTAACCAGATCCGTTGATCGTAGCCGATGAAATCTCCACCTCGGATAAAGAGAAGTTCGTCATGGCAGTATCATTGACCAGGTCAAGGAGTAGCTTCGGGTCAATTTCATTAAAACCAAGCGCGGGATTTCGCGGGATAAAATAATTTGACAATACGTCAAATAGGTTACTGACCAGTGGAACGTTTTCACGCCCAAGTTTTTTGTAAAGGGTCTTTTCGATAGACAACAAGTTACCGGCCAGAAAACCCTTTACAAGATAGCTGGTAGGTGCTGTGACTTGACCGAGGTAGATCTTTTTCTTACGCATGGTTAAATTCCTTCGATACCAAAGACTTTGGCGATGTTGTGATAAGGGAGGGAGGGGCCATTTTCCATAGCTGGGTACCGTTCAAGAATCCGCTGACCTTGTTCAGCTGTGATCCTCCGAGCGTGTCGCCAGCCGCGTGTGCTATACTCGCCGATTATAAGGTACCCTGCTTTAACGCGTACGTCTGTAACGTATCCAACACACCAAGGATCGCCAGGGTCCGCATCGCTATAACGACTAGCAAATACGTATTCGCCTGGCTTTATATCGTCAGTCACTGCCGGAATTGTGATAATTTGGTGAGCGTAATTATCGCCTGCCATGATTTGTTTCAACAGGAGTGTAAACGGTCTGAAGTGAGGTGTTGGAACTTGGAACAAACAATGCCAATCCCACACACTGCATTTGTCTGGCTCCATCAGCTTAGGCATTGCATCATCGGCAACAGTAGCCTTGACCCATAGCGTAATCCACTGGGTACCATCAACGATGTCGTCAGTAGCCGCAAATGGTAGAGAAACTGATAATAGAGTCATCCCTGTTTCTTCGAGCACTTCGCGCCGCGCGCAAGCTTCTACGCTTTCACCGTATTCCAACCCACCACCTGGAGGGCACCATGTGTTAGCGCCATGACTGCCTTGACGTATACCTGCCAGGATAGTATCGTCGGCGCAGGATTCGCGGCGGATGAGAATAGCGACACCTACTTTAATCTGACCTGTCATCTAAACCTCTTCTTTAGTCATGTCGGGTTTCCAACCACATTGGGCTTGGACTAATTCCCACACGCCAGAACCTTGATTATACTTAACGCGTGGTTTTGTAGATTTTAGCTCTTCCTTTAAACGATTGAGCTCAGCGTTGAGGAGATCGATCTCCTGTTCGAGGTTGTGGACAATACGTTCCACCATCGGTTTGACTTCACGATAGTAGCTGTTGGCAGTGCGATCCTCATGGGAAGGTCCGCCGCAAAACGTATCCATGCCAGACATCGCGTAGGTTGTATCCGGCCAGTTGATCTTAGTTCTCATTGCTAGCCACTTCCTTCAAATAGGTCAGAAGGTTGTTAGCGCCAACTTCTGTGGTTACCTGACCTAGTGTAATTTTTTCACCTGATCTGAGGGTCCAAACTAGATCCCACACAGGGTTGATCTGACTATTCAGATCACCTGTTGACTCAACCGAATAATCGTCTACATCACGAGGTTCTGTGATGTGGTCAACTACGCTAACAATGCTCATCATCAAGTGGGGTTCGTTACCATCGACAAGAACCGCAAGTGGGCCTTTTGAGTGGCTGTGGATTTCCAACGTGGGAAAACCATTCCATGATTCTCCACGGTTACTGTGCAGATCAAATTCTTTGTTCATTCGAGCACCATTAATAGAAGAACTTGAGGAGTTGAGATAAACAGAGATGTGGGTGACGACGACGGTCTGATAAACAGTGGCTTTACTCCAGCCACATCTTCAATCATCTTCATCAGTTCAGAAAGCGTTCTCAACGAATAGCCGATCGGTAACATTTCAGACATTTCATGAATACCCTCATCGTAAGACAAGTAAATGTCCGGGAACGCGGCATCCGCGTCTTCCTTAAGGAAATGATCCGGTACTTTTACAGGGACCATAAGGTTGATGGAAGTACCCGCATCCTCTTTCTTTTCTTTAATCAGGACATGTTGCGCTTCACTGGTAGTGTTAAGGTCGTTCAGTTGTTTGCGAAAGCGCTCAATCAGGGCAATCTCGTTTGCATTGAAGTTGTTCATAAATAAACCTAGTTGTGTAAAAAAGAAAGCATATAGCCGGGGCAATGCCCCGGCTATATGTCGTACAGTTACTCGGCGGACGTAGCTTTAGATACCCTGCGTCTTTTAGGCGCAATGATTTCCAACTTCACACCACCGGCGCTATCATGAGTCAGTTGTACGACACCACCCTCGCTGTAAACATCCCTGGCCAGTTTCGACAAGGATGCATACTCAAGCATGGTAGGTTTAACCAACCGGCGATAGGTCTGGAGTATTTCGGTGACGCTCACTTACTTAACCGCTTGTGCCTGACGCACGTTACGCACGATGGCCTTGTCGACGACGGTCTGAAGAAGCTCAGCATCGTTTTCGTCCATGCCTTCGAAGAACGCGTTGTTATACACGAACTGAGCGCGCAGGCAATAGGTGTCCGGCCTCAGTGTGGTAGAGGTTTCGATACCGTTGGTCGAGAGAACCTCGCAGGTCTCGTACAGCGGATTGCTGTTCGAGTCCTTAACCTTCTTGAAAGCACTGACATCGATCTCGCCGATGCGCAGGTCTTCTTTGAATTCACCGGTAATTTCGCCAGAGATCTTGCCTTGACGGCCAACGTAGATCAGACCAGCGATAGGGATGTCAATACCACCCTTACGGATCTTGCCTTCAGCAGTAGCCTTGACGGCCCAGCGCCAGTTCTTGAACCCGACGATGTTCAGATCTTTGTAATCTTTGTCGATATTGCCGAAGTTACGCAGGGTGACTTCAGCGCCGGAGCCGTCAACAATGGCAACGCCCATGTTCTTGTAGTCGCTATCAGACAGGTCGGCAAAGTCTTTGACCTTGCTGTTCTTGCCATGAATCCAATAGATCGCTTCCTGGTGAGCATCGGTAGTGGAGATGTCAGTCGGCATCGGACGCGAGGTTACCGCATCGTTTTGCAGGATCGCAATATCGCACTCGCCGGACTTCAGGCGAGTGGCGGAATCGACGGAACCTTTGGTGTTGACGAACTTGACCACCACCAGACCTTTGGAGTTGGACTGGATCTCGGTACCAACAACCTGGCCGATTTGGCTGTAGTAACCTTCAGCAGCGCCGGTGCAGAACTTCAGCTCTTTTGGTTCAGAGGCAAGTACCCCGAACGAGATGGCCATCAAGGCCAGGACAGCGTAGAACATTTTCTTCATCGTCTTACTTCCTAGTGGGTATTGCGGGTTATTGTTTAATGGTTACGGGAACGCCAAGCAGCAGGAGACCTTCCAACAATGAAGTTGGCGGTTCCGGCAGCTGACGCATTGCTTCAATACGAGCGTCTAACTCAACCACTGCAGCGTTGTAGGCGGAGTAGTTGGGAACGGACTCAGGTTTAAGTAAAGTAACGCCAGCCGTTTGAGCACGCTTTCGTTTCCAAAGCTCCATTGTGTCGAGATGGGAACCGATGGTCATAAACCCTCCTAGCGATCGATTGGCTGCGGGAAACTGAAGGGGCGCTTGATGCGAGGTTTCTGCCACACGCCCGTTGTCATGTAGCGACGTTGCATGAGGTTAGGTGTCATCTCGATCATGGCGGGATCGCGAGAACCTTCTGGAAATTCGACCTTCGCATTACCCGCCCAAACCACGAGTGGTACAGGCGTGGACTTAGCGCGGCGTAAATACCACACGATCATTCGAATGTTTGTATCTGGGTGACGCAGGTGGTGAATTGTGTGACACACGATCATGCCGCCATGGACAGCCCGATACGCAACAAACTTACTGCGCGAACCGTCTGTATCAAGGAACATCTCGTATTCCCGTCGGACCTTACCCCTGTAGCCACATCGAAAGTCAGCTTCCATCATCCGGGTTGGATCACCCAAGAAGTCTTTCGACGTTGGTTTTTTATTTGGATCACGACCGCCCATTAGTAGCCCCTATTGGTTACCAGAGGATTTACACATGGTGATGATAAGCTGTTCGATCAACTCATCAGCCTTAGCTAAGTCCTCAGTAAATATCGTTTCAACAAGCCCGTCGCTATCAACAGTCCCAGCGATCGCCTTCGCGCCAATCAGTGCAGCGTACAGTTGAAACTCCCAAGAGGATTTACCAAATGGGCGTTTGCTGTCAAAGTTTGACTTAGCTTGCCAAAGATGAATCAACAAGCTTTGAAGGTAATTGCGGATGGACGATTTAGGACCGCCTTTTTCGAACTGCCATTCAAGATCAAGCAGTTCGTCGTGAGTTAGCTCAGTTGCCATAGCGACCCCTAGGACTTACCGTCAGCAGGAGTTGAACACATGGCGGTGATCAGGCCCATCGTGATATCGAAAGCCTTCTCGCGATTACCATCGCCCTTTTCCCAGCCAAATGCGTTGACGTCAATGTCGCCCTCGACAGCTTTAGCGGCAACAAGGGCTTCGTAGAAATCCCACTGCCAGCCGCTATTACCCCATGGCCATTTGCCGTCGAACCTTTCGCCCTTTTCCCAAAGAGTCAGCAGAAGCTGACAAAGGAAATCGCGGATGCGCGCCTTGCCTACATCGCGGAAGTCCCATTCGAAATCGAGCAGCTCTGGATTCTCGCAAACAATCGGCGCCGGTACGAACCGCACGCCGTTGATCAGAACTTCAGTCATTTAATCGTCCGCCACTTTGGGACCCTGGGTAACGCTGACCACACCACTAGCAATCAGAGCGCTCAATGGCACAGGTTGCTTGTAGTTCATGGTTTCGTTCTGACGAGCTTCTGCTTCACGGTACTTGGGTACCCACAGCGGGAAATCAAGACTGGTCAGCATTTCAAGGTCAGCGTAGACGTAACCCACCACGAACCACTCGTAGCCTTCATCAAGCTCAGCCACCAGGGTAATGTATAACTTACCGGTCTTCGGATCTGTTTCAAACCCGCTGGCCGCAAACTGGTGGAACCCAGGGCGTTCGGAGAAACGGCGAACAAAACCGAAGTCAAGCAAAGCCTCTTTCGAGGTGGCTGTAACGTTTTGGCAATCAGCCTCAACATATGCAGGAAGGTGTTTAACAAAACGGAACGTCGTGCTGTTCACGCGGGCTTCTTCTTCAGCCATCTGTTCAGGGTTAGCGATTACCAGGACCTTGCCTTGTTCCGGTAGTGAGATGAACAAACTGCCGATCACCATCTTCGCATGCATTATTTTGGTGACGATCTTGGTCATGTTGTCCATGACGGCCTGGAGATCATCGGTGACTTGCAGTTCGACGGTATGGTGCTGCCACATGGCGCCGACTTTCACAGTTGTGGTAAACTTGCCGGTGACCTGGCTGCAGAAATTGTGTTCGACCGAAGTGATCCAAGCCAGCAGATCTTCCCACTTATAAATGCAGATTTGTTCGAGCATGGTTAAACCCCTTACGATGTCAGGATGTATTTTATATTGTCTTCTGTGAGCATCTTTTGGATCTCCAGAAGTTTTGTTGGTACGCGGATTTCTTTACCGAAGGCGTGATAAACAACTGTCAGAGCTATTGCGTCCTCCATCCGTTCACAGCCTTTCGTTGGTGAAAGACCCTTAATGGAGGCCATGTTTAATGACCCTGCAGCGCTCCCGTAGCTTGTGGAGATTTTGTATTTGTTGAGATACGGGCCAAGCTGTGCCCAGTTTCGGGTAGGTTCCCAGCGGCCATTAATCCTTGAGTCAGGACCCTCGTGCCAGAGTTTCCATTCCAGATCGACAATGACGGCACGCTGTTCCGAGCAGTAAATCAGCTTTGCATTATTGCCGGGATAGGTACCATCGTGCATGTTAAAGATCGGTAAGCCTTCCGTTGCTTTTGCAAGCGCCCAATCCAACACCACGCCGGTCAACAACGGGTCGTCGATACGAAGATCAGTCAAATCCAGATTTGGATCGCCATCAGGATATTTCATCTAATAATTACCCCTAATTAAAAAAGATATTTACCGTACGTCACATACGCAAGGTACAAAGAACCGTACTCGCGGATTTCATCAATACGGTTCTTCGCCCATGCCCACGCCGGCAACTGAGGATCACAGGTATCAACGGTGCTCTGATGAAGCTTGAGTTCTTCATCCAACTGCAGAGGCTTTATACCGTTGCAGACATGCTGGCACATGTAGTCGTACTGAGCCTTGGTGATGGGCGATGTTTCAGCGGATGTCAACGTTGGACTATATACGGGCTGGTTCGTTACAGGCTTCGTATAAGGACTTGGAAGATCTTTCTGCATCCGCATCTTGGCCATGAGATTCAGCTCCCATGCCGCAGGCTTTACCGTGTGAGCAGTCAACAGCTTACCAGCGCCCATAGCGTGCGCTGTAGTGATCGCTATTGCTTTGGCCACCTCATGCGTCACGTCATGGCACAGAAACCGCTGATCGAAGTCACCGGCACTTACAGGCGCATAGGTGTTGAGAAACTCACGCAGGGCGTAGTTGTTGATGCGGTGAGTACGCTTGGCGAAGTCGTTCATATACGCAATCATGGACGACACGTCATACGCGGACGGGGTCAGTGTGGTGAGCACCAGATGAAACAGACCCGTAGCGCGGTGGGTCAACACTACCACGCAATAAGGTTTATCTTTGTGGATGATACTCATTTCTTACCCTCAAAGAATGCTTTGAAGACATCGCTGACTGGCTCTTTACTACCCGGTGCAAGGTCATGGAAATGCACTTCATTGATGACAGTGATGTGTGGTTTTCGGTCTGTCAAAGAACCCCGCTCGGCGCGACTGATGGTTTGAAGCTTAGGTAAGTCGATCACCTGAGCTACGCCGTAAACCGCACGCCGGTTGTAGAGATCGATGTACTCTTCCAGCTTCGGAAGGTTACGTTCTGCACGTTTACGCGCAGGATCATCGGGAGGGGAGTGCTTGATCAAGTCGCGCATCTCTTCCAGTTCTTCTTTGGCTTCGATATCGCTAGTGCCGGCGTAGGCATGGCTGATGAGTTTCAGCTCCTGTTCCAGAGTCAGAGACAATGATTCTTCAGCTTCGTTGCTCATACCCGATCCCCTTGAATGTAGGATGATTGTCCAGGTTTGTGAATAGCGGCGCCTTCAACGCGCTGCACGCCCAGATCGGCAATAGTGCCAGAGAAGCCTTTGCTTTCAAACAACTGTACTTTGAAGTACAGCAGATCGAGGCCGAGAACGTTCATTACCGAATGACCTGCAGACAACTGCAGTTCATATTCGTTGTTGAGCGCCCAGAACCGATCTTGCTTAATTTCTTCACTAGCCTTCTCGGTGGTGAGGCCTTCGTACATCAACATCCGCTGTTTTGAGTTCATCAGCGTGATCTGGACGGGATATGCATCATCGCCGACCACAACCATAGCGGGATGACCTTCTTCTGCAAACTTCTCGCCCAGGACTTTAAACTGAGCGTAGAGGGATTCGAGGTATTCGAAATGCTCGCTGTAGTCTTCGGCATCCAGAATGGGTTTGATGATATCGTCACGGACCTGATTGCAGCAGTACTTACGGAACCGTGTAATGATCTTCTTGAGTTCTTTACGGTCAGAGTGGAATGCAAAAATTAGCGCTAAGCGCTCCATTGCGGTAGAGGCATTATACATCGTGACTTACTCAAAAATACAAAAGGTAAACGCTCACGGCTTGTCCGTGGGCGCTATGTTGTTACTTCTCGAATGGGGCGTAGATGCCGATGCTGGAACCACCCTCGATGTTGACAAGCACCGCCATGCGGTAAGTGCTATCTGGGTAGGTTTCCTTTACAAGCAAAGCCTCACAGTTCTTCAACGTCTCACCGCTCTGGTCAGCGATCAGCAGCAACTCCAGACCGTCCTGAAGATACTCGTGCGCAGCGGTTGGGTTTTCCAACAGATAGAGGTTGAGTTGAGCACAGCCCAATTCGCCCACTACGGTCATGATGACTTCGCGGTCAAACGAAACTTTAACTGACATGGAAGTAGCCTCTATTTACTGCGGATTGATTTGATGGTGATGGTTTCATCAGAATCAGGGAAGGTGATGTCCAATACGTACCGCCACCGACCATCTGGAGATGTTGACTTCATCAACAGGTAAGTCAGATCCCGAGGGTTTTCCTCATCCGGATCGGATGGGTAGAGGACTACTGACAACCAGCCAACGACCGATGTACTTTGTTCGGTTCCCTCGTTGGTCAAATCTTCAAGTAATCCATGAAGAAATTTTAAACCGCGACCGGAACGAACCGTTTCAGCCCCTGGTGTAACTTCCGTCATTTAAGGACCTCATCATCAGGCAGTGCAATGGCGTCGTCCACATCGCTGGCCGCGCTGGCCATGTGTTGAGCGATCAGCTGAGCCGGTGCAAACTCAGACTTGCTGGAGGCGAAGGCGTACAGCGCGAGAGTCACCATCCAGTCAGGTTCGTTCTCGACGTTCATCAACAGGTCAGCGATGCGGTTAAGCAGCTCTTCTTCACTGATGGTCAGGACGTTGACGCCCGCCTTCTTCAACGCGATGTGTTTAGACATCATGGCTTTGTTGAAGATCTTCAATTGTTTGCTCAGGGACATCATTTACCATCCTTAAATTTACGATCCCAGTTGATCTCTTTAGACCATTCTGGTTTATTGGTTACAGGACGTTCTTGCTTGCGATAATAGTCGCCGATAGGGACCCTGTGCAAGACCACACCTTCATTCATGAGGACCACCTCATCACGGAACAGATCACCTGGATGCTGCACGGTGCCGTGATGGAGTTGAATCACATCGCTTTTGTTCTCGCCCATCTTTTCGATGAACTCTGCCACATGAGCACGCGTCAGGTAGTCGTTCTGACGGAAGTTTTCTAAAGCCTTTCTTACCAACTCTTCGCCATTGGCGACGGTAACAGAAAGAGTAGCCATGATAACCTCACTTACATAAAGCCGCGTGAGAAATAGCCGCAGCCTTCTTGTTGATGATGAAGGTATACGAATCAGCAGGAATGTTTAAAAGGGTATTGTTCGAGCTTAACGACTAGAGGATAAGCTGGTTACCAACTTCTCAAGAAGCGTTTTCTTGATAGTGATTGGTTTGTTCTCATCCAGGATGCGGATGGTGGTATTGCAGCAACGCTGATCACGAAGATCAACACGAGGTAAACGACGACGGGTCTTTTCAGCATCACCGTCAGCGGAAATAATTGTTACGTCTTTAAAGCCAGCATGTTCGAGGGCTTCTTGAATCATGGCTGCGATCAGGGTCTTACCGGCTCGGTTGGTGCCACGCAGTTCGATCTCGATTTCAAGCGCTTCTACCGGCTCACGTTTAGTGACCGTTACGTTGCGAATGGTCATGCTTCATTCCTTCTAAGAAGCCAGCTCGATTAACTCTCGGCAAGACACGTTGCTTTCGATATGCAGTTCCAGCAGGGTCAGCAACATGTCTTTACTGAAAGCACTGAGCTGCGGTAGTACAGACTCATCGTCACCCGCAAGTAACGCGATGATAGTACCTTTAACAATACCCGCGCCGATGAACATACCGGCGGCCATTGCAATAACAGCAGGACTACCTTCGGAGAAGTCCACAAGGTTTTTAGCAATGTGGTTAATGTTATCAGTCGACATGGAAAGATGACGGACGTGGTTAGCAATGTGCGCCGTCTTAACGAGCATGACCATTGCTTCTTCAGTACCTTCGAAGATCGTGATGTCAATACAGCCCATGACATCAGTCTGTACAACAACACGCGTTGGCGTGACTTCCATCAACTGCCCGCCGAAGCCCAGCTCGCAGCTAATGAGTACGTTAAGCGACTTACTTAACGTCCACGACTGCTCGCTGTTGTAAACGTCCCCACCGCCTTTGTTGCGATTTTGAGTTACTGTGATCATTGTTCGGTATCCTTTTTTGTTACTGCTTCGTGAAGCCACTCACTTTCTTCAGCGATTACCGCATAGTCGAGGACAACTGTAATAAGCTTCAACTTGCAGGGGCTCAAGAGCTGAGTGGTCAGCTTGCGACTTTCTGGGTCGAAATTATAAACGGAGGCAACCCAACCTTTTCCAAGCAACCGCTTGACACCCGTCCACCAGATCCGCCCCATCGGCTGCCTGTTAATAAAAGACTGTGCGGCGACTTCTTCATCAACCTTTCTGATGGCGGCTTCCGTAAACGGCTGTATAAGGTGAGGCACAGCCAGACTGGAATACCGATACTCAACTACTTTCTTTGGGTCGTCACAGGTAACCAGGATGCTGCAGACCGAACAACAAACCTCAGTTGTACCATCCCCGATTTCAAGAACCGTATTGGTCAGCCATGCGCCATGGACATGGTTACGATAATCTTCCAGGGCGTAAGCAACAGCCTCCCAAAACTCTGACGGCTTTTCCACCAGCTGTTGTTTAATCACATTGACGATAACATCAAAACGCGCGGATGCATCTTTAATGTACCGTCGTGATTCAAGACTTAACATTTCACACCTCCCTTAATGAGCATATGTCTAGTAAGTAATGTAGGACTCACAGAGGTTTACTTCTGCCAACCTTTCAGCGGTTTACCGGTGCGTCCTTTGTCCCCGAACTTGGGGCGCTTCTTAGATGTGCTCTCGTATTTGATGGCAGCGATCGACAGAGATAACGCTAAGAAGGCCAGGTGTCGTTTGAGGCCCGTCATTAACGTTGCCAGTGTTTGGCAGGTTTACCCTGACGGTTAACGCCAGTTGGGCTTACCGGCGGTGGTCGGCGCGGTTCGAGGGGGCGTACTTTCAGAACTGTTCGGAACTGAGTAGGTTCGCCACCTGTAAGGAAATGGTTAGCGTAAAGGTTATAGTTAGCGGCACCCACTAGGATGATTTCTTTCTGACGGACCCTTTCCTCGTGTGGAATCACGCCATAACCCATTTTCCTGAGAGCTGCCTGATACTTGTCAGTGTCCTTAGAGAAACTGACTGGGCGGTCAGCATAAAGGTCCTGCATTTCTTTCAGGATCTGTTCCTTTGGAACGGTGTCAGGATCTGAATAAAACATGATCGCCACTTCTACATCGCTAGCGTTCACAACCACAGTCAGGGCATCGCGATCAACGTCCACCCAATAATCAATTCGTGGGTCGATACCTTGGTGTTTTACAAAAGTCATGATCTTCTCCTTAGAGCAGTTCAGCGTCAGCCAAGACGCCTATGATCTCACCGAAGCCCGACATCGCCATCAGGCTACGCGTAGGGTTGATAGAGACATCACACGCCTGAGCGAGGTTGATAGGCAGCTGTGTGAGGCCACCGTACAGGTTCTTGTAGATCAGCTTCATGTTGCTGCAGAACACAATGAAGTGATCGTCGCCCAATGCAGGAACAGGTAATACGATCATCTCACAGATCTGCTCTTGGGTTAGTTTGAACCCCAGGAGGTTAGGGCGATCAAATGGATTGATGCTCATGATGCTACTTGTTTTCTCACTGACGCTTCCAGATCGTAGACCCAGTTCGATCGGTGGATAGAATGGACGGAACTCCAGATCGCGGTTCAAGGCGTCTGTGAACGTATCGCCCTCAACCAAACAAAACAGATCGGTGGACGAATCAAACTTGATGCAGGTGTACAGATAAGGAACACCAAGAGATTGCTCAACGAGTGCTACTTTAAACTGTGTCATTTAAATCACTCCTAAAAAAAGAATTAGAAAAGACCCGCGAAGGCCGAAGCCCCCGCGGATGGGTCAAAGTTGGCGAGGTATTTGAGTACCTACTTTCTGCATGCAGCTGCGCCAGAACTCGTCCGTATTAGACATGTTCTCAAAGAATACCTTTTTCAGATAGTCCTTAGTCATGGGGAGCATGTCGGTAAGGCCATCCATCTTTTTGTATTCAGGTCTGCCTAACACCACGATTACAGTTTCGTAATCAATTTCGCCACGGGCGTTGATAGCCCCCTGGATAACCTCCTCACTTTTCACACAATCATCTTCAGTGACAGTGTGCATGTTAGAAGGCAACGATGCTTGCGACATAACTGACACAAGCATCATTAAAATAAACAGCACTGGTTTCATTTTCCGGCAGCCTTCTTCAGCTTATTGACTTGGGCGGTGAACTTCTTGAGTTCTTTAACGACAGCTTCACGCTGTTCGCGCGAACCGGCAACCGGATCGATACCATCCAAATACGCTTTGAACAGTTCTTTCATTTTACCGATCTCTTCCTGGACTTGACCCAGGATAGTTTCCGGCTCATTCAGCAGTTCTTCGAACTGATCGTGCAGCTCACGATAGCTTTCAGTCTGCAGATGGTGAAACGCCACCGCTGAAGCGATAGGTTCTTCAGACTTAGCGGCAACCTTGCCCATGTAGTAACCGACCGCGTAGATGGCAGTAGCGGCACCTACATTAGCGACGAAGCGATAAAAGGACATAGGGTGGTTCTCCCAATGAGTGAATGAAGCGGCATACGGCCAGCGAGTAAAAACCCGCTGGCCGCACTACAGTTAGTCGTCTTGAGCTTGCAGCTCTTCGGACAGGACGATGACGGTGTCTTCGAACTGCATGCCGTCTTGTTCACGGATGCGGACGATGGCTTCGTCAAGCGCCATAACTACGTTGGCGTTCATGTGATGAACGTGGTCGGTGACCGGCTTGTTGAGCATGGTGGTGATCACGGACTCCGGACCTTCCTCGACGAAGAAGGTTACGCGGGTTTTCAGGCCGGTTTGCAGACCTTCGTTGAAGAAGTCGTGTTTGATGCTGTCGACGAATTGCAGGAGATCGGTAGGTTTCTGGATGGTAACAGTCGTCATGGTAACTCCAAAGTAGGACGGGGTGGTTATCGAAGCAATGATGTATTACTGCTTCTTTTTTGATTAGAACTGCTTGACTGATTGCGGATACCCGGGGTTCTTATACTCGATATCTTCATCCGGATGGCTGAAGTGATGTTTGTTCCCGCCGGTGGCATCGCGAGCACGTACTTTAAATACATGCTCAGTAACATCACGTTCGACGCTGATCTTCAGACCCTCGTCAATTTTCAGCTGCCAGACAATGCCACGCTTGACTTTATCAACCGTCGCCCACACCAGCGGTTGGCTGTAGACCACGGCACCAGTTTTGTTTTCGGTCAGTTCCAGGGTCAGCAGACCTTCTTCGCTCTGATCCAACCATCCGCGATAATCAGTGGTGCTGTTGTTGTACGTCACGTCCTTAACGGTGTAACGGACATTGACTTTGGCCGGCAGGTTGTAGAATTCGATCTTGTTGACGAAGTCCGCGGGCGTTACGCACTTGGCCAACAGCTTCTTCATCAGAAGCAGCATGTCGAAGCTGATGGCGTGGTACTGCGAATACATGCGAAGGTATTCCACCAGTTCAGGGCTGTGCTTCGGGTTGGCCAACGCTTCGATGATGGTGGCTTCTTTGATACCGTCGTAGTTGATACGGTATTTGAAACGACCTGGGCGGTTCAGCATGGCGTCAACAAATTCACGTTCGCTGTTGGCTGTGACGATGAACAGGATGTTACGCTTTTCACTGTCGCTGAACAACGTCAGTACGCTGTTACGTTCTTCGCTTTCGGAATACACTTTACCGAACTCGTCGAACATTACGGCGCATGGGCCTAGCAGATTGATGATGGTGGAGATCAGACTGCCTGACAGCGGCGTAGTGATATTGAGGATGCAGCGGCCGGAGTCGATGACCAGATTGCAGAGATCTTCTGACAGCATGGTTTTACCAGAACCTTTCAGACCGACCAAGATCACGCCGACAGGCGAGGTTGTGCTGTTGTAGTCGCTGATGATCAGATCGCGAATGGTGTTGTGATCACCCAGCGGGTCTTTTGGAATATCGAACTTGGTACGGCCTTTAAACAACCGAGGGCCTTCTTCGGACATCACCAGGTTATAAACAGCGGGTGGCAGGGCCTCAACCTTACGAGCGAGGTTGATATCCTGCACCAAGTAGTTGGTGTCATTATCGGTAATAATCAGGGGCATTACAATACTCCGGTTAGTTGACTTCTAAGGTGATCATTATGCAACGCGCGCCGCTAAAAGGAAGCGCCGCTACGTAATGGGTGCCGGCCAGTTTAGCGAAACCATCATTTTCACTGACCAGTTGGTTGATGTTGTTGATCAAAGTCTCTACCTTCGGGTAAGGTAGTTTGTTAGACTTGAAAAAGGATGCCGGTAGATCATCGACACCCGTTATTTCTGACCGCCATTTCGTATCTTGGGATTCTTCCGATAGGTTCAGATAGTACACGATGATTTCACACGCCTTAACGCTCGAAGCGTCACCCGTTTTGGTGGCGGCGCGCATATCGTCCAACCGCATGATGGTAGCGCCGACTCGGAAGCAATCTTTGTCGACCTCGTTAGTGTCCACCGTAAGACCGACAGTTTCATCGAGCCTAAGAATCACACCCATCAATACACGTTCAAGAATACTAACCAAGCGGTAAATCAGAATACCAGATGGCTCTCCGGCACCGCGCTGGTGCCAACACTTCGTCTTTAACCGGTCTATTTGCATCGCGTGGTCCATCAAAAGAAAATCTTCTGATGAAGTCCCATAACCCTCAACTACGATGTATTTATTTTCATCCGGCTCAGAGCTTAATGGTTTACGGAATTCAAATACGTTATTCATCATAACCCCCAAGGCGGTAAACATACTTGATAGGGTTTTGGTATCAAGTCACTATTACGACATACAGGCAGGGCATTTACGCCCTGCCTGTATGCTAGAAATGTTACTTACGGGCAATCAAATCGAAAGTATAAAGATGCCTGATCGACAAAATGTCAGCGTTCTCCGGATCGGGTAATTGACATGCAGCGCGAATGCTGAAGTGGTTATGCGCCTGATCAGCGCCGGTGATGGTGTCGCGCATTACTACGCCGAACGGGCCGTGGGGTTTGATATCGCCGATGATTACAGCCAACCCTGGTGATTGGCGACTTTCGATCAAGCGGATGTTGCTTGCCTCGCCACAGACGCGTTCGTTGTTTACAGTACTGGCCCAGTCAGGGCGCGATAGGCCGCCGTTCTTTGGAACGCCCATCTCCATATACACCTTCTTACCCTGGAGTGCTCTGATAGCCTTACGCAGACTATCGTTGAGCAAGTAAGTCCGACCGGTGATGCCAGTAGGCACGCCGACCTCCAGCAAGATTGATGTCTCTTGGATAGGCGCGCCAGTTTGGTTATTGATAAATGACATTAGTTCTGCCCTTGTGATTCCGCTTCGGCCACAACCGTATAGCGCAACCGTGTGTTTGTAAAACGACCGATCTCGACAATGGTTGACATAGACAGCTTATTCATGTCACCCAGGTAGAGGATTGAGATTTGAGTAAGTGCAATACCGCTCAGTTTAGACACCTGGCCAAGTGTGTCGCTTGCAGCCCCAATCTGTACACACTTGGCTTCAAGCAAACCAGTCAGTAATTTACGAAGCGTTTCCAGTTCTGGAGTTGTCATAAACACCTCAAATAATAGGGCGGGATTACACCCGCCCTGTATGTATCGTTACTGAGAGAAGCCGACACCCGAACGCTTGACGATACGGTCTTGGTGCATTTCGTGATAGTTCAAAGCTTTCGCCAGGGTCATGGTTTTGTCATCCATGTCCACAGACTCCAGCTCCATCATGTCACGTACAGCATAAGCCTGTTCTTTCGACAGAAGTTCGAAACGAAGCACGTCGAAGCAACGACCTGGGCGTGTAAGTGCGTCGTCGGTACCGGAGAGCGACTCCAGGTTAGTGGAGAAGATAATCTTCACATCACGACTTACAATGCCTTCAGCGGCGTTAAGCACGGCCGACATGTTGTCGTTACCCAGATCGCGGGACATCAGCAGGCGGTCGGCATCTTCACAGATTACAACAGATCCTGCCGGACAGCTGCGGATGTAATCGGACAGCCCTGGGTTCAGCAGAACATCCTGACGGTCAATCATGCTGATCTTGTCATCCCAGCCGCGTGCATCCATCATCTGCAAGATGAAGTTAGACTTACCGGTACCCGGAGGGCCAATCAGAACGAGGACGTTAGCCCTGGACTTCGCGAAAGCTGCCCAGACTTCTGCTGGCGTACGGCCAAAGTACGGGTAGAACAGAGTTTGGTTTTTGATCACGCCGATAGGTGGGATCGTTTCGATCGTCGTCGTAATAGCTTTGTCGCTCAGCGTCAGACGGCGCAGATGCGGCGTAACGCCTGTATCGATCAGCTCTTTGAAAGTATTGCGGAAATAGTTGACAAACGCGTCGGTGCCGATGACGTCGTACTTGGCCTGAGTGGCGCTGGTGCTTGGATTGACGAAGGCACCGATGATTTCATCCTCGTTGATGATGAGCCGACCCATCAGGGTACGCATGAAACGCAGACCTTGAGGTTTGAGGATGCCGTCCAGAACGACTTTGTGGATATGCCGATCGTTCTCACCACCAGTCTTGCCGTGAGCGATGTCAGCGGTGAGGTGCGCCTGTTGAGCATCCCAGCCTTTGCTGGAGAAGAACAGGCGTGAAATATCGTAGATGTTATCGCCTCGCAGCAATGGAAGTTGATCGTTCCAACGCTTGATGTTGTCGAGCAGGGTTTGACTTACAGGTTCTGGAATGAAATTGAGACTCATGTTAACTCCAACAGGGTTTGTTTAAATTCGATAAATAAGGTTAGGTATTACGACTTTGTAAAATCTTTGTAGCCGCCTATGTGTACGGCAAGCATGGCCTTATGAAACCTACATTGATCACCATCGACGAAGTGACCTTCTGTCCGGAATGGTCGCGACGGACACACGGCATTATCGTTGTCGATCGCGCCGCTGCCGCCGTCTGGTGACGAAACCCGCGGATCGGCAAATTTCTTACGGGTTATGTCCAACATTTTCAACTCCATTAAGGCCGGGTGTAATCACAACAATCACCATGTCCCGGAGCTCTGCCAGCCTGGACCTTCCTGTCGATTTCAGCATCGAAGATCCAGGAGGTCTTAAATAAATCTGGGTCTGTTCGATCAGCCGGATGGCCTGTCGATAACGACCATTGGTCATTATATCCAATGCCGTCAGGTATTGTGCCATAACCACCCTCATCATCAGGCTTCCGTCCCCGCATGGCTTTCTTACGATGCTGATCAATCGACATGTTCTTTATCTACCGGGTAGTCATGCATAGATCTGCATGATTTTCTATCATACGGCACTCTAATTGTTTCCGGATCGCGGCCGAAACAACTTAATCGGCTGTTACCATCGTCCATATGACAAACCGTTATGCGTATATTTTTAACACCGCCTTGGTCATTACCTAACCAACTATTTGTGTCTGGGCAGTTCTTTTTACGGTATACGTCAGCTGCCATGATGAGCCCTCTTAAACGGTTCTGTACCGCATGGTCTCATGTGGTCCATTTCTCTAGGTTCGGTTAGGACATCCGGATCAAGCTGACCATTGCCTTCTATGCGATTACCGTCATTGTAATAACTGTCCCTTATTGTGTCGACGCTCATCCCGCCGTCACTTAATTGAGGTGCCCAATCCCCAGGCATGGCTTTCTTTCTATGGTTATCGTACGCCATGGGAATTACTCCCGAGTGTAGTCGTTTAGTTGACAATTGGATTTCACGTACACGATGTCTTCTCTTCGCCTGTCGTCATTATCTGGTTTGGTTGTATAAATCCCACCTACGTAGTACCACTGGGCGCCGGTAACTAACGAATAATCCCCCATTAGGTTACTTTCTGAGGAGTGGGTTTGTCTACCCGTTTCATCTTCGTATGTCCCGGCAATAGCCGTCCATTTCTTTCTATCCATGCTTGTATTCATTGATACTATTCCCGAGTGTAATTCAATAAAGTGTGGCACTCGTTTACAAACTCAGCGTCCTCCTTACGAATTAGATCAAAATCGGGCTTATCGGTATATACGCCGTCGACGATGTAACCATCTTTCACGTCAGAAAAATTATAGTCGCCCATGAAGTTACTATGATCATCAACAGTTTCACGCCCTAACTCTATATCCAAATAAAAGCTGGATGCCCACTCTTTCTTTCTGTCTATATTTGACCTGTCCATAGATACCTCCAGGGTATTCTCTATTACCATGATGTATTGCTGTAGACTTTTACAGCGATCTAACGCATACGGCATACAGGCAGGGCACATGCCCTGCCTGTATGCTTTACGCAAGGTCCATTTCATTCATCAAGACCACTAAGGGTATCGTCGTAAGCTCCTTTAAAGGACTGTCCTTCTCGCTACCAATGACCACTCCAGATTCCAGGTGCATGTAGCCGTACCAACCATGTTTAATACGTCTAATTAGCAGTCCAGAATCGGGATGGCTACCCTGCACCTCGTAGAGTAACCGGTCGTTGTCGTTGGGTATTACAAACCTATCCCCAACTAATAGACGATGTCGATTGACCCGTATGGTTTCCATCCCACAATACCTCTGGAAGGCTCATGTCATTAACACAAAATAAAAAATAAAGCATAAAGCCAGCCCAAAGGCTGACCTATGCTTTATTGATTACCTGTGGTTATTCAGGCTGAGTGGCTACAAATACTTCGGCCGGTACCGCCTTATCGGCAGGGGTGAGTGCCGATACAACAGCAAACTCACCGCGGCGTAAGCCACCGTCATCTGGTCCGATACCGCCCATATCTTCGGCGGTCAGTATGTGCCGAGTTTGACCACGTCCCAGACCTGGGTCTTCAGCGGTCTGAGCGGCCAGCATCTCCGATACCGGTTTGGACTTACCTGGAGTGCGGCCAACCTGAGGGTCGAAAAGCAAACCACTTCTGGCGTTCAATTCTTCCAGTTGGCGATGCATTACGTACTGTGCGTTATGGCGTTCAACGGCTTGTTGTTTACGAACTTTATTACGGCTCATGGATCTATTCCTTTTATTAATCGCGACGACTGGCGTCTATGTTAATCGTACCGAGAGAACTGCGGTTGGACCTGAGGAAATCTTCCCTAGCCTTATCGTGATTAACGCGGCTAAGATAAACCACTTGAATGTGATCTGGCGAGATGTGACTTACACCATAGATCAAGTAGTCGTTGTGGGCCATCGCTTCATCGAAGCGAGTCTTTACTTTTAAGGCTGGGATGGGGGTGTTACCGGAGCCGGTATCGATGGTGCGGTGGTCGACAATGACCGGTTCGTAATGCAAAGGCAGATCAGTCTGGCGGAAGTTGATCATTGCGGTACCTTCCGTCGTTCGGCTTCTTCTTTTTCAAACTTCTTACGATTGTATTCGTTGAAGTCACCAATCGACATGAAACAACTTGGGATGGCGTGGACGCATCGATGACCCGCACCCTGGATTATCCGTGCACAGATACCGCGTTTGACTTGCCGGGATGGACCGACGACCAATACCACATAGGCCTTTGTGATTTCGTAAAGGTTTCGGATAACGAAGACTACTCGTTTACCTTCCCATTCCTGTAGGAACGTTTGTACAGCCTGCTTAGCTTCTTTTACATCAACGGTTTCAGTCAGAAGCTCCTGCTGACGTTGCATGCGCCGCCAGTAGTTAAACTTACGCACATGCCGGTCAATCTTCGCAACCTCTTTGGCTGGAAGTGCGTGCAACTTACCGCGTGCAGCATTGATCAGCGATTCGTAATGCTCAGTCGACATTACGACCTGGTGGTGGTCCTTATTCTCGTTCATGCCGCAGCGTCCTCTTCATCGTCCTCTTTAACCACTGTGTCGCGGATACCGACACCAATATCTTTAGTGAGGTGATCTTGCAGGGTTTGCGAGATACGAGAAGCCAGAATGCCAGGCTCGCGGCGATCTGCGAAATAGATCATCAGATCTGTCTTCAGGTATTTACGCTTCTTGCTGAAGACAGCAAGAAGCTTGAGACCGATACCGCGGTGTTCAAGCATGGAAATCTTTTCAGCCAGAGGTAGACGGCCCGCAACGGTTTCTTCCTTGCTGAAGAACCAGGTATACAAGGCGAGGATGGCCGCAGCGTAATCCTTGTTTACCAGTTCGGCTTGGGCTTTTTCAAACATAGCTGTATCACTTTTGCGCATAATGACTCTCCAGGGCGTGGGTTATTTAGAGGCGTCTGACTTAGCACGCATCCAACAAAGGCGGTAGGTGGAATCGAGGTGGTCTTGACCGTGACCTTTGACGCGTTCAAACTCAACGCACTTGTCCATGCTAGCCACAACCGTATTGCCGACTTCCCGCTGATGAATCCAGTGGGGCATCACTAACGTTACGAATACAACAAAGAGGATGAGTAGGATAACCGATCCCCATGCGCGAGCTGACATTACTTCTCCTTTACTTGAACCAGTTTTGTCTTTACTCGGTCTAGCTGGGCGATGAGCAATTGACGGAAGACCAGCACGTTATAACCGACCATGTCAGTCTTGAGATCACCATGGGGTTTAAGCGTATACCCCAGATGCTCAACCATGAACTTTGCCACTGCTGCAGAACGGCTGATACCCGCTTCGCAGTGAATGACGATATCCTTATCACCTTGATCTTCGAGCCACACAAGAACCTTCAGCGCCTTCAGGTAATCGAACATGACGTAAGAGTTATCGATCAACTCTTCGACATCGTCAATCTCCAAGCGGTGTCGACCGGGGTGGCTTTTTGCAAACTCGTCTTCTTGATTGGGATCGCCAATGCTGAGCAATGAATACTCACCAGTGAGCCGACCAACAAACAGACGAGGGATATACGTTACAGACGGCATCATGCCTCCTAGAAATTAGAAATCGCGTCAACCTTAGCGGTCAGTTCTTTAACGTACTGCGCTAAAGTTATCCACGAGGATGAAGGTTCGTGGGTGGTGCCAATAGCACCGTAGAAGGTAACGACGGCTGGATAGATGCGCTTAGCTCCGCCATCGATACCTTGCCAGTCTTCCTCATCCAATCTATTGATGCAGCCGTTGTTCGTAAACGCTTGCTGCGCCGCAGCTTTAAAACTTGCTTCGTTTGCCACCAGATACATGCGGCGTTCGAGGTGCCGAAACTTTACTTCCAAGGTCAAGTCCCTTCTTACGACGGTTGGTATTGGACATACTGGCTTTGGGCATGTAACCGGCTACTTCAAAGTACTTATTCTTCAAGTACCCTAATCGAAACGGCAGTATCCATGTTTACTCCTCAATCATTTCAGGGTCTAGGCAATGCAGCGTGCCACGGCCGATGTGGTCCAAACAATGCGTCTCGATGGTTACGAAATAACAGCTATCGCGACTGATGTTCACTTTGCCTGTAGCCTTGTTACGGGACATCTTGGTGGCTGTGTTAATGCGGGCTGTCATCGAACCCTCGAATAGCTTAGGTTTCGCACACTCCACATCGATAAAGATCTGCTTAACGCCTTCTTCTTGAAGGATGCCGTAGTTCAGGATCGTGCCGACAAGTTCAGGATGGGTTTCCATCGAGTGTTCCTGTTCGGCAACAAACGCATAGATACCCACCCAGCCAGTAGCGCGCAACTTTGAAACAATCTCTTCAACCGGACGATCGAATGGATCACCTTTAACGCGAGGATCGAGTAGAAAACGCTTCATGGTCACGCTCCGAATTCAATGAGGTTCACTGCGTTGACTAGGGCTCTGATCACGGTCATATCCGTCATGGGGTGGGTTCCATCGTCCTGATGTTCATGATTGATCGTAAAGCATTGGGGGTTTCTTATCGGGTATGTGATCTCAACGATGTGATCACCATTACTGAGCTTAATGGACTCAACACCATCTTCGACAAACATCCCCCACACTTCTACAGGTGGTCCTGGATGAGCACAGTTGTTCTCATTCCAGACATATGGGCCACGAATAGTCTTGTGTAACTTTATAGACAGATATTCGAGGAATGTCGCAACTAAAGCTCTGCTCAAATCGTTCATGAATATTTTCCTTAATAGGGGCCTCGTCCTTGAGGCACTGATCGTTAACGCGCGATCGGCATCACCTTCGTGTTTGGCACTGGATCGTACCCGGTGATTACGAAGTCATCGATTTTGAAATCGCTGATGTTGGTAACCTTGCGCGTGATGTGCAGTTGAGGATTATCGTTTTGATAGTCAGTGTAGATGACTTCGTCAACGAGCTCCTTTTGGTTTTCATAAATGTGGCTATCTACACCCATGATAAACATCTCACGGGCTTCCATGCCGACCACCTCAGCAACCATGCGGGTCAGCACCGCGTATTGAGGTGTGTTAAAGACCCCGCCGGCTGGGACGTCCCAACTACGTAGTACTACTGCGATACTGAGCCAGCGAGTAGGGACGCCTTTGCTGGCGGCAAACTCCTTCGCTAGCTTAAGGAACTCATCTTCATCACGATCTTCATCGCTATGAGACAAGTCACTGGCCGAGAACGCATCGATGTATTCGCCAGTCAGGTCAAGCTTGGCAAAGTCTTCTTCGAAGTCACGCAGGTCTTTCTCGTAGCTGACGAACTGGAAGTACAGATGGCATGGTTCCAGCGCTGCTTGCCAGTTAGTACCTGGGTTGCAGGAAGTCACGTAGATGCGCCGACTGTCCGGGTCCTTCTTGAGCAGATCGATAGCATTCTGCAGCTGATCGATTTCTCGATGCATGACGGCCTTTCCGTAGAAACCGTCTCCATTATCACCCTCGGTAACTTCGGTGATATAACCGTAACCCTTCTCTTTAAACGCAGCCATCTCGGATACGTCCACAATCTGTGTATCTTGATAGTGACGCCATTGCGGGCCGTAAGCGCCCTTACCAATGTCGGCGTCAATCAGCTTGTACTGATTGATACCCAGTTCAGTAAGAGTGATGTGCAAGCAAGCCGCCACGATGTTGCGGATTTCGACCTTCTGGAACTTACCGTCTTTGAAGATCTCAATCTTAACAAGTTCACCCGCTTCCAGGATGGACTTACCTGTGGTGCTCTCTGCAAGGTTCTCCCACGGTTCGTCGATCACTGCGTTGATCTTGTCCCACTTTTCTTTATCGTTCTTGGAGACACGATTGAGGCGAGTCTGGAGGGATACAGGCTTCACAGCAGGGTGTGTGATTTCAGAAGGAACGTTGTGCTTTGTCAGCCAGTCATTGATTTGGTCAACTTCGGACTGGAACAAGTCCCACGGACCAGTGATCGACGGACAGAGTTCGACGTTCAACTCGGCGTACATGTTACTGGTTGTATCCCGAACCAGACCTTCTTTATAATCGCAGAACTCGTACAGCTTTTGTTCCAGACCTTGAGCATGGGCTTTCTTGATACGCTCGCGGAAGCCAAGTACCGTTGGCGTGGGCACTACGGTAGTCGAAACGCCCGCTTTGGCCGCCAGTTCGCGATAAGTAGTTTCTTCTTCGGGACTCAGTTTAGCCAGGACGCTTCTGGCATACTGCTCTTCCTCTATGTCGGTGCCTTGATCAACCCCCATACAGAAAACCAGATCATTAAAAAGATCGATCTTTGTTTTAGCGGCTATTTCTTGACCGTTACTGACATACCCAGGCTGTGTTGCAAACTTGTTGAGGACATCAACCATTACATCGTACATAGGACGGTTTGGACCGCCGGCTTTTGGATTGATGTAGCCGCAACCCAAATCCTTCATGATCGAGCAGCAGAGCAGAACGCCCTGGAAACGAGTCATGGTGACCTTCAAAGCACCGTTCCTGACATTAATCTCAAGATCTTGAGGATCGACCGGATATTCCTTACCGGAGAACTCATCTTCGATCATTGTCTGCCAGTAACGTTTTGGAATGCCCGAAAGGATGAGCGCCGACTGCAGCTCTTCAAAAGAAGGCTTAGCCGGAACTGCCTGAAACAGAATCGTGAACGGCATGACGCCATGTACGTCGACGTACATGTTGGCCAGTTCGTCAACTGTGTAAGGTACGGGCTCTTCATACTTGTCAGTACCAGGGATGAACCAGCTGTCCCAGATGCCGACGTTGTTGTCTTTCAGGTACTTGATGCTGGAGCTGCCCGACACGAACCAGAGCATTTCGTGGATGAACTTCTCTGGTCGGATAACGCGCAGAGAGGTAATCGGCAGACGGTTATCACGCAGGTCATGACGCATCCAACCAGCCAGCGCAGAAAGAGTACCCACGCCAGTGCGGTCGCCTTTGTCCAGGCCGTGTTGATTAATGAAGCGATAAATGTCTTTGTACTGACTATCAATTGCTCGCATTTCTACGTTCCTTAAATTTGCGCCAAGGGGCTGCGTTGAAGAGTCGGCGTACGCCGTATGTCCGAACCATGCCAACGGCGGCAAAGATCACTACCATGGAAAGGTTATCGTGAAACTGGACGTTGATGCCGTACCAAGGAAATATCACGAGCTGTGTAAGGACGCCAACGATCAGACCAGCTGCCGTGCCAAACACCGTTTCTATTAATGACGCAACTTTAGTCTGTTGCATGTCTATCCTTTAAAGGGCAAAAAGCACGAGCCGAAGCCCGTGCTTTATTGTTAAACTTGTGCGGAGATAGCGCCACTCCGAAGGTCAGACGCTTTCAACCCGGCCAGGATGATGGCCGACCAGCTTTCGAAGTTATAACCAGCGTCAGAGATGGCATCGACATCAACCCAATGAGGATTGAGGATTTGATTTTCGTTCGATGTGGCTGTGCATTCGGCACTAACGAACAAGATGCCGAACAGGCCAAGATGGTAACGGCCTACATCGTTACTTGGATCATAAATCAACCCGAGAAAACGAAGTTGCGAAGGTGTTTCAGAAAGAGTTACTTCTTCACTATTCTCGCGTTTAGCGCCAGCGACAGCAGTCGCGAATAGGTTCAGTGAGTCATTGCTGTTGTAAACCACATCAGCGCGATCTGGGTGTCCGCCGATACCGATGGAATGGTTTTCAGACAGGCGGGACTCGCCATTACCCTTTTTTAGGTCGCTGATAAACGAGGAACTCAAAACGCTGGGCTTCTTCGTCGATGTGTGTTACGCGAACAACCGCGTTGTAATTGATTGGGTGCAGCTTGGTACGATCGTTTTCCAGCAACTCGCGTTCCTGAACCGAACCAAACCGAGATACGTCTTTAAGAAACCGACGTACATCCATTTCAATCAGACCTTCGGCGTTGGCCGGGAGGCGGTAGAACACTTCGGCTTTGTCGATTGCGATTGTAACTTCAGGCTTTGCCATTAAAAGACTCCAGAATGTCTATTAAGTAAGTTAGTTAATTGAGAACCAGTGGTTTGATCAAAGGTCCATGTTTACGATCCCATGCTCTTGCCACTTCTTCGCAGATCTTTTCATTGATGACATCGATTGACTGATCGGCATCGATGATGACGTAAGTGGTCGGAGAGTTAGGTTGATGTGCCAGTTTCACGAAGTGTTGCTGAGCGGCAATGTAGTAATCACGGCCCTTTCCTTCCATCCGACAGCTTTCACCACGTTCACCAGCCCGGGCAAACGCCTTATCGATGTCCATCACAAACACAAACGTCAAATCAGGCTCGGTATCACCAACCACAGTTTTACGAAGTACTTGAAGAAACGCTTGATCCAGCTTACCACCGGCCATCTGATAAGCTTCTGTGGAGTCAGCAAAACGGTCACAGAGAACAATTTTATTCTCAGCCAAATGGGGGCGGATAACGTTTGTCAGATGAAGTTCTCGGGCGGTGTAGAACAACATGGCCTCAGCCACCGTAGAGATGGTTTCATCTTTGTAGTACTTTATAATGTCACGTAGCTGCATGGCCAGCTGAGTACCGCCTGGCTCAAGTGTGCGAGTAACCTCAATAGTCCCCTTCTCATAGCGATCGGCGGTCATGTTCCGCTGAGTAGTTTTACCGGTACCGTCAATACCCTCGAATGCTACAAACAGACCTTTATGCATGCTTCTTGCCCCTGCCGATAGATTTTGGTTATACGATCGGCAGTGTTATTAACAAGTTACAATTACGTGCAAACGAAAGGTTGGAGATGACTGATCGGAGCGCTTACTTGATTACCGTCAAGCAGATCCAAGTCAGCCCAGATGGTGCCGTCATCGGCCGTCTCAAAGTCCAGGATGTTACCTACCTTCTTAATGTCCAGGCGAAAGCAGATCAGCATGCCAATGCGCGGAGTCCAGGCATCGACTACAGGCATGGTCACGCCGGAACCTGTATCAATGTGAATGGCCGGGTTGTTTTTCTTCTCATCTTCCATGAGGCTTGTTTCAATCCGAGAAATCAATTCAGAGTTCATGCTCCGATGATTCGCACGGGCGGCTTCGGCAACTACTTCGCGCATGCCATCAGGGAGGCGCAGTACAAACTTGTCAGCAGTGCGGGAAGAATAGATAGCTTTGTGATTTGGACGCATTGCAGAGTTCCTTGTAGTGGGATATAAGTCAGTTGGATAATGTATTACTGTACAACACTTGACAGCATAGAGCCAGCTCCATTGCGGAGCTGGCTCTATGTGTTTATTTGACTTCGGGTAGCTGCGAGACCATCGCTTTAGACACAACGACAGCAGGTATGGTTTTATCCCCAGCCTGAATCGCCTTCACCACCCTATGAAAACCATCCATCGTGACAAACTTACCTGGTTCGTACTCTGTGACAATAACAGGAATAGACTTATCAGCTCGGTCGACACGCGCCTGATCTATCTTTTCACCTGTTAGCATCCATTTGAGTTTTGATAATTCAAATGGGTGCGCTTTAGCTCTGGCTGTCATGTAGAGTAAATCATCAACTCTATAAACCTTTCCTTGGTGGTTGAACGTACTATCGTTTCCTTCTTTGTAGGGTCCTTTACTTTCCTTAGCGTAGGACCCTACATCTTTACCGATTTGTTAATCAGTTCTTCGCAGCCATTACGGATCTTGGCCACGATGCCGTTGAGCTCATCTTCGTATTCGTACTCGTAGAAATCACCAGCACATGGGAAGAGGTTCAGCATTTCTCCCCAGACGTGATCATCATCCGGGTATTTGTTCGACCACCATTTGGTTTCATCCGTGTCGTCTAACGTCCACAACAAATCGTCATCTTCATCATCTGTAAAAGTATCGCTATCCACACGAAACAGATGGGGGAGTAAAGAAAGGACTTTTTTAACTTGGCCTTTAGTGAGTGCATTCATGTAATGCGGGCTCTGACCCAAGTCACCGACTACAAACCTATACCCATGTTCGAGTTTGGTTGTGTCGATAGCCAAGATGAATTTAGGCGGCGAGATTGCATCCAGTTTACGCTTAGCCGTGGCCGTAGCTTTGACGGCGTAATCGAGCGCGGCCTTTGGCTCCAGTGTTTCGCATTTCTTGTAGATCGTGTGCATTTCACCCGCGTAACTCGCGCGTGCTTTAAAGAACTGCTGCGCGTAGTTGGTGATTTGCGAAACACCGTTTTCAAGATCGCTCAACCAAGTGCGTTCATTAAAATGACGCAGCAGCAAATGGTGGTTAATGTTCGGGGTATCGATCTTACCTTCCTTTAATACGATCTCATCCAGAAGGTGTGCATCCTTAAACAGCTTCTTGACGTAGTTGAGTTCGACTTGCTGGGGCGTGCCTTTGATTGACGCACCGGACCCAAAGAACTTACCGAAGAAGGAACTCAAGCTTTCCATAGATTCAGTATGTTCTTTCTTCTTCTTTTCAAATTTATCAGGCAGGTGGTAAAACCACTGTGGATCTTCCTTCTTCTTTTTCTCGTCAGCTTCGTGCCATTCTTTAGCGACCTTCTGATCGATCCCCTTCTTCTTTGCAAAGTCCGCATTCATAGCGGCAAACATCATGAGCTTATATTGCTTAATGCTGGAACTGGGCATATCGCTGTCCTTAAACAAAAAAAAAGAAGAGGGGATGTAGGGGTCCGAAGACCCCATACATTTTACTTCCAGATGACCTTTACCATCTTGAAGCCGAACTCGTTCATGTTACCGAACTCTTCGCCAGTGGTCATACGAACGATCAGTTGAACGACCCAGCAGACTGCCCAGGTCGATACAATCAGCGTGGTGTACATTGGCACAGGCCAGGCAAAGTTGAAGGCTACCAACGTTACGGCGAGGGCGACGTTACAGGCCAGAGTTTGTTTGTTGTTGCTGCCGAGGCTGTACGTCATCAAACTGCAGACGTCTTGAATTACTTGAGCTGGCCGAGTGCCGAACTTGAACATAGCCCAGCCGGATACCAGGATGATCAGAAGCATAACGAGGGTGAGTGTGAACAGGATAGTGTCAAACATGGAGTGTCCTCCTAAGGACGTGTATACATTAAATCGAAAGGGTTTGGGTATTACCGGGTATTACTTGTTCAGCTTATCGATAGCTTTGTTAACCAAGTCGCGTTCACGAACCTGATCGAGGATGACGAAGGTTACAACGAGTACGGTGACGGATACTGCGATACGGCCAATTACATTCAACATGATAATGCTCCTAGGTAAACCAAAAGATGGATCACATCTACGTTCGTAATGTATCAGTGAAACTTATTTCAATCGAATTTCTTACTGCTGAGCGAATGCCGCGTGTGCGGCTTGTGCCTGACCTGCTTCGTCAAACACACCGCTGCCGATACCGACTGCGCCAACAACGCCCATTACCAAACCGAGTGCCAGCATTTTGAATTGTTTCATGTGTATCTCCTTTATGCCATTTTACGGCTGTTAAGAAAACCAAGGCGCTCAAGCGATTTGGCCAGTGCGTTGATGTTGCGTTCGGATGTGTTGACTTCGCTGTCAACTTGTGCTTCAAGGATGTAGGTGTAAACCACCTCACCTTCCTCGTACTTGTTTTCTTGACGAGTGATCGTCAAGCAAGTCGTCTGGTGTATAGCCTGCATCCCTTCGTTCGTTAGAACTTGGGTACCCAGGAACTTGCACCACCAGTCGTAAACACTGGCAATGATGCGTTCAGCAGCTTCTGTGCCGGCGTGGACAGACAGATACATCAAGTCTTTACCGGACTCGGTAGTATCGACATGCCCTGCACAGCAATACGAAGTAGCCACATCCGGAATGGAATTGATGGCTCTGCACAGTTGCCACATGCCTTTGTCGAAAAGCGCTGGGTCCAGCTTTGTAAACTCAGCCTTAAGCTTAGCAACGTACTTCGGGTTAACTGTAAACATGTCGATACTCCCTGTGGATGTGAGGGGCTAATGCCCCTCGTTGTTATTGGTCAGTCAAGCGGTGACTTAGAAGCTTGTTGCGCCGCACGAAGTGCGTCAATCTGTGCAGACTTGAGGCGGCTGATGTATACGCCCAGACACAGCCCGAGTGCAAGAAACATTAAGTTCCTCATGGTGTTATCCTCCTACGGATATATCGTTAAATTGCGAAAGTTTCTTTTTCCAGGACGTAGTTAGAGATCAAGATCGCCGGAAAGAAGATATTATCGCTAATGATGCCGCGTTTACTTTCCATATCTTCCAGACAGGCATCGAAGGTCTCTTGCGGCGCTGGCATCAGGTGCCAGTCTTCGATCGTGGTGCCCTGGGTCATGTACTCAGGTTTGAAGAACTGCAGGATGTCGTGCATGAGAATCAAGTCAGCCTCGGTGAGGTTATTCTCATCGTAGCCAGACATCTCCACGAGCTTATCGCGCATGGCCTTGATTTGCTTCAAGGTGTCGACATGAACGACAATGTCGTCAGCGCCTTTAGTCATGGTTTCGGCCAGCATGGTTTTCAGGTTAGTGATAGTGATCATGTTACAGTCCTCCTTAGGACATTAGTGGTGGTGTTCGATTCAGTCATGTGTGACTGTAGATTTTTTAAATCGAATACTAACGGCATAACACCAGCCATTACGGCTGGTGGTATTTGGATACGCTACAGGGAACACATTTGATCAGTAACTTACGACTGTGGTTAATGTCCAATGGTTCACCGCATTGCGGGCACAGCGTTGGAATGATCACAGGCGACACATTGGTGGGTCTATAAATAAGGTTTAAGTCATTGTCGACTACATCTCCCAGCAACAGGTTCTTTTTAAACAACACATCTGTATTAGCAAGGTAAATGACGCGGGAGGGGTCCGGATCGTTCGATTCACTATAAAGGATACATAGGGGTTGGAGGTTCCCATACTCCGTTACAGCAAAGCCAATATCATCTAGAATGTAGCTATCTGGTTCAGACGATAGATTACTTAAAGGAATGTCGTACACCAAATTAGCAAGCGATGCATCTGACATGGTGACTGTATCCTTCGATCTTATGTGGTGGTCATACAGCTAGTTGTCTTGGTGATTAATGACTACGTACTATTAAACGAATAACGACCGAACATATCTCAACCGCTCTAGGGGAACAAGCATGACCACTCTTACCGCCCAACTTGGCCGCCGTTCAGCTAACCACAACAAAGCTGCGGCTGCCGCATCGTTGCTCAGCCTGGAAAGTGACATCGTCGATCTGGTTGATGAAAGCAACACCGCTATTGACGAAGTGTCCGAGGTATCCACCCAGATCACTACCGCCTCCGATGACATCGTCAGCAGCACCACAGGTGTCGGTAGCCTGTCGGACTTGGTCGATAACACCGTAGATATCTACGGCGAAACCGGCATTCCGGAAGATGCCGCTAAACAATTGGAGGTATCGGTTGAAGCCATCCTGCGCGTGATGGGCCACCCTGGTGGTTTCTCCACTATCCTCCCATCTATGGAAGCCTGCGCCACTCCGACTCAGTATTCGACTGAAGCCGAAGAGAAAAAGAACGGCGTGGTTAGCCGTATCTGGGAATGGATTCAAAAGATCTTCGGTCAGTTGGTTGATTTCGTTAGCGGTCTGGTCGATAAGATGCGCAACTCCACCGAATCGCTGTCCAAGCTTACCGCCAAGCTGAAAGAAAAAGTATCGGCTCTGGAAGGCGAAGAAGCCACGGGTGATGTTTCCCTCGGCGGCTACGGTAAGTTCTGCAGCCCAACCTCGGCTAGCGAAACCCTCACCGGTACCGGCACTAGCTTCAAGGCATTTGTCACCAAATGGGAAGGCTACTTCGGCACCCTGTTTACCAACGAATTGTCTAAAAAATCACTGAAGGACCCCGCGACCGCCGGTGCTACTTTCACCGCCATGATGGAAGCGGAAGCTAAAAAACTTCCTGAGTGGAAAAACGTTAAAGTTACTTCTTTCCATTCTTTGGAAATCACACCGGGTTCGAATGCCGAAAATCCACTGATCGGGGCGAAAGCTTCCGTCAAGATCGATGGTGAAAACAAGCAAAGCAAATGCCCCGCTCTGACTAAAGCAAAAATGCTGGAGGTGCTGAATGCCACCGCTGCATTGCTGGAGGAAGTAGCCGCAACTGCGAAAGACTTCGACAAATACAAAACTAATCTGGGTCACCTTAAGAGCACCGGGCTCTTAACGCGTGTTAATAGCGCTGCTGTCGGGATCAATCCCAACAATGGCCCGCTGGTACGCCAGATGGCGAAGAAGATGGGCGTTACGGGTCAGGTCTTCCAAAGCCTCGCGCGCATCGGCATCGACGGCCTGGGGCAGTCAGTCCCTGCCGTGTTGGATATCATCCGCGCCAACCTGACCTACGTCAACAAGTCGGCAGCTGCACACGGTAAAGCCAAACCTGCTGAAAAAGCAACCGCCTAATTACAGCCGCAGGGGGTCTTCGGACCTCCTGCCTCTTTGAGGTATTCACATGACTACTGTTTCTGCAATGCTGGGTCGTCGGACTATCGACAACTACGGCATCCAAATCCAACGCGCTGCCGCTCAGCGAGAAGCCAGTTTCGAAAGCGATATGGTAGAGCTGGGCAACGACCTCGACGCACAGATCGCCGAGCATGATGAAGCAGTCGGTAATGTTTCTACCGCTTCTGATGACATCGTTAAAAGCACCAATGGTGCTGAAGGGCTATCCGGCCTGATCGATAACACTGTCGCTATCTACGGAGAGGCAGGTATTCCAGAAGACGCTGTCGGCGTGTTGGAGGTTTCGGTTGAGTGCGTATTGCGCTCGATGGGGATGAAAATTCCTGCTAGCACAGTACTACCTTCCATGGAAGGTAAATCCCGCTCCCAGTATTCGACTGAAGCCGAAGAAAAGAAAGAAGGCATCATCGCCCGCATCTGGGAAATGATCAAAAAAGCATTTGCCGGTTTTGGTGAGTTTATCACCAACATGCTGGCGAAGCTGCGTAACAACATCAACGCGGTCCAAGCGTACAGCAAACGTGTGCGTGAACGTGTTGAAGCTACTCAAGGCGCGACTCCGTCGGGTAACGTAAAACTGGGTGGTGATGGTAACCTGACTAAGTCGGGCGAAGCTTCTCAGATCGTGAATACTACCCACACGGACTATAAGAAGTTCGTTGCGGATTGGGCGGATCATTGGAACAGTCTGATCTCCCAGGCTAACGTCGACGCATTGGCCTCGGGTGGGTCTGAACGTCTCAAACCGCTGATTACCGGCAACACTGCCAAACTTCCAAGCTCGTTGAAATGGCCAGTTACCCCATTTCACACACTGGAGATCACTCCTGGGGCAGATGCTGAAAACGCACTGGCTGGCGCTAAAGCCAAAGTGGTTTCCAATGAAGCCGCTGCCAAAGATACCTCGTTCAACTATCTCTCCATCGAACAGATGAAGCAGACGCTTGATTCGGTTGATGCGGTTCTGCTCGATCTGACCACTGTGGAGAAAGACGTTTCCAAGTGGAACGATACGCTGAGTAAAATGCGTAACCTCGGCCGGATGGGTAACGTCGCCGGCGCCGTCAGTGAGAAGCTGAAAACTCAAGGTGAGGGTGAAGCAGCGACTCTGCGTAAAGCCAGCCAGGCCTTGTCGGGTGGTAGCCGTGTGGCATTGGACGGTTTCAGCAATACTTCCGGACCTGTCATGAAAGTGCTCCGCGCCAACCTGGTTTATGTGGCGAAGTCTGCCAGCGGCTATGGTAAAACAGCGGCGGCTGAGAAACCAGCTGAGAAACCTGAAGAAAAGCCAGCTGAGAAACCAGCTGAAAAAACCGGGGAATAATCATGGATAGCGTATTGCAAAGGTTAGCAATTCGCGGTGTCGTTCGTTGCAGTGAACAGAGCCTGGAAAGTGACATCGTTGATGCCGCTGATTACTGCGATGCGCAGCTTAATTGTTTAAGCGAACTGTCGTTAAGTTCGTGCGTAGAAGCCGATGGGATTGTAGACGTTATCGAAGGTCAGGATGGTCTCGACAACATTATGCAGCAGTTTGCTGACAATCACGCCAACACGGATGTTACGGAAGCTTCTGCGCAACAACTAGCTGTCTCGGTTGAGTCTTACCTTAGGGCTGCTGGTATCAATGTAGGCATTCGTAAATGGACACCTTCATTTGAATCGGCGGACCAGTATAGCGCTGAGCTCAAGGATACGCGTAGAACCGTAGCAGCTGGCATCGGTAAGTGGTTAGTCGATGCGCTGCGTAAGGTCATGGACATGATCAAACAGTGGTGGGGTCAGCTGACAGGCTCCGTTACGGCTGTGCGGACGTATGTCGATAAAGTATCGGCTAAGGTTAAATCCTTAAAGGGTGAGGCGACTAATACCGACCCTGTTAAGTTAGGGGCTTCCGCCAACTACCTCACAGACCGCCATGGCGCCATTGCAAAACCCGATAAACAGCTTGCAGAGTCCGACTCATTGTTCTCTGACTTCCTTCAAGAATGGTACGGTCTGTTTGATAAAGAAACCCACATTCTTAAAAACCTCCCTCCTCTTAAATCAATCAAAATCGATTTTGCAGTAGGACAGGCGCTTGAAGTGAAGCCGGGTACTGGTGCGGGTAATCTCACTGGTGCCAAAGTCAATGTCGTCAAGACGCTGAAAGCCGCTAAGTCTGAAGGTCCTCTCCTTTCATTGACCGACATGGGACACGGTATCAGCGCAGCTAAAGATGCGTTGACCTCGTTCACTAAACTGGATCAGGAAATTAACCGCCTTGACGCGCTGTCTAAAAGCTCCGCTAAGGAAGCTAGTGCCCAAGCCGACCACTACACTGACAGTGAAGCCGGACGTGCCTTCAGCAAGCGTTCGCGGGATCTGGTAAAGGCCTTTCAGCTCTGCAGTAACGGTCTGACGCATGTGAGTCCGTTTTACTTGAAAACCATTCGGGCGTGTGTTGAATATGTCGCCATCTGCACACGTCGCTACGCTACATCAGCACAGGATAAAACCCCATCATGAGCATCGTTCATCAAAACGCCCTGGAGATTGCGGCGGCGCAAGCGGTCCTGGAAGACAGCCCTACCGAAGTGGTCATGGACGATATTGCCGACTCGACTACAGCCATTCAGCAAGCCGCTGACCAAGTTGGTGAAATCAGCCGTAATGTTGAGGAGATGAGTAACGTCGCCTCTTCGGTCGAGAACTACACCACCCGCTTCCTGGATCAGGTCAGTGCCGAAAGCTGGACTCCGCGTCTGGCCCATCAATACCAGGTCGGTATGGAAGCCATCCTGCGTACCTGTGGCGTGTCAGTCCCGGCCGGTGTTTACAGTGCTTCTTTCGAAGCCGCGGGCGTAACTCAAACCAACGAAGAGAACCGTTCCGAAACCAAGGCTAAGTCTGAGAGCGTGATCAAGCGTCTGTGGACCACCTTCCTTGAGATGATCACCCGCCTGTGGGACGGCATCCAGAACTTCATTGCGTTCCTGGGTGTGTCTTCGGGCAAGCTGACCAAGCTGGCCGAAAACATCAAAGCGCGTGTTACTAAAGCCCGTGCTGAGAAACTGTCTGCCAAAGAAACCACCATGAAGCCTGGTGCTTGGGCGGTGTACTTGACTGAAGGTATTGACGGGGGTGGTGTGGCAGTTCGCGCTGACCCAGTCAAGGCTATCCACGCCATGACTGCAAAATCGATCGCCTTCACCGAAGAGTGGTACGACAGCTATCTCAGCGCCGTGAAGGAAATGGCGGCCAGTAACTTCGTTTCGCTGGGCGCCATGGACAGTGCTGATCTGAACGCAGAACTCAAGCGCTTGCTCGACCCTAAGCTGAACACCTTCAATGGTGACTGGCCGTGCGGTCACGTCGTAACGGTCAAGCGTGACGCCGAACACATCAACAAGTTCAACTTGACCGTGAAGTCGGGTAAGCACAGCCTGGAACAAGTGCCCGTCTTGACGCTTGAGCAGATGGAACACGTCGCCAGTGAGATCGCCGCTACTGCAAAGTACATCGCTCACGAAGTAGCACGATTCCAGGCTGGTAAGGCTGAGATCGGTAAAGTGAAAGCGATGATGGAATCTGCCATCAAGAATGGTGAAAAACCAATCAACTCCAAAGTGGTGTCGATGGCCGGCTCCCTGATGGATGGCATGATGGAAGGTCCTCGCAAGATCCTGCCACTGTTGGGCGGTTGCTGTGTGGACGCTGCGAAGCATGTGAGTGCATCGTTGTCCCAGTACAGCGCTTCGAAGTAACAAAAAAAGACAGCATACATCCGCTCCCGATGGGAGCGGATGTATGTCGTAATTATGCCGCATGTTTAGATGCGTAGGACAGATTCGCTGATCTGCCAAGGTCTGCGTAGTGGTACCCAAACGACCCATCGTTCGGATGCAGCACTCGCATTTTCACCTTACCTTCATGGATTCCCCACCCAACGAAAGTTTCGGCTACAGTTGATACGACGTCACGTACATCGTAATCAGGCTTCTCATCGCAACTACCAATGATCTCGTACTCGTATTTGCCGCGCCAGACAAATCCAAGTCGAAACTCTGTTTGAGTAAATGCGTGTTCATTCAGCACGATGTCAAGTGCTGACTCAGACTGCGCTAATGGCGCCAGTAGAGATTTCTGTACGGCCAAGCTACTGCTGTCCATAAGCGTCTCAGCGCATGCTTGCACAGAACGGGTGTCCTGTGTCAGTAATGCACAAATCGCTAGTGTGGTTGTTACATCGAGTCTTTCACGAGTTTGCATGTTGCCGTGCCTCTTTTCGAGTAGTTTGAATCCCCAGTTGTGTTATTGGCGTATTAGCAATGCTTCTTTGGCGCTGGCTAACTCTGACTTTCTTATTCTGACAGTTACTGTGACTTCCGCCTCAGGCCATTTAAGTACAAGATCTTCCATGACGGCTAACTGAATTTCTTCAGCCAATGTATCTGGATAATCCGCGTCAGGCGGTCCTGTAAGATCAAGCGTTGTGTAAGAGATTAGCTCATGTGGAAATTCCAGAATTATCTGCACATGTGCAAGCGTTTCACCGGTTTCCAATTTCAGCAGTTGTAATTCACCCTCCTCGGACATGAACGTGTAATAGCTTTTGTCGATCTGCTCGATCATTGCAAGCAGTGTGGAGGAATCAGCATTCAGTGAATGCTTGTAATAACTCTGTAAGGCCGTAGAAGGACGTCCAAGATCCCCAAGGTCTAAGGTGTACGTATCAACGGGTTTAACGATACCGCGGTTTAAAAGTATCTCAGAGAGCTTTATAAGCACCTCTTCGGACTTAACGATACCTTCGTTTCGAATACTACCCAAGATTTGTTGGTGGTCGAACTCCTTGAGTACTAAAAATTGCCTTCGGCGTAATCCTCCTTCGGCGCCATAGACAATCAGGTTGATCAACGCACCGGGCTTAACCGGACGGTTTGCTGGAGATAGCGCTTTGTTCATCATAGTGTTGCCTTTTGCGGTGAAACATTATCATCGGCTGTTCCCTGATGGACCGAACAGGTTATAGTGGTTTTACAGTATCGTAATGTGTTGCTAAGAATAATTTCGATAGCATAATGGCATACCTGGCTAAAGAGCCAGGTATGCCACCAGTGATCAGATTGCGCCCATCTCTGGTGCTGGGGATAACGTACCCCCATTTTTCAAGTACCGTAAATAAGCAGGGTCAAGGCGATCAACCGCGAGTAGCAGTGAAGACTTAGCACGATGCCTTGACGCAATCATACCTCGACCTTCTAGCTCGTAGCTGTGATACGCCTCTAGCAATACGCCATTCATTGTTTGGATATCGCCTGCATACTCGAATATAATCTCAGTAGGCATGCCTGGAACAATAGCATCCGGATTGCTCCTGATCCAAGGCACTAGCACGTAGACCACCGATCTGGCCGCAAGCTTACTCGCTTCCAGATAAACGTTAGTGGTTGGACTTGACCCCCTAGCCGTGTTCTGACCATTACCAACCACAGTGGTAATGAATTCATTCACGTTCTGACTACGGGACATGGTGAACTTGTTATCCTTTACAGTACCATTGTCGCCAATGATCTTACTAGCATCCATAAAACGAACGCCGTTACCCTGGATATTGAGTTTACCTGCCGTGTCATCGATGACTTTTGAAATACCCGCTGACAAGATCATCAGCTTACGACCTTTTACCAGCCAAGTTCTGTCAATCATCATCGAATGACGACTAGGTGCCAAGATCACCGTCAGCAATTTCTTTGCCGTCTGAGTTCTTGAAGTGTCGTACATCGGCCAGGCATAAATACAGCGACCTTGGATATAGAAGCCAAGCCCTGTTGAGTAAATACCCCCTGCCTTGTTCTGGATATAGTCGGCCAGTTCAAGAACAGGGGTATTGTCAGGGATGACAACATGATCCCTTGGGTTGTTGTTGTTAGCCGAAACCAGATCAAACTGATTAATGGTTTCCTCTAACCCAAGTTTTAATGTCTTGATCGCACTGGATACAAACCCTTCTAACACCGTCCAAGGTGGTCTAGCCCGGCCGATAAAACCGACGCTCTGACTGCGCAGTTGCTGAACCGCTACTTCTTCCAACACGAACTGAGTGTGGATGATGGAGAACCGGTCAGCCGTATCGGTGTCCTGCATGGCGGCATTGGAACCAGACTCAGCAGTGCTGTCGGTGTTGTCCCCCATGTACGCCTTATAGGTCCTTACCGAAACAGGCATCGAACTGATCATTACGCCATCTTCTCTGGCTGGGGCTTTGCTGATAGTGATCCGAAGATCATCATCAAAAGGTACGATGTTGTTCATCATCGTACCCGCACCAAACGTCAAGACAATAGAGTGGTCGTCCATGTAAGCCCCCCGATAGTCACGGGCTACATCTATCCTGATGATTTGGTGAGGGATGTATTCCTTACCACCTGCATGAACCACCACACTGATGACGTAATAAGGGCTGCCATCAGCTGCAAGTATCGGACCGACATCTTGCATCAACGCGGATGATTGCAGTTCAGTTGCCATTAGTGAGCTCCATGAACCGTTCGATAGCATCCAACGTAGCCACCGATTTAGGAATCACCGTTTTCTTCTCAGCCGTCGGATGACCGTCACTGAGCCTGAACACGGGACGTGAAGTAAACCAATTGCCCAGATTGTTACCTGGAGTTTTCTTCTCAAGGTCAGGGTCGTATGCCATGGCAGTACTACGGATTCGGGTGGCGAACTCCGCCATATGTCTGAAGTCTTCCAACTCTGGAGCGTCATAGCGCAGGTTGGTACGCATCTCAGCCAGGTGGTTTTCCAAATGCGCCAGGATGCGTTTATAGATCCTTACTGGAATCTGAGGATCGGGGAACGTGATTTCAGCCCCTTCGATAAACTGCGTGATGATCTTCCAGATGGTACCACCTGTGGAGATCATCTCCGCCGCCGCGGCTTCGACGTCCTGAGCGTTAGAAGCACCAATAACCGAATCACCCATCCGATTATTCATCGCCCGAAAATGAGCGCCATCCAAAGAGTACAGATGTACTTCAGCTTTGTCAAAGATGTAATACGCCGTTGTTTTTGGAACGTGTCTGTTTTCCAGACGTCTGAACCCATTCCCCAATCCTTCAAGCGTCATTGTTCTCATGTTACAGCACTCCAGGCGCCAATTTAATCAATGTCAGGATAATCGGAGTGTAATAGAAACGCTCCAGGTTATCGAACCGGGTTGAATATTCAGCAAGGTCAGCCAAATCGGTTAGGTCAATGGCCTCACCTTTCATTCGATGCTGAACCATACGCTCAAGCATGGAGACTTCACCATCCCCCTCGTAGAACTCTTTAGAGAAGACGTAATAGTCATCGCACAGAATCCGCTTGATATACTTGCCATAGGTAGGCGCTGGCTCAGTACCGCCTTTTAACAACTGCGGAAGAATAGCCCGCATATGCGGATTCTCAACGCCAGCTTTAAGTAATGGAATTACTGCACCGACGATACCGATCGGGTGGCTAACCGAAAAGCTAATGTCAGACGCCGACATGACTTTACGAATCCCTGAGTAGAACACAGAGTGCAGTTTAGGGAGTGTGCGGTACATGTCAACAGATCGCAGGTTAAAATGCCGTGAGCAGCTGTACAGGAGCTCGTAGTCGCGTTTAGCGATCATGTCGTAGAGAGACAGTTGATCACTTGTTACATCTGCGCTGCAATCGAGCTCAATCACCCGATGCATGTCTTTGTGCATGTCGGTGCTGATTGAGCGACGCAAGAACCGAACCAAGTTAGGGTCGTACGTCGAATCGTCATTCATCGGCACTGTAAAGGTGGAAAACCGAGGATTGAAGAAGCTCTTGAAGTACAGGTTGATCAAACGGCGATATGAATTATTCAGCCGCTTGATGCTGTTAACTTCAGCACGGGTCAGTAGAGGCTTTAAGTTGTTACGCATGTTCTCACGGTCAAAGTAGACCGTTTCAACTGTACGCTCCTCCAAGGCTGCCATGGTCTCGGCATCAAGGAACTTAATCGCCTTCCACTCAACCTTGTGCGGAGACTCTTCGTAGATACCGAGCTTTACAGGATTGTACATGGCGAACAATACGTTACGCCCATTACCCATGTCAGCAATGAACAGCGTACCGTTGTTGGGTACGACACACGGATAGACAATACCGCCGCCCGTTGAATCGAATCCGTTAGCCTCACCTACAACTTGAGTGTTGGTAATGGTCGAATCAACAACCAGTTCAAACCCTTTCACCAACTTGTAGTTGCCGTAAGTGGCCAAAGTGTCTGCGCTGAACGAACCTACAGTGGAATCACGACCTGTGGTTTCCAGCAGCAGATCAACGGCCCACTTTTCACCTTGATAGAACGTGGAGAGTGTGCTGTATTGCTGCTTGCGTGTATCAACCACCGGGCCTTTGAAATCTTCTTTGGCGATCGTTAACGAAGGCACTTCTTTGGCGACTTCGTTTTCATCATCAATATACGGCATGCTTAATCCTCTGCCTTAGTTTCGCGTTTAGTCATCACCGCCAACCACTGAACCCAACGACCACCAACCCAGTGATACGTCCCGCCACCGCCACCAGGGCCACTGCCTGGCACACCACCGCCTGGGAACGAACCATCACCACCACTACCCCCATTACCACCGATCCCACCTGTTCCAGGGATTGAACCACCAGGAAGGTTGTCATTACCAGGACCTGGCCGTGTGGTATTTGAACCACCCGTCCCATCGTTTGCTGGATTGCCATCGCTACCGCGACCATGGTCGTACAAATACCCATAGAACCATTTAACGTAATCGCGGGATAGCCAGCCTTCAGACACGTACTTTGCTCTAGCCTTCTCTACGTCCAATGCATAAACCATAGACTGGAAGATTTGCAGCGTGGCTTCAGGATGTTCCGATATTCCGATCAGCGCCTCTGGTGTAAAATCGGAGTAGAGGGTTGGGAAGTTCAAACGCAGGTGATACTGCTTGCGTAAGTCCAATGGGACAGTAGTCCGCACATTCAGATCTTTGTCGATGGTGAGTAACCGCTCACTCATGGGGACGGTATCTGAGTACAGTGTAAAAAGTAAGCTCGCGCCGCCTTTACGTCCCAAGGTTGCAAAGGTCGATTTCATGTACGTCAGCTGCTCTAACGTAAACCGAACATTAGGGATCTGCTCAAGGTTGATGATATCCTGAGTGTCCTTAGGGTCCAATGTAATCATCCAGGTTGCCGCAGGAACAGTGCGCGATACCACGCTTCGATATCCAGGCATCCATTCGTCCCAATGTGGGAAGCGCATACCTGTAGTAGCTTCGAGCGGTGGCATTTCATTACGCTTTAACACTTGGTGCAGGGCCGCTAGGCCAATGCTGCCATTCATTTCCATGTCTTCTAATCCGAACTTTCTTTCCTTTGAGAAATACTGGTTAGAGATAAGAGACTGATGGACCATGAGCGGATACGCAAGATACAGGTGGGTGCATCGGTTGTAACGGATGTTGTACGTGAACTCGATCTCCCAGGCCGACGACTTGTCTTTCTTCGTCTCTTGAGGAATCTCATCAAACTCAAACCAACCTGAGATCTCATCCTGCTTAAACGGCACCACCGTTGTGAGCTTTTCAATGTCGCCGTCTGGCGCGCCATCGGCCGAGAATTCCATTTTGGCGATCGAGTTAAAATACTCCGGGAATGACTCACCGTAGCCTGCAATCTTTTCTCTTAGCGAATGGATCTCCGCTACCAGAGCCAATACACCATCATGGATGGGTACGTTGTAATTGATCTCGTGGTGCATCGCTTGGCGGTATTCAGCCTTACGAACGGCCTGTTCGTCACGCCACGCTTGCGCTTCACGTCGAGAGGAAGCGCGGTACTTGAAGGTCAGCTGAAGGTTCGATACTAGCATGACAGGACGGACACTAAACCCAAGCCGACGATCTTCCAAATAAGGTGGTTGATCGTTAGTGCGGACAGTCTGGTTAGTGATAGATTCGTTCTGTAGGGTATCCTTAGCCGTAACGATCAACTGAGACGAACTGTTGAAGCTAATCTCTGTTTCAGCATTAGGTCCGCTACCGCGTTGCTTGATGCTATCGAATTCGTCCATCATGTACAATGGCGTGTTTTCGTTAATGCCGCACACCTTCATGACATCACGAGCGATTTGCGTAGCGACGGGTAGTTGGATGTTTTGATAATTGACAGCAAGTGGTGTTGTGATGCGAGGCATACGTACTCCTAAACGTCATAGAGGGAGGGTCAGCTGACCCTCCCTCTATGGTCAGTGGTTAGTCCTGGAACACTGACTCTTCCGCAAGGGTCAGTACTGCGTCGATACGAACGATCAGATCACTCTGGTGGCGTGTCATCGCCTTAGCAATATCGCTAAGCTCATCCACCAGAGTGTTCTCAAGACGGATCAGGCGATGGATGTTGGCGTCGTGGCCATGCACCATCGCTTCACCTTTCTCATCGAACTTCTGCTCTGTCATCGAGTCAATCACACCGCGCAGCTGTTTGAACGAACTTTCGGTGGATTTGATGATGTGCTGAAGTTGCGTGGTTTGGTGCGTAACCACGTCAGAAATCTGACTCAGCAGATGAACGACATCGGCAGGGGGCAAGGATACCGGAGCATCCAAGTGTTTCACCATGTCCGAAGCCGAAGGTACCGAATTGACCAACACGCAGTTGAGGATGCGTGAACGACCACGTTCTTCACGGATCTCGTACTTGGCATTGCCCAGCATCTGACCGCCTTGCGCACTCAGCAGTGAAGCAATCTTCGTCGCGTATTCAGAACTGTCAATGACGGTCTCGCCCCGATCAAAGTTATTGATCAGAGCGCCCATCAGTTCATTCTTCGCAGCGCTGTCGACTTCGAGCATGTATTTCTCAAGCTCATTGACAATGCCGAGTGCCACAGTAGAAAACTTCTTCAGTTCTTCACCGCCATTGTGCGCCGAGACGAAACCATTGCCTTCGATCAACAGAGCGCGTGTGCGAGCCGCCATCGACAGAGGTTTGCCGCCATCGCCCTTACGGCTTCTCATCTTACCCTGGATACGAGCAATACGGTTGTGGAAACCTTGAGAAGTGGTGTTCATCCGAGCAAAGCCTGTGGCAATGCGTTCAAAGAACTTACCAGCGGCATTCCACAGGCTTTTAGTAGCCGAGGCTACCCAACCCGCCACACCTTCCATCGATTCGCCCGTGATGCCATTACCAGCTTCTTGCAGGCGAGGAATGGTGGTGTCGAGCACCTTCTCTGCTTGATCCGCGCCGATGTTGGACAGACCGATGTAAGTTTGGGCGTTACCCGGCGTTAGCTTGTCGGCGTTCTCAAGCGGTGTGGATACCGTACGGATCGCGCTGGTGACATCGCTGATCGTTTCCGAGTCAACATTGAGCGCTTTCAGATCTTGGACCACATCAATCACCGCAGCACGGTGTTCACGCACGCTGTCGATATCTTCTTGAGTTACAGCACCTTCGTGAATAGGTTCCGTTGGCACTGCAGGTACTTCTGCCGATTCAAGGCTGGCTCCGCTAAGACTGCGTTTGAAGTCACTGATAAATCGAGTCACACTATCACCTATTTGTAAGTTTTGATGGAATCTTCGCAGTAAGCAATACTAGCCCTGACTACGGACATTGAGTTGGAATACAGCATACGGGAAGGGTTACCCATCCAATACGTTAATGCTGAAACGGTACGACGTACTAGGCTGATATCATGCTCAGTACCTTCCATGTTGTTAGTCAGGTTATTGAGCGACGACTTAGCGTGGTTGATAGCAGTGCGAACAGGCAGGTTAGATGCCGACGAAAGACTACCCAGCACCGATTTAAGGATTTCTGGAATGTGGCCAATTTGATTAGGACGCAGGACATCGAAATCAACATGGCTGTCGATCTTGAGTTCACTACTTGTAGTCTTCTCATACATCAGGCCGTGAAAAGTAAAACCTGACACACCTTTCTTAAGTAGGTCAGACTGAAGATAAAAAATGCTGTGTCCGCCAAGCAGCGGCTTACTTACCTGAACATTCGCGCGATTAAAACGTTCCTGAGGCGCAGCTTGCATTTCAAGATCTTGAGCCACTTTATCGAACTTGATCTTTTCGATCAGTTCAACCATCGCCAACTCTAGCATATCCCCTGACTTACCACGGACAGCACCAGGCATGTCGGTGGCTGTTTCAAGCAGGGAGTGTGTGTAAGTACCCGAGATTACATCAATGGCTTTATCCAGGTACTTAAGTTCCTGCTCTAACCGATTGGCTTCGCGGATGTACTTAGCGCCAACTCGTAGGAACTTAGCCTGCCGACCCATTGTGATCGTGGGGACGGTTGCCTGCATCCCGCTGGTGGTCGGAACCGTTTTAGCCAATACCGATACCTTACGGCCCAGCCAGATTGCAGCCAGATCTAAAGAGGTAAGGAAATCAAGCACGGCTTTAAAGAACTCAGCAATAGCGCGACCAATGGCTTTAAGCACACCCATCGCACTGACACTCATGGCTTCTTGGCTGTAAGTGAATCCTTCAAGGTCCACCGTGGTGCCGGCAGTCAAAGCGGACATGACAGGACCTACAGCAGCCCTGAAGTTCTCAGGGGAAAGTTCCTGAAGTTGACCTAACGCATCAGCCGACTGGATTGAGCGTTGCATGGCTTCAAAAGAACTCTGAAGTGCGCGGTCGCATTCCATTAAATCAAGTAGTGGACTTTCATCCCCTTGACTTGCAAAATTGATCACCATGGTTGGTGTCCTATTGGTGGGTTATACCATAGAGTACAGCATAAAGCGGAGCCGAAGCCCCGCTTTATGTTAGTCACTATAAGCCGTGCCGCTATGGCTTATACGGCAGCTTTTTCTTCAGGCTTTTTCTCTTCGACTTTCTTGCCGTAGGCGCCCAGGGACGCCTTGCCGAAGTTGTAACCTTGCTTACCGACTTTCGACGCGAAGTCGAGGTAGGTAGGGATGATGGTCTTGCCGGCGTTCAGCGCTTTGCTCACTTCGGCAACGATGGCGCGAGCTTTCTTCGCACCTTCTTTGTCGTCGCCCTTGATCGCTTTCAGCTTGCCGTCGACTTCGTCCAGCAGGGTTTTCTGAGCCTGGAGAACCACGGTACCCGACTTCTTGGATTCCAGCAGGCGGCTGCCCAGGGATTCCAGAGCCGAACCCAGTGCTTCCAGCTCGCCTTTGGTCAGCGGAGCGGTTTTTTCAGGACCGGCTTTCTTTTCAGGACCGGTGATGGTGAACTTGGCGCCCGATACAGCAGCAACGCCTTCGCCAGCGCCTGGTTTCAGAGCAGCCTTGTAACCGCCTGGCAGATCGTGTTCGGTCGATTTGACCGAGCCATTCATGGCTTGCAGGTTGACGGTCTTCACGGTTGGGGTCAGCGAGACGCTGTTAACCCAAGGCTTGATCAGGCCGGTGATTTCGCCGAAGGCTGCCAGAGCGATGGTGCTGTAACCAGCAGTCACGGCGTTAACGGCAGCAGCGGGACTGAAAGAACCGCCGCTGTTCAGCAGGTTGTAACCCGACGCTTTCAGTTCTTCTTTCTTCAGCTCGCCAGTCAGCTTGGCCGCCATGCGCTTGATCTGGGTGCCGCCGTTTTTGATGGCGGTGCCGGAACGGCCGATGGTGGTGAAGAATTCGGTGATGTAGGTCCACACCGCTTTGGCCGCAGCCTTCAGCATGTTCATCAGCTTGCTGATCAGACCTTCGGTCTTTTCTTCAGCTTCGGTGGTGTAGTCTTCGAAGCGGTTGCTTTCGAAGGACTGTTGGATTTCCATCACGGCGCTTTCGTAGATACCGGCCGGGATTTGGCGGGCTTCCATCGAGGAGGCGATCAGCTGGTTCAGCAGGGGTACTGCGAAACCGGCCAGAGGGCGGCCAGCGGCTGCTTCGGTGCTCAGTTGAACCTGGATAGCTTCCAGGCAATCAACGGCTTCGACGATCTTTTCAGCAGCGGTGTCGTTTTCCAGCATCCGCTCAACTTTTTCAGCGGTGTCAGCAACGGCTTCTTCCAGCTCGGTTTGGGTTTCGTCGGTCACAACGACGAATTCTTCGGCGCCGACACCGCTGTGATCGTAGTCTTCTTCCGGCTTCGGAATCTCGCCGGATTCGATCGAGATACTCATCATCGCTTGCGTGAAAGCTGTGGACATGTTGTTGACTCCATTAGACATTAAGTGTCGGTTGCATACCGACTGCGTATACGCTTATTGCAGAGCTGAGGCCCGAGAACGGTCGCCTACATATAACTGTAGGGTACTGGACAGGTCATCGACACCTACACGGGTGATCCAAAGCTGAATCAATGCCTCTGGCTCAATGTTAGCCAGTTCGGTAATGGCCATCAATTCAGACTGGGTGAAAGATGGAACACGGGCTGTGGCGGCAGCGTCTTCTTTGATCAGCAATCCACGATCTTGAAACGACACACGCCGCCGTGTGATGCGACCCGTCAGGTACATCGCGGTCTCCGCGATGAAGGACTGGACAGACCCGCCAATGCGGGTAGCCGGGTCCAGTGCGGCAACGAAGAAGCCACGGGTGATCGACCATTCCCTGGTCATACTAGCTACCTGATCCAACTCAACTGCGAAGTTCGGACGGATAGGTGCGATACGTGCTCTGTAAATATCGCTGACTTCTGGAGATTCGTAAACCGAATCAATTTGCCCGGAGATCGCCAGCGACACCGGGAATCCACGGTGCGTGTAGACGACTGTCATCTGGCACGCTCCTCGTAGTCAGAGATCTTCTGACGCAGTACAAACAGCTCACGATCGTAACCGTCGATGACCGCTTCAATTGCGGCGTCCGGGTTACCGTTGCGACGGTTACGCAAAGCCTCCAGACGCATTTCGATGACGCGTTTGTCTTTCAGAGCTCGGTCATAACGATCGAGCTCATAGTTGACCAGCGTGATACCGATGCGGTGGAAGATGCTCGACACGACCGGGATGATGCCCAGTTGCAATGGATCACCCTGAGCGCCTGCCAACGTCGGAGAGTTGCTACCGTCGACATCCCCCAGGGTGATCTCAGGCAGGTCATCCAACATAGCCATGATGACCTTACCATCTTTTGCCAACAGCGACATCACCTTGAAATAATCAGCACGGTGGCGTTGCAGGTACTTTAGTTCAGAAGGCGTCGAAGGATTGATGTCGGGCTTGTCGAATGCCTCAATCTCACTTTCAGATGCTGCAATGAAGTTGAAGTTACGCATGCTGTAATCGGCGAAGAAGTCGAGAAGCTCAACCAGCCTCAGTACGGAGCCCGTCTGATAGGTCACACCTTCAATATGGATCGTCGAAGGTACGTTCTTATCGACATACTGCTCGATGAGCTCCAGCAGCTTCTGACCGTTACCAGCTGCCGTCATGAAGACCAGCTTGTAAGGACCAGCCGCATTGCGTACAGCCGCCGTTGATTCGGACAACAGTTCCCGGACGAACGTCTTGAAGAAGGTCGATTTAGCTTTACGCTCATCAATATCTTCAAAGACAGTTTCAGCGGTAGGGCGAAGGATCTCCGAAAACTTACTGGAGATTGTACGCAACTTTTCCCGCAGGTCCTTTTTAGTGAACGAGGGGAGGATGTTTTTCAGAAACGCTAAGATGTCCATAGATGCGGAGTCTCTTTAAAGATGGATTACAGACGACCTGGAATACGACCTTCCAGATACGAACGCATGATGTCAGTGAGGTCAGATTTCGAATCACTGCTCGACGATTTCACATCGCGGATGGCGTAAGTCGCACTGTTGTCGATATCGCGGGTGTAGATAGTCACAGTTTCGTGGTCGGCATCTACCACAAAGAGCAGGAGCATCAGACCCTGATCGAAGATGGATTGACGAGTAGCGAAATCGGACAAGCGGCCGTTCATCAACTCTTCGGCTTCACGCGCGGTTTCTTTGGAAATCACGGCAATAGAAGAAGCGGCACCTACCGATGGTTCGCCAGTCAGTGCGGTAGCCATCAGTGCTTTGTTATCACGCGCCACAGCTTTACGCAGATAACCCGACTTGTCAGCGACGGCAGCGCGGCGATAGCGATCAACACGATCTGTTTGGAAGACCAGATTACGCCAGCCAGTCAAGTCGCCCACACGCATCCGCATCCAGCGAGCATCCAGGCTGTTATCTTCACCGCCGAGCGCCAGCAGTTCCGCCAGAGACACAGGTTCCATCCCGATGGTTTTCAGACGGATCTGAATTGGCAGCACCATGCTTTGCTTACCATTGGTGACGTTGACGTCAATCACCTGGCCGATCGACAGATCGGATACATCCTGGATGGCCTTAGCGGTATTGGTAGCAAATGCCACTGACTGCTTTTTGACTTCCTCTTCCTTGGCCTTATCTTCCTTAGCCTTATCTTCCTTGGCCTTAGGGTCTTTAGTACCAGCAGGGTTGCCTGGCATAGCGGCTTCGCTGCTGTAGGTTGCGAAGCGTTCCAGACCATCGCGCTCGTTCGGAAACGGCAAGCCGAATTGATATGACTCAGTTGAAAGCCAGTTCTTACCGCCGCGGCCTTGCAGGAAGTCGGCAGTCGCTGCTTGCAGGTTACGGTCCGGTGAGAACTTGTCGATACGGGAAGAAACTTTGATACCGTCGATGGTGTTGTCGCTAGCCTGGGCCATCAGGTACAGGCAGCTGAAATGACGCTGAGCGATGTTGAGTACATCTTTCGTGTAAGGCAAACGGAGCAGCCGACTGTCGATCAGGGTGTAGGGTTCGACACGCAGAGATGAACCATAGCTGGCCAGACTCTGACCGGCACCGCGGCTCCACGCATTGATGATTGCGTCAATGGCTTTGCTGACAGATGTGTCAACCAATTTGTCTGCAAGCTTTTCACTTGCCCGATATGCTAAGTGACCGCCCAGTGCGATACCGCCGATTTTGGCAACAGAACCTGCTGCTGAAAGAATACTAGAGATACTCATCGATGTCTCCTCTAACCCCAATTTGTGTTCAAAACAAACGCGTAATTTAGTGAGGCTGGTTTATGGGCGCTGAAACTGATTTTTATTACTCGAAGCTAATGCAGTACGTGGCAGACCAACAAGGCCTGTCCGATCAATATGCGGTCATGGATAACATCTCCCGCAGCATGGGTGGGGGTAGTGAGTACGGCCGTTATGCAGATGTGTTCTACGGCATTAACCGCTTATCTAACTTAGCGCCACTGCCACTGCATCGTGAGGATCAGGGCCTTGTATTGTTTACAAGGCCCAATCTCAATTTATCATACGATAACATTGCCACAGTGCGGAATCTGGCAGCGTTATTCGTGCAAGACCCGACTAGCTACCAATATGCGGTTCGGATGATGCTCGATACGACCACCTACGGAGGGACGCCAACAGGGGGCGATAAGCGACCAGCTAAGTCTCCTTTGGTTGATCCGCAGATGCCTTATCTGAATCTATTCACAAACTTGATTCAGACCATGAGTTCACCACCGGACATCCAACTTAACGCCTACCGCTCACCTGAGGGTATGGCAAAAGAAGTCTGGTTGATGAACGACAGCATTTCACAATATAATGGCTACTTCGATTTGACCTGCACCTTTAACAACATTAAAGGTAACGTCATGGGGTTAGCGCTCCACTCCTGGATTAACTACATTGGTTATCTGCGGACTGGGCCAATCATCCCCCACCCTGAGAGTCGTCGTCAGGACAAGATGGATTACTTCACCCGTATCGAGCGATATAAGTTCGACATCACGGGGCGTAAGATTGAGCAATGGTTCCACACCGGCGCCTCATTTCCAACCAACCTTTCACTAGGTGCAGGGATGGCGTACAACCGCGAAGAGGGGTATGAGTTTGAAAACAAATCTTACTCTGTTCAGTTTGCCTGCGTAGGGGCTTGTTATAACGACCCTATCCAGCTGTACGAATTCAACCTGCGTATCTCCCGTGCCAATCCAAACATGGCCGACGATAAACGCAAACAAGTCTACACCAAAGTGGACCGTCAGTACATTGCGGCCACTAACTATCATGGCTACCCGTGGATCAATCTACAAACCATGGAGTTTGAATGGTGGGTGGCTAACGACGATTACGCAAAACTGATTAAAGGGCTCTGATAAATGACGATCACCAGCAGTGAAATTTTAGCCGACATGGCGGCGATTCGTTACGAGCCCACTCGGTTGGCGACGTTGGTCAACGGATATCTTAACCGTATGTTTGACGGTGAGGAGATGGTACTTGACCCTTCGATGCCTTTTCCTTATCTGGAAGAGATCTCAATCCTGACGGCCTATGCGGCTATCTCCGAAGACCAGAACCTTGACCGGCGTCAATATCCGGAGACGGCGCAGACTGAACAAGACGTCTACATGCATGCTTCCGATGTGGATTATGAAGGTAACTTCAGCAGCCCTGCGGGCGTATGGTTCGACATCTACGTGGATGAGGCTGAGATCATCAAGTACGCTGTGCAGGTGGGTGATACTGCAACGCGTCGTTTGGTTATGCCTCGGTATACACAGATCACCGTCAACAACATGGTGTTTACATTCCAGTACCCGATCACCTTTATCGTCAAACCTCATGGTGCGATCGATGTGGTATACGACGGTAGTCAACCTTCTCCTCTTCAGGCACTTGGAGGGAACAAGGTCGACTGGGAACTGGTGACTGTCAATATCACTGAAAACAACAAAGGTCCTGTGCGGATGATTCGTATCCGTACCTTTGTTAAGCAGATGTTGCTGACTACGTACAAGTATAGCCTGGTTGGGTCTAAGGTGCTGCTGACTACAGTACCGCTGACTGATTCGTTTTACTACGCTCGCGCGTTTGTGAACGACAGTCAGAATCAATGGAAAGCCATTAAGACCACTCATAGCCAGCAAGTGTTTGACGCCACTGACCCGACCGTGCTGCTGACGGTACTGAATGGTCAGCTTACCATTGAATTACCCTACGTGTATTACGCGACGGGTTTGGTGACGCATGATATCCGTGTGGACGTCTACACCACTAAAGGTCCTTTGAACGTTACTTTGAACGGAATGACTGATAATTCGTTCGTTGCAAACTGGCGGGATCTAGACCAAGACGACAACAGCATCTACAGTGCTCCATTGTCACAAATGAGCACCATCACCGTAATGAGTACCGACACCGTTTCTGGCGGCGCGGCGGCGCCTACCTTTGCGGTACGTCGTCAGCGCATTCAAACCAACGCCACTGGCGCGCAGGTCGTTCCAATCAGCAATGCCCAAGTAGGGACAACGCTGGCCCACCTTGGATTTGAAGCGTCGATGAACATCGACGATATCAGCCACAGGACGTATCTGGCATCTCGCGCTATGCCAGACAACACCAAAGGTCAAGTGACCACTGGGATCGACACGGCCGTCGTGACTTATAAGTCGAGCATTACTGACTTGCTAAGCCATGCTACTGTGGTCGACAACGGTGAGCGGCTCACAGTTACACCTAAGACGCTCTATCGTTACATTGACGGCGTTTTGACCATAGTCTCTGATGCTGACTTGGCTAAACTGTTAGCGCTCTCTGGTGACGCTCTGGTTAACGCTGTGAGTGATGGGACGTACCTGTACACGCCTTTGCATTACGTATTGGATACCGCAGGCAATACCTTTAAAGCCCGGCCGTATTTCTTATCGGCGCCTGAGATCACATTGGGATCTTACGTCGCCAGTAACGATACGCTCGGCCTCACCATCAGTGCAAGCACTACGCGGTCTATCACCCGCACTGAAGAAGGTTACGTAATCCACATTCAGTCGATTTCTAACGACGTGTGGAAAGCACTGCGTGACGACCAGGTTCATGTGCAGATGGCATTCATGCCGCCTGGCGAAAAGGACTTGGCCTACATCAACGGTAAACAAATCCTGGTAAGCGGTGAGCGTGTTTTTGAGTTCATCATTAAGTCCAACTGGGACATCGATGTAGTCAACGTCAATGATCACCGGCTGATCACCACCAACTTCAATATGTTTGAACCTATCGAACGATCGTACCCGACGCCGTTGCTGAATGATTTCTCAATTCTGTGGGCAGTGTCAGATTACGCAGTAGATGGGCTTAGCAACACGGAAGTTGACCAGAAGTTGGGCAAGTTCTTATTGCCCGATGGTGCGGTTGGCGTCTACCACGAAACGCTTCGCCTTCACTTGGGGGATGAGCTGACTGGTCTGTGGGCGATGAGCCGGAGCATGATTGGGTTGCGTAAGTTCCTTAAATACGAAGCCGATGTGGTCGCAAAGTGGGAGGCTAACTATTACAAGCGGGATGCTTCTGGGAAATACCCTGTGCTTGAGACGGATGCTCAAGGTAATAAGAGTTTGGTGATCGAGCATGCAAAAGGCGATATCAAACTCAATGCCGATGGCAGTCAGGTAATCCTTCATGAGAAGGGCACTGCCATACTCGATGAGTTCAACAACCCAATCATGGAATCTGACCGTAACATCATTCGTTGGTGGGACCTCGTCTTATTTGATGGCGTCTATCGGTTTGCGACTGACGTTAACGACGTGCAATATAAACGTGACGTTCCTCAGATCCTGGTTGAATGGATCAACGATACATTAGGACCTGTACGTAAAGCCACATTGGACGAAACCGATCTGTTCTTCCAGCCCCGCAATACGCTCAAGTTTGTAGAGTGTTTGGCTAACGATAGCAAACGCATTACTCTGCATACAGCTCAGTTCCTGACGCTTGATCTGTACGTCAGCAAAATAGTCTACGCTGACAATGACCTTCGGGCAGCTATGCAGACATCGGCTATTGCTCAGATCGTAAAAGGTCTGGAGGAAGTGTCTGTAGCGCGTGATGGTTTGGAAACAGCAGTGCGCAACGCACTGGGTAATGATCTGATTAGCGCTAACTTGAGTGGCCTGGGCGGCGCTGAGAACAACTTCAGCATCGTCACACTGCTGGATGAAACTGCACGACTGTGTCTGGCTAAGTCAATGACGTTCCAGGCAGACGGTACCTACGCTGTAATTGACGGCATTGAGGTTAACTTCAAGCGCCACACTTCCGGCGAGTAAACAGCATAAAGCCCGGCCGCAATGGCCGGGCTTTATGTCGCTTCAGTTATTTCCAGCTAAGATCATCGTTGTAGATAGGCTGTCCACCGCGCCAAAACAAAGGATGATCATCCTCATGTATCTCGGTAGGTTTACAATATCTGCAGCGCTTCTGATCACTGAACATCATTACTTCTGGATGTCGAGCGATGCACGTCCACTTAAATGGACTAGCTTCACAATGACTTTGATCTTTTACAGAATTTAAAAACCCTGTAACACGATTCAGCATGGCTTCTTTCATTTCAGCATCGGCGCCCCTCGCCCAGTTAAGCTCATTCTTTAACCAGGCGGGGTCGGTAAGCTTCCCTTTAGCGTCTGTCATTTACGCAACCTCTTTACACAGGTCTTTACGGGCCTCTTCTACCCATGCGTCCATCGGAAGCATCTTACACGCCATCTGCATGATCTCAACGGCGTTGACACGACCACCCGACATGTTCACGGCAATCAGTTTGAGATTAGCTTGAGACACGCCATGGATGCGACAAGGTTCGGCCAGTGTGGTTTCCTTCGCCACGTTCTGGATGATCCCTGCGATAGGGTACGTGGTCTCCACGTCAGCATCCGCGTTGAACATGTGAAGCATGGATTGAACTTCTGGCATGTCTTCAAACAGAAAGACGCCCGAGGCTTCAACGTTGTGTGACGGGAATGCAATAATCCAACCTTCACGACCAGGAAGCTTAAGGTCAAGTTGGGTTTTCATTTCGTCAGAGGTGGAGCAGATGATGCGTTTACTTTTCCGCATTACGGAGAAAAGCATGTCCGTACTGTTGATCCTTGGCTGCGAGTTAAAGTTCGAGTAATCGAGAGAACCTGCCAGTGTACTGATCTGGCTACTCAAGTCATCGTTCTTTTTGTTCAGCACCCATACGCCAATGGAGTCGACGGCGTTATAAGAACCGTAGCGGACTTTGTACTTGTGCTGCATTTCCATGTGCCAGTGGAGCGTTCCTTCTGGGATACCGCTATCCTCTGTCTCATGAGACAGCTTACCAATCTTCAATTGACGGTCAAGAACCGCCCCCAAGCTGTACCCACCTGTTTCTTTACCCTTGGCTTTACGCAACTGCCAATAGATCTGCATCGAGTCCAGGATGCGGAATGAAGAGGTCGATAGCACAACGTGCCATTGTTCCTGTGGGTCCATTCGAAACGATTTACCCGAGGAAGATTCACGGGTTTCCTTGCCTTCACGAGCTACTACTTTTCTATACCACGATGGCACACGGGGATCTGAGAATGCGTCGCTAACACTACGGCCCGCATACTCAATTGACTCAGCCGCACGTTTAAAGTCGAAGAATACGTTCCAGCCAGTTACGATGTCGGGCTGCGATAAGTGGAGGTGTTTCAACATCTCGTTGGTAATATCGAAATGCGTTTTTAGCATGACGACTTTGAATTCCAAGTTCAGGATATCGTCTACCCACTGAGGGTACTCACCTTTCTTGTCTTTGATACCATCCCGTAGTTTACTTACCCACTGAGGAATGATTTCAGCATAGTCTTTGCGTAACAATTCTTCGTAGTTTGGGATGTCCTTCGTCCACTGCTCGTTAGCGTAGACGATGACTTCACGATCGTTGACTTCCGACCAAAGGATAGGGAGTTGCTTGGTCTGGTCGATCACCCCATTCACATCGGTCTCAACGTCGATGACCGTTACTTCGTTTGGCTGGAAGGCATTCGGCCATTTATCCGTGTAGGCTTGTTTTAAAAATACTTCAGGACCTGGGTCTGTACCGTAAAGATAGTTACTGCGTGCGATCTGACGTAAAGGAAGACTCGGGGTGCCAAAACCAAGTTTGCTGCAGATTTCTCGACGAAGATTACGTTGAGTTGACTTAAACATGTCAACACGATCAAGAAATTCAAACTGGATCTTTTCAGGCTGATTCTTACGGAAGGCTGGCTTTGTTATCCAGAAGGGACGCTTATAGTTCTCTGGAATGATCAGTGTCGGATAACGCTCGCCAGTGTCAAGAGTCACCCACATCTTGGCAACAATGGCGTCGTCGTAGTTCCCTTCATCTGCGTGTGTTGTGTAAGTGCCATGCTTGATCTCTTTAGAAACAATCCTTTCTTTCGGGATCGTTTTTAAATAAGCATCAATTTCCTGAGGGGTTTGAAACTTCTTCATGAATGACTCTCGCTCCAGTACCTATTAAATCATAGGCAGATTATGTAGATAACTACCCACTCACTGGAGTCAGGTCATGGGTCAATATAAAGCGTCAATGGAAGCCATCGCGTTCCAAATAAACGCGGATCTTCCAAAGGCCATCACCAACATCTTTCAGAAAATTCTTGACATAAAAGCGGCTCGACCTGAGACCGATCAACTGCTGGAAGAACTGGGTGCTGTCACTAAACAGGCCACTGGTCTGTACATCCTCCCACGGTTGATGGACGGTCCCCATCACAAAGCCTTTAACATGTTTGTCTTGGACCCTAACTTCAATGCCTTCTCACCCATCAACGAAAAGGCATCGGCGCTGATCGCTAAATATGATCTGCAAAATGTTACTAAGCTCGATATCCTTAAAGGTACGATCGACCGAAAGAATGGGCGGGTAACTGGTTTTTATGGGACTATCCCATTCGGGTCTGGCGTCAGTCTATCGATGTTGGATGGGTCATTTACCGCTAGTGAGCTGGCAAGTGTTTACGGTCATGAAGTAGGTCACGCTTGGGCGATCTGTGAATTCTTGGGCCAAACCCTTTTGACCAACATGATTCTTGCTGAGTTGGTTGGCCGCATGGACGTACAGACTAGCGAAGCTCGTAAGTTTGCATTGGCGCGTTGCGCGTTGCAGTTGGCTGAGAATGACCAGAAGATTCCCGAAAATGTAACCAGCAGTGAGATCACCGCTTTGGTACTTGAGGGTCAGGTCAAACGCATGCAGAAAGCATACGACACACGCTGGTACGACCAACGTCTTGCCGAGGCTATGTCCGATCAATTTGCCGCACGCTGGGGTATGGGTAAAGATCTGGTGGTAGCACTGGGTAAGTTGGAACGCGCTAAAGGGTTTAGCGCCGAGGGTGGTTACGACAACATGTGGCTGGGGGTCCTGGGTAACCTGCTCAACTTTGTATTGCTACCGTATGGCGTTACGTTGGCCGCAGGCGGTTCCGCCGCTGTTCTACAAGTTATTCGCCGGCTGGCAGTTAGTTTTTCGGTCAGCTTCTTTCTGGGCGGCACTACCTACGGACTGTCTCCGGACACACACCCGCCAATGCGTGCTCGCATTCAAGGCATTCGTAATGAGATCGTACATCTGCTGAAAGATAAAGATCTTCCTAAGGATGTGCGTGAACGGGCGTTGGAAGATCTGAAGGTTATTGACGCCGAAGCAGGGAACGTTCATCCATTTTCTAACGTTATGTCGCAGCTTTCCGCATACGTGTTGGATGTGGTATCGGGTAAGCATCACGTCATCGGTGCGAATCAGATGAAAGAAAACCTCGCTAATAATCGCTTTTTTGAATTCTCCGCCACTCATCAAAGGTAAGTCTCATGCTTAACCCGATTGCTGTTCATGGTCACTTCAACAACCTCCCTAGCGGTTTCGATCAGACCTGCTTGCGTCAGCACGTCACCGTGGTCATTGCCATGGCGGTGGGCGGTGTGGTACATCTGCCAGGTAATGAGGTACCACTCTCTAACCTGCAGGGTTATTTCTTCGACAACATCGAACAGTACCAATCCTGCATGTACGAGATCAACGAGATCATTCCATTCGAGATCGATCGCGCATTGCAACTGGCGTACAAGATCTATCAGCGCCGTTACGAGATTGCTTACGACTGCTCGCCAATGGATTTGCTGCATGGCGAAAAGCTGTTCGGCTCGGTCTTCGGTAGTATGGTGCCTGAGTTTGACAAGCTGTGTCTCGATGCAGGCAAGATCACCGAAACGATCAATCTGCTGAAAAGTCAGATTGTAAAAGAAGCGGCTTAAGGCCGCCTTCTCACGATAATTAAGAAGGACGAGAAATGACTACGGTACCCTTTGAAGACCTCTCGATGGAATCCAGCGAAACAATCGCTGACTCTGAGTTGTTTGAGAACACCCGTGTAGTGCCTGACAATCCCTTATACACGCAAGATTACAACGACATGGATCTTGTCTTCGCTACACTCAATGCGGTGGAAGACCGCGGTGTGGTTTGCCGGGATGACATCGAGCGCGTTAAGCACTTGGCTGAGGTGTACCCAAACCTTAAGAAGATGCTGGCGAAGCATCCCGTAGGTAGTTTCACTCAAGACCCAAGCAACATCAACTACGATGTGTCGACGGAAGGGTTTATCAAAACCGCTTACAACGCTGTCGTTAAAGTGTTGCGCGATATCCTGAACTTTATTGTTCGTTCATTTACACGTCTGTGGGAATTCCTCAACGGCAATGAGCGTCGCACTATCGCAATCGACAACCTGTCTGATCGCGTGCTGGCGGTTCAGGATTACCTGATCCAAGTCGATCGTGCCGTAACGGGCTTGCCCATCACTGATGATTACCTCAAGCTTCGTCAAGGCGCTATCGAAAACACCCGCCACAACCTGAACAAGACCTGGCGTGAAATCCACAGCTTCTTCATTGAGCGTGCCGAAGATCGCAATGCTGCATTGAGTGCACTTACGGGCGCACTTAAAGTTGCCATCCCGCCATTCATTGAATCAGTCGATATCTTCATGGACGAGCTGGTCAAGGCTGAGACCGAAGAAGATGTGAAAGCCGCTATTGCCCAGCTGCAAGCTGCTCGCATCACTAACGGCGCCCTGACAAACCTAGCTCAAAGCTATGGTTATTCCCAGGCCAATGTGCGTCTGGATCAGCGCATGACTCAGTTCCAGTCGGTGTCCAACTTTATCCGCGGATACATGAAGACGTTGGCCAGCCGCCACAGTCAGCTGAGCAAGGAAGCTTACACTGAACTGATGTTGACCATGACAATCGAGGATTGGTCTAAAGAGATCATTGAGACGATTAAATGGTCGAGTGCTAAGACAGGCCCTGTGCTGAATAAGCTGGCAAACTTCAGTGAGACTTCATTGAAGCCTGGCCTTGAAGACAGCTATGCCCGTCACCTGACCGCGTTCTTTGCCAACATCACCTCTACTGTCTCTGCGTTCACTGAACTTGAGCAGGCATTGGGGATGATGGTTCAAGCCCGTAACGATGCAACGTTGAAGATAGCTGAAGGTGGGCTTGCCACTGCGAAGGTAGTGGACAAATTCCTCACAGCTAATAAAAGCAACATCAACGTGTCGGGCAATGTTCACATTTCCAAGTATCGTGAAAACCTGCGTAAGTTGTTCTGATGACGACATACACCCCCGGCACTAAGCCGGGGGTGTATGCTGTTCATGCTGGTTTTTGCAACTCCGCCTCAAGTTTCGCCGTTACCCCCGCGTTGTGCTTCTGAGCTTTACGACCCTCTACCAAATATTCCTCAAGGATATCCAAAGGATACTCAAGTAGCTTAGATAGGGGTTCGTTAGTCATCTCAGGAATACGACACGCCACCAACTCCCTCATCAAACCACGCAGACGGTTACCTGTTGCCATATCTTCGGCTGGATGCATACGCATGATGGCCATCTGGTTTTCAGGCTTGAAGCCCTCATTCACATGGTCAAACAAGCCAAAGGTCTGGTCATAGGCTTCCAGAAGAATCAGCCGCTTAGTGCGGTCGTCATCGGTCTGTGTGTTAAGGATGATGTCGTAGGTGTGAGTGCCCGGCTTATACGGCGAGATCCCTTCGCCAAAATCCATCGCTACTACGTGATTGATTTTGACGAGACCGGTATTTTTATCTACGGTCTGTGTCTTGCTATGCTGTGGCGGAGTAGGGTAAAAAAAAACTCAGACGGGTTGATCGTTACCAGCGCTGGGTGGCCCAACTTGATACCTTCGTCTTTGTCGATTGGCTGACCACACTTCGGACAATGCACTTTTGGAATGCAGACTGTCGTCAGAGTCATCGCTGCGATGAATTTCTCCAGCGCGTCGGTGAACTTCTTGGTCAGATCAGGGTCCGATGCAAAGTCACGTAGGAAGTCGTCGATTTCCTTATCGGCTTCGAACTGCTGATCTGGCGTAGCACCTTCTGGTAACAGACGAGTCTGAATTACTTCAGGTTCAGCTTCCAGCTCATCGCTTTGACGCACCACTGCCTCAACCCAGCAGGCATAGGCCATCACAGTGGATATCTGCTGAGCACGCAACAGATAGTTCTGACGATCTTCTTCACGAGCATTACTGGAGATCAGCTGCTTGGACTCAGCCGTCATGTTATCGAGCCACGCTGTGGATGTCGACTCGTATTGCGCCAATGTAGGCACACGCAGTTTGAGTCGAACGCCATTACCCAGGTCGATGTAACGGCTAACTTCAGGCCGCATCTTGGCTTGGTAATTCAGGATGGTCTTGATGTCGTGCTGACCGCTGCGTTTGGACATGAACCGTTTTTGGTGTTCGTCCAAACGGCTGTCGAGTACGATGACCATGCGGTTGATGTTCAGCAAGTCCGTGATCTCGCCGTCACAGTTAAGTGCAGAGTTAGTGCAATAACGAGTGACAGGGAAACCTTTTGGAAACAGGCTGAACGCCATGCTGGTGATCATCTGATCGAAGTCAAGCAGGGTGATGATGCTTTTCAGGGTTTTGGGGTCAACCGTACCCGCTGTGGTGTTCAGGAAGTGCTTGATGGCAAAGTCTGCCAACTCGCGGTTCAGGAACACCGCTGGCGCTGCAAGTGAGTAGCCTGCAGATTCCATTGCCTCCCGTACCTTTTCCTGACCCAGCTGCGTATCCAGACCCAGCTGCGCCAATGCGCCGGGAGCAATCATCCGCACATGAATACCCGAACCCCACATTGGGAATGCGACACGCTGGGACAGGCCCAACGCATCACGCACGGCCATCATGCCGTTACCGTTCTTGGCAGGTTGTACCAAACCCATCATGATGGGGATGTCATCAACCAGTGGGCGGTTGGTGGCAGTTTCACCTTCTTCGATGATATCACCAATGTGGCTGAATGATACCTGTCGAAGATATTGCGCCACCTGGTTCATGGCCTGCTGTTCAGGTTCGGTGATATAGAGCTTACCCACCCCGTCAAGATCCAACTGGATGAACTGATCGCGCGGCAGACCCTGGTTGATTTTCGAGTAACGCTCACGCTGAGAAGCGAATATGCGCAATCGAAGAATCTGATCGAGTTTCTCGACTTCAGCCAAGTTCATGTTCGTGATAACGGCTTTGCCGTGTCGGGCAAACTTACTCAGCAGTTCGTCAGACATCGGTTCCAGAATCGGAGCCGATGTTTCTACGCCCGGCACTGGGTCCCAGACGCCAGCATAGACTTCTTCTGGACCGTCGTCTGGGATGTTGACGCCATCGGCCAAGATTGGAGCTGGGGCGGGTGGGGCGTCTTCGGGAATGAAGTCACCACGTTCTTCAACCAGTGGTTCTTCAATCGGGATGAATTCATCCGCCTCGGCGAACACCGCTGCCGAGGCAGGGATCTCTACCGCTTCTGAAGGCACAACTGGGGCGGTTGGGATTTCTTCCGCTACTGGGAAGGCGGAAGGTAGCTCAGCTGGGGTGTTGAGTTCAGCGGGCTCTTCGGTACTTGGGTTATCTGGCGATTCGTTCATTAAACAACGGCCTCTTCAGCAGCTTCAGGCTCATCCACAGGGGTGAGGATTTCAATGATCTGGCCGGTACTCTTACCAACAGTGCCGATCAGGCGATGACCGAGGGTAACGTACTTGTTACCGATGCTCAGAGTTTTGCTGTTATAGTCGGCCATTTCAGCAGCTTCTTTTGGCCGCGTCTGAACGTGCGTTTTCAACTCAGCATCCAAGCCGACCTTTTCAGTTACAAACGAATCCAGGTCACGGGCAGCGGAACGGTTCAGCGCGATCAGGTCAGGAATCTTATCCTCGCGACCTTTTTCCTTGAGTTCTCTCATCCCGTTAGGGAGTTCAGTAAGGATTCGTGAAGCGTCACGAATGGATTCATCCAACTTTACGCTGCTATCTTTTACCGACTTTTCATTACGGATACAATTTTGCAAAGGCGACGTGCCCCGTGCCTGAAACGCCCCCGCTTTACTTTTCTTCTTACCCATGGCACTAACCTCTAGTATGAATATTTTCTCAAATGCCCACTATGGGCTAAGCAATCAATAAGATTTATACAAATTTCTTGGAGTCTGTTTACATGAGCGACACACAATCTGAAGTCGAAGACAATGTAACAGAGTCAACCGTGCGTGATATTGTTCGTGACCGCTGCACTCCAGAACTTGAAGATGAATTTGTAGAGCTGGCAATGCTGCTCTCTTCAGTAAACTTTAAAGGACACTTACAGGAACTTGATGTTCTTTATCAGCAGATGGATTCGGAGATGGTCGATCCTTCTGGTATCATCGTTGACGTGGATCAAATCCTACGCATCGGCGCTGAAACCGCACTCAACAACTGCGGTGTGGAATTCGATCCAGATGTTCCATTGAGCATGCTCATCGAAGGCTGTGAAATACTGCTTAAATTCGATCCTACTGAGTTTCCTCAATTGGTGATCGACGCCATCGATGCGGCTGAAGATTCTGTAGAAACTGTAATGGTACTGCTAGATCTGCTAGGCACGTATTCGGACGATGACTGGCTTCCTTACATCTCTCGTGTCAGCGATGCGTTTGCTAAGCGTGTCCGAGGGTTCTGTGTAGAGACGCTCGAACAGGACATTACTGACCGTAACACCAGTCTAGCAACAGCACCACTCCTCAAACGATTAAACCATTTGGTAAAATCTAACGCTGAGAGCTTGGGTGCCGAGATTGGTAAAGCGGATCAGGGTCTTGGTTTGACACTTGAATCCCTCTACGCTCAGAACGTTGTTAAGCTCATGGACTCTCCAGTTGATGTAGCCGTGAACAATCTGTTCTCTCTGTCGGTTATCTCCAATGAGAGTTTTGAAGGGGCTATGGTTGGCGTGGCTCATTGGCTAGATGATCTGTACTACGACGCTGAAATGCGCCGTGAAGCAGAGCAGCTACGCATGAAGCTTACATCGCACTATAAGCCTATGTTTGGAGATGATTGATGGATAGGCAAGCGTACTTTCTTGGGTCCATGAAAGCTAAGGCCCATTACGATCGTGAATGGATTCTGCGGGCGATGACGGTGGTCATTGGCGAGAACGGCACTGCGCCAAAACCCTGGGCGTTACGTCACACCGACAAGGCCGTAGAGGTCTACGTACCCAATGGTAATAATGGGTACAGTTGGGAAGTGTTGGAAGGTGCTGAACATTACCAGATCCCTTTCGTTTACCATGATGATGCAGGTCCATTGCGGGCTGGGGATATTGAGAACCTCAAGGTCGACCTTCCCGATAACAACACTTGGGGCGACTTGCTGTTTAATAGCCGGGTGTTGGTTTACGCATTGGGTGAGCGCTATCCGTATACCCAAGGTCAGATCGTCATTCGCAAGATTGCGACGATCGTCGCTGACAAGATGATCTCTGATGTCATCGAGGCTGAAGAAGACCCCAATCAGATTTACGTTAAGCACTATAAACGACTAGGTCGGGCGATTGGCGATCTGTGCGGGTATGAGATCTTCATTCCTTCCATGACTGAGAAGTCTCTTCAACCCCCTCCCGATAACAAGCAGCTGAGGGATAAGTTGCTTGAGGAGAACAAGGATCAATTGGATGATCCGGTGATCCAGGCTAAGATTCAAGATGCCTTGATTGCCAACTACATGAACATGATCAAGGGTGATCCGTCAGAAGGCTTCTTACTTAAGGCTAAGTCGTTCAAGACGGCTATCAAGCGGATGTTCCTTATCCACGGTCCCGAAGGTGGATTTGAAGAAGGTGGTCGCGCTACTCTGATCACCAACAGTCTGCTTGAAGGTCTGGACATCAACTACTATCCGGAGATGGTAAACAGTCTACGGGCTGGTTCCTTCTTCCGTGGTGCGTTGACTGCTTTGGCGGGGGAAGACGTTGACTTGATGAGTCGCGTATTCCAGAACGCTAAGGTGGTTCCTGAGTTCTGTAACACTGAAGAACAGTTCATCCAGAAAGTGGAAGCTCGACGCATTGGTCGTAACTTCCTGATCGATGACAAGATCGTTCAGATCACTGCCGACAACCTGCCCGATTATGATGGTCGCGTCTATCCAATGTACGCACCTCCTTACTGTAAAGTAGAGGGCGGTGACATTTGCGCCATTTGCGCAGGCGCTAAGCTTGCAGCAAACCCGGATAGTCTGGGATCAATGATCGGCGACATCCCGGCTGTAATGATGGCGCGCATGATGGCTTCTGCTCACGCTAAAGCCCTTCAAACAACTGATCTCGATGTCGAGAATTTCTTGAGGTAGTTTTTACATGTCCAGAAAGAACCGTGGTCAATCCAATACCCCTACGCCTGGCGATAGCGCTGACCTGCAAGGTCAGGACGTAGAAGATAACGAAACCTCCCAAAATGACGCACAGGACCTCACAGAGGGTCTGGGGAACAGTGATGAAGACAGCAGCGATGTGGGCAGCGATCAATCTTGGGCTGGAGCTGAAGATGTCTCAGGACTGGATTCCGATCTACTGCTCGATGATGCGACGCAGGTTCAAAAGCTTGGCGCTGGAGCTGAAGAAGCATTCGTAGTTCCATCTGATGCCATCAATGCCGATGGCGTTGTCAGCACCGATGTAACCAATGCGCCGAGCCTTGAAAGCGGTGTCGTTGAAGCACCAACTGTGGATAGCCAAGATGTGCAAGGCACGGCAGGTGATGCGACCATCGAGCCTGCGCCAGAACCTAGTGCCGAAACAGCAACCGCCGCGCCTGAGCCCATTCCTGCGCCAGCACCGGTAGAAGAAGCCGCTCAGGATCATGCCACATTGCCTATTCGCCAACGGTTGGCTGGCCTGCTGGAAGCTGATGCTTTGGCGGCTTTGGATAACAAGGGCTTGATCCTGTTTGAAGAAAAACGCATGCTGCCGGTAAAGACCAGCCACAATGAATGGCCAGTGGATCTTCGTCGCACCAAAGACATGACCACCTGGTCAGACGGCGCGTTGGTTGATTGGCTCAATGGTGAGATCAACACACCGCGTAACGTACTGGCAGAAGCACTGGCCGATGAGCTGTATCGTCGCTATAAACTCCCAGCCAACTGGTCTCTTGAGTCGGCGTCGGCATTCATCGCGACTGGCGTCAAGCCAGAATATACCCTGAGCGGTGTATTGATTGCCGACCGTGCCCGTGATAACACGCCGCTGAATCACTGGGCGTTCAAGGACATCAAAGCCGGCCTGCTGGACGAGATCGAAATTGGTACGCACAGCAAAGACGATCTGGTCAGCGCACTGCGCTCCCGCCTGGGTCTTTCTAACGCCACCTCCCAAGAGAAAATTCTTGAGAGTCTTAACGCTAACACTGATGAGGCAACAATGGACGATTCGATTCTGGACGCAAGACTCAGCTCATTCAAGGCAGCCATGACGCCACAAGGCAAAGTGCTGAGCGCTATCTCCGCTGGCGAAGCTCAAGCATCGCTTTGGAGCATCATCCTTGATGTATTGAAACGCGATCCACAGACCTTCCAGGAAGGGTGGGTCAAACTGTTGAACTTCGTGAACACCGAATACAACACGCTATTCACTCCAGAGCGTGCACGTAAGGGCTGGGCACAAATCAAACTGCCGAAGACCACCCTGGCCACGTTTGAAGACGTGTTGACGTTGCTGATCAACACACGTAACGGCGCTACCCGTATGCAGGATGCCAAGCAGCACAAGATCGTCCACATGCTGCGCTACGCGACTGAAGAACAGCGCATGAACGTCGTGAACTTCTACACCGTACACGGCCAGTAACAAAAAAAAGATAGTGACATACACCTCCGGCATTAGCCGGAGGTGTATGCTGTTTTTTTTTGATTTATACACTAATGGGGGATTGCAACGTACCGTGTTCTTTGACCAAGCTTTGCCAGGCCTTCTTTTTATTGAGGTGGTATGCAACGTGTTTCTGAATCGTGTTGCATACACTATAAATGAAGCGAGGAACGATATCCGGCCAGTCAACAAGCGGCCGTGTCCGATAGAGCGCCTGTTCATTCGCCTGCTGCGAGTCAATGGCCGTAGTCATCCACGTTACCCGTAGGTTAGGGATGTCTACCGCAGTACCTGCTGAGAGCACTGTGCTGACGATGATGTCAGCTTTATCCATCACAGTACGCTTGTCCGCCGATACATAGCGGGTAGTGTCCATGTGAGGATAACGTTTCTGAATCTCTCTTACCAGCATCGTACAGAACTTCACGGTGGCGCAAAAGATAAGCATCTTCTGACCTTTCTCCATAACGCTGATGAACTCAGACTCAGCAAACGCGCAGATCATGTCTACGTAGTTGGCCAAGATCTTTCTGTTCTTTGACAGCATCATGCTTTCTTCAAATTTTACATGTGAGTACGCACCTTTATACCCCGTGTACCTGATTGACTTAGAGTCCTTCAGTTGCCAGAAGACCGCAGAAGCAGAGATATAGACTTTCCTATACCCCGCATCAAAACGGTCACACCTGGGGTACATGATCTCATAGATCCGATTCATGAACTTATTGCGTGTCTCAAGCGTTGCAGACAGCGTCATGAACTTTTCAATGTGGGTGTAGACAAACAGCTTCATTACCTGATGCGGGAACTGGTGTCCTTCATCGAAGATGTTCAGCCCGATCTTCATCACCTCAAAGAACTCGTGAGGGGCGATGGGGTACATCTGTGTTACGCCGTTACGCTCATACTCCCTGATGTACTCAGAGAAGGTGTTGATAGAGATAAGCATGCACATTGGCAGCTCGTCCCCATCGATAGCCATCTGCATGATTGTGTGCAGTGCAACCGAACCTTGGATCTTGACCAAGTCACCACGGCCAAACTTAAACGCAATATCGAGGCTTGATACCCACTGATCCAGATACCCACCCTTCATCATGATGCTGGTCCGATAACCCAGTCGTTTCATGGTGTGCTGAGCCAACAGAGTTTTACCGCCGCCAGCTTGGAGGGTGATTACTTTGTTAGACCCATCGGCAAGGTTGTACTCAATGATCTTTTCCTGATAATCACGAGGCGGGTGTAATTTATCTTCAACAAACTCAACCCGAAAGCTGTCATCGATAACTACGGGGTGTCGTGTGATCTGTACATCATCACGCTTAATCTGGCAGTACGCTACCATCTGCTGAAACTCTCTCAGCAGGTTGACGTGAAACCGGTAGTAATCACGGGAAGCGTTTGATGCTGCGAAGGTCTTAGACGGCACCATGCGAGTGATTCCGCCTTCGAACGTTTTCTCTTCGAACAGAATCAACGGCGTGCAGAACTGCTCAAGGGCTTTCTTTTCCTGAGCTGTGTTAAGTTCTGTTACCGAAAAGCCATGGCTGTAGACATCTATTTTCAAAATGAACCCCCGAAGCTTACGGCATAGTTACTCTCAGAGGATTAGGCGTTTATGTTAAAAATAAAGATGTGGGTCACGCCGGGAATTACCCCGGCTATGCGTCACTCTTTCTTATTTCCGTTTGAATCGCAGAAGAACTTATCCGCATGTTCAGCCGATTCATCATTTATCATTTTATAAATATGCTTACGTGTAATCCCCAGTTTTTCAAATACCTCCACTGCCCCTCTTGGATAAACGACCCCGGCTACAGAGATTGGCTTAGATCTAGCTAATGCAATTTTCAGACGCGTTTCTTCTGAAAACTTTCTACCTAGCCAATGCCCTGGTTTCCCACACAAGGCTTTTCTAGTACCTTCGGCAGCGTTTAACCTGTGGACTTCCGACCGAGATTGTCCTTTGGTCGGCGAAACTCTACCTGTGTTTGCCTTTACGATTGCTTCTCGCACATAGTCAGGAAGGACACTCCATGGACTGGTTGCCGAATTCCCTATATTTAGACAATCATCAGATCCGTGGTGGATGTCTAAATAACCCTGTTCGGCAACCCGCATCTCATCTTTGGTTTCATAGATCTGAACACCGACAACAAAGTCTTCAATTTGAGTATAGGTATCAAGAAGTTTCTGATTATGATGCTTACCAGATTTTAATTCTGAGATATGTTTAAGGACTCTGTAAGCTAATCCACTTGTACTGCCAAAATAAAACTTACACGTTGGAATATGAATAATTCTGTATACACAAAACTTATCATTAAACAATTTAAGCTTGGCTACATATTCCGGGTCAGAAAAGAAAATAGACTCTATATTTTTATCCATACGGACCTCAACCACACCTACTGCCGTAAGGCAGTAGGTGTGGCTATTTTGGGTTGATTAAGGCATGAGAATCGGATCAAGCAGATGTGGATTACGATCTACCAGGAGGTACTGCTCAAGTTTATTCATCACTGCGTTAGCGCCTTGATATGCAAAGAGCACACCATAGCTACCATTGGAAAGGATCTTACCGTATTTAGCAAAACGCAATGTCTCGCCAAACTTTGGAATGTTAACACAATCCTTATCCATCCCCGTGGTCATCGACAGCAACACTACAGCAACGTGCGTCATCGAGACCGGCACTTTACTGGCGATCAGTTCATGGGCGTCCAGCATTGCTTCTACTGGATCTGCGTATTGGGTCAGTTGTTTCAAGCGACCCAAGTGACGGCTGGAACTGTCACGAGTAGACCGGATCATTACCTCAACTTCAGCCGCAAAGTCTCGCATGGAGATGTGTTTGTTCGGGAGTTCAAACACAGGCTTGGTGAAGTCCCATTTCTCCAGATCGATGTGATAGTTACCATCTTCCCGGATAGGGAACTTGTTGTCGAGGATGTACCGCAGGAAGTCATGCGTCAAGAAGGAATAGTTACCCCCTCGCGATACAGTGACATGGACCCGCAGTGGTTGCTTCTCGCCATTTGGCAGATCGAACGACACGGTACGGAACTGACTGAACTTGGAAGATGGGACGTCGTCGCGGATGTGTTCCTTCTTGAGCAGTGGAATCTTCGAAGCCCCGAATACACCTTGGGCTACGGCTGCTTTAAGGATCAGCTTAACGCCATTCTTCGCAAGCTCTGGGTTCAACGCAATCTGGTTAGGTGCCTCGGCATGGTCAATGTAAGGCTTTTCCTCCAGGTTGATATTGATCCGCTCCGCTACCGTTGATCTCTCAGAGTGTTTAACTTTCAACACCCGTTGAGAAATGATCGACTGAGTCATGGTCGATGCAACGTGACCGATATTCACACCGTAAGGCAGATTGAATGCCAGCTCACCGTAACACATTCTGCAGACACACGCACTGCCTCGCCAACGACAGTTGAATGGCAGACGGAAACTTAACGTCATGCCTTCGTACTTCTTCCGATCCCGTAGACGCAGTGCTTTAAGCTGCCCTGTTTCAGGATCTTTGAAATACAGCCCTTCCATGTCGGAATAACGGTTTGGCGTTACTTCGATAGCGGCGAGCACTGGTGAGTTGCAGTCATTCATGATCAGCAGGTCAACCCGCTGTGAACTGAACTGCAACTTACGGTTGGCGTACTCGGTTTGTTCCAGCGGCTCACCTTGGTAGATGATAGCCTTAGACGCCAGTGTGGAGTCCATGAGGGCTTCTGCTGGATCATTGATACCCGAGTAGTAGTTACCTGTGATCGGCTTCCTGTAGATCACGTCATCGATGTCGGTGTTAAACCCACGGACCAGGATGCATTGAAGGAATTGCTCCATCTTAATGATCTTGGCCCGCAGGTCGGACACCACCGCATTACGGGCAAGTTCCGGCGCCGTCATGATGACGTGCGCTGCTTGGTCCGTCGCCTTCTCAATAGCTAAGGCGGTAGGGTTTTCCATCAACTTATCACGGATGGCTGCGACTGCCGGAAAGAAGTAGACCTCATCAAACGTGAAAGAGTTAGACCCTCGCACGTATTCAGGGTAGTCAATAATCGATTCGTTATACAGCCGCTGGTTGTTGAGCTGCATAAACCACCACAGCTCTTCCCGGTTGTAGCCATCAATGCCATAGATGTCATGAACATCTTCAGCCAGCGCAGAGCCGATTTTGGAAATGTCTCCGTTCGACATCGGCACTGTTCGCACACAGTGACGCGCAAAGATTGGCAGGCGGTCGTACTTCTCGTGAACCAACCACAACTTCCTGGAGATCTCCACAGCGGCCGTGATGGTTTCAATAACTTCCCCATCATCCAACTGCATCCTGAACAGCTCGTCCTTCAGACAAGGCCATTCACGCTGCGGATTGTCAAAGAACTCTCTGACGTGAAACGTACGCATCGTTTATACCTCAGTCGCGAGTGATGTACTTGCCGGAGCAAATGAAGTGGTGGATGGCAAACGCCAACGGTCTGTGACCACCCATCTTGAACACATCTCGATCAACCAGAGAGTCGATGTTGGTCGGATACTCTGCGGTGATAATGGTTCGGCAAGCCGCCTTATGCACCACTGGGTTGTTGTGCAAGTCCATTATGTGCGCCATGATTTCAGCACCAGATGCCGCACTCATGCTTCGAACAGAAGCTTCGTCCAAAGAGCGCGTTACGGTTTGCCGGCCGGCAGTAGCGTACTTGTCAGCATTGGTCAGACGTGAGGTGATGCCAAACTGATTAAGCTTGGCGGAGCTTACACCTGAGCCGTCAGTCGCTGTCTTTTCCAGGTTGAGGTGGTAGATAGGGCCAATGAGGATATCTTCCTTGGTGGTGACCATGTTGCCGTTGTAATCTTCGTAAGTCACCGGACTCATTTCTGGACGATATGGACCTTCCGCAATAGCGCGGATGACTTCGTCCATCTTGTCTTGGCTTTCTGGTACCTTCTGCAGATACAGACCGTAAGCCAACCCTTCCTCACAGTTGCCATCGAGAATCACTTCAATCAAGTGAGTCAGATAGCGGCCAGTCGGCATGACATCATCACGCGTACCGCGCGCATACATCCGATCTTTACTCACGATCTTGTAGAAACCAAGAAGGTAGGCATAGTTCTGGAAGTTCAGCTCTGCGTTTGGTTTTGCATAGACGGCAGCTTCAACAGCAGCACGACTCACCACGCCCATGTCAGGGAAACCATAGGTACGGCGAATACGCTTGATCACATCTCGACCGGCGGCGCCCACCATTTGCTGGTGAGGGCGCCCAGGGTTCATCCGGTTAACCGTTGGGTTACTGAGTACTGCGATCTCAGCACGGTTACCGAACTTATCGATCGGCATAGATGCATCAGGCATTACAAACGAACCAACACCTTTAGCGCCGTTCTCATCCGTGTTCTTTGGACCTTCGCCAGCTTCTGTCTTATAGCGGTATGTAATATCTATCTTCCACTCATCGAGCAGTTCGCCACGGTAGTTCATCCGAACATTGAGCTGTTCGGCCTGGCTTTTCGGCCAGAGACCTTCGTCGATCAGCATGTGACCTGCACGAGGAATAGCCGCGTTAACCAAAGTGGCTAAGCGATCAGACATACTGGTGCTGTCATCCCACCGACCTGTACGACACACCGTGTGGCGAATCAGTTCGGTATTGAAGAGTCTGTCAGCTTCCCAGTACTTGCGGATCTGATGAGACATTTCTTCTGGCATACGCTGACTTGCCAACTGACTGTTGTGCATCACACGGATGTCAACGATCTCAGCGCCTGGATGGCCAACGACCCGATCATCCAACCAATAGACTGGCTTGAGCAACTGCTTGCGGGTCATGTAGACCGCATCCAGCCGTTCGTCATACGGACGGGTGGCTACCAACAACCCGTTGGTATGGATGGTTTCGCCGATGTCAGGAATGCATTTGAAGACAGTGCCGTTGCCATATGCATTGACCAGGTATTTATGTCGGCCGCATTCCACGCCACGGGATTCAAAGGCGTTGGTCTGGATGCGTTTGGTATACGATTCAGAGAAGATGATACTGTCGTTATCGGTCGCTGGGTGGGACAGCATGACAACGTTGGCTTCAAGCCCTGGCATGTAGTCACCATCGGCTGTAACAGCCGGTGAGCGAGCTACCTGGGTCCCTGCTGGGATATGAGCATCCTTAACGCTGACAAGTTTATTGTAAACCTCATCATCGATGTCAAAGATAAACCCAAAGTGCTGGTGCATGACGTGGAACTTGGCCAGCTCCATTACGTCCAGCATCCCGGTGCGGTAGTCTTCGAAGATTATCAGATCCAGCGGGTTGGCATTGCGACCATCTTTCAGATGCGTAAACATGTCATCCGTGAAACGAGGAATCACTGCGCGGATAATAACGTCTTCGGTAAAGGTTTTGTGAATTGTTCCTCGGGCAATTTCTCGTTCGAGCCCCGTTTGCTGACGCTTACGGGTTCGGCCATCTACAATCAACGACTGTGACATGGCGCCGGTATGCATAACCTGACGTACGGGCGATACGTTCTTGAAATGCGAATTCATACCGTTAAATGAAACGTATTCTGGGTGAATTGGATAGATTATATCCGACATGTTCAACTCCATTGGGCGGTATGGTACTACACATCTATGATGTGTGACTGGAACTTTACGAGGTCGAAATGACAGCGCTTGAAAAACTACGGATTGATTCTCCCGATGAGTACACGACTACTGAGGAATACAAAACCTTCGTCGAGTCGCTCGTCACCTTTTACAGAACGCACTCAACCACAACGTCATTAGTCATAGCCCCGGAAGATGGGTACCTGTACCAATTTGACATGGCGGCGTTCCTGCTGGATAACAACGTACAGCTTGAGGATCACGAGCTAATCATGCGTGTCAATGGGCTGACCTCTAATACCCAGATCGATGAAAATCTAGGCACTTTACTCATTCCAAACAAAGATCTTGTTGCGCGGATGAAAATGGTGTATCGAACACGCTTATCTGCAAATTAAAAAACAGGGTAGAAGAGGTGGGGTTACCCCCACCTCTCTATGCCGTTTACCAGCCGCGGCCGCCGCCACGACCACCACGATCACTACCGCCGTTACCGCCACCCAGCTGAATACCGCTACGTTCATGAGACTGACGTTGAAATGGATCACGGCCACGGTCACGATCATCACGACGATCGAAGTCACCGCGACCACGGTCACGACCGCTACGCAGGATTTCATCAACACTCATGGTGGTAGCAGCAGGTCGGCCGCGATCGTTATCACGATCATCTTGCTCGCGAGTGCGAGTAAAGGCATCACCACTGCGATTAACACTACTACCCAGGCTGCTACGGTCTTCACCTTTGCGGCTGAACGGGAGGTCAATTGCCCCAACTTTATCGGCACCTGCTTCAAATACCGACTTGCTGGACGGTTCTTCTTCTTCATCATCTGGCTCTGGATCGATACCAACGTTACCAGGCAGGGCTGGAACAGCCACGCCGTATTTCTCACAGAACTCACCAAACGTAGCGAGTTCGTCCGCCCATTCCAGATGGAACCGGAAGTCCTTGAGTACAGGACAAGCGGCACCATGTAGATCGATCAAGCGGTTCAGATGCTCGGCGATCTTGTGGAAGCTGATCAGCAGGCTTTCGAAATAAGGCGCATCGCCTTTCTTTACGTCGCCATCGAACATGCCAGATTCGCCGAGGACGTAGTTCAGCAGAGATACGATCAGTGCCTTGTCCTTTGTTTTACGCGGCATTGCCACTTCGAAGAACATGGTAGTGTCTTCGTTTTCAGCATCATCCATTACTGGAAATGATACTTTACAGCTGCGTAAAATACCGCCGCCCTGACTACCCTGGAGGAAAATACTGACCAGGCGCTTTTCCGGAATGTCGGAACTGGTGCGCTTGAGGATCTTTTCCAGAGTCTTGGTAGTGGTATCGTCGAAACCTACCAGGCTCTTCATGAACTTCGAAGCTTTGGTAGTCAGCGCTTTGTGGCGCGAACTGTCGGCAGTTAGCTCAGCGAGCTCTACGGCGATCAGTTTGTACAGGGGTTTGATGCGTTCGATGATGTAAGCTTTGAACGCGTTGAGCACAGGGGACGGACCCTGGTTGATCTGTTCGGACAGAGGGTGGAATGCCGTACGGGCAGTCCAATCGCCGTCGCGGACCAGTTCGCGGGTTGGGAGGCAAAGACGAGTGCCGCTCAGGGAAACAGGGTGAGCAGTATCACCCTGATTGTAAAACAGCAGACCCTGACCGTCTTTGTCAAACACCCCGACATCAAGCAGAAGCTTCGAATAGAAATCAATCAGCTTGTCGAGTTTCGTTGACATTCAATGGTACCTCATTTAAGAAATGTGTTACCAGTTCTTTTTGGCCGGAAGATCCAGCGAACTTGAACTGAGTGCGGTGTCAAGGGTACGGGAGCTTGGAGCATCGCGGCGACCGATCCCACCAATGCCCAATTGAAGCCCACCGCTACTGTTACGCAATGGATCTTCGATTGAGATGCGGGAGTGACCCATGCGCCGAGTGGCGAGATCGTTGGAGATATCGGTGAGGTTGGTACTCATCGAGTTCAACGAACCAACGTTAGTGTCCAGAGTTGGCGACATCAACGCAGCGCAATACGCCGGGAAGCTGTGGAACGATTCAGGACCGCCATCGATGCGAATCCAGATGTCGACATAACCATCGACGTTTGCGTCAATTTTTGCCTCGAAGTTGAAGATACCGCGAGACACTTCATGAATCAAGACTTCGGACACTTGGTGTTCAAAGTTAGGCCATGTAGCTTCGATATCCAGACCATCGATGTACGGTGATGGGACGCAGCCGGTGATACGGGACAGTTTGGAGTGACCGTACGAGTTAATCGTCAGCTTATCCAGCTTCGAGTACATGTTCTTGATCATCAATCCCGGCAGGGAGTTGGCGAGCGTGAGCGCTGCAATCGTTTCGTGATCATCGCCTTGCCATTGCTTGGTGTCGCTGTGGCGGTAGCTACGACGCACATCTGCCCGAGCAAAAGTTTCTTGCTCATTTTTAACGAACTCTGGATTCATCTCCATCAGTTCGCCATACGTGATGTAGCCAGAGTTCAGGATACGCGTAGACTCCTTGAGCTCTTCCAGGTAACGGTCAGCAGCCGGATCGTTTTCGTCAACACGGCCATAAGCCAGTTTCAAGTTACCCAGCTTGCTCGAACGTTCATCACCCAGGCCGTAAGGCGATGAAGATGGCTCGAGTCCAGCGCCGGTCGATGCGGAGACGTAGCCATCGAGAGTTCGGTGCAGGAAGGATGTCGCACTGTTATTATCCCGGCTGGACAACTTCAGCTGCTGAGTAAAGGTACCCACTGTGTTATTGGTGTTGGACTGAGGCTGCCGGCGCTTATCGTTATCATCGAAGGCGAAGTTATCCTGATTGTAACTCAGGGATGCCCCTTCTCGACGCAACAGATCTGTTGGTCGCTTGGACAGCGCACGGTCAGTGCCGCGCGATGCCAGATCGTCATGACCGAAGCCGCGAAGCGTATCGCGGTTCAGGATCAGGTCGCTTGACTTAATGGATGGCGTCCAGACTTCGGAACTACGACGAATGCCGCCAGACAGGTTGATGTGCGTGATCTGGTCGAAGTACAGTTTCATCCGTAGATCGAGCTTGACTTCTTTCATACCGATCAGAGAGAATCCATCGTAGTCTGTGTGGCCCACGATGTATTCGTACTCTTGGTGGTTTGGACGGCTGGATGTCTCAACCACCATGGAGAACATGATGCGCTTCTGATCCCAGCCGCCGTCGATCTGGGAAACGATCTTGGCGCGGTTGGTGGTATTCGGCGAAAGCAGAGACGATGCTACCTTTGCCAAACGTTCTGGCATGATGTTCGTCCCATCTTCAGTCAGCCGCGCAAGATCATCGATTCGACTGTTCTTCTTGTCGAAGTCGAAGGTGCGGATGAACTGGGTAGAGGACGGCGGAGCCTCCACAAAGTTTAGCTTAAGAACGCGCATGATTATCCCTCAGGGCTTAGCGGATTTAAAAGTTATTGATCTTGATGAGCATTTCACCCAGCTGACTGTTTAGGTCGCCGGTGACTTCAATACGACGGGTCTTATCAGACCGGTAGTAGCTCTTTGCAAGTTCAACAGGGCATTGTGGTACCCAGTCGTGACGATAGAAGTGTGGGACATGCTTCTCAACGTTGATGACACCGACGTTGGTCGACTGGATCGGATCACCGCGGCGAGGCTCTGGAGCCAAGTACGGATAGATCACATTAAATTGTTCCAAGATATCTGCTGCGATGGGCAATCGCCGCATAGGTTGAATCATTTCTCCTTCTTTAAGCTTAGCAATACGAGCCGTTGTCAGAATTGCCAATTGTGGCAGATTCCACTCCCACAGTACGGCTTGCACAACACCGGCCGCAATCAGACCAGGTATCCGGTCCATCAGCTCGATAGCAGTACCTACAATAACTGTGGAACACACTTGCATGACTAACCATTCCTGACCATAGGTCGGATCAAAGTCATGGAGCGTCAATGCATTTTGTACACACATCTCGATACGCTCATCCGAGAGTGTTGGCGCAATCTTCTTCGCAGCGCGCTGATACTTTTCCATGTACTCTTCGATGATTGCCAAATCCCCTGTGGAGATTTTGGTCTTCATCTTAAAGATACCCCAAACGCTTTCGTTACCTTCAGACGATGAGTCTTCTGGTTTCTTATCGCGAATGTTACTGGCGAACGCTGCCGGCACTCGGTTCTTATCACCGATGACGTAGTTGTAAATGATCTTCATCAAGTGGTCTTTGTCAGACACTGCCGACAGAGGTGCCACACTGACTTTACGGATCAAGGCAAACGATGCCAAGAACCCAGGAACGCCATCGGCCGAAAGGAACTTCGATACCACGGACAGTTCGTATTTGCTGACATCCAGGTTGGCAGCCAGGTAACGTTCAAGTCGATCGAACACAGGTGTCTTCATCATTGCCGAACCATACAGCAACTTGAAGGCATCGTACTCTTTCATCTTACCGTGCTCTGTTTCAGCAATCGGCAAATACCCGCCCCAGATAGGAATCATCAGCCGCAGGCCCAGCGCAAACGCATCCAGGTCGATGTACTCTGAACGCAGATACGTTCGTTCCTTATACAGCGGTGTTACTTTATCAGTGGTGATGTAATCGTCGGCCAGTTCGATGGGCAGTCGAATGTTTGGACTATTGACGATGTATTCACGCAAAGCTGCAAATGACACAAGCTCGTAAATGCTTTTAATGATCCCCGATAAATCTTCTCGTAATTGCTTCATGGCCGACAGACCAGAAGCGCCGATGACGTGGAAGCTAGTCAGCACGCTATCCAGGCGAGAATACTCACCGTACAGCGCATCTTGAGAAGCGGGTGGCAGTGTGGCAATCAGGGCATTGATCTCTTCAAAGAGTTCAATCTTAGTACCCATCTCGTTTCCATCATCGCGCTTGATTGCCCCAGGTTTAGTTGAGGTGTATCCGGCGGTGTTAAAGACAAGCTCTACTTCATCCCCGTGGCTTGCTTGTACGATCGAGAAACTCCTGACCGTAAAAGTCGCAATTTTGAACTCCATCAATTAACTCCAGGCGTAGGTCATCGGGTAAGTAATGTATTGCTGTAGAAAAGTAAAGGAAGATGGTACTCGGGGCATTACCATAGTCTATGGTGCTTCAGTGAAATCATACCAAGCGGCATAAACACCCTCAATCGCGGAAGCACGATTGAGGGCATTCTTTATGGCTACTTTGAGATCAAGTCCCAGGGGTCTGGTGTCTAAAACGGAACGTCTTCGTCGAAGCTGTCGAAGTCACCTTGTGGAGCAGGTGCCGGAGCCGGCGCTTGAGGACGCTGTTGTTGCTGAGGTTGAGGAGGTCGACTACCACCGCCACCGCCACCGTAGTTATTGCGACCGCCGCTCTTTTCCAATGCCTTGGCGGCACGTTCGAGACGCTTGCTTTTGTCGTATTCGGTTTCTTGCCAAGCGGTCTTGTACTTGTCGTAAGCAAACTTCTTCCAGAAACCAGCCCAGGTTACTGCAGCGATACGTGAGGCCATCGCCTTGTGCGCGTCACCGGCTTTAAGGATGCGGTGGAAGTCAGAGCCGTTGAATTCGAATTCCAGCTCTTTCTTACCTTTTGCCGCGACGCTCAATACCACCGAACCATCTTCACGCTTGGCCACTTGGAAGCGCGATACGTTGATGATGTCAGGGCTACGGATGGATTTCTTCTGAGTGTTATCCCAGATAAAGGGCTGACCCCAGTTGTCCATTTCGAAAGACACTGCGCCCGGCGCTTTGGAAACGGTATCGATCAGCTCCATCAACTCCATTACAGACAGGGCATTGATGGCGGTTTCGATCGAGATGGGGAACCCTTTCTCAGTCTTGGTGCCGGTGCTTACCTTGATCGAGAAGGCGTTGGTCTTCTGAATCCACTTGATAGCGAATTCGGGTTTGAAAGCACCTTCTGCCAGCGGGTGGGTGCCGTACAGTTTCAGGGTGCGCTCGTCCATTACGGTCGGGACCCAGGCTTGGCGTTGGTCGGACATGTTCTCTCTACCTGTAGGTGGGTTTAATCAAAGCATCTGTACATGGCGTAACTACTTACGGTACAAGTCTTTAACAAGTACCTCAAGTGCAGGATCTCGGTGCGCTTCGATACCACGGATAATCCAGTCCTTTGTAGAAGCCGGAGTCCACTGTTGCTTGATAGCGATCGAATACACACGTTGACGAATCTTGATAGGCATAGGTGCAAACAAAACACCATCGCCGAACATCTGTAGCGTCATCCGATCAAACGGAATGTTTTCAAACTCCTTGCCATCTTTAAGCTTTGTGTTCCACAGCAACGGGGGTTTAATAGCGCCGGTGTAGGATTCGAGCAATGACAGGGAATTAAACCTGTAGCGTTGAAGCAGGTCGATCGGGAAGTGCGTGACAATCAATGCATCGCCCGAATGATCTTTAAAGTTACGGGTATATTCTTCGACTGGTGGTGCTGACTTGAAATCATCCTTGATGTATTTGAGAATATCCTTTTCAATCCCCATGTAAGCAACTTGAAGCGGTGTCGTCGGGACTTTAATCAGAGCCCTTGTAAATTTGGTCTGCAGGTCATCGTAGGTGCAGGTGTAGAACTCAACACGACAGCGCCCATTGGAATGTTCAACGGCCAAGGTCTCCATCACACGCATCTCGCCAACCAAGGCTTCAGCGAGCGTATAGTTCTCCAGATGGACTTTATCCTCCTTCTCGAAAGACCCCAGCAGATTACGGATCAAGGTACGGACGTTGACCATGATCAGATCCCGTTTTTTAATCTCGGGTTCTGGAGCAGGTGCTTCCGGAAGGATGCCGATGGCTGATTCAAATGCCAGACTTGTCGCAATGGAAATTGGGAATTGTCCAACTGCTCGATTGGAGATCACTTCTCGTGATTTGTCTTGTGCCGCTGACATGATGCACTCCTACAGTTAGAGATTATCTAACTTGACCTCGATGGCCTTTAATGTTTCAGCTGACACATCTTTAATTCTAGGCATGATCAAGCCTTTTAAAGTGTCAGGTCGGATAGATGTCATAACGGGTCTTGAGATCAACTCCGTCGTATCTTTATTACTCTTAACCAACTCCGCCACTTTAGGCTCGATGCTAAAGTGTGGGAATTTATTCTTGATCCCCGGCATGCCGCTGTAAGCTTCGTCATTGCGACTTACTAACAGTCTTAGTCTACTGCCATCGGGGAGATGATTAAGAGTCTCCAGGTGGGCTATGACTTCGTTTAAAGGCAAACCCTGCATATCAACCGTCGAGAATATCTCGGCATTCTTATTGACGATGAAATGTTCTTCCAGAACACCTTCAGTCGGAGAGTAAAGTGTTTCAAGATGACCCTTGTCTTCCTCTTCACCATGCCGCAGTCGCTCTATCGACCCCGGTACTCGGATGATACCAGACTTGGCGTGAGTGTGGTGATGGCCGATGATGACCAGGTGTTCAACAATTTCGTGATACTTGGCTTCATCATGACTCACCACAGTGCGGATAGGCTCCTGGAAGTGGAACATACCGTGCATCACTGCAACCTTTACCTTATCTAGTCCCGCGAGCTTAATGACCTCTACGGCTTCCTTGTACGTAGTGTCAGCGACATGATTCATCTCATCCGGGATGAACAATGTATCGGGACCACCTGGATACAGCTTGTCTACCGTGATCTTATCGTAGTACCGAACATCTGCTGCAATCTTGGAGATCTTACCATTGATCGAGACAAACCATTTTGGCTGACCCTGGTCGTGACTCAGGGTACCTAGCAGCACAACAATAGAAACATTGTGCCGTTTAGCAAGCACGCACATATCCGTCATCCAGAAGGATACCAGCATAGCTTCTTCACTATCGTGAGCCAGGCGCTTATCAAACAGATCGCCAGAGATCACGATAGCTTTGTAATTGGGGAAAGTCTTATCGTTAAATAGACTCTCCAAGTATGCAATAATCTTCTTGGTCGGCACTCGGCGGTGACCTAAGTGGATATCGCTGATCCAAGCAATGTTTACCGCATCAGTAGATGAGGGTGTCTTCTTCGTCATCAGGAATCGCCTTACTTTCAGTGGCTGCCTTAACCGGGGCGCCTCGCGCTTTCATGATTTCATCGGTGTGGCTTCCTAGCAGTTCTACCATTGGTAAGTCATAACGCTGGTAGATGTAGATCATTTTATCGATCGCTGCTGTTTTTATCGCAATGTCTGGCTTTTCAACCACAAGTTCAAACAATGCTTCATCAATAGCGTTACCCTGACGGATCTCGCCAGCATCGTACATCATGCCTTGAGCGTGAACTACCGCGAAAGCTGATTCGCGGTTCTTTTCACCGAACTCTGACTTAGGGATCATGGGTATAAATGGAGGAGGGCAAATGAACAGCTCAACGTTCTTTGAATCTACGACGATGATTTCATTCTCCATGCCGTCGGCGATGTTCATCCACTGACCCACTTCTACAGGTATGCCCTGCACCCATGCCCTGATAATAGGCAACACCTTCGCTGTGAAGTACTCTTCAGGCACTCGGCGGATCATTGCCTGAGACATGCTCAGAATCATGTTAGCCGCATCATCCCAGTCGGTCAGGCCGGCTTTTAAAGCACCGCTCAAGTGGCTGTAGTCGAGTTCGTCTGGCTTATCGGTCATTACATAATCCTCAACTAAATAAATAGACGGAGTGGGCTTTCGCCCACTCCGTCTATGAGTTTTGTTATCAGTTACACTTCTTCAGGCTGTTGACTGGCGCCTGCAGCGTCTAGCAATTTACCGCCAGCGGCCTCAGTAGCTTCGCTGAATTCGGCAATAGCCTTCAGATGAAGGGCATCTTGAGCAGCTTGTTGCTCTTTGTTCAGATGTGCCATGTATGCATCGACGTACGATTCACGCGCAGCTTCGATACGCAAGCTATCAGTGAGATAGAACACATCGCCAGGCACGGCAGTTTGCGACAGGACCAGGCCGGAGGCTTTCTGATACAGGCTGTCTTCGGCTTTCAGCTTGGTCCAGATACCATCGAGTTGTTCTTCGATGAGTACGGTCAGGGTGCCGTTCAGGCCGCCTTGTACGGTGCACTTCCAGGCATCGTCGTAAGCTTCACGCACGACCACTGGCTTACGCTGTTCGCGGATGCGTTCACCAATCTGACCCAGCAGGGCATTGTGGCTGGCGGCGAAAAGGGTCTTGGCCAACAGAGCAGCATTGTCCGGGTTGGACATGGTTTCGCTGAACAACTCGGCGAACAGTTGCTTGAAGCCATCACGAGTGGTTGGCAGTGCGAATGGGATTTCTTGCTCGGTGACTGGAGTGGTCATTGGTACATCCTTAATAATGGTCAGGCGCTATAAATGGTCGTGCCATTTGACCGGTTGATAAGTTGTTTGAGCATGGAGTCTTTACTGAAGACCGAGTAACCAACACTGACTGAGTTACCTTCAATGGTCCCTTGCTCACTTACTATTGCGTTGATCTGTAAGTTAATACCAGGGTCGTCCTCTGCGGTTAAGTTAGTAACCTCCGCAAAGGCAGTAGTGAAGAATTTGGACAGGTAGTCCTGTAGGTCAGCCTGCATGGCCATCTTTGCTTCAATGGCATCATGCCCATGCATCTGCAAAGTCTTTGACAGAGAAACAATCTTGTCTCTGTATAGCGTTGACTGCTTGAACTTGGAATAGAAGTAGCAGCACATGAGGTAGTCAATTTTAAGGTTGATGTCCTCAAGAAACCCTTCCATTCCTAGAGTAGCTACTTTTTGGACCATGGTCATTCTCAAGTGGTGGTAGTAGACATCTAATAGACAAAAAAAAGAAAGGTGGGGTGTAGGGGTCTGAAGACCCCTACGTGTGTTGTTAGTCTTTTTTCTTTTCTTCAGTGCCAGTTTGCTGACGTTTAATAGATTTACCGCTGACGATGACCGACCGCGAAATTACACTTTGAAGCATGGCTTTAAGAATAGACACAATTAACTACCTACCGTTTAGACACCCACTCAATGCGGAAGGTGCCGATGTGCAGGGTATAACGACTGATCCCACCACCTTCTTTCTTGTTGCAGTAGGTAAGCGTGGTCGGCGTTACATCCGGATCAATGGTTTCAAGCAACGCGGTCATCAACTTGTGTTCAGGAGCTTCGTTATTGAAGTCCCTTATAAACACTTTGATGTCGGCAAAGCTGGTGACGTGATATTGTTTGAACTCTGGCAACGTGACATCGACGATTGGGAGGGATGCAATTGCCTTCATGTAGGTAACTGCTTTACCCAGATCCCAGGCATGGGCCATGTAGTCTTCTTTGGTCACATCGTCTTCAGTAACAATACCACGACGGTTGGTGTTGATCCAGTCGATGTGGATAACGCGCTTGCGGTATCCTACGCGAATGGCGCCGAACTCGGTGGTGATAATCCACCATGGATATTGTTCACGTAGATGGTCGTAGTCCGAATGGGAAGGCCAGTAATCATTGCGGATCTTTTCATAACCGCAGTTCTTCAGACCGGCCAGAGTTGCTAGCGAATAAACTTGTTGCTGATCCATGAGGTACCTACCTTTAAAGTTATGCCGTCAGATTGCTAGGCGTTATAATCAGCGTTGATGCAGCTGGAAACGGTCTGAATTCAGCGTAATTATCGAAGACTTCTAGCGTGCAAGATTCGTTGTCGGCGGCGAGGCTTACCAAACTATCACCCGATCCGCAGTACTCTTCAAGCGCAGGACATACCTCAGCTGGGCCTTTATAAAGAGTGCACAGCTTCACTTTCGGGAATTGAACAACTGCAGAAGTGCAACCGATCTCACCCATTTGTTCAGTACTCAACCGGCCATCGATCCGGGCCAGTTCTAGAACATTGGCAACCATTGCCTGAACTTCTTCAACCGACACGCTACCGTCGTAGGTAAGCTCAACCGGTACCATGATTTTTGTCATGTGTTGCATGGAGACTTCCTTTTATTCAGGGCGAATTTGATGGGATTTCACTTCGAACGAAAACAAAGGGTTGGACAAAGCGGACACTTCCATGGTGCGGCTATCACGGACAACCATGGGATCGCCTTCACGAGCCAGGAGGTAATCGGTTTGAGTACCGTCACGTTCCGTCAAATAAATATCAACTGCTGCAACTACTCGGTCACCGCCTTCAAAGTTGGGCATGAATCTTTCTTCCAGGAATCATAGGGCATAACGCCAGCCCGAAGGCTGGCGTTATGGTTGGTTACAGAGACTTACCCAGTGGACTGAATGGATCGAGCCCACCCAAGTCCAGCAGTTCATGAGCCCGACGTCGGTTTTGACGTACGATCTCACGTTGACTGTAGCGCGCAATCTGGTCACCGTTCTCATCTTCGGTGCCCATGCAGTGCCGCCAGGTGTCATTCCCCTCGTTGTCTTCTACAAAGCTACCTGTGATGATCTCACGGTTGGCTTGGTGCTCCAGGGCTGTAGCGAACGGATCTTCATCTTGATACAGATCACCGTAACCATCAGTACGACCTTGCTGGTGTAACAGTCTGATCCGAGAATCCGACATGAGATACCGGCGGTTGATGGCAGATGCATTGCGGATATCGTAGAGGTCATCCAGCTGACGAATAACGTTATTGTACCAACGATGTTCATTCCGGCTGTTTGTAGCCTCAACACGATCTCGCAATCCGGCTAAGTCAAAGGCTTCAATAGCCTCGAATGACTCTTGGGCGTAGGCCAATCTGAAATGACCAGACTCCCGCATTGACCGTTCAGAACGGTCTCTGAAGAAGCTTAAGTCAGACGAAGACATTACGCCATGAGTCCGGGCGTGCATGACATCTTCATCACAATCTACTAAGCGTGCCATTATTCCTCCACGGGTCGTGAGATTGCAACACCCTCCTCAAGACGAGCGTTAATCGTTGTAAGGGTGGGCGCAGGAATCGCTGCGTGGTTGCTCATTTTGAACGGATGTTTAAGGTCCATGATCCCGGTGTGGTCAGCCAACCGGTCATAGGCTAGGGCACATACGTTATCAAGTACCATCTGGATGGTCATGTAGTCACCATCGAAGTCGGCGTTACTTGATGTTACGGTCAGTGGACTGGTCGATGTCGACAGCTGGGTTGGGTTACGTTTGACCGCAGTGATGTACTTAAGCTGCGTACTACCCCGCATGAGAACGGGGAATCGCGTCCAACCTACCGGAATGCCTTTACCGCCTGGAGTTTCAGCGATTAACTCATCGATGATCATCTCAAGCTTTGGCTGCGTCCGGGTGATGTTGTCATAGACCAACGTCGAAATTTCGTTCGGCGTGTAATCATCCTTGAGCAGCTTGTTGGCGATATGTAGCTTCAGCATGAGAATACTGACACCCCAAGGGGTTTCAATAGAATCGTGCTTGTGGGGCCTGTGAAGCGGCGTGATCACTGTTCGAGCATTGAAGTGTGGGTCAGTGCCATAAACCAGCTTACGGAACACACCCGACTTGTCAAACAGATTCTTGCCTTCGTTGTCCATGTAATACTGGGTCAGCTTGGACAAGGATCGAGCTACACGTTTCTCAATGTCTTTCAGTGGCAGGTTCTTGCCAAAGGACACATTTGACAGAGAGATCAGTGCGCTAATAGCGGGCGCCATCCGAGGATCGGCAAATGTACGCTCGCCGACGTTCTCGATGATGAAACCAATCTTCGATGGAAACGGAAGATACTTACAAAACACCAAATGCCTGAACTTCGCCAAATATTTCTTGACGACGATAGACTGCTGAGCCTTGATGTAGAATCGACTAGCGCACAGCGCATCCATGATGTCATCGAAATGGTCATGGAAGTATTTCAGACCACGGTTTCGAGGTCCGCCCAGGATGTTGACAATGACAGCTTCTTCATTGCTATCGGCTTTCGGAGACCGATATCCTGGATCGATAATGAAATCGATTGCACTGAAACCTGATTTTGTAAACTCAAGCTTTAAGTGTCGGTAGACCATCAGGTTGATAAACCCAGGGATCTTTTCCGGTGCCTTTATCCAGATGATCGGTTGGATTGGCATTTCAGTCAGTGGTAAGACTGGCTGACCGCACTCCTTACAGATCGTGTTGATCCGACTACCGCGTGTTGTTGCGCCACATGCACACGATGGAACGTTACTGAACATATCGCCATCGTGACGACTGTACACCAGACGGCTGAATAGGTCACGTCCAGCTTCTGTAGACAGGTCGATGTCATTTGCCAAGATTGGCCTGACTTCTAGTGTCTTGTACAAGTCATCGAAATCAACGATTGAAGGATAGATACCCTTACGATCCTGATAACGAAACCGTGGTTCATGGACGTCGTGGGTGATTATTTCCACTGTAACTTATCCCCCTAACAACATAAAAAGAAAAAGTGAGCAAACAGGTGGATTGCTCCACCTGTCGCTCTATTGCTTTATGTTGCAGCGCTACTAGAAGTAGCTATCGCCCAGCGGGTTGGACGAACGATTGCCGAGGCCGGAGGCACCACTGGTAGTACGGCGAGTTGCGCCGATGTCATTGGTAGCCAGACCTGCGTAACCGCCCGATGCTGGACGACGGCGCGCCTGAGTGCCTTCCAGGGAGGTAGGTACGCAGGTCATGTTCGCTTGCTGCAGCGAGACGTTCAGCGCCTGAAGGTAGATTGGCGCGTAGCCGATTTGCTCGGCTGTGGTGACCGCGTGGATAGAGCCGTACATTTTGTTCAGCTGGGTGTAGCGTTCAGCCAGGTTGAACGCTACTGGGCGGCGATCGTCCTGGATGGTGAACTGGAAGTCCTCCATCGCATCCATGCCTTTCGCGCCGAGGCGCGACAGCACAGCAGGTACGTTCAGTTCGCTCAGAGCACGCTCACGGCCATCGGCGTCGATCCAGGTACCGACCAGAGTCGGGTTACCGGTCAGCACTACTGGGGAAGTAGTGTCGTCACCGCCCAGTTCACGCAATACTTTACGGAAGCGGGAACCGGTCAGGATATCGGCGCTATCGTACAGAGTGGAGATCAGGGCACGGCGCTCAACTTCGTTCTTCGCAGTAGCGATTTTCTCGAAGATGCCGATGGACCAGGCCTTTTCGCAGGAGCTTGGGGCCGAGATGGCGAACGCGATTTGCGGCTGCACTACCAGATCGAGGTACTTGGACAGATCGCCGTCCTGGATGTTCGGGGTCACTACCTGCATCAGGTGTTGACGCTGTTCATCGGTGACATCGGCGAAGTGCACCAGGTCCTTGATGTTGTACGCAGGCTTCAGGCCGGAAGGCATGGCAGCGCGCGGACGCAGGATTTCAGCCCAGCGGTAGTCGTTCGACAGGATGGCGGTGGAGGCGATTGCCAGTTGGGCCAGTTCCAGGGAGAACGGTACGCCTTGCGGCGAGGTGATGTTGTTGATGGTCAGTACCGCTTGGAACGGTGCTGGATCGTCGATGGTACGGTTACGGCTACGACCGAAGCCCAGCGAGTTTTGCTTGGTGGACTGATCCAGGAACAGGTTCAGGCCCATGCGTACTTCGGCCAGCGGGGTACGGTTGTAGTTACCTTCTTCGTCAGCGTCAGCGGCCGAGTACCAGATGGTCATTGCCACGTCGGACTGGATTGGCAGGCCCGAAGTATCCAGCGGTTGAGCGCCGGAGAAATCGAAGCTGGCTTCCAGTCGGTCACGGCGACCGACGGCATCAGGGTTGATACGCTTTTCGCCCGAACGTTTACCGGTCAGTGCGTCGGCCATGTTCTGGCGGTAGCCGCAGATAGCGTCGAATGCGTTGTCGAAGATACGCTCGATGATGCCCACGCCTTCTTTCTCGTTCAGCGACGCAACGGTGGCTTGGGTAATCACTTGGCGACCGGCGACGACGACGGTACTACCCGGCAGTGCTGCGAGAACTTCTTCGCGGATGGCTTTGATGTACTTCTCGGTCAGGCGGTCTTCCGGCAGGTACAGTGCTTCGTAAGTACCTTGGGCGTCAGCCAGACTGCGGGTAGCCATCGGGCCAGCCGGTTCGATCAGCGCGACGTAAGTGATGGCGTACTGCTTGCCGGCGATGTTGGTCGGCAGAGCGACCAACAGGGCGGACATTTGGCTACCGATGCGCTGGCCGACCAGTGGGATTGCTTTGAAGCGGCTGCTGCTGATTTCATCTGGAACGCGGCCATTGGCACGGCCTTTGGCTTCGTCGAAGGTCTCGATCATCAGCGCCAGAGCGCCGTCGGTCAGACCACCGAGGGAAGGACGGTTCTGGACGTTGCCCAGATCGGCCAGGGTCCAGCCAGAAGGTGCTGCACGTTCTTGTTGTTGACGCGGCGCTTCACGTTCTTGCGAGCCTTGATTGCCGGTGTTCTTGTTGGAAGGTTGGTCGTTCGCATCGTTAAACAGGTTGTCATCGTTGCTCATGCTTACTCCTAGGATTGCATTGTGCGATTGTGGCGGTATGCCTTTGACGGTTCCCTATCGCTTCGGGAATTCCCAATGCAATTTGAATACGGCCGTATCCATTTGGGCTTTAGTTCCCCAGCTCATCATCCGGGTACCCAGAGACTTGCGTCACTGGTTGCTCAATTGATACCGTTGCCATGTGAATAAATACAAAGCGGCGTACGTGATCAATTCAGTAATGTATCATCTTCAATTCTTTGAATCGTATTTCAAAGACCCTACGACTATTATGAACTTAGACAGCAGGGGCTCAAGACCCAACCAGCACAAAGCAGGTTGGTTTGTCTACATATAGTAGATACCTCTAGTAACTTTTTACAATGGCCGGGATCTTACCCATGTACAACATCCTTAATCCAAAGAATACGTTTGATGCTTCGGCCTTTCAGTTTGCCAAGATGACCTACCTGAACCAACGGGTAGATGAAAACTATCAGAAGCTTGTAACTGAACGCGCCATGCTTCCTGGCCGTGTAGACAGCTCACATCTGTTATTCAAAATCCTTAGTGCCTTGGCAATCCCCTTTGATGGTGACATGCCGAAGTACATGCAGCGCTGCGAAGCGGCTGAGTTGCGAGTTGTTCCTACTTTAAAGATGACTGCCAGTTATAGTAAAGGCCGACTCTTTACAGAAGGTGTCTTCTATAGCGACTGCCCGGAGATCATTATCAGCGCCCGTAACCCACGGTTTAAGATGATGGACTTGTGGACTGACTGGCGATCAGTAGAACCGGTGTGGGTTGTTAACCACCCTATCTCTGACATGACGGTCATTGAGTTGGGCGTGATGAACTCTGTTACTATTCCTCGACCTGACCTTGCGGTGATTGCTATTGATATCCCGCTGTTGGCAGCTAAGTGGAGGATGTTCAAGTCTACGTTCCCTGATAAGAACGTAGAAGCCTACGTTTCGGGGTTTGTGTTGCCGCAGATGATGAAGAGCCATTTGAACGTTGCGCTCTTTAATAAGCTGATGGTCTATCTGGGTATTCGTGAAGCCTGTGTCGTCAAGAGCAACCTTCCCTTCGCTCAGAACTCTGCAAACATCCCTGCAGACCAAGTGATTGATGAGGTAGCCAATAAGCTGTCCGGTAAAACGATGACGGGTAATCAGATCCTTTCCAGCGTTCCTGCAGTTTATGGCGAGAACTATTTGAACGCTGTGGGCCTCCCTCCAATGCCGCCATCTGACCAGGTTCTGTGGGCACTGATCTCATTGAAGGTAGACCCAGCGTCTGTCGTACTGGCCGTGGGTAAGGCCGCAGGCTATGATCGGATGTTGCACGAGATCATGGTTATCAAACGTGGTCTGACCATCAACCGTGAGGACAAGATCTTCTCTAACGGTTTGACGACAGCAGCGGCTATCTTTCTGGAAGGTCGCTTAACCGAGATGGTTACTGACCAGATACCAGCATAAATACAGGCAGGGCATTGCGCCCTGCCTGTATGCCGCTTATTTTTTAGCTTTGTCAGGATCGGTCCAACCCGCACCACCCTCACTGCGTGTAATCCTGAAATGCCCAAGACCCATGGCTTTTGGCAAAGGACCTTCTGCAAACACAATTGGATAACCTTCCGGTAATGGCGGCGAGCCTTTGACAATGGTCTTTAAAGAAACCCAAGGGTTTTTTATGAGCCAGTCAATCAGACTATCGTTTGTAACCCAGGCGTCCTTTAAGCTATCCATAGCTTTTAACGTATCCTTGAAATCCAAACAGTCCATTGTTGGAGCATCATCTGAAATGTGTTCCCGATAGAAACTACCAAGACCTGGAAACGTAGCAGTGTCTCTCAAGTGCGCCGGAAACAGTCCATGGCGCGGAGCTGGCAGATCACGACTAAGATCAGTCACTACCATTACTGGCTTGTGATCTGCGGAACTCTTGTCACTGGCGGGGACTTCTACAACATCAACTCGCTTCAGGCCGATGCGGCCCCGAGTCTCAATAAAGTCAGCGGCTTTACGCAAAGCACCGTGTGCGGTGTCTGAAACCACACACAGCTGTACCAACACAGGTTTAACATCTTCTGGATGCTCACCTACCATGTTTTCAAACAACATCGTTGCTTTAAATTCACTCATGTCTTCAAGCCTCCTGTTCCAAAGACCAGTCGCTGGGGAAACACTTAGGGAGGTTAGGAATGTCGTCCCAGAAGATCTGCTTATTGTTTTGCATGTAATGTTTCATGCGCAACATGATCCCATCCACTAAGGTCCTGTCTACGCCGGATTCCTGCAAAGACGATTCAATTGCTTTAACCGTCTGGAAATCGTACCACTTGTTCTTTCGGGCTTCTTGAACAAAGCTTATCCAATCGATTACAAAGCGGTACTTTACCATTACCAGATAGACAGCAACTGTCCACGAGACCCCGTGGGTTGTTTTCAGATGGAAGAACTTATCACCTGGGTAGGCGACGTATTGGGTCTTTGCCAGTGGATTATAGATCGGCTCATCTGGTTTTGTTTCGCCCTGTAACGATTTTGGAATCTGAATACTTACATAATCATCTTTCATGCAGTCATCCTCAAGAAGTCGTGAACAAGGCGATGATGGTTACGGTCAACGATAGCAAGGCCAGTAGACTCCAAGAGGCGGTAGAAACCACTATTGATCTGGTAGGCCAACTTGCGTACGTTAGCAGCTTCCTGAATCTCCACAGGTAGTCCACTGTTACGCACAATCTGAGTGGGTAAGTACATGGTGGGTAGTTTGTCACGACCTGTTCGGCTAAACCATGCAATCATCCGATTAGCCAGTTCTCGGTCTTCAATGCTGTCCAACCATTCCTTAGTCAAGGTCTTGTTAGTCAGCTCAGTTGTTACCTTCACCACTGGGAATGGTGGCTGTACGGAGTCACCGTATTTAGGGGCAAATACTTCTTGCCACAGTTGAAAGTGAACGATCTTGTCACTATTGGGTTTGATCTGGGCTGACTTGAGGTACTTATACTCACCGCGCTTGATAGACCGAATGGTTTCAATCTCACGTTCGGCAATAGCGGTCAGCATAGCCTTAGCGTTAAGCTTACGACCTTCGTTAACGGCATTGAGGATTTCTTCCATTAAGTCGCTCATTGCATCCAGGGTTTCTTTAGGCATGGTCGATCCACGCAGTTCTACCCCTTTGATCTCAAGCGCCATCTTCTCGTAAACGTTACCCTCACGCATCGAGATCAGTGAGAAGTAATGCTTAGCCAAGTTAGTCAGAGCGAATACAGGGAATGCGTATTCGTTCTTCATCGCAAGGCGGAAGAGGTTCTTCGCTTCCACACCCACGTTAGCTGACAACATAGCCAGCGAGTGAGCGATACACTGACACGCCATGTAGGTGGTCAGATACCAGATACGGTCCTGAGTACGCCCACGCACCAGATCACCCGAATACCACTTCACCCAAGACTCACAGGTAAAGATAGAGGAGTCGGTATCGGCCGCCAGACATGCACGGCGCTGAATGCCCTTCAGAGACGCTACAGTGGGTGGTAAGTGACGTGGCACAAAGAAGGTGGAGATGAGTGGGCGGAACCGGCTCATCACGTCCTTAAAGCGTCGTGCTGTTTTACCAATCACTTGCCAACCAGCAGGATCATCGACCTTAACCCGTTTGTGGTCAGAGCCGATCATGATGTCAGCGCACAAGGCATTGATGTACGCCACGTCTGTTGAGTTCATTGTTTTGAGCTCAGCGTCGGTATTTACTTCAGGCATTGTGGAGATATCATCAATGATCATCTCACCCATGAACTCACGAATGATGTCAGGGTTGTACTTAGCCAAGTGGAACATGTCACCCGAATAGGTAACGATTGCACGTTCCAGATCGGTCATGCCGGTAATGCAGTCACGAATGATGGCGGACTCTTCTGGGGACTCCCAGTACAGGCTAGTCGAACGCTCAACCATTGCCAGCACGTCATCCACAGACGGATAGACTAACTCGTACATGTCCATAGCTTCTTTAAAGCGATCTTTGTCTTCCATCGTCAAGATCGCTACCAGATTCGCTTTTGCTATCTCTGGCGTGTGGTAGTGTTTACTCCCCGTCAGGAACCTCTCTACGGTACCGTTACCATACCCTGCTGCAGCTCGGCAGAGTGCGGTGAGGCTGTAGTGACCAGTAGCTTGATAAAGAGGGTTGCCTTCTGAACCATGCTGTCCAGAAACGGCGTTGATTCGAATCTTCCGGGCGTTTTGGTCATAGTCGGCAAGAGCGGACTTAAGCAACTGACCTGCTTGTTTAAGCACAAACATGTTAGTCTTAGACTTCTTACGCGCAGCGATGTTATCTTCTTGCCATTCAGCAATTGGAGAGAGTTCATCTTCTGCTTGCTTGTACGCGACCAGTGCGGGCGACAAGATCCAGTTATTGTCGATGATCTCTTCAATGTAGGACAAGAACGTAGTCTCATCCTCGATACGCCAGCCTGGGCCTTTACGCAGCAAACGTTCCAGAGTTGGGTCCTTAATTCTCCATTGCGGGTCTTTAAGTTTCTCCAACATCCATTCGGTTGCTTGCTTGTGGCTGATTTTTAGACGCAGGCTGATGTACTTTGAAATTTGGTCGATTACGGCTGGCTTGATGTCGATGTCACGTTTGTAATCGGCGTGATCACGAATGAACGGATTCTGACTGGTTGACATTTGACTATGTCCATGGGGCTAAGGCGTATGTAAGATAGGTAACCCAAGTAAAAAAAGAAATGGCGGCATAACGCCAACCCCCTAAGGAGCTGGCTTATGTCGGAATTAAATAGCTTTGAGTGTAAAGTTTTCGATACCTGATGCCACTGCCATCGAGCGCAGTGTGTCGAGCTGCGCTGGTGTTGGGGCAATGATGGTCATCATGTAGTTCGGTTGACCGTTGTTGACGATCGAATCTTCGCGTACCCAAGGTACCCCCAGATAGACCCGTTGCTTTTCAGACCCGACGAATATAGCGTAACTATAGTCAGTGTAGGCTTCTGGCTTAGGGTCTGGCAGGTAAGGTTTGTTTTGTAAATGCAGACCAACTGCGTCCTGACCCAATGCCATCATGGTCACGGCGTCAACCATCCCAATGAACTTCATGTGATTGTACTTGACGCCGGCGTATGTTTCAAAGCTTAGCGTAGCATTCAGGGTTGTTGAATCGAGCTTCATGTTCTGGCGTCCCGAGTTTAAAGAATACAGACTTACCTGTATTATTCACCTCTAAATAATCAGCCACGTAAAAATCATCATCACTAACCCGAATTACAAATGGCCTGTACATCATTAGCAATGCTTGAAGTGTTTCATCTGAAACGAAGTCGCAAATGTCTTCTACCGCATCTTGCATGTCGCTTGGTGTCAGAACACTACCCAATGCCCGCAACAGTTCCTGACGATAAAGCCGGCGGTCATGCATCAGTTGCAATTCGAACCGAGCATCGCTGATCGGATCATCGAAGTATTCGTAGGTGAGCCTTTCGGCTACCAGCTCTTCAATCTTGGCCGCCAAGCCTGGGCAATAACCCACCGTTCGCTGATAATCCATTCCCCACTCCCCGACCATTTACTTTTACCAAGACCAGGCATTCAATCATTCCACGGCCGGTATCTTCGGTGTACTTAACACTCATGTCAATAATGCACTGGTGTGTCAGACCCTGTGATTTGATTTGAGTCAACATGCCCGGATACAGCTGCCCTACAGCATTGCTCGCTAAGATCAGCGCGTCCTTTGGAGTGCCCGCGTACATGTTCTTCCAGAATACATCGACAACTGCCTCAATATCAGAAGAACCATTTAGGAAGAAAGTGATGATTGATTCAACCTTGTACCCCAGGTCCTCTACCGAACAGTCGGAGTTATCTACAAACTTCCCAACTTCGTCTGTGAAATCAAACAGATACGTTTCAGTGCAGCGTGTAGACTCTGAATCGAGTCTGGGCCTTAAAGACTGTGAGTTCAGTCGGTTCATGTTTCTCGACCTCAAGTGTGGTAAGCACACCCAATGAATAACCCGCGTTAGAAAGAACATCTTCCAACACACTATACAGAGTGCGGACAGGTGCTGAATCGCTAAATTCTTTTAACAGCATCTCATGCGGGGGCCAGACTGGTACAAGTAATGAAATAGGAATACGTTCAGTGACGTCAGTAGCCACATCTTTCAAAAGCCATAGATACGTTTTAATATCAGCTTCGCTGAATGCATTTAGGCGTGAATCATTGACTAGGAACGCTGTATCTTTCTCTACCCTTACGAGCGCTTTCATAACCACTCCAGAATCACTTCACCAAAATCGTTATCGACGTTACAGGTGATCTCATTCAAGATCTGATTTTCTTTAATCAGCTCCGTCATGATCCCGCTGTAACCGAAGATTTCCATAACGATATCGGTGTATTTTTCAATGTCTTCGCCACTGGCGCGATACGCCCGGCGTAAGAACTGTTCCTGTACATCATTTAAGAACTGGTGTTGGTCGTTGATCTCGGTCGCCCAAAACGTAATGAGCTTTTGTAACATAGGAAGGTTAATGGAACCTCCCTTAGGTGTATCGAAGATAAATCGGTTTGACTGCATGGGTACCTCTTTAATATATCCCGAAGCCAATCGTGTTAAAGAAAGTATCTACCTTCACATCGTAGGTAATGATTTCATCAATCTCTAACAACTGACGTTGCACATCTATGGAGCTAGAAGTTAAGTCCCGGTAGCCTGACCGCTGCGGGTTAGCCAGCCGATAGAAGGCTTCGATGATTTCACCATCCCTGAATAAGGGTCGGTCTTGTTTGAGATCATCGAGCATCAGATCCAGTCTATCAAAGTCGGCAATCAGCCAGTAGTGTAGTAATGCATCAACCAGATCAGACATAGCGACCGATCGGTCTTCACCACAATACTCATCTAAGTGCATAAGGCGATCAGCGACCTCTTGCAGGTCGCTGATCGCCTCCTTGTCTAGGTTGATAATGAAAAAGGGCATCAGCGAATCCTCAAGAAATCTCCACCTGAGGAGATCTCGACATGAAATATCTCATCAAGACCCACCCTAAGATCATTGGGGAGTAATTTCTCCAGGGCTTTAAACGTTTCATCATGATGCCTGTATGTCTCTTTAAAGACATTGCCCAGCACCAGCATTTCACCTAAAAGGTTTGACGCCTCATTAGGTTTGGAAAGACCTGCGTTTGTAACAAGGCGGTCCATTGCATCAAGTGCTGCTTCATTGTTATCATCGTGCAAGATGTTTGCCACAACGATACCCATAGCGCTAGAAACAAAGTGATTGCGGTCGCCTTCGGGGATGTAATCACCGAGTCGGTCGATAGACTCGGCTATGTCGCTTCTGATTTCAATGATGACTGACTGTGTCATTACGTCAGCTCCTGGATATTGATAACTGCAAATCTGTGGTCGAGTAGCTCGGTAGACAATAGACGGCCATAGAAACTAGGGATGGGGCTGTCTTGGTGTTTCATCACATCTCGTAACAATGTCCTTAGGCCATGATACTGGTCAATCAGACTATCGCCTTGATAGTAATACCCGCACTGATTAAACCAGGCCCGCATATCGTAAATGATATCTTCATCCCAAATAGCTGCTTTGACCATCGCATTAAACAACACCGTATTGTCGACCCCCAGATCTGGGAAGCCGAACCCTATTGGGAGCTGAGCGTCGGCCAGATCAATTAAGAAGGTCCTTACAGTCATGAACGATCCTCAGTCGGATACACCGTGATCTTAGCGAAATCGTCTGTCACCACGACACTGACCCAACGGAATGGCCGGATGGCTATCAGATCGGCGAAGAGGCTATTCATTGCCTCAGCGTGATCCATCCACCAGGTATCCATGTAGAACCCTAGCGGGACATCATCAGCAGGGTTGGTCGAGAACTTCTCACCTAACCTGGTCCACTCCGTAGCGTCATCAAACAACAGATAGGTAAGTGACGATTTGATTAAAGCGTCTTGTGCAATTAAGACCTGATCAGAAAGCTCGTCTACCATCAATTCCTTGATGTCGTAAATGAAAGTCCGTGTCAATGGACCGCCATTCTTCGAGGAGTCGTTCAACGTCTCTTGAAACTGGCTGTCCATCGGCTTTGAGAGAGTCGATGTATTTGTCAAATCTTTCTTGGCCATAGCGATTATCCAATGTAAATATTTGAACAACCATGAATTCTGTTTCTTCTGAAAACCTCACCTGGCCAATGATGTTATCGGCGCCCGCTAGTTCATTTAAAGACTGTCTGAATTCGTGATCATAGCGGACTACAGCAGACAGCAGGGCGTTATACTCATGCGTTGACTTGGAATAACGGTTACAGATGGTGAACAAAGAATCTGTGCACTGGTTGGTGATGTGATGAACAAGGGACTTGACCAGCTTGTAAGCATTCTGCCTAGGCTTAAAGCAATCATCGTAGCGGTCTTCCAGCAGGGCTGTCAGTTCATTGACCTGGGATTCTACATCCAGCGTAACGAACTGGTTACCACCTTCTAACCTCGTCACGTAATCCATATTCCTTAGCATGATGTTCCATCCAATCTTTTACACGAAAATCTTCATCTAACTCAATACGAGCAAATGATCCCATTATCCTCATGGACACAATGCGCCACGTCGGTAAGTCTATAATGTTTTCAAGAAGTCCCGTAATGTGATCGACGATGTCTTGGATAAAAAGCCACCCACCTGGATAGTCTGGGATATCCATCATTGCCAGATAATGCTCTTCTGGCGGTTGTAGATGAACCTTTGTCCATTTCATGTTCATTGTCAAGGTGTTGTCAAGAATTGACCCAACACACTTCTCAACCTTATCCTCGTCTATACACCTTCCGGGCATGTTGCGACTAATGGTCTTGACGGTCCAGCGGACTATCTCGCTGAAATCAATCAGCTGGGTGTCGCCGGTAGCGGTTAACTTCATTTGGATCTCCGATCACCAAGAATCCATCATCCGACAGATGAACTGAGAAGGTTGGGCTCTTTGCTCCATTGAGCGGCATTTTAAACTCGCCCGGCGCCGGCAGCGTACCGATCAGATCGTAGCCAAGACCATCCATGGACTTAGCAAACGACAGTTGTTCAAAAGCACCACCTTTTGACTTACCGAAGTCATGGAGCAGTCGAGTGCTGATACACTGCACGTCCCATCGGCGACCATAGGTCCTGGCTACCCAGCTTTCCATTACGGGTGCATTGAAGCCAACACCTTCACGTTTGCTCAGCCTTTCAAGCACTGGGTTTACATCAATCAATACAGCTTTCATAGAGGTACTCACTCTCCGATGACCACATTATCTGCTGATTCTGTGGAAAGATACAATTAAAGGCGCTACAGACGACCTATCAGCGCTATACGGATCAAGACCCTTACCCATGTACCAAAAAGAAAGTCAACGACCTTAGAGAGCATTTAAGCTCTCCGGTCATTAGGTTCAATTGTCATAGTCCCATGGAACCGCGGGACCGCCACCACCCATTGACGTAAACGTATTTACGGTCGAGTCAGGAGTGGGGTTGACAACCTCATGAAACGAGCTGTCGTATTGTTCTTCTGGGAACTGGTCATGCCAGCTATTGAACTGACAGCGATAACAAATAAGGTGCCCACCGGAGCATGGAGGGCATGCCTTCATGTGGTCCCGTGTATTACAACGTTCGCAGCGGAAAAACAAGGTTGACATTATAGATTCCTCTATTGATAGTTAGACAGCATAAACGAGGCGGGTTTCCCCGCCTCGCATTAACGGTTGTGTTGCTTAGAACACCAGGCCGGTGCCTTGATCGACTTTGACATCGCCATCACCGACAAGACTGGTTTGACGCTCAACTACGCGCTGTTCGGATTCCAGTTCTTCACGACGTTTCAGAAGGTTAGACAACACGCCCTTCAGACGCGAATTGCTGACTACGAAGTGGAAAGACTCCTTGTAGCGTTCTGCGGCTTCCATTGGCAGATAGCCGGACTTGCCATAGGCTGGATTGATAGCCGGGGTGATGGCTTCTTCGTTACGCAACAGTGCGATGTGTACGATCGGATTGGTGCTTTCTTTCACCAGCTGCTCTTCGTTGACGTATACATCCAGCATCGACAGCGAAGGCTTGTGGTGAGTAACGGTGTGGTAGTCGATCATGTTGCCAATGTCGGCGCCGTCCAGCTGGTTGTTCTTGCCGGAGCAGAGAAGGGACAGGGCTTCCATGATCATCATCGGCACAACGTTGTTGCCGGCGTTGTTTTTGGTAGGGTCGTTTTCACGATACGCCATGACGACGGAGCGCCCAACGCGGTTCACTGCCATTTCCAGGCCGGTGAGGGTAGCGATGGTGTTGGCGGTAGCCTTGAGAGAACCATGAGTGCCGATGACGATGGCAAACACTTTCTTCTTGGACTTCAGCAGTTCTTCCAGAATGATTGGACCGGCCACACTACCAGTACCGCCGGCGGCGGAGAAGATCACGATGTTGGTATCGCCTGGTTTGAATTGGTTCAGGATAGCCGGCATGGCTTCCATTACAGCCTTGGCGTTACGTGGACGGTCGGAACCAGAACCATCAGTGCCTTCCAGAACGAAAGTATCGGCTTCGATGACGTCACGCAGGTTAGCGATACTGGTGTCGATGAAGCAGTACTTCTCATCAGCCATTGCATCAGTGTGCTTCGGCGTATCCGAGCGGTGGGCGCGCAACAGGTTGACCGCGGTACCGCCAGCGGCGTAGAACGTCAGGCTGCGGGTTTGAGCTTGGATCAGGTTACCAGTTGTCATTGTTGCAGTTCCTTTCTTTGCTGATATGAATAAATAGTGGTGTGTCGGGAGTAACGAGTTATGACGCCGATTACGGTTGCAATCCAGCGGGTTCTTCGCGAGATCCCAAGGGAAATTTTAAACCAGGCTTTTTCTGCTAAACGATACGACCCTACACGTCAGGATCGTTATTTCGATAACGTTGACGCTATCTCACTGGATGAGAAGATCCGTGAGCTGGTCATCGAAGGTCGCGTCGCGATCGACGTAAATCTTGTCGGTGGTACGGAAGTCTTATTGCCGATGAACCAAGCTGAACGTGAATACGTCGATAGCTGGAACATCATTTACCGCTTTCCTCCTAATGTGTTAGGTAACCGCAAGATCAGTACCGTGCATGAACTGATCTACGGTCTGACTCAGGCATTGACTGGATCGACTGCCACTGGGTTTGACTCACGCAGTTCCGGTATGCTTAAAGATGTGCGCAACATCATCAGAGCCACCAATGGCGTGGCAATGATGGGTACGTCTTACGTGCAGCTGCTTAACCACAACACCATCTTGGTCAATGACTCAAACCAAGTGATGGGCGATGCGGCAGTACGATGCACGGTCAGTCACGAACCCAACTTCAATGATATCAAGCAGCCTTATTACCGAGACTTCGCTGAGATGGTTGTGTTGGCGGTTAAGGCTCATGTCTACAACACACTCATCATCGACCTTGATGAAGGTTTCATCCGCAGTGGTGCGACCCTGGGTCGTGTCCGTGAGATCATTGACAGCTATGCTGACGCCACTACCATGTACAACGAATTCGTTGACGTGAAATGGGCTAAGCTCGCTATCATTCAGGATGTGGACAAATACCGCAAGATCATCAAACTCAACCTCGGTGGCAAGCCACGTATGTAAAACAAGGGCACTGTCCTACAATACAGTAATGTATGACGGTATGGATTTACAATTAGATTGCAGAGGATCGACGTGGTTTTCCACGTCGGTCTTTATGCTGCATTATGCTGAAAGCAGGAGTTCCAATGTTTCAGCATCGCTGGCTACCTGATACCCTTCATCCTTCAGGTAGTTACTCATCTCACCATTACCGTCATCAACCATGAACAGTACACCATCTTTATTTTCTGGTGCGTTGTCTTGTGGTTGGATCACCGTCACTTGCTTAAACAAGTCAGTGTCTTTGAAATCAGGTACGTAAACACCGTTCATCACGTTGTTCACTGCATTGTTACCATTGAGTGACATGTTGCCTGGCATGATGCCATCAGACACACTCTCAAGGCTCATGTCGATGCCTTCGTACCGAAGGCGTACCTTGAATCCACTCTTACGCAAAGACTCTGCCACGTAGTGGAGATTGTCTTGGTACTGACTGGAAGTGGACTTGAGGTCAATCATGACATTACCCTGTTCACGTAGACCAGGTTCACTAGCAAGACGAATACCATCATTTTCAATTTCAGAATCATCGAAGGCATTGCTTTCGTCTTTACTCAAAGACTTACCTTTAGACTTAACTTCAACAGACAAAGATGATGCATTAAATACATCACCCAAGAATTTCGAATAAGCTTCCATCAGAAAGATTCCTATTAAGTTAACATCTCATTGGTTTGTAAAAGTGGAGGTTGTAAACCTCCATCCTTATTCTGTTCTTGATCTGCTTTATAAAAGCGGGAGGTTGAAGACCTCCCTTCTCTTGTTCTTTTGATGGTATCTTTGATCTATTGCGTCATAAGGGACTGGGTATTCTCCCAGTCCATTGTTAACTAATTCTTTATCTTGGAAAATAGGATCTGTTAATCATGTTAAAAATAACTTCCCTAGTCGACTTCGTCGACTAAAGATATCCTTGTTCATCATCGCTTCGCTCGACTCTCTGCGGATGCGTCTTACTCCTTCCCTACCTACCCCCGGATTTTACTCCGTAAAATCCACCCCCTTCCTTCCCTTCCTCAAGAAGTATTAGGTGGCGAACATAAGATACACAGGCGTGTAGTTTAGTACAAAAAAAAGAGAAGATGGCATAATACCCAGCCGAAGCTGGGCGTCATGTTTGATACGTTACAGGAAGGCTGAAGCGAGTTTTGCTATACGTTCCAGTTGGACTATGGAGTTGGGGAAGAACGTCAGCCAGACAAGGCTGTAGAAGATCCACTTGAACATCTCTCCGAAGTTGAGTTCCAGTTTGACTGATTGCATTAACCACTTGACCCATTTGTTGACGGTCTTGTGGGTTGGCTTCAATCGTTTATACCACACAGGCTTTATAGTCGGTGCCTGATTGACTCTGTTGTTTTTGTTTTTACATTTACTCATAATCCCCTCGTTGATTTATAAAGTGGCGCGCAGCGTGAACTACGCACCGGTTATTACTCACATCCTTGTGAGGTGTTGCCATGAGGCGACTCAGACTAGAGTCTTGTATTGATGCCTCGGTTACAGCTTCACATCACCGGTGTTATCGGGATGCTTTACCTTTTCAGCGTACTCTTTGTAAATCAGAGCCTCTTCAGGCGTCAGACTGACGACGTGATCGAACGCGCACGTTACGGTAGACAGAACAGGATGGATCAGAGTGCGCTGTTTCCACTGATCATCCGCTTCATCCTCTTGCTTAGGCATGATAGCCACAACCCGAAGATGGGTTTCGAGTGGCATTTGTTTGGCCAGTTCTGCACCCACCCCTGCTCTCGCTAAGCCTGGGTATTTGGCAATATCCAAAAGTTCAGTAATGTCGACAAACTCCATTTCCGGATATGCCGCCTTTACATGATCCATGTCTTCTTGCTTTTGTGCAATGATCAACACTTCACGCTTGGTCATCTATACGTCCTCTAATAAATGGATTTAGAACTACCCCAGATCGCTCAGATCCCCCACTTCACGATAGTGATAGGACATGATCAATTCGAACTCATCCGTATCCAGGTTGAGCGCTACGCGGTCATACACGACGCCACCGCTTACGCAAATGCCATCTTCAGACTTCATGATAGCCAACTTAGAACCTGTGCCATTTTTGTGTTTAACCAAACCGCCAAGTCTTACTGCCAGCTCAGGATGGGCTCTTGAATTAAGGAACTTGACGTCGTACCACTCCCTGACGGGCGCCAGAGATTTACGCTTGAGTTCCGCATAGATGTTTTTCAACTCTTCGAGCGTTTTGACGGGAGTCGCGTTATAGCCGACAATGTAAACATGCCACCTAGTCCGTGGCATTTCCAATTCGGCGTAGTTCTCCGGCCAGAACAGCGGCTGAGTATTAACGCCGCCGGCTTTGTTTGCAAACAGCGCTAATCCGGCCTCTTTGTCCAGCTCACCTATGCGGTCACACCATGACTGATATTTAACCCAGTTATCCTCGTTGTAGTGAATCACGTCCTCACGTTGATAATTCCAGACAACCGAGTATTCGCGCTCCATCAGATCTAGGTGCGCCACAAGCCCACTCGGGGTCAAGATATCGATGGTTGAGTTGTGCGGGTCGGCATAACAAACAATGCCCTCTAAGCACTCACCGCCTGTAACTCCACCAGCGGTTACCTTAATGAAGCTGTGGTGGTAATGTCGCGAATAATGCATGCGGTGAAGATCAGAACAAATCCGATCACGTTTTTTCATCCCTTCTTTGTGCGTACGTTCTTCCTCAAGCTTTTGCTTAAAGAAAGCAATGATCTTCTTAAACACGACTGACCCCCTTAGGTCTTAGTGAAGCGTACGCGGTACCTGGGCCATACCAAGATAGAAGCATTTGTCTTCTTTGTTAAACTCGTACATCTCGGGCGGGACCGTCGTAGTGTCGTCGAAGCCACACAGGAAGTTGCGGCAAAGAACCGCAAAGGCAAGATGGTCGTAATCTTCCACTTCGCCCAACAGTTCAAGTTTAAACCGTGTAGTCGCAAGATCAGACATTTCAGAAAGGCTTTTAATGATAGCCTGCAGAATAGCGTAATTGTGCAGTTCGGCAGCGTCTGGATCGTGATTCATCTTTTCCAGATACTCCGCTTCTGTAAAGATGGCGATATCAAAATCATCCCTGGCCGGAACGAAGTTGTAGTTTTGAATGACATTACCTTCCATGAGGTTGGTAATACGGTATTTGCAGTTCTTCATTCTTTCGGTCCTTCTTTTGGCGCATGTGCTGTTTTGTAGGCAGCTATCACATCGGCAAAGATAGCGGGCGGTGGGGTTCGCTCAACATCTGGACGCGAAGCACTGCGGAAGGGCTGGCTACGGCGCTCTACGAGCTGATCGACGGTAAACAGCTCAGAGCTATGGAACCAGCGGTTATTGGCCGTATAGCAGTCACAGATGCGCCCGTGTTCGATGTGGACGGTGTCGATCTGCTTGATAAGCAACACAGGCTCACCAAACGACCACGGCTCACCATCGCTTTCACGATCAAGGAAATAGATCTGATGCTCGACCAGAGGTTTTGCTGGCACGTATGAGCCACGATACCCGGACAGTTGAAGTTCGGCGAACATCGTTTCGAACTCTATCAGCATAGGCAGCAACAGCAATTGCGCCGTGATGTTGAACCCGTACGAGTAGCCACGACTATGACGACTTGCACCAGCCGAGATTTCTGACATTGGCGAGCTTACTGTAAACGCACCATGACGGTCTTGAAAGAACCCAACTGTACCATCAACATCAACAGCATCAACTGCCACTTCGATGATGTAGTCGCGTTCTTTAACGAGCTTCACCGAAAACCCAGTGATGAGGTGCTGCCTCCCACGCTTATCGTCACGGTCGCTGGAAATCGCAAACGTGCTGCCGGGTGTAGATACCGCTTTATTCAACACCGCTGCCAGAATAAACGGCTTGAGCTTACTTTCGTTGATTTCGCGCGGAGCGTTCTGTAGGAATTCCGCCAACTGTTGTTTAGTGAATCCGATCATGACATACCCCTAAGATAATAAAAAAGAAACATAAGAACAGGCGTCCGAAGACGCCCGTCCGTAAAGATTGATTAGTCTTCCATTACATCAGTTCTTACTCCGACTGAAGTCTCCAATGAATGCAACCAAGCCACGCAGTGCCAGGATTACCAGTACGATACCGCCAATAAAAGAGAGCATGTGACCTCCTTAGGTCTTAAAAAGAAAGGGCATAAAGCACGATCCCTGAGGACCGCGCCTTAGCTATTAGCTTCGAATAACAGACACGACATCATCCTTACGTTCAGGACCTTCGCGCACTTCCACGATGTCACCGATCTTCAGATTCTGTTTCTTCACCACACCGGGCGTAAAAGGCAGATGTACACCGGTTACTTGACTGACTGCCGCAATCGAACCTTCTTCAGTACCTTCTTCGATAAGCTTCCACGTATCGACAACTGGGACTAAAAGCTGGCCCGATGTCAGCTCACTGGAGTTTACCCAAATGAGCTGACTGGCAACGGGATGTTCTCGTGAGAAAACTTCCTCAGACATCTTTGACCGCTTCAGCTTCTGCGCGCGCAGCGATGGACTCAGCCGATTCGACGATGTCTTCTTTCTGGACTTCGTCAGCAGTTTCTTCTTTCAGCTCGAACACCGGCTGATAGAAGTTCACGCTGTCGTAACCTTCTTCGCCAGGCAGGAGGTTGTTGATGTCAGCGACTACCAGCTGAACCAGCGGACTGCCGGCCTTGATAGAACCCAACTCGCCCAACTCGGCAATAGCGAGGATCGGATCAGCCTTGATCAGGAGGTATCGCATTTCGCTGCCATCTTTCATCGTAGCGATGGTGTCGTCGATATCCAGAACCTGTTTACCTTCCTGGAGCAGTGCAATCACGCAACCTATCAGGGAACAGATCAGATCCGGATCGGCTTTACCTTGCACGCACAGCAGTTCGGTACCGAATGCGGTACCGCCGGAGATGGTGAATGCATAGTTCACCTTTTCACCGCACACTGGCGAAATAGCATAGCCATGCTCAGCGATGATGCGCTTTTGTTCTTCTTCCATCAGCGGGAGGTTGATGGCGATGACCAGCTCGCTGAGTGCATTGGTCATGACCTGCGGGTTTGGGCATTCCTGGGTGGCCAGAGCCGTCAGCAGTTCGTGAACTGAACCGAGGGTGAGGACCATGTCCAGATGGCTGGCGATTGTGGCGATCTGGTACGGGTCGATGAAGTCGGCAATGTTCGGAAACACCTTCTGGACAAACTCCAACGCCGCAACAGTCGGCATACGTTCGCCGTTGAAGTTGAAATCGATATCCTGCTGTTGACGATCAGTGAGCGAGTGGTACTCGTTCACATTTTTCTCGGTACGTTCCAGAAGGGAACCCAGCGTTTCAACCCAGAGCTTTACAGACTCCTGGGTGAAGTCCGGAGTGTTACCAACGAACTGCGCATATTCAACGTAGAAGTTGAAATCCTTGACAGCGCGCAGAACCTGACCGCCCAGTGCGAACAGACCGTTTTCTTTTACGTTACCAATTGGGTACATGCTTGAATCCTTAGTTGTCTTATGGCGAACAAAATGGTGGCGCGGGTTATTTTAAATTCACCGCTGGGGTATTTGCAGATTACCCACCGGTGAAGAACGTCGCCTTGTGACCGCGGTAGTTAACCACGATGGTTGGAACATGCTGCAGGCCCGGATAACTAACTTCGTCGATGTCGATCTCGACTTGAGCTGCGAAGGCTTTATCCTTGTGCAACTTGCAATCAAAGATTGCTTTGAAGTAATGTGCCTTGCGATAGCCGAACAGTTCGGTAAACGTTTTCTGCGCAGTTGGGTTAACCGCGACACCCCAGAGCGCCTCCTGCTTGTTTTCTGGGTTACGTGTGTTGTTGTTTGGGCGATCTGGACCCTGACCGCTGTACACGAGGTACGGAATGTCGAACTTGGGAATCATCGACATAGCACCGATGAAGTGGTTGAACCAGGCCTTCATGTGGTCCATCTGCTCATCACTGACGCCACGCAATGCTGCGGACAACATGCTAGTTTCTGGCGTATTGGCATGCAGGTATGCCGACAGTACGTACGGGTACAGGGTCAGCACTTTATCCATCGCCACTGGATCTTTCAGGGCGGCGATGATGAGGTTACGGCGCTCGAACATATGACCGAAGGTATTGTGGATCAGTTCCTTCATGACGAAATGTTCATCGTCGGAGGTATTGGTCATCTTGCTGAAGACCAGCGCTTCAGTGATCACACGCTCCGACTTGGTCAGAGGACGCTGTTCCCAGGTGCGGTGTTGTTGGAAAAGTTTACGGTCAGCTTCGGACAAATATTTCACGGTGTTACTCCATGTTCAAAAGGTAGGATGTTAAGCGTGTTCGGTTTTAGCGCGCTTATCTTTCGTGGCGCGGTATTGCTTGTGCCGGCGGTTCTGATTGAACTCGTACGTGCATTTACGATGAAGCATCGGCCGCCAGCCGTGATACCCCATTACTTCACCAGCCATTCGATATAGCACAGTCCGCTCAATATGCGGCAGCTTTTCAAACAGCTCGCCAAGCCAACGGTACATGACAACTACCGGAACGTAGACCTTCCCCTTAAGGAACAACAGGTACTGTCCGATAATAACAGAGTCCTCCGGTGTGAACTCATACCCGGAGGCATCTTCTGGCTTCAACCGACCCTTGTCAAAGTTGCGAGGGAAGATGAGCATGTCCTTATCAATCTTGGGCATGGGCACGCTCCATACGGGCAGGCAGGCAAGTGATGTAACGCACCAGACGTTCATACGCCTTCGGGTTCTTTGCGCGGATCGCCTTGACTTTGTTAAACACACCTTCGTTCTGACCGGGCGGTGCTAGCTCACCCAACAGAGCAATACGGCAATGATTGCGCGTGAGCTGAAAGTCTTTCGACAAACCAGTTTGCTTGATCTGGAGGTACCAGACTCGCACTTTCTTCGCTGCATCTTTATGGTATTTGTGAACAAAGACTTTGTTAAAATTCTGACCCTGGGTGAGCATGTTCAGCGCCCATTTTAGATCAGGAGTATCCGAGACAGCATATAGCCCAGTCTCGATATCACGCATCACAATGACCCCAGGACGTGTCAACACGTTTGAGGCAACAGGTTCGCCCACCACTTGTTCATGTAGTGTGAAGCCTGCAATAGTTAAGCTTTCCATGATGCCGTCTCTCTTTTAGAAATCGTCAAATACGACTCGGTTACCACTTGGCAGTGTAATTGCCATTTCTGTATCGGCGATAGGCTTCTTGGCCAGCCAGTTCGGGCAGCAGCCACGACGTTTCAACTGCACCACAAACGCACGATCTTCAGTGATGAACAGATGAATGGCTTTATCGAGCATTATTTGATACAGCTCGCATTGTTTCTCTTTAGCAAACTCTTTAGGCGTCAAGCCATTGAGGATGCCAAAATAAGTAAGAATGGAATCGGCATCAGACCAGGTTTGTAGCGGCATGTAGTACAAACCGACGGTTACACGATCAGTGTCGACAGCCACTTTCTTTTGATAGTCAGTCGTAGGTTCTTCACATTCGACTACAGCGGTGACACGAGGTGTTGACAAGCCCATGACGATTGGGCTGTGCTCACCTCGCAGCATTCGAGTGAACTCCTCGGCCGATACCTGGTCTTCGCCGATGGCTTTGACCATTTGTTGTTCGTATTCGATGTCAGTGATAGGTACCGCGTCGTAGCCAAGGTCTTTGAAACGCTCATCGGTTCCATCAAGATCAGAGCGGAAGGATTGCGCACAATCAGCCAGCATGTGCTTGACGATGGAAAACGAGGATCGGCAATGAATAGAGCCTTTACGTTCGGTTACACCAGTCATGATACAATTTCCCTTTACTATTTAAGAAGTTTGTTTTTGTTTCTCGATTACATCTTCAAGACAATCCTTGCAATAAAACCCGTAAGTAGCTCCATTAGGAGTAGCTTCTGTAAGTCGCACAACGGCCCTGCATTCACACTTATCGCAATCCTCATCCTCTCCATTACGGAGCCTGTGTTGCTCACCCACCTGTATTCTTACAGCCATCATGGTACAGTCTCCTGCGTAGGTTACCCATCGATTATGTATTACTCAGTTGTTTTTAACTCTATCTTGTGAGCACCAGTAGGCCTCTTCTATAGCCGAGATACTAATGGATACCATCAAAAGCGTATTTGATCGCCACTGTTCCCATCTAGTCTTTGACAAGAAACTACTCAAAAAAGTTGAGGAATACGAACAGCGGTTTGCTACTAAAAACGAATCCCACATTGCATTCTTCGGCGGGAACCTCATGGGGGTTCATCCTATTCGTTTTAAAGACGAGGATCGCAACCGATGGTTTGATGAAGTGATGGAAGTTGATGAGCATTACTTGGAGGATGAGCTGCATGCACTTCCTGAAGTAGTGACCCACCGTCACGTTTCGTCTGATGTCTTCAACATGTCGTGTCTGTACATGATTCACAGGTTCCTCACTAGCGATAAGCTTAACGAGGAGGATCGTCAGCACGGTGCGTTTGAATCAGCGCTGGTGTTGCAGTATAAGCACATGACGTCGATCATGACTCACTTCTTTAAATACGATGCCGACCTGGCTATTGCAGAGGCAACGTACGCTGCATTGAACAATCGGTTTGGTCTGAAGGTTGCTGGCACCTGGGGCGGTCTGCTTCGGCAACGGGCGGATGACATTGTCAGAAAAGGCGGGTTGCATTATAAGAACCTGATTTCGTTCACTGACAAAATCGATTACATGTCCAACGACATTCAAGGACGTATCAAGGACATCATCAAGAACGTGCGTGATGTGTTCGAGATGGTTAAAAACTCCCCTGAGTTGCAAATCAGAAACTCTGGCTCTACCATTGAACTTGATGGTGAGTTAAAGATCCGTGATAAAAGTCGACTGTCCAGCAAGTACATTCGTTACATCTTGGACACAGTACCTGATAAGAACAGCTTCATCATCCCTGAGATGGTTGATCTGATTGCCAGTGCGGTCACTACAATGCCGCGTAGCGCGTTGGTGACCACATTGACGTACATGTCCGAGAACTCATCTGTTCGCGCCGACAAGCGCGTTACACGCATCTGTGAGCTGGTTTTGCAACATGCCTTTGACTACTTGGCAAAAAACCCTACGACCATGCAATCCAAGAGCGATGTTCCTGGCTTGCTGCGTAAGATGAAAGCTTTGTATCAGGCAAGTCGTACAACCAACCCAATGATCATGGAACTGCGTGAGTTGACAGAAGGTGTTGTATCTAATGCCATCCGGTCAAAGAACGATGTGCTGATCAAGGCTGTGCGTAATGCGGTCTTGCTTTACATCCTGATGCGTACCTGGACAATGCACCGCTGGCGTGCATGAAGCGACATACAGCCCGGCCATTGCGGCCGGGCTGTATGCTGTTATCTGCGAGTATTGAGACCCTGGCGGATTTGCTCTGCCAGAGAACCACCGCGGTATTTCTCTTTCGCGTTACTGATCCGGGACTCACGTCCACGCTCTGCTGCGCTATCCACACTGTCGATCGGAATGCTATCGTCTTCAACCAATTCAGAACGAATAGATTTCAAACGGTTGCTGTAGTAAGCCGCTTCCATAGCCGACTTAGCATTTTCCATACGTCCTTCAAGCTCCACAATCTGACGCTTGATTTTTTCCTGACGCATCATTTTAGATGTTTCTTTTGGATCGTGCGCAATAGCCGCTTGACGCAACCTCGACAATACAGACCTCGAAGAGATACCGTAGTGATCGTAGTTACGGGCATATCGCAAGAACCATTGATTCATCAGCCATGAGATTACATGGTCATCGTGTCCGGAAGCCGCGTGGTCAATACGACCACGTTTCATTACAAGACTCGACAACTCATCCACCAATAGCTGGTCACGGATCAACGTAGGGCCATGGCGCGTAGCCTCACGCAAGATTTCCCCGTACAGCGTATCTCGCAAAGAAGCCGAGGTAGGGAAACCAAACTGATTACGGAACGGTGCGTATTTACGCTCAGAAGGCGAACCTTGAGAATACTCTCTGAAACGACGGCGGTCCATGTCACTGTTTTCAGAGTCGTCAACAACCCGACTGTAAATACGACGACCTGGGTCGATGCCGCGCAGAGGCAGTTCGATCAACAGACGGTCACGAATACCATCCCACGAGGACCTAGCTTCAGGAATCATGGTCATCATCGGCCACATTTCAAACAAGCCGGCCAGCCACATGGTGAAGATACTCAGGTTAGATTCACTGACGGTCCATGCTGCCAGTGTTTCGCCTGTCTCTACACATGTCAAAATGCCAGAGATGGCATCTCGACCAATGGCGTTCGAGGTATCCATACCCAAGACGCTGCAGCGAGCAGCCACTTCACTAGGCGGTAAGTGAAAACGAATACTGAAGTAGTTCTTAGGGTCCTGTTGAGTGAGTACCTGATCGTTGATGCCACGACGGATCTGTTCAAGGACCTGAGGTGGGATTGGGTTAGCAGCACTACCGAATGTCCATTGGTTCAGGTAGTCACGTTTGGTCTGGTCAATCTCACCCGATGCCCGTGCAATCATTTTACGCAGGTCATCATCTTCAATGCCGAGTTGACGGTGGCTGAAGGTGATGTCCACACGAGGTTCTTCACGAGCCCCGTTAGCCAAGATGATAGCAATGGCCTCTTCACGGTTAGCGCTATCGTACAGAAACTCAGAGAAGTGCATCGACAGACGTTTGATCTTGTTGTAGAAGTACTTACCAGACTCCGTCGACAAGTCACCCGCTGTTGTTGTAAAGATAACACCAAACATGGCGCCTTTTGCTTCAGCTTCACGAAACGATGCACCCGTGGCAGACAGGAGTGATACCACCGAGATCCTGGCATGCTTCAAGAAGGGACCTTCGTCCGTCGTCACCAGAGTAGGGGTTGTACCACGCCCCACTTTGTTGGCGTTCTCTTCTTCCATGGTAGGGATGTAAGTTTTGGTGCTATTGCCGCGTGACAGTGTTGTAAAAGCTGTTTGGTTATCAGAATCTTTAGGGTGCTGTTCCCACATCCATGAAGGAATGAAACTACGGATCAGTTTGTATTCCTTAATCTCTTCAACCCGCAAGTCACTCTTGGTGAAGAGGATGTGCTGGGCACCACGAGCCCAGAAGGTGTGCCATGCCACAACGAGGATACGCACGTTCAGGGATTTACCCGTCTGACGGATCTGTTGCAGATAGACCATGAATGAGTTAAAGAAACACCAGAACAATGCCAGGTTACCCCGGTTTGCTCCCAAGTACCCAGTGCCACCACCTGACTTAGCAGGGACTCGCATGACTTCGCGCAATACGAACCATGGGTTCCATTCACACTCGTTCAGAATCATGATTTTCTGATTGAGGGTCAGTTCAGTAGACCAGATATCAACACCCACTAATTGTGGTTGGATTAAAGCAAGTGACCACTCCCAGTTCTGTACCCCCATGGCTTTAAGCTTAAACGCCATTTGGACCCAAGATTCGTTTGCTGAATAAACGTTTGCAACAGCGGTTGGGTATTTCTCCCAATCCTTTTTATAAAGAATTGCCATGAATGCTCCTGCGGCATAGTAACGACCATGGGAGGTCGCCCTCCCATGGCTGAGACATTTAAACCCCGTGAACGATCAAACCACTCACGCCCAGTTGCAGAACAGAGTTAAACGTACGTTTGATCCATTTAAGGTAAACAACCTGACCTTCGGTCAAATCGTTAACGAACGTCAGGTTCTGGTTCCACTGCGACACAGGGAATTCAAACTCCCGTGTTTTAGTGACGACCACGAAGTGGGTCGGTTCAGGCGCTTTGTTTTCAGTTTGGATATCGTACAAAGGAGCGCTGTTGTAATAGACTTTATCAAACCAGGTGGCTTGATCACCCAGGTCGTTACCCACATTGATGGTAGACAGACCCGAGCCCGCTGCGGTCACACTGGCTTGCAGGGAGTCACCATACCAATTGGCCTGGTTGCCGGAGAACTTGACTTTCCAGTTAGTCGTGCCAGAAATCCCCGCATCACGCAGCAACGAGATCTGCACCAACTGGGCAAACGTGTGACCTGCGTAAGCCTGATCTACAACAGACAAATCAACGCCAAAACGAATGCGTTGGGTGCTCAGGTAATCAAGTCCGTCAAACGCACCGAAGCCGTCCACCAGCGATATGGCTGCCGAAGGAGCACGACGGGTTACCTGACGGGCAAGGTCACAGATCCAGTGCTCAAGCACATAGCCCTGAGTCGAGTTCTTCCAAACAGGATAGGAGAACAGCTTCAGGGTGAACGCTGGGTTCTTGGCGATTGCGCGGATCTTGTACGGAACACGAACCGCGCCATTGGCAGTCTCGCCTTGGAGGTAAGAATATTCTTCACCTTCGGACAGTTCGTAGATCAGTTCAAGCGTTTGTTCATCGCCCGGAATCTGCGGAGACCAGTACATCAGACTCAGCAGTTTGAACTTGCCGTTTGCGTTCTCGTCTACGACGTCTTGAATGCTTGTCACGCCGTTGGTATACGTTACCATCGCACGCAGCGACAGCGTAGCCACAGTTGCGTCAATCGGCACTTCCAACACGCCAGGCTCTGTCTTAGACAGATACGGACTGATGAGCTCAATCGACTTAACGCGTTTCGAGTAGTCGTCAGGATGTCGAACCACGTTTGTCAAATGGACCAGCATGCGAGCAATGTCGATTGGCGAACCTGCGGTGTTGTACGTCACCACTGTAACTGGAGCACCATTCTTCAACTCGGCGGTTGTGTAGCCGGACACTGGCGCCATGATGCCGAGGTTGTTCACCTCAACTGTACCCACCAGCTTCATTGGGATAGCGGGACCCAGATACTCTTTAGTCGCTGGGTCATAGTTAGCCGAAATGATCTCGCCGGTTGGAGATGGGTCCGAGCCTCTGAACACAATGATTTCTTTGGCGGTGTCGGAGTACGCCCTCATCCGTGAGTTGATATCCAAAGTGTAAGGGAACTTACGCGTGTCAACCATGACGCGATAGCTCTCGCTCTGAGAACCAGGACCTTCGCCTAGCAATTCATCTTGACCGGACACGTCGCCAGAGTTACTTGGTAACTTCCACACAACCAAATCAACATGATAATCAGACTCATCGACCCGAGCGGAACGCATCAAACCAATCGAGTAGTCGTAAATCAAGTCATCCTGTTTGGGGACGATGTTACCCGCTCCGCGGATGATTTCAGCACCGCTATCTACCAGCCGATACTTGTACAAATCTTGCAAATTGAGCACAGTGTTAGCGCGATCAGGAATGATGACCGTATCGCCGTTACTCAGCAGCTTTTTAATATCAGCCATGTTTGTTTGACTCGGTACGATGGGAGGTTACCCTCCCATGTGGATTTAAGAAAGCCCCAACTCAGCCCAGGTGCGGTGAGGATGAGGGTGATCTTCCTGATAGTGCTCGAACCCTTCCTCGACGATAACCAGCCGGCGGTTAAGTTCGATACCACCACCCAAAAACACATCGATGGCCCTTTCCAAAAGCCGGTACTGGTACACATTCAGTTCAATCACACCATTTTCAGGATGCGGGTGAATGATGACGTAATTGGTATCAACGGTTTTAAGCGCCGGATCGAATGGCAAGATCCACGTATAACCAATCAGTCGCTGTTTCAGCCAGTCTTTGGAATACTCATCCTTAAACTCATCCATCGGCAAGATGCCGTTGAGCATGTCAAAGATAAGTTTTGTTGCAAACGGGCTGAAGACCGGGTACCAGCCGTTGATGATCGCGTCAGGCAATGGCTCTACGGGTTCCGGCAACAGCATTGTCAGGTAATCCTCCACCGCTTTGTCAGTAACCTCAGCTTCAGCCAGCAATGTGTAGGTATCCTTGACTGCCAGTCCCTGCATTGAAATGATGGGGTGGGTGATGCGGTACGGCGTGCCATTGCGGACATCGACCGCTACAGTGGTCCCATCTTCCGTAAACCCGACTTCATCACGGCTATACAGCGCACCGCCAATCTCAATACGCGTCACCTTATCGTCACGCACATTAAACCGACCATTGTGGCTGAGTTCGCCGTACTTCACAAAGCCAAAGTCTTTAGGAACATACCGGGATAGGTCCTTGTGAGGGAACCCTCTTCCGCGAACCACGAACTCCTGGATGGGGCCATCGACCATGTACTGTTTAGCACACACGCAGATCATCGGCCATTCAACGTAGTAGTCGATTCCTTCGACAAGACCATGTTTGTTCATGAACAGATCAAATTCGCCCGGTGGGATGTCCATGATTCCAGGCGCTGGGGTAGTACCCACTTTGATCTCGTTAACGTTTACAGAGAATGCCAACAGGTCATCTCGGTAATTAACATCAAACGAGTAGGACAGGAAGTCCTTGCTGTTCTTGACGGCTACGTGATGAGTCTTTAAATCAACCCCCCATGTGACGACACCGTTGGCGATCGAGTACTTGGTCAGGTCACCCGTGCAGTCAGTCCAGTTGTTCAGCGATACACCGTTGGCGATGTTGCAGATGTAGAACCTGTAGTCAACACCAAATTCCAATGGGACCGTTTTCGTGTCGTAGACCGTACTCAACCCAAGACCGCCTTTACCACTGTACGCTTCGATATATCGCGTCGAAGTGTTACGCACAGGGTACTCGATGGAGTTGTCGTGCAGATACCAACCTGTCAACAACCCAGCCTGGTCATACTCGTAAACAGTAGCCGTACCAATCAGACCAAAGGGTAACTTCACCCACTTCTCACTGACCGCCAGTTTAAAAGGCGTATCACCGATCAGACGACTCATGGCATTATAACCATAAGCATCTTCCACCATCTGGCGAGTGATCTTGCCGTCCTCTGCCCGCATGATCGCAGGATAAGCACTGTTCTCAAGGTTATCGGCGCGCCATACATCGACGCCAGCTACCGAGGTCAACATGACCTTCAGGCGCTCATCTTCATCGAGCTTAAACAACTCTTTGATCCGATGAGCCTCATCAACCAATTCCCGAATCCAGCCGCTGTGTCTGACGATCACTTCAATCCGCAAATCGCCTAAGTAACTCCATTGCCAGTATTCCTCGATACCCTTCCTCAAATACATTTGAGCAATGGCGAAGTCACGGTGGGTGACGTTACGTACGGCATCAATCTGATTCTGGTTGTAGTAAAATCCTGTATACTTGGCGGGCAGTGAATAGTTCAGAACGTAGATGTCAATGTCATCAGCGTAATCAATAACACTGCCCAGACCCGGACGAGGCAAAAGATACTTTCCTCGATTATCCAGGAGACTATCGAAACTTTTGAGATCCTTGACCGGAATCTCCAGTACTTCCTTAACTGAAGCATCGCGCACAAACTCCACGTAATCGCCCAAAACAAGCGTAGTCAAGTTTAGATCCTTGACCCTTACCCCGTTTACAAAAGCCCAGGTGTACCCAATCTTCGCCTGTGCCGCGCGGTAGGTTGCTTGGAACTGATAAAACTCAGCTTCGGTTTTTGGCGAAAGACCATTGATTTCAATACCACCATTCTTTGGAACAGCGCCACTGTCGAACCATGCGTTACTGCGCCACCTGATCCACGGCTGTATCAGTCCGAAATGAGCAATCTTCGGACTGTCCAGAATGGCTAAGACCAACGCCCCCGATCGGGTATACAGAAAGTACGCCCGGTGTAAAGGAATGTGCATCCCTTTGTCGGTATAAAGGTTGACTAGCAATGAGGTTGCATTGCAATGCCCTTGCACCATTACCCACTTATCCACGATGGTGTTCATGCCGACTTGTTCAGGCAGCAGATCCCCAATCATGAATAAGTGATACCATTGTCCAGTGGTCGGCATGTTGTACTGACGCATGCCAATCTTTACATTGCCGATCTCACCCTGGCGTTTACTGAAGCGCTTAGGACCGACGATTTTCTGACGGTCTTGTTCAGGGCTGCACCAGACTCGACGATATGCGTCGTCTACCAAAAAGTCGGTTGAACTGACCATTGATTATCTCCGGCCGATAAGGTGATTCACGTTCTTGATAAATTCCTGGTCGTCGCCACGCGAGACAAGGTTCTCAACCACCTTGCCCAAACTGGTCTTCTTGAAACCACGGTCATTTACCGAGGAGAAAAGAAGCGCAATAAAGGTAGGTGGGTATTCCAAAGCGATGGCAACCATTTCACGATACTGCACGCCCCAGCTGAATCCCAACGCCGTATAAATGAAACCGATGTTGAGTTGTTCAGCACGAGGGGTATCAAGTTTTTCGTGAACCCAATCCACAAAACTTTTCAGGTCGGTGAGTTTAGGAATCTCACCCAATACGTTTTGCAATGTATTGGCGTCCACACCGGGAATGGAGCGAGCAGCACGGATAATGAGCCGCTCAATCTCATCGGCGGTAGGATGATCTGACAAAGGTGTACACATCTGGATGTAGTAAACGCAGATCATCGCTTTGACGATACTGGCTTGACCGAAGTCCAGTGACAGACCCAGCGCGATCCGATTACCCATCCAGTTAGAGAATACTTTGATGGGGAATGCACCTAGGTTCAAGAGGTCTTTTCGAAACGGCGCACCGTCACGGAACCAAAGGGTGGTAAGATCAGCGTTCAAAATAGCGTGGTCAACAACGTTTTGTAAGACAGGTCGTCCATCATTGCGAAACAGCTGACGACCGTCGATGACACAGGGTGCTTGAAGTGAAGCAATTTGCTTAGAGGTAATGGGTTGGCCGAAGGGAGGAAAACCTTGCTCACCTGGAGGAACGGCTTTAACGCCAGTCACTGATCCTTCAAGTGTGAGTAACTGATCCTCAATTTCCAAACGGCGAATAGCTGCGTGGGTTTTATCCATGACGAATCTGACGCATGGGGTCGTCTGGTATGGGGTTTCGAACATTGCTCTTGTCTCCTATATACACGAAATAAATAATTACCAAAGACACCCTGTAAAAAACAAAATAGTATGCTGACTCCGCTGGGAGACAGCTAACCATACCATCCTTGAAAGGTTCTGCGCAGAATCCACTCGGGAGTAACACCATGACCGTACCAACGAGCAGTTCATTGCCTCGTGTGATTAACAAGGGCATCAAAGATGACACGCCAGTGCCGATCGTGGCACCAGCAGAAAGCCTCCCGATTCGTTTGCCGCTGTTCCTGGTAAACGCCCCGTGGGGTGAATACGATCGTGCTCGTTATGTCGACACGGCCGCCGTCACCACGTACTACGGTGCAGAAACTTTGCAGCCTCTGTCCAAGTGGTTCAACCACCAGTCGCTGTTCCTGCGTTCGCAATTGTCGAACACTGGTAAGGCTCTGACCGTCCGCATGAAAATGCCGGGGGCTAAACAAGCCCACGCTCGTTTCGCAGTAGATCTGGTCGCTGACCAGATCCCGCTGTATGAACGTAACGCTGACAACAGCCTGCGGTTCGACGCCCAAGGGAACAAAATTCCTACCGGTACTACCGCCCTGGGTTACCGCCTGCAACACCGCAAGCTCGATATCCTTCCAAACAGCGAAACCGGCGAGTCAACGTTTGGCGCTGCGGCAAAAAGCAATGGCACTCTGGTGTCCAGCATCGATGGTGGTGTGTCGACTCTTTATCCAGTAATGGACGAAGCCGCTCGATTCGAAGGCGACAAAGGCAACAACCTCGGTAGTCGTCTGATCGCTCGTACTATCAACTCCAGCACCCCGGCTGATGAAACCGTGCATGCCGCTGTTGGTTCGTATGTGTACACCATGCAGTTCGTTCAACGCGCTGATTCGGCATCGACTGCCACACAGATCCGTACGATCAACAACGCGGCCACTATTGACTTCACGTTCAAGAAAGGCACCATTAACAAAAGCACCGGGCTGCAGTATTCGGCCGATAAGGTGATCATTCCGGCGTACGAGTCCACCGATCCGTTGACCTTCACAAGTTTCGGCCCGTTGGAAAAGCTGCACGTCTATAACGCTTCGATCACCGAGATGTTGACTCTGATCGCTGCGGCTGAAGACGCGCACCTGGGGAACACTACCCCAACTTCGCCTGACATGATCAACTTCCTCACCGGTGTTGATATCAACGGCAATCCGTATCACACGCTGTCGGTTGAAGGTCCTGATAAAGGCGGCCTGATGTTCGGCGAATCGTCCAACCACTACATGTTGGGTGGTGCTGACGGCGATACCAGCACTGAGGCATACAACCAGGTTGTTGATACCCTGTTGACCGATCTCAGTTCGTCTGACGTGCCATATGCGTCGATCGCGCTGATGCCGTACGACTCCGTGTTCGACTCGGGTTTCCCGGTGGCAACCAAGCTGAAGTTCGCAGCGTTCCACAACCTGCGTCCTGATGTCATGCCTCACATCTGCACCCAAGACGTGCTGAAGCGTCTGAACACGCCTGAAGAAGATGCCTCGATCGGCATCACGCTTCGCTCGACGTTCCGCAGCCTGGTAGAAAGTACCGATTCCGGCACTCCGACCACCCGCGTGTGCTTCACCGGTAATGCCGGATACCTGATTAACGATGACTATGACGGCCTGGTTCCGTTCATGGAATATCTGTTGATCCTGGGTGCCAAATACCTGGGTGCAGAAGATGGCGAGATGAAATCGGCCTACAGCTTCGGCAAGGGCGAGAAAACGACCATCACCCGTTATCGTGATCACAACGTGCGATTCCGTACCGACGAAGCCCGTAACCCAGACTGGAACAACGGTCTGAACCTGGCTATCGGCTACGACATGAGCCGTCTGTTCTGGCCTGGTGTGCAGTCGATCCACGAAAACCACACCTCGATCCTGCACTCGTACCTGAACGTAGTGATCGCTTGCAACTTGACCCGCATTGGTAACATTGTGTGGCGCGAGCAGGCCGGCGATGATGAAACTCCGGACGATGTGTTCCTGGATGACGTGAACGCCAAAGTCACTCAGAAAACAACTGGCAAGTATGACGGTCGCGTTGACGTCACACCAAACGCGTATTACAACGCGGAAGATGCCGGTGGGTTCTCGTGGCATTTGGACATCGGCATGGCGGGTCAGAACATGAAGACTGTCGAACGTCTTCAGATTATCGCCCAGCGCCGCCGTAACGCTTCGGAGGGTGAAGCATGAGCAGCACAACCCGTTATAAAGACAGTTTGACGAACAAAGCGTATGGCGCTCGGTCACAGACTCCTGTGACCAACCTTGCTGTGCAAGGCCCTAACGGGTACTTGCATGACATGGCGTTCTATCCGTCGATGACGGATTTCATCAAGCCAAACCTCATTGCCAAAGTGATTCAGGCACCGACGGCTTTGGCTCTGATGCCGAACGGCGCAGCGTACGTTGCTGCGTACAAGATGTTGATCGAAACCTGGATGCAGGGCTGGGGTGGTCTGAACCGTACACTGAACGTGTCGGCGCAGGATACCCAGATCGGTAACTCGGGTGAGGTCTTCAGTACACCAGGTCGCGTGTCGCGTGCACGTTCGCAGGTCAGTTCGACCATCGTCGAGAAATACGGCAAGCCTGTCATTCGTTTCCTGGAAGACATGGTTCGCTACACCATCGGCGATCCGGACGTGATCCACCCATTGCTGGCTGGGGTGAACAGTTCGTTTACTGATCACCTGGCTGACATGTACGGTGGCACCATCCTGTTCTACGAACCAGATCGCCTGTGGAAGACGCCTCAGAACGCCTACCTCATCACCAACTTCTGGCCTCGTGACGACATCGGTGAGAACACCTCGCAGAAAGTCCTCCAGGGCGATGGTGAGACCGTGACCTACAACCTGACCTGGACCGGGTATCAGAAAGTGGGTTACGCGGTAGACCTGCTGGCGAAGGGGTTCATGGACGCTGCTCGGGTCGGCAACATCGATCCACAGTACCAGCCGAACTTCGTGAAAGCTGTAGATTCGAACGTGGCTTCCATTCAAACCGGTTTCCACGAACAGATCAACCAGCTCAAGCGTACCCAGATCTCGCCGTAACGCGAACAAACATATAGCCCGGCGCAATGCCGGGCTATATGCTGTAATTAGACAAAAAAAAGAAAGAGGTAACACCAGAGCCGAAGCTCTGGTATCTGTTTCAGCTGCGGCTAGATGCCGGACCAAAGAGTCTGACCGCCACCATGCTGCCGGCCATCAGTGCCGATAAACACGATGTGGTTCGCATTAAGAATCCAGTTGTTTGCCTGACCACGATGACCGAAGCCGCCATCGGCCAGAAGCTTGATCAGTTTTTTGCGTGCAATCGACACGGTGTGACTGGTCTTCAACGCAGCAATGATTTCACGCTGGTCTGCGAACACTTCAGCTGTAGGATCAAGGCGGAATACCACAGAGATTCCTAAGGTTTCTAAGATGCGTTTCTCCAGGGCGGGAAAGGATGCATCATAACGAGATTGGCGGGACATAGGCGTAATCCTTGTTAGAGGGCGAATGAATCTTCTTTACCAGCTACCAGTACGCAGCAGTGGTTGAAATATGGGATAAATAGAGACGAAAGATAACGATTCAGAATCCCAACCTCTTGATGAAAGATTGAGGCTTTAAACCATTCGATTTTCTTTTCTTCTGAAGCGTAAGTCCCTTTAAACGTCCAAACATCTTCTTGAGGGATAACCAAAAGAATAACCTTTTCTTGCTCATACCCGTCTAGTTTTAGAAAGGGGTTGATAAGCAGAACTTCGAGATCAGGAAACTTTTGCTTAGCGAACGCGTTACCCTTGTCAATGTCATCGGTGACTATCAGCACGCTTGGTTTTATAGCCGGTGGGTTAGTGATCTCACTCCAATTAACATCCTTCTGATGTTCACCGTGGAGATGCTGAAGCAGTTCGACAGTGCGCTTATCTTTCAGCTCATCGCTTGGGTTCACGACCACCAGATGTGGAGCCATATGCAGATGAGACAGAATCATCACCATGGGAATGTCTGTGTCGATATTGAAATCATGGAAGTGGCGTGAGGCTTCCAGGACCTGTTGCTTCTCTTCCTCGGTATCCACTGTAATCACGATAGCCATTACAAACCCTCTAAAAATAAAGAGACGGCATACAGCCGGGAATGACCCCGGCTGTATATCGATCAAGCCGGCGCTTAGTTAGCGAAGACTTTGGCCGCTTCGTCGCCCAGGTAGCCAACTACGGTGTTGTAGCCGCCTTTCTTGCGACCGGAGGCGATCAGCACGTCGGTGGTGGCGATGCCGAACTTTTCCCATGGCTTGCCCATGGCAACGCCGGAAGCTTTGCGACGGTAGGTCGATTCGATCTGGTGGTGGCCGAACTTGACGGTGGTCTGGCCTTTCTGCAGCTCAGGGTTCTTGACCATGGCGTCTTGTTGCAGCTCGCCGTGGGCCAGGGTGGTGGCTTCGGCGTATTCGATACCGGCGTCATGCACTTGCAGGACGGTGTCCAGGGTGATGCCGGTGGCGAGGTATTGGGCGAAGACATCGGGAGCGGCGGTCAGTACAGCCAGGCCAGTATCGGAATCGACACTGGCGCCGACTTTCAGTGCATCAGCAATTTCGCGAATCCGTGGAGAGATTTCTTTGGACGACATGAGTTGAATCCTTAGTGCGTTAATGTGGTGGGTGTGAACACAGAACGTGTAGCTCGTGTAATTTGTTACTCAGTTGGCCTGATTAGAACAGATTTGTGTATAGCACTATCGTAATGTGTGAGTGATCAAAGTTTGAGTCATACAAAAAAAAGAGAGATGTAGTGAGCCAGCCCCTGAGGGCTGGCTCGTCATGGTGTTACGCGCCAGTGGCAGGAGCCGCTGGTGCCGCTGGAGCGGCCGCTTGTACCAGGATTACTTTCTCAACCGGTGCACGGCCGATGAGGCCGGTCAGCAGTTTGTACGAACCCCAGGTCGCGAGGCCCAGCACTACGACGCCGGTGACGGCAGCGGTGATTGGATGGGCGTTGGCAACGTCTTTCAGTTTGGTGACAACGGAAGCATTCTTCAGAACTTCGCCAACAACAACGCCAGCAGTAGTGATTTCAGTCGACATGGTGTAGCTCCTAACAGATTTAAGTAGGGTATAGTTTATTCATTGCAACAATGCATTACTGGAATTTCTTTGAATCGGTTACTCGGGTTTTACTTCAACGATCTGACCGCTGCCGCCGTGATCATCGGTCGAATTTGCGAAGTTCTTGCGCCGAGTAATCATTGAAGCCTCGGCTACTATGCAACGCAGGGTCGTACCGATATTGTCGTTGAAACCACGGGCACTGCCCATGATGCGATTGATGGTGTCGCTATCTTGCGAACCATCGAACCACAGCGAACCCAGAGCCCTTGGTTTGTTAGTGACGACCACGCCATTCTCACCGGCGCTAAACCGTTCAAAGAACACCGCGTTACCGACCGGCGTAACAACGCCGATGATCTTGCGGTTGTTCTCCGAAGTGGAGCAGAAGCGAGAACCGATCGAAAGACCGAGATCCGTAGTACAGGCACCATCGTAATAGCCGGTACCGTTATCCCACGCAGAATCGAAAGGAACTATGTGATCAGTATCGCGTTTACCTTCGGTGATGAAAGCGAAGGTTTCGAGGAAGGTTTCGTGTGCAGTTTTGATAGTCATGGTAAGCTCTCCTGGAGCATGGGTTGTGTTTGTGTATGGAGGTCATGTATTACTGTAGATTTTTTAGATCGAATTATTAAACCGCGAGCATGAGCAGCTCAGCGTTATATTGATCCAAAGTGATCAGTCGGCGAGTCAGCTGCATTTTCAGGATGCTGATACGTTTAGAGATGTGCTCCGAATATACATCCAAATCATCAATAAACTGTTCGACCCCAGGGGCTTTGACAGCTTTAGCTTTCTGCTCTTTCACGTAAGCGTCCATCGATGCTTTAAAGAGCATCCGTGAAAGACGGTAGGTGATGTAAGCACCAGCTGTGTAGCCAACCAACTTTGCTGCTAATTCAATTCGCATGTGTGTTCTCCAAAGAACGATGCTAGATGTGGGGCGGATCACTCGAATGATGTGTTACTGTAAAAAAGTTAAATCGAATTTATACGGCATACAGCTCGGCATTGCGCCGAGCTGTATGTTCGTTATTTCAACTTGCCAAGAACGCTTATCGCAACAGCCGCCATTTGATGCACGGTGTACGTAGCTTGTTGAAAGATAGCTTCAGATATAGCCGCTAAGCGCCCCAGAGACTCACGGTGAGCTTTTACAACCATTTCCAGAGTCTTGTAGTCCTCTGGGTCCATCCGTGCCGCCTTGCCTGCTACAAGAGCTTTCTTGAGATCTTCCATGACCCCATCGCCATCATGCTCATAGCTGGTAAAGCGTGCATATTTCTGGATGACCGTATCCAGAGTGGACTTGAACTCCTCGTTGCTGATGCTAACTGGCTTCTTCAAGGTATCGGGCGCTTTAGACCCAATGACCGAATCCATTGCCAGTTTACCGCCTGCGACGGCAGCCGTACCCGCCAGTCGTGGTGCGAGTATAGGAGCGATCGGATGCTTGATAGCCAGTGACCCAATCGCCAAAGCTCCAGCGCCCAATATGGTGATCATCTCTGGGGACATAGAGCTGAAAGACTTCTTCAGTTCTTTCCACAAAGATGACGGCGTGTCGTTCATCCTGACCATCTTGTCAACGAGGATAGGGTTGCCTTCAGGATCTTTAGAACGGATCGAGAAGTTACCCATCAGTGCGGCTTTGTTTGTCTTAGCCGCGTTTACTGGTTTAGCCCATTTGGACGCTGCGATGACGTTGGCCGATTCAGGATCTTCGGCAAGGCGTTTTGCGTTGGCTTTAAGCACACCCAATGCGTTATCGGTAGCCGCGTGCAATGCGTGTAGGTCGGCGGATTCATCCTTGATCGCCTTCTCAAGATCGGATAACTGACCCTGACCCTTAAACAAGAATTCACGCAGAGAGCCGGACGTGATCACAATGAGGTCATCAGCCTTTCGACTAGACGCGCTACCGCGATACTCATGATCGCCATCGTTAGATGGCAATGGTGCTTTACCAAGACGGTTTTTAATCTTCTTAGTCGCACTCTCCAGAACTTGATACGCCCGTTCAAGCTTAGCCGCATCACGACGCAACCAACTCAATATACCTTCAGACGAATAATCCGCCTGGGCTTCAGCATTGCGTCTAAGCGTACCCGCGAGTTTAGACAGCTCGTTGGGTAGCTCATAATCCGTCTTAGCCTCCAGCGACTCTACAGAAGCTTGGAGACCATACGCCAATGCAATTGTTCGGAACTGTCGACGTGCAGAGTCAAACAAGTACTGTCGCGCTTCAATGCTCAGGTCAGGCTGGTCGCACGAGAGGCTGATTTCATCAACCAGATCGGCGACCGTATTTACCTGTTCAACCGCGTCAACATGTTGAGCGATGGTGGGAGTGTCCTCGTCCGAGAACGACTCCACCAGCGCATACGACTCAGCAACGCCTGGATTTACATCAGAATCCACCTCACCGCTTTCAATAGCGAGGTCTTTCATCAGTTGGTCCATAGCGATCATTACTCACCTCACTTATATTTGCTTAGTGACCTGAGCTGCGATCTTCGAACCTTCGATCACGTCATAAAGCGCTTGTTCGTATAGGCAGTCAACGGCAGTGGCAATGTAACCGATGACGTCTTCGAAGGCACCGTAAGTGGAACTAGGTCCGCCCGCTTTGTGCACTTTATCGAGGATGTCCATAACCTGACCATCTGGCAGGTTAAGCGAAGTCAGTTTAGTGAGCCCCTGCAACTCTTGCAGCATTTTGATAAAATCGTTGCTGCTGGCCGCTGATTTGTCGGTCGTCATGTTGACGTTTTTGTTATAACTGTCGATGCCGCTTTTAACACCACCGGCGAGGTAGCCCGCCACCGTGGCGTTATAAACAACTGGAGTTGCTGCAATCGCTGGAATAAGCCCGCCCGTTACAATCCCGCCGATAAAGATCGCAGCGCCCGCCAGGAACCCCCAACCGAATGCTGCCAACGGCATCCAGGCAACAGCCTTGGTCGCATTCCAACCCTGGAGCTTGTTCTCATTGACGCGGTGGAACTTGAGAACAGGGAGACCCTTACTCGACATGCCAACGATAGTGCGGTTACCCATGAAGTGATGATGTTGCGCAAATTCATTGAGTTTGCCAAACTTACTGGCGGGTAACAGGCTTTCAATTGTGGCATGAGGGTTGGCTTCAAACGCATGTGCGCCGGCCAATACCACCTGGAATGCTTCGACGATCGCATCGTGCAGTTTATGCAGTTGCGCCACTTCTTGATCGACGGCGGCTTTTGCATTGAGTGCAGGTTTGCCATCTACGGTCAGGAACAGTGCAGAACCGGAATGATTGATCTTCACTGGGTGTTCTTTCAGGCTTTCCGAAATGTGCTGCACTGCTGAAATAGCGCGTGTCAGTACACCGTTAGCCTCTATCAGCCGACTGGCATCGCGGCGGATCGTCTGAACAATGGTGCCAGCCTCTTGGCTGTGGCCACGTAATTCAGCAGCCACGCTGCGGCTGTAGCCAGCTACACGGCGAGCATCCTGACCCAGGCCTTTTGCCTGACCTTCAACGCTGTAAACCGATTCGAAAGAACTGGCTTCAAACGGCAGCTGGTTAGCACGCATGATCGTTTTGAATTCACGATGCAGCGACTCCACCGCCACTTGGGCAACGGGCGGACTTTCAATAGCGGCCACTTCATCAGCACGCACAGCCAGCTCATCGAGCTGCTCAGTTACGTCAGATGCTTTAGCCGCATCATTTACCTGATCGGTAATGGTGGGTTCTTGAGCCACTTGGCTTTCAGAGACCAGCAACTCGCCGAGCGAATCATGAAACTCGCCAACGGCGTCCTCAACTACCTCACCCGATTCAAGAGCGAGACCCTGCAGCGCCTTTGCAATAGCAGTCGACATGTACGTTATCCTTGTTAATTAACAGTGTTACCACTGAAGGGAGTTAGGGACCCAGATCTTACCAGCGGTGCGTTCGGTCTCAATCATCCGGTCAATCAGTTGGATGTGAGGGCGATTGCTTTCGAAGCTGGCTTCGTTTGCCGGATCGGTGAAGCCGTCTTTCAAACGAGTGAGGCTGAACTCGGCTTCATCCAGCATGTGACTGATGTCATGCTTGGATTCAAGACTTGGGGTGTTATACTTCGACGCTACTGCAATACCAGGCTGGGTGACGTAATCCCAGGTCACGATCTTGTTGATGTGCTTGTGCATCGTCCGGAAATCTTTACGAGCAAAGCAACGGATAGAGAACGGGGTATCTTCGTCAGGGTTTTCAAGCATGTCCTGGAACGAACGCGCTTGTTTACCCGACGGTTTGATCTGACCGATGATGCCAACCACACGACGACCTTTATCGTCCTTGATAAGATCCATCGACAGGGAGATGTCACGGAACGCTACGCAGGTGTTATCCTCGTAGATTTCGTTGATCCGCACAAACCAGTCTTGGTCGGACATGCCCTGAGGACGGCGAGGATGACCCCACTCACCTTTGATACGACCACCGCGCAGCTCGGCCAAGAACTCACGGTCGTTTTCCATGTACTGACGACCAGATGCTTCGTCGTACAGCCAGTTGCCGTTACCGTAAGCCGCCAAGGCGCCGAGGATGATCTCGTAGTAACCACCATCCAACTTTTTCAAAATACCTTGTTTACCACTGCCACTCAACACGATGTTGCTGTAGGAGGCAAAGGGTTGTTGCAGAGCTACGCCTGCCATGATTCAAGACCTCATTGTCTTAAGAAGTTCTCGACACGCTCTGCACGTTCAGATGGGTGGGCCAGCAAACTGGTCATACCTGGATCGAAGTAAGAGCCGCCAAGCTTCGAGCTAAAGTTGGTAGCGCCGAACGCCACGTTCCGCAGCGACACGATGTAAGGTGGTACTGTCAGTAACGACTGTTTGATGTTGGGTCTGTGGCGATAGTACTGGCGTGGGTTATCTGGGTTACGGCACAGGCACGCACCCAGGTATTCCCACAGCGCAAGATCGGCACCCAACGTAACACCATTATACTTACCGGTGTCGTAAAACATCTGACAGATATCTTCGTAACCGTGATACCAGGGGATGTTCCCTTTCCCCAACATCTCTGTATAGACAGGATGCACCAAGTTATCCACAGTTACGATCTTAGTGCTGGCAAAGACTTTCGACCCTTTGTCGTAAAAGAGTTCGATGTAAGACTGGTCATCCACGACCACCTTACCGATACGATCTGGTTCGGTGCGCAGCATGCCTGTCACAGTCGATGACGCATAAACGTTGTCTTCAGTGATAATGGCAAGGAACCCGAGGATGTACGAGACATCCTCAATGATAGCCAGATCCCGTTCGGTAAACCGTTCAGGGATCTGTATACGCACCGGCTCCAGCGCTACCAGTGTGTCACCTACCTTTTTAAGGCAAGCATCTACACGTTGCTTATCCCGCCTGTAGGCCGATGAATTCATTGTGGTATCCTTAGATCACTTAGTTTTTCGAAGCGACGCCGATCTGGCTGGCTACCCATTCAGAGATATACTGAAGGGAGGCCATCGTGGCTTGTTCAGAAGGCGGCATTTCTGGGTTTTCTTTACCTTGCTCAAACATGATGTCGATGATGCGGTGAGCGTCACTGTGCGCGTACCAGACAGCGCAGATGGTGGCTGCGATCATCGACGAAGGCTCGTAGCTGTACCAGGTGTTATTGACGGTGAGGCTATCAATAAACCCTTTCAGGCGCGCCCACGATTTATCAGCGGAGTCATCGGCGACAGTGAACTCGCCAGCAGCTGCAATGGCCTGTTGGTCAGTACGCAAGACATCCAGGATAGCCTGGCGGCTCATGCGCTGACGATCCAAGTTGTGCGCAGTTTGACGAATGGCGCGATCTCGGTTGTACACTTCGGTCATTTCAGCCATGGCTTCAGGCTGCAGCAGCGCAGCGCCTTGGTACTTACGCCCGAGCAATTCGTTACCAAACAGCATATCGATGCTGAAGCCTTTTTCCAGCAGGTCGTTGTAGACCTCACCCACCACAGGAATGGTTTTGGCGTCGTGTTGGAAGATGCCGTAGTACAGGGCTTGATCCACCCGCTGAGTTTTCAGACGACCCAAAGCAGCCATCGCGTTCTTGGCGGCATAGTTAGCCATCGAACTTACAGCGGCCGTGTACGCGGTCAGAGTCATGCCCACGCCTGGTTTAGGCGTACCGACGATGCTTTGCAGCAGGACAGCCGCAGGCAGTTGGAAGTGATTATCCACCGCAGTAATCGGCATGATGCCTTTGAGCATGTCGCTCAATTGTTTCAGACCGCGACCACCGTCTTCAGTGAGCAGTGTTTCGATGTGCTCATTGTAATCGCCATCATTGCTGATCTTGACGAGGTTCAAGATCTCATCCGGGGTGTATGTACCCAGATCAACATTAGAAACTGGCGTCACTGCCGGAGCGTGTTCCCAGCGCTCCAGGAAGTTCATGGCGATGGAGGTTTTGGCCGCATCGTGTGCAAAATGACGCTTGACGTCAAATGGCATTGCCACGTTGGTGTTCTTGGTCATTTCAGCGGTATATGCTTCGATGACACGATAAATGTGCGGCATGACGGTATTGCGTGCAAACGCCAAAGTGCGGCGCACGGAATCACTGCCCAGACCTACAACACGTTGTAGCACGGCAGCGTGATCTTCACCACGCGACAGGTCTGTCAGGATCGTACCGGCAGCAGCATAATCGGTTTCTTCAGCCTTGATGGCAGTGGTTGGCATTTCGCGCACAAGCATAGCCAGGGCAGTGTCTGGCAGCGTGACAAGATGTGCACCCTTGGCGGAGATCGATTGGTTCACCGCAATTACAGCTGTGACAGCATTCGGGTCAAGCATGGCTGATTTTCTCGGTCAGGGTTTTGTTGATCATCGTCGACGCCAGGATCTTGACGGAAGCTTGAGTAATCTTTTGGCCTCCGACTTCCGAGGCAATGTCATTACCAACCACGTTCAAAGCGATTTCGCTGACCAGCTGGACAGCCGTCGCAAGGATCGGCAGGTTATTCAACTCGGTGGGTGTCATCAATCATTCCTCAAGTGTACATACACCCACCCCCAGCAGAACTGGAGGTGGGGCACGGGGGTTAATTAAGCAGCATCTTCGAAATACATGGCAAACGCTTCTTCGCCGATAATCCGCACCACTGTGTTGACTGAGCCGCCCGTAAACAACCCAGTCACAATACGGTTTATCGCAGAAAGAGCACCAAAGACAATATCGACCTGCCCGCCTGACTCAGTTTGGTTTTCACCAAAGAGTACAGCGCCGACTACCGACTTCATCTGATTACCAATTACCAGCTTGTCAGCAATACCCATTGGGACTTCGGTATCGATGTAAACCAAGATCATCGCCCGATGTGGTTCAAGGTTAGTCCCTTCCTTTCGCACATTACGTCCCACAAACCCCGACGTGTATTCCTCACCCAACGCTTTAGCCAATCGACGCCGCCCCTTTTCGGATTCAGCCACGATGACCTGCAGAGACTCAGACATGTCTTCAATGTCGCCATTGTAGAAGACTTCGATCTTAGACACGACTCCGACAGTTTTAGCTTTAGGCGCCGACGGGGTGAACAGTTTAAGCGTATCGATGTTGGAATCGTCAAACAACCCTGCGGCTGAGGAAACGCTACCCTCGATGCTACATAGCGTTGTATCAAGATCCACCCGTTGGCCTACTTTTACCAGCCCAACAATTTCATCATGGAAGTCGACATTGACAGGTTTAGGCTTCGCTACCTTCGTGATCATTCGACGAGCGAATGCTTCGGAAAGAGAGCATGAGTCTTCCAACGTATACGTGGCCTCACGGATGGCAACACGCGCCAAACATGACCCAGCGTAGTTTACACGCCGAGGATTAAACGGACTCACTTTAAAGAAGCCCGGATTATAGGTCAGTACATCAAACTGCTCCACTGTGTCGCCGACAGTAAGACCGGTAACCAGTGTGTTTGGATACAGCGTACCTTCAGCGTTGGTGTGGATCATTCCCAATGGAGCACGGAAAATCTCACCATTTGCGTATTCAACCGCAATGTGCTGAGGACCGATTTCAGTAACCTTGCCTTTACCACTTGCAACCTGAGCGAACTCAGGACCCGACCGCGAAGCAATCATAGCTTCCATTTCAGTCAAGCCAGGAGCCACTTCATAGTTCTCAGTAGCAATACCGTGGCCATGCTGAATAGCACTGAACCCGATACGTTTTGGATCGTCACCATCAGCACCTACGCCCAGCAAAGCTGGAGTCGACATGATAGTAGCAGCACCATCGGTTTTCGGATTGTATTGGCGAACGGTACCACGCACTGTTGTCAGGTTAGCGTTCTGCGGCATGTAAGCGATGATGCCCACGTCGCCACTGTCCACGGTACCTTCAGTGATCAGGCCCATGTCAGTGCGCTTGTACAAACGAGTCCTTGCCACCATCGCCCGGCGGCTACGACCACCACGACCACCAAAGGTGATCACTTCCCGTTCGCGCAGAGCGTGAATTGGGTTGATGTTGTTGACAGGCGAAGTAGTAGGGTCCTTGATCAGCATGTTGATCGGATCGTTCGGATTCATCTTGATGCTGGCACGACCACTTGAAGCACGGGCGTTGTATTCACGCACACGCTTGGACAGGTTTTCATACACCATCCCAGCAATACGCTCATAGCCACGCACACGTTCGAGCAGCTCTACCACACCATCTTTATCCTTACGTGCTTCATCGACCTTGGCGTTAACCAACATCTCTGTAGCCCGAACCAGCAGACCCGTGAACTCAGTTGGCTCCTTCATCCATTTGAGCAGGTCTTCCGTGATAGGGTCGACAAACATGGTGTCCAACGAATCCAACTCACGCAGGAACCTGGAACCAATGCCGGACCGATCAAAGATCGCGCTGTAGACATCCTTGCCATCGAACATCGCACCGCTGTAGTTACGGACAGCATCCTTAGCCAGATTGAAACCTGACAGGATCAGCGATGGAACAATGTCCTTACGGCTGAAGACCAACGACTCATCAACAAACCGAATGGCGTATTCGTGCGGCTCAAGGTTCAAGCGAGCACCCGCCAACACGCGACGAGGTTTTACTTTGAGCAAGTCCAGCAGCTTATTAAAGCCCAGGAGGTACGCCAGAACCAAACCCATTGGGATGTTCTTGGAATACACTTTGACTTCAATAGCGCTGATAGGCGTGCCCGTGTCTTCGGTGATACCAGTCAGGTCATTGATCGTACCGACTTCTTGAAGACTACCGCCCTGTTTGTCTGGGACGATTCGGTAGATCATGTTGTTGACGTCCATGATCAAAGCTTGGCCCTGATCATTTTGTCCACACAGTGCCCAACCTTTCTTTTCAAAAGCCAGTTGTTCAGCGGTGTACTTGAACTTCTCAACCCGACGCTTGTGATCGAACCACAGCTGGTTCTTTCCGCAAACCATCGACATGATGCGTTCAGAGATTGACGTGTACATCTTTGGCACATCAATCAGGTAATCAGCCACCGTACTAAGCATGGCCTTACCAACGTTTGGATCTTCAGGATCGAGCGCCTTGATAATCAGCTGACCCATGAACCACTTTTCGTAGTTGAAGTTCTTACGTTCAGAACGCTCAATAAAGACCTTGCCGTAATAACTACTCAACCCCACTTGTACTGGTGACAACTTACGGATTGGCAAATCCACACGTTGCTTACGCATCCGGTACTTAGTGCCGTTATACAGAAATGACCCATCTGGCTTTACAACCGGAAGTGGGAACGACACCGTAGACGACTCACCGACTGCGGGGGTGATTTTAAACGAGTGGATCTCCTGATCGTTACTGGCATCCGTCAGGCGGTTGATCGAGTAGCTGGTGATCGCAACCGGAGCCTTCTGGATAGCAGCAACACACCGAACGATGTCTTTACGCAACACCTTTTCAAGGTACTGGCGTTCAAACGTGTCGGTCTTCGAGACAGCCAACGATTTGTCGATGAGCGTACTGGCATCGGCCAATATGGTTGGTTTGATCTCGATATCTTCTTGAGGGATCTCGATCGCGTCAACCAGAGTGCCTTCGCCACCAAACGGGTTAGGTAGGGTTTTGAAGATACCGGAGATTCGCTCCAGCCGGCGGTGCTCAGCAGCCGTCAGCAGTCCTTTGCCAGCCAGTTCGTTAGCCTTATCGACAATAGGCGAACCTGTTGTCTTAGCCGCTTTATCTGCTGCCAGCATGTTGATGTCGATTGCTTTAGTTTCAAGCTTCTCGCCATCTTCATCGTACTGGACCGCTTCATCAATAGCGCGCTGCTTCAACAGATCCAACTCTTCCAGCTCTTTTTCAAGTGCTGCAATCGTGACGTCATCATCGTCCAATTCATCGGACGGTGGAAGTTCGTCATACTCCGCTGTCAGCTCAAGATCGTCCAAGCCAACGCCATCAACATCCACCTCAACCACAGGTTCTTCAACCACCTCGTTTTTGAGGTCAGTCTCGATAGGGGATGTTGCTTGATGCAGCGTGGTCAGAAACTTCAGCAGCAGAAGCTGGAACATAGCTGGGTCGTAAGACACACCTTTGTTCTTTACCGCCGGATCGTCAGACTTGCGCAGACCGTCCAACCACCCGAGGTTAACCACCACAAAGCCATTGAGTCGGCGAATGATGACGTTTACCTTCGGGTAGTTCTCAGGCTTGATCTTACTGAGCAGACTGTTTTCACGCAACTTACCAGCCCAGACAAACAGGTCAGCAACTTGCTTAGAACCATCGTCACGCAGGTTGTTCAACACGTCAGCGGTTTGACGCATCGAGAACGTGCGCAAGGTACCCAACCCAGGCATTACTTCAGGCAAAGGCAGTTCGATGAAATGATGTCGTTGACTCTCTTCACAGAGAGCATTGATATTGTTCATCACTTCAGCGTACACGTTCCGCCACATGTACCAGCCAGCCCTGAACGATGTAGCGTACCGAACCATGTGGCTCAGCAGGGCATAGTTGTAAACAACCAGCGTACGCTGGTCTGTCTCCAGGCGGTCCAACTTCCTTAAAGGACGGAAGGCACGGTTACGTTGACGAAACTGTGTGATCAGCGTGTCAGGCTGACTGAAGGTACGAATCGGGTTGCCTTCAGGTTGACCATACTGCTTGACGTGGTCAATGTAGATCACGCCAGGGACTGAGCGCATCAATGGATCGCTGATCTGCGGACCCATGGTGACGCCATCAGCTGGAGCAAAGTGCAAGACAGACATCTTCGGTAACTGCAGACGAGCAATCGGATAAACGACTGGCGCTTGCAGCTGACTGGTCTTCCACAATGTGAAACGCAGTCGATATCTGTCGTAAGCCAATAATTCGGCCATGAATCATTACCCCTTTTGAGCTAATGCCTTGTGACTTGCCTGCTTAACGTGATTGAACCGTCCGGTCAGATTCTTGATCACAAAGTCAGCAGTATCGTAGTCAATCTGAGCACGCGGTTCACCTGATGGTTTTACCCAGGCTTCGCGCGTCGAAAGATATTTCTCTGTTTCTCTTAAAGCATCATTCGTCATGACGGCTGTGCCAGAACCTGTGTCACCGTCAAAGTCAGCGCCTAGACCTACAAGGCGGCTTGGGGCAGGTGATTCTGAATCATGATAACCACGCAGATTATAGTTGGGGTATTCAACCGCCAAATATTCATCGCCCTCAAGTGGCATCCAACCGGTATCCAGCTCACGTCGGATCTCGCCCACAGAAGTGGTCTTGACGTGCATCCGGGAAGGGTACGTGGAGTCATCACCGTTGATCGGATAACGAACCACGTCAAGGAAGTACTTGACCCATTTGGAATAACCTGACAAGTAGATCAGTTCGATCAATGTCATCGGATGCACATCTTTACGATCGAAGTTTTCCGGCAGGTCGTCAATGTCATCAAAGACACGGAAGGTACCTTCACCGTTATAGACCAACGACAGGTAGTGTGTACCGATCATTACGGGACGGTGCCGGGCCTCGATATCGACCAGGCTGTTAATGACTTCCCTCAGACCATCGAAGGTTGTCCAGCGATCTCGCATGGTGGGCGATAACGAAGTCCACTCAGGTTTGAGCGTCTTGGTATTCACCAGCATCACATCGCCATCACCCGCCGTCATGATCTTGGACAGATACCCAGTCCTCATCCAGAAGACCACAACTGGCGCCAGTGCTACAGCCGCCTGGAAGGTCCCTAGAACGGTCGCATCAAATGCCGGTACGTTAGGAGACTCCAGGCTATAACCCGATGTCTCCATGGACGTCAGAACGTTACGGGTGCCGTAGAGCACACGGCGCGACGCCCACTTATCGCGGATGAACCCACTCTTACCGCCAATGATGCGTTCGACGTAAGAATAGATTTCATAGATAGCTTTGGTCAACAGCAACCGAGGGCTATCGTAGATGACGTTTTCAGTGTCACGGTTTTGAGCAATGTTCAAAGCGGTGTACATGACCCGGAAATAGAAGTCATTGATTTCATGCTTTGTCCACCTACCGTCTTCACCGATTTCAATGTCCCGAAGCCCTGCTGGCATGACCGGCAGGTTGGTTAGCGTCTTACGATGCCACCAGCGTTCAAGGAAATCAATGCGTTCATTACGGGCTGGGGATTCAGTGCGTTTGAGTTTGAGCTTATCCAGGTGGAACATAAAGAACGCATAACCTGTTTCAGCATCAGCGTCAACGCTTGGATAGAAGTCCCCTTCAACGTCACTGAACTTGGCGGTCCGTGAACCTTCCAGAATCTCCTTATAAAGAGCCTTGAGGTTAATGAGGTCTCTGTAAATTTTCGGGTGAAGGACACGGACGTTTAACTTAAGCTTAGCGAAGACTTCGTCTCGCTGGACAGAACCCACTGGCCCAAAGATGCGGGTGGAGAATAACCCATCGTCGTGGAAGTTGGTGCTGGCACCTTCAGTAATATCCAAACGGGTGATCGGCGCAAGATGCGCTAAGTCACTGTCCTCCGTGTGGAGAATCCAGATCAGCGCGGGTAAGACATCGGTTTTCATGGACAATGTCCCTGTGTCGAAGTGGTATGACCCATATAGCCACCCTTTATGTTGAGTGAGACGTAATGGCTAAAAAAGATGACCATGACCTCCCCAAGCCACCAGACTTCGATGAGCTCGACTTTGGAGACATGGATTTCGACGCCTTTGGCTACGGAGCGGGGAAGTCAAAGAAAAAAGGTACCCGTACGCCTTTTCATGCGGGGGCGGAAAGTTTTTTAAAGACATCTAAAGACAGACTCATCGACCGCGGTTTTGTGCGGCGGATGCTGTCCGGAGTACTTCCGAAGGGATACACTCAGGCCCTCAATACATACGATGCCGTGGATCGTGGCATTGGCAGCATTTTGAAAGACAACAAGGCGGAGCTTGATCCATACCTTAGAAAGCTTAAGGCCGGAGCCGATAAAGATAAAAGCCTGCTCATGGCGTTTTTGCCTAAAAGTGCACGAGACGCCATTCAAGATTCTGATGCGGGTTCTTCATACAGCGGTTCTTCGCCCAGCGAATTGGACGGTAACCTGTCGGGTTTGGGCGCTATGTTCAAAACCCAAGCTGCGGAACGAATGCAGGACACGTACGCTGGTGCTGCTCGTGATATCCGTGATCAGAAACGTTTTGAACTGGACATGCGTGTCCAAACGTCTATCGGTCGGGACATTGGCCGTTTGGTAGGGTATCAGGATAACGTCCTGATCAAATACCATCAGAAGAATCTGGAAATTGGTTACCGTCAGCTCGACGTTAACATGAAGATGTTTGCTCTGCAAAGAGAACACTTCTCCAAAAGCCAGCAGCAGTTTGAAAAGATCCTTGAGAACACAGCACTACCTGACTTCGCCAAGATGACACACGGCGAGGTATTAAAGCAACAACTGTCGACTAAACTCGCCAGTGGTGCTATTGATTCTGTAAACAACTTCACCACCAAGTACTTTGGCGGCATGAGGGATAACGCCAGCAATGCATTAGGGGCCGGTCTAAACGCGTTCAGTATGTTTAAGGACATGGACATGCCTGGCATGTCTAAGAGCCACATGGTCGGTGACATGCTGGGTCAGTTTGCGGGTCAAGCCGCAGCCCAAGGTGTTGAGTACCTGATCAGTCTGCTGTCCGACCGTTATGGCGTAAACATTAAAAACAACAAGCACATGGCAAAGGGCGATAACACCCTACGCGATATCTTGTCGTCTATTCCACAACGGTTGAATGAATACGCCAAGTCCGAAGGGACTCGGTCTAACTGGGTAGGGCTTGCCGAAGAATCGCTTAAAGGGATGTTGGATACCTACTCGGCCACAAGTTCCATTAAAGGCACAGCGATCACCGATCTTGATAAACCTGCATACATGGACAATCTGTTTTACAAGTCCGTGACTGACATCATGCCTGGTCTCATGGCTAGCATGGACAGGTCTTTGAAAGTGTTGGTGACAGGCGAGGACCATGAAGAGGTTGCGTACAGTCACTACTCTGGCGGTTTTGTTAACCGGTCAACTCTGAATCAACAGCACGTCAAAAACGCTCTGTTGGAAGGCGGTGGTGACGCACTTCGTCAAAGTGTTGATGGTCTGCTTCGTCAGATGGGTGCAAGTGATCTTTCGCTGGATGCGAAGAAAGCTTTACGCCGTGCCTTGATGAAAGACATGGCTAACGCACACCGGTTCGTACCAGCCCGTTACGTTAAAATCGAAACGTGGAAGAACGAGCCCGAAGAGATTGCCAATGAACTGATCGAGTTCTTCGCCGATAAGTTTGGACTGTCCCCGTCTGGCGATCAGATGGATCAGTCTCAGGAAATCAAAAAACATCGCCTCGATGTAAGCGATCGGTTTTCTGAAATCCAATCACGTTTGCCAGAGTTTGGTACACGGATGGATAAGTTGTCTGGTGTGGTTGGTCGCAGGACTTGGCGTGAGCTGGGTCTGAGCCGATTCAATGGCAGCGGTGACGTTATCGACCTTGATAAGGTTTATGATCTCATCCTTAACAGCACCGATACCTTTGACCCCAAGGATGAAGAGAAGCTTAAGAAAGCCATGACGCCAGAACAATGGCGTGTGCTGATGGTGGCTAAAAAGAAAAAACTTGCGGATGAGGAAGAGAAGCTTCGCACCGGCGCTAACAACAACGGTCTTGATGTCTTCAACCAACCACTCACCCGTAACCTCGGTCGGTCTATTGTCGGTAAACCTTCAGGACCTACCAGCGGAGCACCGGCTGTTCAAATCGAGTGGCCCGAAATCCTAAATGTGAAGGACGACGGTACTCATTCCCGCTTGGACGCCATCATTGGACTGAGTGGACAGAGTAGTCAGTTGCTGGAACTGATCGCTCAGCTGATCCCTAACGCCGGTAGTAAAGGCGGTGGCAGTGGCGGTGGTGGAGCACCAGGTCCCGATGGTGCTCCAGATGCCGGAGGTGGTGGCAGCATGGACGATGCCATCGCTGAACAGATCGCTGAAATCAAGCGTCGTTGGTACGATGCGAGTATCCGTGAAGGTGCCGGTGGCACCGCCCGCGTTGCTAAGAATACTCTCTTTAAAGCAGGGGGTATGCTTGGTAAGTATCTGAAGTTTAGCTACGGTGCGATTTTTGGCGGTAGTAGTGCGGCGGCTAAAGCCGCTTGGGGTGCGGCTAAGTTCCCATTCAAAGCTCTGGATGGTTTTGGCGTCAGTGATATCCACAAAGCCGGGGACGATATCCCAATCATGCTGGCCCGCGATATCCGCAAAGGTTATTACTTTGATATCGACAGCAAGAAGGTGATCACTAAGCTTAAAGACATCACAGGTCCCGTTAAGGACGTTCGGACCAATGAGGTAGTGCTGACACAGGAGGACATCGATGGTGGCTTGTATAGCGGTACTGGTGAATCCCTGGCTGGTTATTTCTCACACCTCGGTCTTTCGGCGGGTGGTCTGTTAGCCCGCGGTGCAAAAGCTTACATCAGCGGCACTTATGGCACGATGTGGAAGGTAGGTAAAACAGTCGCACGCGTAATACTTGACCAGTTCACGCAGTTCGACGCATATCTGCCAGGCGACACGGAGCCCCGCATCCGTTCTGTCCTCATGAAGAAAGGGGCTTATCGTACCGCCGATGGCGCTGTGATCACAACCCTTAAGGATATTAAAGGTCCAGTCTACGAGATGGACAGTGAGGGTAACCGTAAGGAAATCGTTTCTCAGGATGAGATCGATAAGTACAAATCGTTTTACACCGTCAATGGGTCGTTGCTGTACACCGTTGGCAGTGGGCTGATCAGCATGTCGGCACGTACTGCGATCATGGCAGGTAAGGCGGCTAAGTGGTACGGTCAAAAGGCCATAGGGTTCTATAAAGGAATCGCTAAAATGGTCGGTGGTATTGGCCGCGGCATTAAGAATTTCGTAATGGGTCGTTTTAAGAACGGTGCCGTTGGGATGCTTGATGACGAAATGTCACTGGCCGCTGTAGAAATTGGTAGCCATCAGCTTCAGACGCAGATTCAAATTCTTGAGTTCATGAAATCCCGTTGGGACCAGGAAGGCGTCCACGGCGATAACGATGGTGACGGTACTCGCGATTGGTCATGGCAAGACATCATCAAACGCCGTAAGGAAAAACTGGCTGCAAAAGCCGGAGCTGTAGGCGCAGGCGCTATGGAAGGTGCTGAGAGTATTGTTGATGCTATCAAGAAGATGAACAAGAATCTCGATGAGAAATTGGAAGAGCTCAGAGAGACGACTGAAGAAGCTGGCGAAAGCAGTATGCTGGAAAACGCCGGTGACATTGCGGATATCGCAGATGCCGGTAAAGGTGGTAAAGGAAAAGCCGGCAAGGCTGGTAAAGTAGGGAAGCTTGCTAGGGCCGGTGGATGGCTTAAAGGAAAAGCTGGTGGCTTGATGCGGAAGGTGCCGGGCGGTGCCTCACTGCTTAAAGCAGGTAGTTGGTTAGGTCGTGGTGCGTGGGGTGCGGCCACTGTAGCGGCTCCATTTATTACCGAGGCGGCTGTTGGACTTGCTAGTCTTCTGACAGCACCTGTGGCAATTGGTGCGCTTGCTGTAGGTGCGGTTGCGTATGGTGGTTACAAGTACTACAAATCAGAGCAGGCTAAAGAATACCCGCTGATCTATCTTCGGATGACACAGTACGGTGTTAACCCAACTGATGAAAAACGTGTCAACGCCATGGTCCAGCTGGAAGGGAACGTGAGACGAGGTACGGTTGTAGACAGTAATGGTAACCCACAGCTTGATCCAAGCAAGATGGAACTGAACTCTATTCTTGAGCTCTTTGACGCGACAGATGAAGGGAGAAGGAATAAACTCTTCAGCTGGATTCAGAACCGCTTCAAACCCGTCTACTTGGCTCACTGCGCAGCCATGCTGAGAATCCGTAAAACTACGGATCTCAGCAGCGTCGACACAGGTATAGGTGACAGTGATCTGGATGTCTTCCTTGGTATTGTTGACGCCACTGGCATGCAGTCCACGTATAACGACTTGGCAACCTCTCCATTTGATGGCGATTTGACTGAAGACGCGGATGATGTCGACAGCGCTGTCAAAATGGTGAAGGCTAAACGTAAGGTCGCTAACGATGAGAAAAAGGCCAGAACGGATATGGCCGTTAACCTAGGTAACCCAGCCGGTGTGATCCAAGCTGCAACAGTTGCGGTTACGCCAGGTGGTACAGGGGACGCTAATCAGATCGCTCGCGGTTTGATTATTAAGCAAACCTTACGTACCGGCCGTATGTCAATGGGTACCGCTGGGGTCGCATCTGCAGCTAACATCCAGACAAGTCTCGATATCCCAACTGCTGTGCGTTACATCACGTACGGTATAAAGGAGATGAAACTTTCCAAGTGTATCCAGCTTCAGAAAGTGGAAGAGATCTACTGGCCTGTCCTCACCTACATGGGGACCAGTAAGGCAATGCTCAATGGTAATACGGATGACCTTGAAGCCCGAGTAATCGACATCTTCAAGCCGTCTAATGAAAACGAGCGTGCCGACGTGCAGAAGTGGGTGAGGTTCCGTTTCCTTCCCGCTTTCCTGCAATATGCCATCTCTGTACGCCGTCGTTATAACGGTGACGCTAAAGATGCTGCGAGAAACTTGACCGGACCGGCGATGCGTCAAGTGCTGGATGAAATGACCCGCACGGTTGTTGACACGCCGATGGGTGAAACCACAGTCTGGAAAGTGGGTAACACGCCATGGCCGGGTGAGATGCTTGAATCGATGGCAGGTGCTACTAAAGCTTACATCGATGCGTTGGACAGGGAAGACACCGCTAAAGTACTCGACGTCAAAGGGATGGAAGCTCAGAAGAACCAAGACCCTAACGACTACGGTAAAACGCTGACTAACACAGCGCTCGGTAACCAGCGTGCAAACGCCTCAGGTTCCGGGGTAAACCAGTCAGGTCCTACTCTCGGTAACTACGCTAAGATCTATGGTCAAGGTGCGGTAGCGGGTGGGGCTAAAGGTCAATCGATTGGTTATGGCACCGGTGCCATGTTGATGAATGGTCCGACAGGGACGCAGGTGAAACACCCAGGTGGTGGTACAGGTGGCGATATCAACTCGCTTCCTAATAACACCGGCAAAGGTGTGGAAGCCATGGGGCCGATCATTACTCAAGCGGCTAACATGGTTGGCTTCGATCCGGAGATTGCACTCAACGTCGCAGCGGTAGAATCCGGGATGGACCCTACTGCTTCCTCAGGTATCGCGTTTGGTTTGTTCCAATTCGTGTCAGGTACCTGGAGCGACATGCTGACCAAATACGGCGATACGTACGGCATTGCTCCAAACACCCCGCCGTCCGATCCTCGTGCTAACGCCATCTTGGGTGCGTGCTACCTGAAAGAGAACTACGAAGGGCTCACTGGCATGCTTGGCGGTAACGTCAGCGATGTCGACCTTTACGCAGCTCACTTCTTGGGTCTTGGCGGTGCGAAGCGATTCTTGCCAGCACCTAATAACGAATCCGCAGCTGGGTACGTTAGCGAAGCCGCGATCAGAAACAACGAATCCGTCTTTATGGATAAAGGACGGATGAGGACCGTGGGCGAGGTCAAGCAGGAACTCCAACGTCGTATCCAGATCGGTCGTAAGAAAGCCGGTATTGGTGCAGAAAAAGGACCACAGGGCGGTATTGGCGTTAAAACCGATGCTAATGGATTGCCAATCATGTCGTCTGGTGCGACTGCCAGTGATGGCTCAGACGCTGGTGGTCCGACCTCCGCTGGCGCGGCGGTTGCTGCAAGTGATGCGGCTGCGGCTGCAAACGGCGGCGCGTCCGGTAGTCCTGCGGCGTCCATGCCGGTTGCGAGTAGTAATGCCCCTGTTCCGGCTGATGTAGCGGCAGAGGTAAATGGTGCCGCTCCTGGGGCTGGTGCATTTGGCGGAGCTCAAGCTACACCGGCGGGTGATTTCGATAATGGTACAGCAGCGCCTTCGTTTCAAGCTCCTCCACAGAGCGCTCCAATGCAGTCGGCCACACGGGCGGTTGCAAAGGACACTGTGGATAAGAACTACAAACAGCAAGCTGAATCCGCAGAGGGCGTTAACGCTCTAATGCAGCAACAGTTGTTGGCGCTGCAATCGATGGACACCAACATCCTTGACATTCGGAATCAGTTGATTGAAATGATCAATAAAAATTCCGGGTCTGGGAAGCCTGCTCCTGAGCCAAGCCAGTTTGAACCTGCTCGTAAAGAGCCCATCAACACAAAACGTACCGGGGCTGTAACCTGAGGACACGGGGGTGGGAAACCACCCCCACCTCTTTCGCTTAACACAAGAGGAGTTCACTATGGCGCGTCAATACGTGCTAGACAAAAGTTGGGCGGGCCACGCCTTTTTAGCACCCCCTAGTTCATTGTCTGACTCGGTGGATAACAACCGAAGGTTCCGGACATCATCGTCCAGAAAATTTATTGATACAACGTTGGGTGGTCATTGGGCTATAAACCCTCTGTCACAATTCACAGAGAACTGTGACATCAGCCATCCCTCCATTTTTTCCCGATCCGAACCCATGGGTCGGTGGTATAGTGAGATCCTTGACGATAACTCCCAGCTGGTTCACATCCGTTGTGGCGTACCTCAGTTTAACTCACTGACTAACTTCTTTGGTAACTTTTACAACATCCATGCTGGCTCGATGGCACGTACAGGCCGAGCACCGGATGTGTGGTTTAACATCGGTAAGGTTGCAGGCTTTATTGGCACTCTTCCTTTGCAGCCGTTTATTTTGGCTGGTAGCATGTTTAAGTTCTTCGTCGGTATGCCGCGATCGAAGTACTATTACTTAAAACCTGCCATGTATTCCTACTGGTTGGCGTACAGTGGTTTTGTAAACGGCATGTTTGTGAACTTGGGGTTATCCCCCCACTTTACAAACGACATGCAAAAACGTTATTTTGATCCAGGTTCCATTCCGAATAAAGCTGATGTCGGTTCTATGAACCGGGTACTTAATGACGGCGTGGTGATGACCGATGGCGGGATTGATATCTTTCGCATGTCGACGAAACCACAGCGGCTTGCAAATCGGTATCGGGACAAGATGGATGATGCGCTGAACAACTTAACGGGCGATCCTGCAAAACGGGCCGATGAGTTCAACCGCATTGTCTTCGACAGCGTTGATACGCAACTGATCAGTCTTGATGACCCAGGTGCATCGATGGCGGATTACGAACGCATCTATAGCGCCTTCCTCGGCAAGTACGAAGCGAAGAATTCGTCAAAGTCTGAAATCTATCCGGATGAGAATAACGACCAAGGCTGGTGGGAAAAGGCTGGTGAATCATTCCAGTCGGAACGTCACATGGGTGCAGACTTCGTCACCCTACGTGTAAACTTCACACCCACCAACAGTGACTCGTTTAACAACCAGACCACAGAACCGTCCATCAAGACTGAAATCAACGCCATGAGTTCTAAAGCGCGGATGGCTCGGTTTAACTTGGCGGATGGTAACGTGGCGGGCTTCATGGGCGCTGCGGTATCTGCGATCTCTAACGTCGCTAAAGGCATCCTTGAGTCTGCTCAGTTGGAAGGGTTGGTTGCATTGGCGGGTAACTCCTTTGCCGATATCCAAAAGATGTACGAATCATCTTCGGCTGACTTGAACAGAACATCGTTCACTATCCCACTGCGGTCGTGGGCTGGTGATGATTGGGTTCGGTTGAAGAACTTGTTCATTCCACTGGGTGGTATCATGGCCATGTCGTTGCCTCGTGCTACGGGTATGGCGTCCTACGATGGACCTCCTCTGTTGGAAGTGTTTAACCAAGGTCACACGTTGATCCGCGAAGGCATGGTTGAATCACTGACAATCGAACGTGGTGTGGGTGACGTGGGCTGGAAGCAAGGTGGTCACGTACTGGGTATTGACGTGCACGTTACGATTGTGGACTTGTCTACGATTATGAGCATGCCGATTAACCCCGCGTTCAGTGGTCTGCAAGGCGCTGTTACGGCTGCTGCTGAAATTGGAGGACAGCTTCAGAATACGGTGACGGGTGGCAACCTACCAGGGGCGGCCAGTGCGGCTATTGACGTCGCTTCGGCTTTTTCTAAATCCACCTACAGTGAAGATAACAAATACACGGACTACATGGCGACCTTGGGTGGCTTACCGCTTAACAGCATGATTAACAGCACACGCAAGTGGCAGTTGAATATGGCTAAGGCGCGAGCGCAATATAACCAATGGAAGTCTCCAGACCGTGTTGTGAGTGGTTTGATGAATGGCATGATCGGCGATATCGTGAAAGCAGTATCTCGTCCTACAGATAGACCATAGCGGCATAGAGCCCGGTCATTGCGACCGGGCTCTATGCTGTCAGGTAACGTAAGCGTCAGGATAGAGCGCTTTGATGACTTCTGATACACCAGAGGCTAAGAACGATGGAGCGATCATTGAAAGGATCGATTCAGGCTCCGCCAAGTTAAGCAAGGTTTTAGCGTCAGTGCTGGCGACTGAAAATGCATTCAGGTTCTTGACGTAGACACCATTACGATTGTACTCCTCCCAATGAGGATCAATGCGATTCAGCGTACTGATCAGCAATGCCCGCTTGGTTGGATACGTATCGACAGTATCGCTTGTACCGAAATAGAACCCTGCCAAAATAGTGTTGATAGGATTTGGGTTTACTTCAAGATAGGCGGCCAGACCAATCTTATCAATAACGCGGTTGATGGTTGCAAGATCAGTCCCAACGATCGAATCCGTAGAAACATATTGGTAAGCCAGCTTCAAAGACTCTGAACTACCGGCCATGTTGGCTACGTCATCCAGAAGACCAGGGATGTCATATTGAATCAACATCCCCATCAGACCACCGAGCACCGCAGCTTCCGCTTCGATGTTGATGACCTTCATCAACTCACTGTTACCTGTTAGTTCGTTAAGAACATCAGCCAAACCACTGAGATCGTTTACAGTTGCAACTTTAATAATCTTTCCAAGATTTCCGTAAATGACATTTACGGCCTTCTCAGCACCTGGTCCGATCAGAGAACCTGCCGCACCCGCCAGTTGGTTCTTAACACCACCGGCGATACTACCAATCAAAGCAGGGAGTGACGAACCCATGGCACCAAGGGCTCTATCGAGCATATCTACTTTGTCAACATTACCGCTTTTAGAACTCAGAATCAGCTCGGTCAGTTGTTTGATAGACGATGGGTTTGTCTGAAGTCCAGAGATGCCTTCTGAATAAACTCCTTTCAGTGAATCGAATACGGTGTTCTTGGTTTGCTGGTTGGAGATACCATAGGCATCTTGGGCCAACATGACCTCACGACCATTGGTTTGAAATACGGTTCCTGCCAAACGACTAGCCATCACCTAAATCCTCAGTAACGTTCACATGATACACAAAAAAAAGGATGCGGCATACGCCGACCAGGTTTCCCCGGTCGGCGCTAACGCTTACTTAACTTTATTGATTCGTGCTTTTACTTCGACCCGATACTCTTCGAGCCACTCAGTAAGCCACAGTGTTTCTTTAGGCTCACTGATTTTACGATTGCGCTGCATGTGGTAATACCGAAACGGTAATGTGCTTTCCGCAAAGGCGACGTAGATCTCGATGTTGTCTTCGATCTTCGAAATCATTGCGATCTTTACATCTTCTTTAAACCGCTTGCTCCACTTGGGCGTGTGCTTACTGCTGATCTTCTTTGCTTCAAACCCAGTCGCCGCTTTGAGTTCTTCGAGATCTTTCTCAACCTTCAGATACTCCCACAATCCCTGGGCAGTGCGGAAGATACCATGCTTAGGGTGAGTAACCCGTACGTCAGCTAACAGAGGAAGCTTGCGGCCTAACCGACTGGTGGCATTAAGGTCGATGCGGATATGGTCAACTCCGTCCAATGTAGGATCTGGCAGGGCTGGCTTATTCATCGTCATTTTCCTTCGGCTCATCTTCGATATCTTCGGCCTGTTCATCTTCGTCACCATCAACCGCATCAGGCTCGTAGTACTTATTGCGTTTGAACACTTCATGCTTGTACGTGACACCATTAGGAAAAGTAAGTTCAATACTCACTTTATAACTAACAGGACCTAGGATCTGGATGGTTGATTCACACCGTCTCCAAGGTAAGGTGTCTTTGGCCAAAGCTTTGGCCATGTTGCTCTTATCGTGAGTGACTTTGAGCAGGTCAACTTCATTTTTGGAATTAGCATTAACCTTGCGGTAATACTGATCCGCCATCTTATCCCACTGGGCAGGTGAGATACCATGGGTCAGCAACATATCCCGCACTAAGTGAGCGGGGATGTTTTCGCTGCTGTCCATCTTCTTGGTGTTATCCTGAAGCAACTCTCGAAACGTAGATCGTGTAGATCGACTGCGTCTTGTCATGGCGTATTATCCTTTAATGCGTGTGCAAGCTTACAGGTATCTGATGGCTTGACTTTAGGATTTGCTGCTGAGCGTGAGTGAAAGTTCCATTACACTGATAGCGTCCCTGATAACAACAGTCAGGTGCTTGACCATGTAACGATGGTAAAGATGACCAAAGTTTATGTCCTTAGTCTCAAGTAGATGATGTATGATTCTGATCTTTTCGAGCACTTGAATCCACACAACCTGCGGTGCCCAATACCCCGTCTTATCGTGGAAGTAGTAGTCCACAAGCCATATTGCTTCACGCTGTCTTTGATCCAACTTCCACTCTTCCGTGACGTCACCTTCCGTTTCAATGCATCGTATAGAGATTTCCAGCCACGCCAGTAACTCGTAGATGTTATCGCTACACACTTGGACTTTAAGGTCTAAATGATCCGCATTTAGTTCAGCCAGGTCTAATGTATAAATGGGATCAGAAAGTTGTTTACTTCTTACCCAAGGATCATCAGACAAAGGTTCTGTTACAGTTTCCACCACCGGTCTTTTAAAAAGCCGAGTCCACAATTGTTTAAACATGCCCCCTCCAACGAAGGGAATAAAGAGAGGTATCGAAATGAGCAACTTTGACGAACTACCCCGTATCCCTGGCGTGACTACAGCGCCTGTGGCCGGGTTTACTGAACGCGACACCGATCCGATGGCTGTGGTCAGATTCACACAGCAAATGCGATATATGGCCACAGAGAAGCTCACAGTCGGTGGTACGCAGATCCCTGAGAAGATGGGCGATCTGATCATGCTGTTAAACGGCATGGACCAATCTGCACTCACTACCCGTAAGCTCGATATTGAAGAAGCGGTTAAAGACAATGGGGCTGAGGCCATCAAGGCTGTTCGCGAGATTCGCGAAATGTTCGGTGGTCGTGATCCATTTCTTGCAGTTAGCGAGGAACGTGAAATCACCGGCGAACGCATCAGTCCAATCCTGCCAGAAGGCTACGTCCCACCGGAAGTTAGCTTCAAGCCTGGGGAGCGGGATTCGGGGGAGTCTTCGCTCGATGTTTCTGATTTTGTATCTCCTGATGAATGATGGGATTGTGGCAAGCCCATGCGGTTGGAATGTAGGTTAAGGCTATAAACTTCACCAACACCAATGCCCGCGCGCTGAATGGATTTTCCACATCAGGATCTTTCTCAGGTAACTCGCCGCTGGTTGCAATCTGTGGCGTTAACATAACCACGTTGGGAAGGCGTCTTGCAATAAGCGCTTTCTGATTTGGGATTAACCAATCCTCGTGGTTGTAGATAGCGATCATGTCGTACGTGCGAGCAATGATCTCAGGGGTGAGTTCCGCCCAAGGGACATTAATCGCATTGACCGTGATGTTGTGCGGGAAGTACCGTCTGACTGCACGGACAAAGATTTTGATCTCAGTGTCAGTCAGTTCCGTGTAGGGAAAGAGGTTGATATCGATCGTAACCGAAGTGATGCCAGCGCCACGTTCCATGCGGTTGCTGGCATCCACCATGTCTTTTCGAAGGTAATAGACGAACTCTGTCATCTTCGAAGCGCCTAAGGTATCCGCCTCTTGTTTGGCATAAAGGCTTTGATACTCCTGACGGTCAATTTGACCATTCGTCAGGAGATCAAAGTTGTCATGATGTCGGTCACGGTAAACGTTGGAGGCGCCAAGCACATTAGCGATTGTTTCGTCAATGCGCCAGACGGCTCCGAGTCGTGTATCGGCCAACATGTTAACATCAATGATAGCATGTTGTTTCATGGTTGGACCTTAAGTAGCTGGTTTTGGAGCGGGGGCTTTTGGTTTCACACGCGCAGCATCCAAAGCCTGAATGACATCGGCCATGCTGAGCAGATAAAGGAACATCATCCACGGACTACCGGTAAACGTGTTACGGGCATTTTCAGCCGTGGTCGTTAACCGTGCCTGCACAGCCCCGAACTCTTTTACATCACGCGGCCAAGAAACACTCTCGCTAAGCAAGGTAGCCAGTTCTAAGCGTTGTTGGAAAGTGGTAATCCCCGCTCTGAACATGAAGCTACTGGTCATGTTGATAACCATACTTGCTTTATCGCCGACTACTTGCAGGTGATTGAGTACCTCATCGGCAGCCTTGTCCGAACTCATGTTTGCTTGCCAATTAACAACCTTGGCGCACTCAATGTAAATCGACCGGACCTTCTGTTCGGCCTCATCGTGGATTGCGTAGCGCAATGCTACATCTTTTGCCAAATCCACAAAAAAATCATTGCCTTTATTTTCTTGCATCATCTGGAACCTTTGTTGACGGATCGAGGTTATTGCCGATCAGCATAGTGTTCAGGAACGTCGACAAGGTCTTAGTCGAACGAGCAATACCCAACCCTTCCAATTGCGAAAGGTTAACCTCACCATCTTCCACCAATGCCCGCGTGAACTCACGAGCTGCCAATGCGTTACCGCCACGAGCGTGCGTCAGTTCGGTAACGGTATTGTCCAGACGCTTCTGAATCAGCGATCCGAACTCAGGTGAAGAGATCCGACTACCTTTTGAATCCACTGTCGGCTGATCGGTCAGGTCGTCGAGCCGCTGGTGATGCTCAGGGATCGAACGCTTCTTGCTACCGGTCTGTGCTTGACGACGCACTTGCAGATCATAAACCGGATAAGCGTGTGGCGTGATGTACTTAAGCCCTGTAGCACCATCGGTCATGATCAATCGTTCTTCAATGCTGCGACCAAGGTCACGCGCAATTTGGTAATTACGGGCAATGGATAAACGCACCCCATTGGGACGAAGGTTGGGTACGTAGAATGGCAGGAACAATCGCTGCTTGATTTCATCGGGTGTCTTAGCGGGTGCAAGGCGTTTGATGTACGTCTCGAACTCGCTGTCAGACATCTTGTCGAAAGCAGCCTTTAGACTTTCAGAGTTCGTTTTATCCCCAGGAAGAATCTTATCGAAATTCTTGAGAATGAACTCGGTAACCTTACGGCGTTTTTCGTTCATGATTCAGTCCTTTGGAAGCTCGAACCGAACTAGGGTTGGGAGAACGTGTGCTTCGAAGTACTGCAGCCATTTCGAAGGAGCAATACCATCGAGCAAGCAACCGCGCTCATCAATGGTGGATGCTTCAACTTTACTCAGTTCTACCCGAAAGTAGTCATTGAGTGACTTGACTTCATCGCCACCTGCTTTAGGTGCTGTGAAACCACGCACGAAAGCATTCTTACGGGCGGCACTGCTGTTGCCAAGCAGATCGGCAACTTTGTCGACCAGGGATCGTTCACTCATGACTGACTTATCCTTATACGGTTACTTGGGTTAACTCCCTTGAAGTTCGATCTCGGGTAGCCCCATTTCTTTACGGGTTTTTGGGTACCAGTACGGGTGAGATTGATTCACACGCATCAGCAACAAATCACGGGTGGACAGATAAGGAGTCTTCTCGCCCTGCTCTACAGTACTGAACCAGTACCGAGTATTCAGAAGCAAATCCCAATCGTAGCCCATGGCCTTGATTTCTTCATACAGTTGCGTTGGTTCGCAGCGCAGCTCATCGGGGAAGGTAACGCTGGTGGTCATCTCCCAGTGCATTTCCATCAGAAAACGTGCAGCGTTCTGCAAAGCATAAGACTCACGCAGCTTTTGACGCACTTTGGTACGGGACAGCGATACGCCGGGCACCAGAGCCAGAGCGTAGTGTTGCACGTTACCTACCAACCCGTACCGCCCGGCGTTACGCAGTAGGTAGTAGAAGTTGGACATGTACGGAAGCAGACCTTCTTTCTTCGAGATAATCAAAGGCAGAGGGATGTTGTCGATACCGAATTTACCGCGGTAATTGGTTACGCGGATTTCCAGCAGGTCAGTGGTCATGTCGACCGACTCAGGAGACCATGGGAATTCAGCGCGTTTATCCTCGCCCATCAGTGGTGAGTAATAAGTGATCGCGTAGCAGTTGCCGGTCTGGAACGAATAGTTCTCAGGAATGCGCTTGATCTTCAGATCGCCTTTCATGCCCTTAAGGAGCTTGACGTTAGGCTTACGAGGATCGAGCTGGTACGACTGACCGATATGGCCGGTGGTCAGCCAGTAAATACCATGCTTAGCAACCAGGTCAGGCGCCTGGTCGATGATCTGGCTCTTGCCGCTGTTGACGCGCATTGCCAACATGTTGTTATCGGAAGAACCCACATCGTTCTTCTCCAGCATCTCGGTAGCACCTTCAGTCTTCAGGCCGGAGAAGGAGTCGGTGAACTCGATCACGGGAACGAAGTACATGTAAGGCTTACCGGTCTGCGGATCAATGATCTCGTAGGCCACCTGCTTTTCATTCTTGAAACGTTCTTTAGCAAACGCTTTCAAGTTGTTGATCATTTCAGTACCGTCGAGGTCGACAGAACTGGTGAAGAACAAACGGCCGCAGGCAATCAAATCTTCTGGAACAACGATCCCCGGCAGCAGCAATGCCATTGCTTCCCGCACCAGACGCTCTACACGACGCGCTTGCATGCTGGACTCAGTGTCATGGGCATGCATGATCGAATCGTCAAAGGCACGCATCACAGCGCCTGCACAGGCAGCCGCTAAGGTGGACTTGAACATGTTAGGTTCAGCGATGATCCCCCAGAACTGCGCAAACCCTCCGTTGAGAATCCATTGGCCTTTATGGCCACGAACCCAGGACCCAGCCGAGATGTCCAAAATGGTACCCAAGTTAGGCATTGGATAAAACGCCCGAGCCTTCTTGTCGTATTGATTTCCGAATGCTACCGCCACGTTTAAATGCTCCGCTGATTTTTAAATACACAGTATAGGGTTTAGTGGTAACTTAGTAGTTCTGATATGGAATCTACACCCCCTGAATTAGCCGGAGGCAACACCTTCATGTCCAAACTTAACCCGAACATCATGAACGAGCTGGCTAATGTCGAGCTCAACTCTCTCGAAAGCATTTGCCGCATGGGTTCGGATCTTTCCACTGAATCTTTGGCTCTGCCGTTCGTCGACACCGTGAAGTCCAAATTCAACGAGTTCGTTGATCGGTCTTCTACATTCCTTAATGGGCTTAAAGTAGGTAACTACCGTAGCAACCATCTGGATTACGACGCGGCTGTGATCGCGTTTAACAAAAACCCTTATGCCACTAACCGGTTGGTGATGGTGCACGTAGCCCCTGGGTTCACCGGCAAGTGGGTCTCGTTTCTTGAATACCTGATCACGAACGTGCTGCCACAGGTTGAAGAGCTGGAAGCCACACTGAAAAAGAGCAACACCCGCCTGGCGCAGATTTTGAACGAACCTGACCGCCTTGCTGCTCAAAGTGGCATTAAGGAACTCAAAGGCCAGATCCCTTTGGTTAGCTTGGAAGTCCTCACTAAGCTTAAGCAGTACTTCACGGGGTCTAACGCACCTGAAGTGCAAGCTTCCAAAGTGATCGACCGTAATGGCGATATGGAACATGCTTACAAACTGACCAATACGCTGAATGATCGTTTGGCTAAAGTCGATCTGTCCAGTGTAAATGGCATGGTGGGTCGGTTTGCCGATCTGTCCACAAGCTTCAAAGAACACCTTGCCAAACATGACGACACTGTATCCGGTAAAGTGGGTAGTCAGCTCTCTGAGCTGTTCTATAAACTCGGCGTCACTGTTAGCGCGGCCGCGGCCTTGCTTGAGATCGCGCCTCAGCATGTAGAGGCGATGAAGAAGAACATCTCCGTGATTGAGAAAGTCGGTAAGTAACTCAGTAGCGGCATATACGCCCGGCACTAAGCCGGGCGTATATGCCGTCTTACAGTTTTGAACGGGCGTACGAAAACACGGCCTTCGCATCCTTGATAAGACACGATTGGTCACCGTATCTTGCCCATTCCGGGCAGCAGCCGACGAGGTCGCAGGCGAGGGTATTCAGTTGCGACTCATCCTCCAGATAGGTTTGGAACGCTTCTTTGGCGTTCGTCCTGCACCAGAGGATGCTACTCATTGCCGCTGGAAGTTTCAGCGAATTTTCGCGGTGGGCTAAACCAAAGCGCTTATTAAGATCAATAAGCAAATCCTTGGCTGGGTCCTTGATGCCGCGTATCTTGAAGTACAGCGATGAAAGGAATATCAACCGCTTCATGCTCAGTTGTTTTACCTGGGGGTTAGCTTTAGTTTCAAAAACTTCCCCCTCCAACGCTTTAGCACTCATGACGAGACCTCTGCGGCCCTGTGGGTTTACTTGACCGCGTAGTAGATATTAGCTTCAGTTCTGGCCCAAAGTCCAATGTCACCCGAATTCAGTTCGACCAATGTTGCATAACGACCCACTACTTCCGAATCTCGCCAGGTCACTACCTTCACAGACTTAACATCTTCTGCAAGTGCAGCAAGTTGGTTACGAGTCAGGATGTCGCCACCTAAGATCAAACGAACCTTATCCTTGAACGGCTTTGGCTCATCCTTCGAGCTCTCAAGGTTAAACTCGACGTCCACATCGAGATGCTTAGTCACAGGGGATATAATTGACTTGAGCTTACGAACCACCTTTTTTGTGCCTTGTTCCTCATAAAGTAGGTCAGTTAAATCAGTTACCCGATAAACCTCACTTCCTTCAACCACTCGGTCAAGTACACGGGTAAGGCTTCTCCACTGATTCACACCACGGAATCCAAGTCCTGCTGGTCGAAGCTCCGCAAGAATAGATTTCTTATTGGCATCAAGGACATCGAAGCGTTTTGGATTGCTATACAGGAACGTGGTCTGGTGCTGAGTCAGCTCCTTATACGTCTTCTGTGCGAAGATTGCATCGAGGTGACCAATGATGATAAATCCAACACGATTTACATCTTTAGCGATTGCATTCAGACGCAAGCATTCCATTACTGGATCAGGTTCTTTTACCCGAACTACACCCATGAAGTTATCGGCATATGGCTTGCCGAAAAGATCATCTTCTTTGTCTTTACCGCCATGACAACCAGTATAGTAAATGTGAGATCCGTCATCACGTTTGTATTCGAGATCTGTTGTTGCAAAATACCAGCGAGGTGCCTGGAGGATGCGGGGAACCTTCGAATCTTTAGTCCCCCAATACCCTTGCGCTTCTTTAAAGTTTTCAATGACCGCTGGGTTACGAGTCTGACCCAGTACCTTACCACGCGTCGCTAAATCGTCAGCGCGCGTGTTGCCCATTTCGCCAGTATGTCCCTTGGCCCAACTGAGCTTGAGGTCCAATCCACGGACAACGCCCCAATCAGCCATCTCCAGAACCTTCTGCCACATTGGCAGATATTGAGGAGGTACGCCCTTGGCGTTCAACCAACCTTTAGCTTCCCATTTACGAAGGTGGTTATTAAAACCCTGGACGACATAACGGCTGTCTGAGATGATCTGCACATGTGTAATGTGATCATGCCGAGTGAGCCAATCCAACGCTAACATAAACGCATCGAGCTCAGCTTCGTTGTTGCATTCGTACCGTGGTCTGCCGGAACATGCGTCGATGTAACTGACCGGCGTAACCTTATTACCAATACAGCTTTCAATGTCCGGATCTTTACTTTCAAACATGTAACCTTTGTCAGTCGGCACTGCCTTAGGATTACCTGTCCCCTTCTTAGGGAGGTCCGGAATGTACGTGTAACCGTGGACACCGCGCCCACCAACTTTACTGTGCGGGTCAAACCCGCCATCGCAGTACAGAACTGCTCGAACTGCTGTAGGTGTGTCGGTCATGTCAAGAAACCTTGAAGTGTAATGACTGTCTAAATGATAGGTCACTTCTGTAGTTTTTGATCAAACTCGCTTTGATCGTATCTCGGCAATCAGACACTTGCGCTCTGTCCGCATCCTTGTGATTTCATTGCGCTGCAGTTTGATGTGAGCAAGCAATAAATCGACCACCGCTTTATTGAGCTCATTCTTTGTTTTACCTTCAATCTTTGAAAGATTAGGTAGGCCAATTTCAACAGGGTCTGGGACCTCATTGTCAATGGCCGTGACGCAATCGCGAATCGGTGTAGTGGTCGATGATTGCCTGAGTGATGGCATTGCCCCACCCTGGTCATCATGTACCTGATACCGTCCAGGCTGACCACCGTTGTTTGTGTAAACGGTAATGCTGGTCGCTGGAATTACTGGTGTGCATGAGCCCAGCAATAACAGCGGAAGCTGAAGCAATAAGTGGGTTTTATATTTTTTCATGGCCGTATCCGGGAAAGGTTAAAGTGTCTTTAGCTGCTCTTCAACATATTCACGCAAAGATTTCTCTTCGACTTCTTTACGTGCTCTTTGGCCTGGAGGTTTACTTTTTACAGTATCCTTCTTATTGCTTTTATCAGGATCAGGCTGAAGCTGTAATGTTTGAGGAACGGCTTCCGACGGGGGTGGGGTGACATCTTTAGGAGCAGGGCCTTTCCCTAGGGCGTGTTCCACAAATTGTTTCTTTTCTGCTTCAAGCGTCACAATACGCTCGCGTAAATCGGCAATGACTGTGGCATTGAACCCAAGCTGTTGGTTGGCAGTATTGAGGTCGTCAAAGACTTTGTTGGCGGAATCACTGACTCTGGTAAATACAATAAACATAACCAGAATGCAGCAAAGTAGAAAACATGCCAATTTATTCTGTGCAACGATCTCCTGCAGGGCCTTCTCTTTGAGAAACCATTCTCGCAGAAAAGGAAAGATAGATTTTAGGATTAAGAGGATCGTCACAGCAAATCCCTTCTATTTTGGAAATAGTATAGTTTCAGACTTACACGGGGTGTGTCTTTACACCTTTAAGCACGCATACCTTTATTGCCAAAACACCCGAGGTGTCATTTGTGAATATATTCAAGGCGTTTGCCCATATCGGGGCATTGACCGATAACGCGCCAGGCGTCGTGGCACCCGTTGGTGAGCTTTCAAAGCTATCCCTGACGTTTGTCAAACAAAACACCTTGCATGTGTCGATCGATTACCCTGAAGAAGTCCTGGTGGGGTTCGGTTACAAAGTTAACGATGTCATCACTCCAGTTCCGGACGCTGTCGCCAACAGTGCGCTGAAAGCCGTTAACTGGACGTACCTTCAAGCACGCCTGAATGCGTTCACTGAAGTCAAGGACGTGTTTCAACAAGCCTTCATTACAGCATTCGGCGACACGTTCGATTTCATCGACTCTGGCAAGATGGTCCAGTTCAAAACGTTCTGGTGTCCAGAGTACATCACGATTGCACCTAAGGGTCAGTCAGCAACTAATAGCTGGCGGATCTGGTTTGCAGATGATGCGTTCTTTAACCAGTTCGACGAATTCGAAATCCTGCCAATCGTTCCACTGATTCCTCTCGATCAATTCTTCAACGATTTCGATGCTGTAAAGCTTCTGGTTGATGCGATTAACCAGTCTGAAGTGTTCGAGCGCATCGCTACTGTTCGCGGAGTGGACCCAGAGACCTATCAGCGTCTCGATGTGTTCACCTGGCAAGATGTCAACAACAAAGCACTGAAGATTGACACCAACTGGATCTCGTTGGTGTACGGCGCTGCTGGTAACAACCTGGATGCGATCAAAGAAGCTATCCGCGATTACATCCTGTTGAATTCTAGCCATACCCGTGACGAATGGGCAGCGATCTTTCCAGATCTGTTCACGTCCACTGAGTTCATCATGACGCCGCTGTGGCAGAATGTGGCAGTCCCTGGTGGCGATCGTCAGATTAGCACCTTCTCCGGGATTGCGCAGCACGTCCCTGCGTTGGCACTGTGTTACAAAACATGCAAAGGTGTCAAGTACACCAACGAACACATTGCTGCGGTGATCTCAAGTGTGCCCAGTCAGTTTCGTTCCTTGATGCTGGCAGTGGTGGGTGGTCCTGAGAACCGTGATGCTGTTAATGTGCTTAGTCAGGTCTTTCCTGACTACATGAACGTCCCAACTACTCATGTTGACTTCGGCATGATGAATGAGAAGACGCGAGTGTTCATCAACACAGTGCTCGATCCGATGTTGATGCATGCTGAAGAACTGACGTTGAACTCAGGCGTTCCGGCTGGTTTCAACCGGGTAGTTCGTGATGGCATCGTCTATCTCGCCAAGAGCTATAACAAATTCCTTTACCTGGTTGTTACCAAGTACAGCGTCGATAAATTGACTGTTGTTTAAAGGGGAGTGACTCATGGCACGTATCACACCCCCATTGGGGACTAAGGGGCTTTTCTCCTTACGTATCCCATTTACAGCACAGGCAAGTATCGTTTATCGTGTAGGTGCTGAACGAACGTTTGAGGAAATGATCAGTCGTGGTCTTGATCCAATGGCGTTGGTGTATACGCCGGTTGGGTTATCGACGACCGATTACGAGGCAGACAAAGTAGCTGGCGCTGCGGTTATCACGCTGCTTTCGGATACGCAGAAACCTTTGTACGTGCCAGACACGTATATCGACTCGTATCCGAACATGGACGTGGTGCCGCATTCGCGTGTGGTCATGGCGGCTGACTTAGGTATGCTTGCCGATACCTACGATTTCACCCGAGCTATGGCAGCATACGGCAAGGCTATCTCTGATGACATTGGCGTAGTGCCAACCATCACGCTTTGCGTCGCACCTACCGCAGATGCGATCACGCAAGAACAGTACGTGCAGAACTTAGCGGCACGTAATGCGGCTATCAAGAACCGGACGACTGACTACGCGAAAGTGTTGGTTCTTCAAGATCAAGTTGCAAGCCTGACCCAGAGCAATGCTGAGCTGGTAACGGTGATTGAACAACTGCAACAGGTCATCATTGATCTTGGTGGCACACCACCAGGTACGTAAAAGAAAAGATGCAGACATACACCCCGGCCAATGGCCGGGGTGTATGCTGTCAGTCGTCTCCCTCAGTGGGGACGTATTTTCTATAGTAGGTCATGTTACTTGGCCCGAGATAGACTTCGAGAGTATCTCCTTTCTTAAAATGATCGTCCCAGTTTTCATCAGCTGGGATGTTAACACCAATTTTCTGGTTCTCTGTGCTGACGTACATCTTCCCGTCCCTGAAAGATGACACCGTACAGACCCCGAAGAACTCATCCTCGGGGAACGTATAGTCTTCTTTACTCATCACGTATTCCAGAAAAGGATTCCAATAGTAACGGTTACAGCCATGCCAGCCAGACACAAGCCAAGAATAAGACCTTGGAATTTTACCTTCTGGCTGCACGCTGCTACCGCACCCACAACATAACCAAAACCAGACGCCAGAAGAGAGGCATTCATGACTGTTTCATTAGTGATCATGCAAACTCCACATGTCGGTTATACTGATGCGGATAGTTAATGTTCCGGTCGTCCAAGATGATAGTCTCGGAATTAGGGAACGCCGTTTGGCCGTCGAGGCTGTGACTGATGATCAACACTTGAGAGAAACGATCGTTATCGATCAAATCTTTCATCAGAGGGATAAGGTTCTGTCGATGGACTTCGTCGAACGTTGCACCTAATTCGTCCAAGTAGAGTGGGTAGTCAACCAAGTCCATGCAGTAATAGCTGGTCAGTCTGAAGGCTTCATTGATGATGTCGAGACTTGCGCCGCTACCATTTGCAATGTCGGGTCGTTGTTTCGTATCGACCGTCAATGGGAACTTGTAATTAAGCTCTTCATCAAACTCCATACCTGCGGAGATGTAAAGAGGATATCCCCATACTCGCTGAATCATCTCATTGACGCCCGAGATAATACCTGTGAGTTGCAAACTGATTTGCTCTGCAATGAGACCTGTCTTTGGACACATCGCATCCACAAGGCACTTAGCGGCTTCCAGCTGGATCAGTGATTTACTGTGCTTGATTTCAAGATCTTTAAGCACAGTCTCATGGGATTCATTTTCTGTGATAGCCTGTTCATGAACGCCCAGCGTTTCGAGTGTCTTACGGATCAGACCTTCTACCATTGTATCGGCACGGTGGTTAGCGAAATCAATCAACGACTGACGTAGCTTTGCATAGGTCTCGTTGCAGTAGTCCAGACGCTCACTGTATTCGGTATGGTTTCGAATGACTGTCTCAACCCGAATCCTGCGAAGCTTCAGATCACGGATGGAGTTAAAGATGCGGTTATACTCATCTTCTGTTTCAAGATAAGCATCGCGCGCACCTGCGAGCTCTGGCGCCTCTTCGCGCAGCATTGCAAAGACTTGTTCAATCTCTTTAATACGCGTGTTGAGCTTTTCACGCTTACGGGCCAATTGCTCATCACGGTAATACACGGATGTCTTTTCAGCCAAGCCCGCGCCAAGCTTTGCCCAACCCGATTGTTCCAGATACGTAAACAGCCCAGGATAACTACCCTGGTACTGAATTTTCAGTTCTTCAAGTTGGTCGTACAGTCGAATGTTTTCACGAATAGCGTTTTGCTTATCGTTAAGTTCATTAAGTTCAGTCAGCTCTATGGCCGATAGATTGTGACCATTCTGGTATCTGGCATTCAGTTCTTCAAGCCTGCCTGCTTCGATACCGGGTTTAAATAACGTATTGCAAGAAGGGCACTGGACTTCAGCACAGCGATGGATGTGCATGATTTGGCGATCAATGTCTTCAAGCAAACCATGGATCTTGTCTACGCGGTTTTTCTTAGCGTAAACCTTTTCATTGATCTCCTCCACCTCTTTACGGGAAGCCATAACCGCTGGGATCTCATTGATCACTCGCCGCAATTCAGCAATAGGTCGATCGGCAGGAATCAGTAAACTGTCATGTAGGCCGGTCAGGGACTTAGGTAGCGCTACGATCTCGGCTTGTAACTGAGACAATTCATTCTGAAGTTCGTCAACGGGAACAGACAGAAGGTTATCGGCTTTCACCTTCCGACTACGGAGTTTATCGAGATGCTCGCCGTTTACTTTGAGTTCGCCTGTAAGTTGGTTAACGCTAGCCAACAGACCTGCTGACATCTCCCGTAGTTCATCAACGCTGTTGGCATCAAGCGTTTCAGGATACTCGGAATATGCAAACTCATGCGTGGACCGATTCACTTCATCGATCAACCACTGGATTTGTTCTTTAGTGCTGACTTCATCGCCGGTGAAGTGTTTGGGTTCGTTCATCAACAACTTGAGTGTTTCACGCAGCTCAAGCGCTGTCTTACGCATGGCTTCCAAATCTTCAAGTGGGATGGTTTCTTTACGAGCAAACCCCATCTGGTCGCGCAGATACTTCTCGACCGTTTTAGACGCACCGTATTCTTTCTGGAATCCTTTGTATAGACCGAATGCGTAATCAAAGTCAACTGATGAAAACTTAGCGATCCAATCACGGCGTTGGCTGGTGGTCATCTTTGTGAATTCAAGTTTACCTAACAAGAAGTCACGCAGGTCTTTTGTCCAACCCAAGTGGTGTTTAATCAACTCAAGTTGAGCAGTGACGTTACGGCCCTTATTCAGGTTTTCGCCACCGTCGATTGAAAATGAATACGTCCACTTACCGTTGAGGTGGTTTTCGAGACGATAACGATGACCCTTATGAAAGATTACTTGGACGAGAGAACCACCATCATCAAAGTCTGTGATCTCAGGAGGTGCTGGAGAGAAACCGATCTCTATGAGGCTAGTCTTGCCACTGCCATTAGTCCCGAGGACCATCTGGGCCTTTTGAGTAGGTCGGATGGTGAACGAGTTTTTGCCGTTGAGCGCTGTGCGGTTACAACGGATCATTGTAATTTCTTCGAAGAACATGGCTTATACTCGGCACATTGTCATTGTATTATCAGTGTGTTTCGTTAACTTTTATTTACAGGGTGTTGAGATGAGTCAAGTATCTGTATTCCGCACAGTGGGTCAAGGTCGTATTGATGGTAACAAGCCCATCACTAATCCAGATGGTAGCTTCTGCACCGAAGCTGAAATCATCCCAACTGAATGGATTGGGATGCGTGACGGTGAGATGACTCAAAATGCCACCGTCATGGAGTATGAGACTAAGGACCAGGACGGCGTTTCAGTTAAAGGTGCTATCGTCGGCACTAACACGATCAAGGCGCAATGGCTACCTGGCGCATGCAGTAACCGACTGACCCCTCCTGATGTACGAAGGGGTGTGCGCGTCGAGATCCTTCAGGCGGCCGATGAGGACAAGTACTATTGGAGAGACATGGGTCTTGACCATGGCTTGTTCAAGCTTGAGACTATCATCATCGGTATCTCTAACACTCAGAACGAAAATGCTAATTCGCTCGCTCCTGAAAACATGTATTGGATTGAGTTTTCAACGCACAGTAAACGGCTAGCCTTCTGTACGTCTAAGTCCGATGGTGAGCCGTTCCTGTACGAGATGTATTTCGACACCAAGAAAGGTGAATTCAACCTGACGGATGACGTCGGTAACTTGATCAATCTTGTCAGCGCTCTTTCCCTTATTCACCTTCAGAACGATAAAGGGACTTTTGTTAAGCTGGATAAGAAAGACATCAAGATGTTCGCCCCTCAGGATCTGATCGCTAACGTAACACGCGATTTGAAAATTACTACTGGTAACAACGGCACTGTTAATATCGGTAAGAGTTTTAAACTCACTGCTGGTACGGACGTATTAATCGACGGTGGTGGAAGCACTTACAAATCCACAGCGGGGAATGTTGCTATCACATCTCCTACTGTAGATATCAATAAAGGGTAAGGAGGCATCATGCCAGGCGTTGCATTAGTTGGACTTAACTCAGCCGGTGGTCTGCAACAAGGTGGAGGTCAGACCTTCTGTAAGGCCATTGGTGCGCTTGTATCTGTGCTGGGCGATACGGTTGCCTCTCACGGCAGTGGTTCCCACCAAGGCGCTAAGATGGTGCAAGGATCGAGCTTCTTTAAAATCAATGGGCTCCCCGTCTGTATTGCCGGTAATGCTGCATCGTGTGGCGATACCACTGATGGACAACCATGGTTCAATTGCAGTAGCTGATGCAGCATAGCGCCGCAGGCAATGGCCTGCGGCGCTATGCGGTTAGCCTAGGTATTCACTCCCCATTTCAAGCAGCCATCCACGGCAGTACTGAAATGGTTTATTCGACACCTCGGCATCTGGGATGTAATCGTTCGACTCCGATGGCTTGGTCTGGCCGTAATAGTTGTAGTTATAGCCGTTATCAATAGCTAAGACCCATGTGCCATTTTCTGGTTTTGCCACATACTCGGCCAGGAAGCCGTTATCCAACAGCAATGGAACGGAAGGTCTCGAATAGGTGTAGTAACGACCTGGCAGGTCGGTCTGTTCCACTTCATCAAGACTGTAGTACATCGACTTCGCATCCAGCAGGATTACAAAGGTCTGCGATAACTCCATGTACGCACTGATGGATTCATCGGACAACGCCTTGGTGATGTCAAGCGTATCGTGATGGGCAGGGTTACGAGTGATGGTATCTTCGAATGACTTAAGGTCGATAAACTTTTTAGTGTCGAAATAACGACGACGGAAAGGTACCTTCCACCACTCGATGATCATCGAGTGATCACCTTGAAGTTGGTAGCATTGGTTAGAGTGATGAAGCACGCCCCCCAGTGACATCATGACAATTTTGTTCGACAAATCGATGTCTTGACCGAATGAGATGCTGAACCCATCCTTTAATTTACCATCTTGTGTGAGCGGTTTGAGCATTTCTTTTGTGACAGGTAGGCAGGTAATCTGCCCCAGTTGCTGAAGGCTGATAATGCCAAGCTGATTTGCATTAGAGTGGTAGACGGAACGCCCTGCATCAGTCACACGGATGCCGTTGGTCGAATGGTCTGCAATGTGTAACAACCCGTTGACTGTAAAGAGGCAGTTGCGCACTACCTTCAGATAGTCAGCACCTGCTTTAGTGATGGTGATGTCTGTCAGTTCGGAGTAAGGAAGTTCAGTACCTGCACCGATGGTCGGGTGTGCGAGCTGAGGGTCATATCCCGCATTGATCAGATCGTTGTACTTGATCAGGTTTTTCTTAATACCGAACTTGGTGGGGTCGATGATCACAACAGGTAAGGTGGTGTCGCCAATTGCCACGAGCCATTGGGCGATTGTGATATCTGGACTTTGGGTATAGATCAAATCTGAAGCATCTACAAGGTTTAGCAAGTAGGTATTCTGGCTAGCATTGTTGGTGAGTGTTAAATAGCAATCACCTTGTTCAAGATAGGACCGTACAGAAGCCAGTGCGAAACCAGCAGCAATTTCTTTGAATTTAGAACCCGGTACGTTAGAACGGGTGTATGCTTTTACGCAGCTGTACATAGAGACCTACCCTGTTAAAAAATAATATGCTCGGCGTTTAATTGGCGCCAGTGCTCATATTTTCAATGGAGATTAAATGATGGCTGGCGAAAATGTCACCAACTACTTGTACCCGTTAGACATCACCGGGTCGGCTGTTACGAACCTGGTCGTGAACGAGCGCCAAACGCTGAATCCGCCGCCGACTCCAGAGGAAAACAACGGGGAAATTAGCTTTCACTTCATCATCCCGTTCGCCGCACCTTTCTATCGTGACAGCGTTGTGCTTCGACACATTGCGTCTGGTCAGTTGTTGTATCGCGGCATCCACTATGCCGTGGGTCATAAGTTCATTGACGCTAGTAAAGAAACAGAAGGCCGGCAGGGCGGTATTTACGCCAGCATCATGTTCTTTGATCCAACACTGAGCGGTCAGGTAGAGTTTGAGAAATACCAAACTCTCGGCGGGACGTGGACCCTTAACGAGAACAAGATTCTTGAGATCCTGTCTAACCGTGCAGCTGACCCGCGCACCCTGTCGTTTGAGGAAGTGGCCGAGAAGCCTGACCGCTTTCCAGCGCTGCCGCATGATCATGATGTCAACGACGTCACTGGCGCTAAAGAGCTGATCGCTTCCAATTACGACATCGCTGCAGCTATCCGTGAACGCACCCAGGATTGGTTGGATAATCCTCCTCACCTTCCAGGTGACATGACGCCGGAGCTGATCGCTGCTTACAACATCCTGATCCAGCAACAGTTTGCTAACTACTACACCCGTGGTCAAACTGATGGTAAGCTGATCGACCTCGATACAACTCTTCGAGCGTTGATAAAGGACCTCCAGGACGGTAACTCCACTGTTCTTGATGATTACGTTACTAAAGTAGCGGGCGATCAGCGGTACCTGTTGAAGAATGCATTGGACGATTATGTCACCAAGACGTACTTCAACGATAACACCTATACCACCCTTGAAATTGACCAGATGTTCGCTAACCTCAATCGTGATCTTGCGGCGGTGGTTAGCAATACGGTTAACTTAGTACTGAACCAATACGTGGTTGACTCGGTCGCCGATACACAAATCACGCTGGCTGACTTGCAGACCATCGATAACAAGGTGCTTGCTGCACGCACTACAGTGTTGGCGGCAGGTCAAGTCAACGCTATCGAAAACGGTCTGTACATCGTTGACTCCGGTGCCTGGAAACGTGTCGATTATCCAATCCTCGACGGCTTGCTCGTTAAAGTAAGACCAGGCGGTACCAAATACGGCAGTACCAAATGGAACTTGACGACCAAGGGTACTATCGTCGTAGGGACTACACCACTGGCGTTCAAGCGCATTGGCAACATGGGCGATCGTGACTTGTTCGTTTCGACAGCGCTACCAACAGCATCAGTTGGGGTAGTTGGTGACGTCTGGTTCCAGATCTAAGGAGTTAGGACATGCCTAGCATCAGTATCAAAACCTCTGATGCAGCGTACTCCAAAGTTAAAAAGCCATTCATTAAACAGGATGGCGATTGGGTAGCTGCTAAAAAGGTTTCTGTAAAAACAGAGGCTGGTTGGAAAGAAGTATGGCCAGGCGTCGTTTACTACACTTGGACGGGTACTGGTTACAACTTAACCATCAAGGACCTGTTCGGGGAGATTGATACACCGTCTACGTACATCTTCATTAACAACGGCAATATCGGCTCCAACACCTGGGGCGTACCGTCGTTGAAAACCGGTGTCTTCCCTGATGGCTCCGTGCTGATCATCCAGAATAATGGGGTGATCCAGGGCATGGGCGGTCGGGGCGGTTGGTTTAACGCCGATAAGAGCTACGTGCAGGGTCAGGCTGGGTCGATGGCATTATTCCTCGATTACCCAACTGAACTCCAGAACGGAGCGAAGATCTGGGGCGGCGGTGGCGGTGGCGGCGGGTCAGCCGAATGGGGTGGCAGTAACGACAACAACGGCCCTGGTGGTGGCGGTTCTGGTTTGTTGGGCGGTCAAGGTGGTGCAGTTACCTGGGTTCCTGGGTACGTATATCCAGGGACCGCCGGTACTCAAACGGCTGGTGGTAATACCACTGGTTACGGTGTGGGTTACGGCGGCGCTCCTGGCCAACCTGGCGGTAGCGGCGGTGCGATCGGTAGTAGCGATAACCGTTATGGTCCTGGTGGCGCCGCCGGCGCGGCAATTGTATCCAATGGGTTACTGACGATTACGACCCAAGGTGATATCCGAGGACCCATTCAATAACCCCATCATTAGTAACTCGCCGCCGACCACAGGTGGCGTTACTTCTTTATATTTGTAGGGACCTTCTTTCATGGCTAACACGATCTTTAAATACCCGTTAGACCTCCTTGGCACCAGCATCGACAACAAGGTGGTTGGCGAAGCTCACACAATCGGTACTCGCATTGGTCGGATTTTCGTGGCCGACTACGGCCCTTTCTTCGGCAATACCGCCGTCTTCATTGATGCCGTCTCAGGCGCCGAACTGAAACCAGTGCTTGATTACAGACTGGTTCACAAATACAAAGAAGCGTCTGATCGTGCCGGCCAAGCTGTTTATACGGCTGTTCAAATTGTCAACCCTGATGTCAGCACTCAGATCCTCGCTGGACTGCAATACGTGGGCGGTGAGTTCTCTTACTCGTACTACGCCATCCAGCAGGCCATCGAGGCATTGCTTAACGATAACCGTCAGGTAAACTGGGGTGATCTCGTTGGCGTACCCGCCATGTTCCCAGCGGCGCCTCACCTACACGATGTCTACGATCTGTACGGCATGAAGTATCTGGTCGAATCGGAATATGACGTCGCTGCAGCTATCCGTGAAGGCGATGGTGCTTCTCGCACTCTGCTGCTTAAGCAGTTGTCGGACCGTGACACGTACTGGAACGGTGTTATCCAAGGGATGCGAGATAGCGTTAGACCCATCGTGCGTGAAACGGTCACGATCCCAGCCGGTGGTACCGTAAACTACAACATGAAGACACTGCTTGGCGCTGGGTACCTTGAATGGGACATGATGGCAGCGCGTATCACTACGCGTGTTCAAAACCCGAACTCGGCATCGCCAACGTTCAACATGATGATCAATACCGAAAACGTCCTGACCCAAGCGATTACCCCCGACGGTGTAATTAAACTGGTCAATTACTTCACCACACCGTTGGAGTTCTTTGTGCGCGTTGACGTACCTAGAGCTTCCTAAGGAGCTATCATGGCTGAAGTTGAGCTTACTTTACCAGGTGGTCTGTATCATCAGGCGATCACTCTAAACTGGTCGCTTGATGCTGAAGTTGATCGGTTCAGTTATACGGTCAATGGTCCTCAGCCGACCATGTCTCGGTATATCGCATACGACACACTGACGCCACCTAACCCATTTCTGGCTGTAACGCAAGATGGGCGTGGTAACGTTGTGTATGATGGTGGGTTTCCGAAGTTTTACAACGCTAGCGGTAACCCGGCCAGACCTTCCAACTTTGACGCATTGAGTGGTGCGGGTAAGTACCTGCACAACGCCATTCACTTTTGCGCAAACCCTGCCAAAGTAGCGATCGGTAACAAGAAGATCTTGCTGCTGGGAGATGTGACGCCTGGTAACTATTACTCGCTGATGGATGGTAACCGAGGCGATGGGTTCTTTAACTCATTGTCCGGTATTTGCCGAGTAGCTGGATTCACACCCACCTTTAAAGACCAGCGGTTCTATGCTGGGGGTAACCAGCTTCAACCAACGTTTACAGAGATGGACCAGTACGCTTGCGTGCTGATGATGAGTTCGCACTACACTGGCGCTCAGTTGATCACCGATGCGGCGATCACGGACATGGTGACTTACCGTGAATCCGGTAACGGTTTGATCTTCATCACTGACCATGGTAGCTATGTAAACGATACCCTTGAACAGGCTGATGTCAGGAACGGTGGGTTTTACAGAACAGCTAACTTGGTCATGCGTAACTTCGGTTCGTTCTTCACAGGTAACTATGACCGGGTTCCTGTGAACATTGGGTTCCTACGTCGAACGTATGGTGACCATGCGCTGTATAATGGCATGTCCAATGCTGACACCTTGCAGGCCGGCCCCAGTGAATCGAAAGTGGTGGTAGCGACGTATCCTGAGTATACCAAGGACACAGCGCCTACACTGAATTTCAACGCTGATGGTAAATACGTTGTGTCTGTCTTAGCCGTTATGAAAGACGGCAGTACCCGCACATTCAGATATCTTTACAACGTAGTTATTGGCGAGTTCATCTGGTGGCGTGACGCTGCGATGAACAACCTCGGCGATACCTACAAGACCGTTCAACCAAGCTCTGACTTCTTGCCGTACATTGAATCTGCAGGGCTCGGTACATTGAGGGGCAGCATTCTTCGTAATGGTAAAAAGATCGCAAGCTTTATTCGCGATGATCAAACAGGGACGGTGTTCAATTGGTTTGCGGGTAGCAATGTATTTCCGGTCGCCAATAAGGATGTGTTCACGATTGATGTGACGACGCCTTTTAGTTACAAGAAGACGTTGACTATTGATCGTTATCAGCCACCTATTGCCACTTCACTCGACTTCGCTGAAACTACCTCCCTGCTGGCGCGTGATGAGTATGTCGCGGTTGATCGCAACAACCTGATCAACAACGTTATCAGTGATGTAAAGGATTTGTTCCCAACCCAAAAGCTTACCATGATTGGCGAGTCTGCTCGTAACTTGTCGTTTATTCGTCAGTTCACCGCAGGGTACGTTGGTGCAGATACCACAGCTTACATCTTTCAGACCACAGCGTCCGCAAACGCTGCAAAGGCAAGTCTCACCACTGAACCGCCTTGCATCATTGATGCACAGCGTAATGAGGTGTTTGAATACGTCTATCCGTCATGGGTGATTATTCCTGGCTTGACTGCGCAAGATATCTTCGGCGCCCCCCGCATCGTTACAGGTATCACAAACGCAATCAAGTTCAGTCTTACCGTCGCTGGCGCCATCAACCGCATCAATTAACGGAAGCACCACACATGCAACCCACACCTGAATTGCCGATTAACGTACAAGTGTCGAACCCCTATGACGGTCTAGACCGTGGATTGTTTTTGATCCACAGTGCCGATGGTGTGAAGCCTGCACGTATTCACGCTGCCAGATACCTCACCAAGGGTCCTAACGCCGCTGTGGGCGTAATGGAGTACCAGGTGATGCGATATACTCAAATGCCGTCTACCGCCTCTCAGTACGCCGCTGGTGAGATCCTGAAAGCACCGGATGGTACAGAGTGGTTTGACTGTCTGGTGCGCGGTCCTGTGCTGACACCTATCCTGGCTGAGTACTGGGGTAGTGAAAGCTACTTGAAGTGGTATCATGGCCAGGATGGCGTAAAGCTTGAAGGTATCGAAAAAGATACGGTGCTTGAGCAAGGCACTACCTTCACTAAGACCATGGGTACTTTCGCCGGTCTTGATGAGATTGAATTGCAGGCCACCTTCAATACCGTCTCAGGCAGTCCGCTGACCCGCATCAGTGCATCGCTCAGCATCGATTACACAAAAGACGGTGCGGCGCAACACCTCGATGAAACCGTACTACCAGCAGGTGAGTTTGATCCTGTACGGGTAGCGCTCAGTATCCTTAAAACCAAGTAGAGGCTCACATGGCTGATCAAAAAAGTACGGTGATGAAATCCCAGACCTGGCTCAGGACACTGGGGTTTTACAACCCACCATTGGCAATCGATGGTGGTTGGGGAGCAGGTTCGGTCAAGGCTTTAAATGACCTGATCAACTCCACGCTCGATCCGAGCAAACCGCTGGGTGTTAACAAGTTGGCATGGGGTGTGAAGTTTGGTCCTGCTGAGACAGCGCGTCTGAAGCAGATGATCACCAACCTGCGCTGGCCCGCCGCAGCTCTTCAATGGATCATGGGCTGCATGGCCTTCGAGAGCGCCCGGTCGTTCAGCCCATCGATTCAGAACAGCATCATGGCCACAGGACTGATTCAGTTCATCCCCGCGACGGCGATCGTGTACTTCTACACAGCCGCTCAGATCAAGGTCATGTCCGCTGACCAAAAGAAAGCGGCCGGTCTTGATTCCGTTAACCGCCTGGCCAAAATGACCGTGTTGCAACAACTTGATTACGTCGAGAAGTACTTCACGCCATACGCCGGCAAGGTGAACAGCATCGCGTCGCTGTACATGTGCATTCTTTGGCCTGTAGCTGCGGACAAGCCAGATGACTTCGTTCTGTGGACCAAAGAGAAACAACCTACCGCGTATTCGCAAAACGGTGGTCTGGACATGAACCTTGATGGCACGATCACCAAGGCTGAGTGCGCCCACATCGTGGTGAACCACCTGATCGAAGGTTTCATTGGTGACAATGTAAAACAGTACTAAAAAAAAGAACAGACATACACCCCCGGCTAATGCCGGGGGTGTATGCTGCTAGTTAGACAGTAAACAGGACGGTTGCCAACTCATGTACTGGAATACCAGTAGGGTAACTGTCATCGCTGTGACGGGCACCCACTAAGAACATGAATGTTTCACCATCGTCTGCCTTAGACCGGATAATCAACCAAGTACCAGCGCCAGTTGGAGTATCCAGCACGATAGTTTCAATAACCGTACTAACAGTTCCAAGTATTTGAATCTCCACACCAGGACGCAACTTAGCCAACCGGCGCTGAATCAAAGTGTCTGTCTGAAATGCAGCAACAAGACCGCCTGGCAACATCCGCTGAATGATACCCGCCCCTTCCTTACCGAGTTGCGACCCTGCTGGAACTGTAACGCCTGCCATCTGTAACTGGTCGGAGATACCACTAGGGCTGTAAAAGCAACTTTCATCGAATTGAAAGTTCAAAGCTGTCTGGACTTCCAACGGCATCAAGAACGCCCAACGATCAATGAATTCTTGAGCCAGCCAGTCTTGTAAAAGATTGTAGTCTGAACGATCAATGGACCGGGAGGTGATAAAATCCATTCGAGACTTACCGTAAACGGTTTCCCGATGGACCAACTGGAAACTACCGTCGACCGTACCGCACCCACCGCCGGGGACCGACATGTCAAAGGTACCGTAGAAACCCAGCTCTTTATTCAGACTGCCCCAGCCTTCAGGCTTACGCCACATGCGGATCGACCAGATGTCATTAATGACGATCTTAGCGAAGGCATCGCTATCCGCCGAATAAATATTACCCAACTTCTTACCGGCGTCCTCGGTGCAGACGATGGTGTTGCTGAGCTGTTCGATGACGCTTTCTATATCGACCCCGACAATGCCGGATTCTTTAAGGAACGCTTCCAGCTTACGGCCGAAGTACGTTGTGCGGATACGTGACTGCAGATCATATTTGCTGAGTTCTTTAGTAACCTCAGACAAGTTGGTGGACATGCCGTAATGCGTGGCCTTACCGATATCGTGGTTTTCGCCTTTGATGAGTGCCTGACCTTTTACGAGTACAGTGTGTAGATCAGCAGGACGGGAAATTGGTGTTTGAAGATCGTGAGTGTTAACGATGATGCCGTCGATCAACTCGCTGGAAATCAGAGTGGTGCTATCCATGATACTTACCTTGCGTTGACCCTAGAGTGTGTATGCTCGTCAGGTTGTTTGAGGGATTACCAATAACCTTTGTTAGGCGTATGGCATCATCGTGATGTATGACTGACATAAAGTTCAATGATGCGGCATACACGCCGGCATGAGGCCGGCGTGTAGTTGTTATCTAAACAGGAGGTATTAAACACTACTAATGTTTAATGAGTGTTCCACTAAAAGCCCCCCTCCCCATGAATATAGTCCCAAGTCTACCGAGTTCTCTGCACTAGTTTTGCCTATACAATAAATAACATAAAAGTTAAAGTTTACAAAAAACAACTTACGGCATAAACGGACGAGCCGAAGCCCGTCCGCAAATGCTTACAGCTTAGGTGGGCTCAAGTCGTCACTGTTATCAGTGACGGCAGGTTTAGCCTTTGCAGCTTCATCTCCAGTTTCCTCTGGAGTCTCCTCAGCAGGCGCGCCTGTACCGTCCAAATCAGGAGGACTCAGATCATCGCTAGCCGCGTCTTCGGTATCCGTACCGCCGGTATCTTGCCATTGGTCACCCTGATCATCAATGCCGTCAGTTGGTGTTTCACCACCTTCTACCGGAGCAGGTTCATCCTCACCGCCAGCAATGGCATCCTTAGCCACCTGATCCAACTTGTTCAGTGTCTTGACATCATTTTTACGCGCAGCGGCAGCGCGTGCAGATTTCTTACTGAACTCGCTAATAGCAGCCATGACAGATTCAGCATAAGTTTCCATCTCCTCACCTAACTTAAAGAGAGGACTCCCTTCTTCATCGGTGCCGAAGATGTCGAGATCACGGAACATGCCACGTTCACGCATCCAACGACGCAGCTCACGACCCTTCCAGGCAGCAGCGGCGCTTGTAAGACCTGCTTGTGTAACAGGGTCCATGTAGCCGTCGAAGTAATCTTCCTTGAGGTAAGCTGCGATCAAGTCGTCCAGACCTGCTTCGTACTCTTTGTACATCTCCAACTGCTTGGACATGGAGTCCGTTACAACTTCAGGCAGAGTCACCGTCAGTTGGTTCATGAAGACCTCCAGGAAGCCTTCAGGATCATCTGCGTACTCTTCTGGTATCTCGGCCTTGTTCTCTTCAATCAAGTCCATCATCGAGTCGATGAGAAGCCCTGAGTTCAAAGTAAAGATCCGCACGTAGTCAGCAATCTGAGGGTTAGTCTCACCCTGCAGTACCATCACGCGTTTGAGTAACATTACAGACTGGCGAACAATACTGGTTGCGAAGTCAGCTTGGTTCACACCGTCTACCATCTCTGGCGTCAGGCTGAAGACACGAACCAAGTCAGCACGCATACTGTTCAAGAAGTCAATGTCAACCGCCTTGTACGAACTCTCAGCAGCTGTCACTTCTGTTTCAATCGTTGGGAACCGAGGGTTACCCGATACGGTCAACGACATCGCCGACATCTGTAATTGTTCAGCCAAACTCTGAGGGCTGCTAATGCCAAGAGGGAATTGGTTAAACGCCAACGCCATGGCTTCACTAGCGGCAAAGGTTACGGCACCCAATGGATCACGGTCGGACTCATCCACAGTCAGCTTGATGTTCTTACCGGGGATAGAGTTGCGGGTCATGCCGATAACCGAAGCCATCATGACTGCAGCACGCTGTGCGGCCAGAGTCTTGGCGTCTTCAAGGATCGAACGACCAATACCGTATTCGTTATAGTCGTACGCCCAGTACACCATCAACTCAGCTGGCACGTACAGCAATGTGGTCAGTTGGTTTTTGTTAGTACGGGCAAGCAACATACGGTCGATGTGGTCAGTACGGGACAGTTCAAAATCACCGCCCAACATACCCGACTTCAAACGAGCAAGGATATCACTTTCAATCATGTCGCCGTGCATGCTGGCCAAGCGGTCAATCACCACATCACTGGCATTAGCGATACCGCCCTGAATAGTCTCTTTAGACATGTTCAGCAATTCGCCAGCTACCTGAGAGGCGGAGCCCACCTGATCGGCACCACCGGCGGAACCTTTACGGATGTCATCGTAGAAGTCCAGTGAGGTAGTGAACGAGATCGGATAGCCATTCCCACCCAAGGCTACGATATAAGCCAAGTGGTTAGTTGGATCACCTGGAACGAAGATCGGCATAACCGATTCAGCAGCAAGGTGATACACCAATGGGTGTCCTACTGTCTTACCACCTACTTGTTTCAACGTAGGGATAACTTCCAACCGGTTCTTCGACGCCTTCTGAGGGGCTTTAAAGAAGCGATTAAAGACAGCTGTATCACCGATGGTCTTTTCAGACTTCTTACCTTTGCTGGCCTTTGGATCACGACCAGCAGCTACGTCTTCACTGTGTTCGCGTTGACGTCGGGCACGACGACGGGATTCAAGTTCAGGGGTGCCGTAAACCGATTCAAGCGCTTGTGCAGTACGGACCTTTTGAACCGCTGGCTGACGCAGTGCTACCAAGTTATCCGTAACGCGGATAGGGAGCATTATGCGAGTGCCATTAGGACGCCCGACCTTGATGGTATGGCAGTCCAGCATGTCTCGCATGTCTGTTCTCGCCCTTGCGTTCTCGACGCTAAGGTAGTGTTGCTTCTCGTTCTGCCCACTCAAGGACAGCCCGAAGATACCTTTTGGCTTGAACCATTTGTTCTCAAATTCACCGCCGTAATAGTTGACGGACTCCATGCTCGCGCCACCGCCATCGTCACCACGTACTAGGCGGTCGATAGACGCTTCTGGAAGGATCATGATTGGGTGAGAGCCTGACATGATCAGGGCATCGTCAATCCAGTGAGCGACTTTACGCTCAAGCTTTTGTTCGTTAACAAAGTGGTTGTGAAGCAGGTCGGTTAGCGCGCCAGTAAGCGAGGTGTCCTTACCGCAGTTGTTTTTAAACAGCAGGCTGGTTGTTGCAAGATCGCCTGGCGCTACAACGGCACTGACCAAGATTTCTCTTGGTAGGTTAAGGTCAGGCATGATCTTAAAGATGTTACGAACGTCTGTCGTTTCACGCAAGGTTCTTCGAAAGACCGCATTCAGCGCCGTTGCATCGATGTCGCGTCCACCTGGCTTACGTGGGTTGGATCTGTCGGCGGTCAGACGATCGACGACGCGCAGGTCAGCTTCTGACGCGTTCTTGAACCGCTCGACGCGAGAAGAACCGCGTGCATTATCGTTATCCATCAACTGCTCTCCTAAACGATCAGGTAGTAAACCATGAACGCCTATTATCGGCTCTATATAAAAAGCATTTTGAGTCTAGCGGCAACGCTGATCATCAAAAGCGAGTACGAGGTATCGGCTGTAAATAAGCTGCTCGTGCAACTCGAATATGCTGTCGATCCAGATGATCCTCGTTCGTGGAAGTATTACCTGAATTTGTCGGGTCAATACCACAAGCGTGACATCGACCAAATTCTTGCTTTGTCTGGCGGCACTCAGTCGCGCATGCAAATCATTTCGTTGGATACTGAAGAGGTTATCGACTTTACTGTTGAGAACCTTAAGATCCACCGAGGGACAAAGCGGCAGTACATCTACGGCAGTAAGTTCTACAATGACTTGCTCAAAGCGTATCCGGATCAGGTTAGCCTGATTAAAGGCATCGTCAATCCAATCGACATAGACACTGCCTACGCAGCGGATGACCATACCATCTTATTTTACGATAAGTCGTTGGTCGAACCCACAGAACAGAAATTGATTCCGGAACTTCAGAACCGGATTCTTCGTTATTTCGTTCGGTATTACAACATTGACTACACCCTGTTCGAACCCTATTTCTATCCGGGTTTGTTCATGGTGCTTCAGACCCGTATCGCTAACTGGATTATCAACATCCGTAAAGCAGCGTGTCTGACAGACCAAGCTCACAGCTACCACATCCGTCAATATCTCTTATCCTTCAGCGAAGTCGGTAAAGAGTTTGACTACATGACCCTGAAACAAAAGCTGTGGCTGTACCGTAACATCAGGTACTTGAACCGCAACTTGGGTCGTGAAGAAATCCTGACATTGGTTACTGATCGTATCTTGACAGATCGGGGATACAACCTGTCCGGCTATCGCATTGATCATGACTATAAGGATCTGGTTACCAACCTTGAACCTAATGTCGTACTTAATCGCTTTACGCTTAATGGCATTGAGCCTGCGTCTGGTGATCCAAGTAAGACTGTGGGTCAGATGTTGGATATGGAACTGGGTATTGCCCGCGATAACCCTCGTGAGCGTGACGACATTGAGCTGACGTATAATCAGCGTGTGCGTGACAGCAAACTGGTCGGTCTTAAAACCAAGGTTCTTGAATCGAACGTGGTTGACCGTACCGATGCCGAACCGTTTACGCTGACGGACGTGCTGCTAAACCATTGGATTTACTTTGCGAACTTTAATCTGTACGCATCGGTGATCACGGTTACAAACCCGGCCAATGGTGACGTCTACAAGCTCTCGATGAAGAATGCGTTCATTTTCTATCTGTACGCATACAACGCAGCAAATAACCAAAAACTTCCACACCTGCCAGTGCTTGGTGCGAATCGGGTTGTAAGACTTCCGGTTAACCCAACGATCACTGCGCCTACGTTTGCTGAACTGCGTGGGATGGGTTCGAAGCGACAAGTGCCTGATTACTTCATTAATCACATTTTGGATAGTCAGACCCCTATCAATACTTTTGTCAGTATTGAGTCGTTTCGTGAAGCATGCGTCTCCATTCACAAGTCCATGTTACACCTTCGTGACATGCGACATTACCAAGGGGACTATAAAACCGAAGGTACACTGCATGCCATGATTGATCGCTGCTACATGGACATTCGTATTGACTTGGGTGAAACCAAGACGTATGAAGAATGGTTCGGGGAGTTGGGGATTGATACCAGCGCCATGGGTCAGGTCGAATACGCTGCGATCGCTAATCAGATTCTGCAAACGGCTACAGGTGCCGACCTAGGTGTTTCATTGCGTATGCGGGATGTCCACGCAGCAATGATCCGGATCATGAAAGCATTGTCGTCTTACTCTGTTCAATTTATTGCTCAGATTAACGACAGTCCTATCAAGATCGTTGATGGTAAATTCCCTAAACTGTCTTTGCCAAACATCTTTACCGACACCACTTTTGAGATTGAGAATCCGCTTCCTACGATTCTTAAGATCACAGAAAAAAGCGTCACGAATGTAAAGGCAACGTTGCATCAGCCAATGCTGAAACTTCGGTCCACTACTTCAGAACAGTTTGTAAAGGTTCCAGTAGCGGTTAACATCAGGTACTTGGGGATGGTAGATACGCTCCACCCTCTTGAAAACCCGATGCCATTGATTTCGGTAATCCCTGACACCATGGTTGATCTCGATGCTCTTGAGGTAAATGACGTCTACGGATACAGTCCGCTGGTGCCTAAACCGCTCGATGCATTGTTCGTTGCCGCACCCTCGCCTGGATACAGCGCATTAACGAATGCCCGAAGGCTTGTTCTTCTCGGCCTATAAAGAGTAGGGAGGCGAGATGATCGCACCAGAAACGTTATTGAAGATGCATCCGCTCGAAGCGGTGCGTGCTCAGATACAAGAGCAGGTTCGTGCACCGCTTCGAGCAAGCTATTTAAAGATAGACAAACCTGTCTCATTGGGTGGTCTAAGGACGCAGGTCTTTGCGACCTTAGACAAGAAGCTTGCACCTGTTGAGCTGTGGGATCGTACTGGCGGGTTTATCTTTGAGTATGATCGGATTGATCTGGCTGGATTCACGGCGGGGATGGACCTTCGCCTACAGTCACAACTTCCAACTGATTCGTCCGATCTCCTCAGAGCTTTGCTACTGCCTGCTCAGATCCCCGTGGTTAATGGCGATGTAACGGAAGCCACATGGACTGCCTTAGGTGTCGCCGAGGTACTGGCTGCTGAGGAATCCTATCGGTGGATTGGTTCAGTTGACATGGTGATCGGTGCGCAAGCCATTGAGATTACCGACCTCGTGCGTAACACGGTCTTGACCATTCCATTCAACGCTGGGTTTATGTCTTCGTCCGTTATTGGTAGTTTGGTATTCGCGCTGAACATGACCAACACCGGCTTGCCGACCACCATCTCTCCGACGATGGTGACCTACGGACTCCCTGAGCAGATTGGCGCTGATCACGATGGTGATAACACACGCGTCACCCTGACGTTTAATGGGATTCCCTACGTGGGATCGTTAGCGCTAGTTTACCAACGTCGTAGTTTTCCGAGGTCATTTAACAAATCAATAAAGCTCTCAGGTCCTCAGCGGTTAACCACTAAAGCTTTGGCAATTCAGCTTTCTGAGGCAATGAAATGTACCATCACGGCAGATGACATCGCTGATGAGGCGTTGCCTACGCAAACCGTGGGCAGTCGTAAAAAAGCAGTCGTTAACTTTAACAAAGCCTCGTTAGCCTATGTTGGCTCGATTTTTATTGAGTACAACAGAACCGTCTAAGTCTTTAATTGGATAACACCATGTCTGATACGCTACGGTTATTGAAACACGATCCAACCGTGGCACTGCTGATCTTAGCCAACAACCATCTCAATTTGCGGATGATGCCTCAGGGTGTCTCAGTGAGTACCCCTACCGCAATTGGGGGGACGCTCACTGAGGTTACTTTCACGGCGCATGAGTCAGTCGACGAATACATTGAGACTCGCTACACTGGGTCTTTTCGTTATCGTTATAATCGTCTGAATGTGAGTGACTATTTTGCAGGGCTGGCGTTAGAGGTGTCACCTCCGGTTACAGTGCGGGGCGTGATGAATAACCTCGCATTGGCCTCAGGATTGATCATTACCGACGATGACTTTGAAAACGCATTAGTAGAAGGCTCAAGCTTTGAACTTAAAGCTTCAGTCAACTCACTGAGGTGGGTGGGTAGCACGACAGTAGTGCTTGATGAACCTACTGAGACTTTAGAGCTTTCCGAGGTCTTTTCGAACAACATTCTGGATGGTCTGTGGGCGCCTGATTTTGGTCCAGACATTGCGCTTGCTGCAGCGATACCAAACCCCGTAATGGATGGTCTGGTGTACGCGCCACCTGTGAACACACCGAGGGTTATGTAATGTCACATCGGCCAGATGCTCGATTGGGGCGCTACGGTAAGAAAAGTAAAGACTTGCTGGTCGATTACATCAATGACCACAACAACCGTGATCTGCAGCCAGACCAGTTAGTGTTTGGACCACCTAGCACCATGAATGAATATGGGCTGACTGAAATCACGGTTGGTTTCTCACCCGATACAGGGTGGGGTGATGAAAAACAGGTCATGGCGTATTATCGCGTAGAACCTTCGGTATTCCTTAAAGGACAGCCGTTGGTCATTTACGTGAGTGGCTATACGGATACCGACATCTATAATGCCATCTACCAGCAGTATGGGATCTTGATTGAGCCCGAGTTTGCACAGCTGGAATTGATCACGCGGTCGCTTCCTGACGCTACAAGGAATGTGATGGTTAATGGCTTTGATGCAGAGAGCAGTAACGGTGAACCCGTCCCCCAAGAACCCGTCCCGGCGTATCTGGAAAACCGTAACTACACCTTGCAGTTTAAACAGACACACCTGATCTTTTTTGGTGAGCTACAGATCTATACCCGGCGGGCAGTAGAATCGTTGGGTATTTCGATCGATTCGCTGCTGGACCTTCGGACCTACTACGCGGATGGAAACATGAACGTACCTCCGGTCGATCTCCTGATCCCGAAAGGTGAGTTGTATATTTCCCGTGAGCTGTTTCCAGAACACGCCACGCGTCGAGGTCTTGAATCGATGCTTTATGCGATGAAGGTCAATAACCTGCTGGACGTAGCATGGCAAATGCCAACGTTACTTAGGGTGTTGACCAAAGACCATTGGATGGCACAAACTGAACCAAGTGCCTTCAACCTGTACGGCGCTAAGGTTATTTACAATGGGTTTGTTTCTAAGGACCAAACTCTTGAAAACGCCGGGTATAACTTTGTTGTGGCGATTGAGCTTGGGGTGCTGTGCACGAACCTGACTGGTATCATCAAGATCGGGTATCAGTACAGCAGCAGCGACATCCCTGGTAATAATCCGTATAACCAGGCCTCTGTATTACCACTCTTTAACAGTTAAGGATTTTTCATGAATACGGTACAAGCCTCAGCCTACGGCGCAAAGTTGCTCATCCACATGCTGATCGGTAAAACGCCGGTTATCGATAATCACTCGACTATGAACGAACGGTTGAACATCGAACCTTCGGCAGTGCCCACGCTTACAGAGCGGGTTAAGTTGGGCATCTTGATGGCCGGTAATAAAGGTCACATCAACGTCACTGGTAATCAGGGCATTGGTCTGACCAGTCCGCAGAACCACATGGCCACTGACGCATCATTGTTCGGTCCAGTGCCGTTCTGCCTGCGCACCATCGACAATGACCTGACGTTGGAACAACGCAGTCGGTACGCACTACGCCTGCAGATCAATATCGCCGGGGTTGAATACTTCGCGTATTACGGTCTCCGGATCGAAATCAACCCGGAAGAAGTCAACGTCGAAATGGTGAAGATGACCACCGAAGACGGACAGACCGTAGAAGAACCGTTCGTACCGGACACCTCAAACCTGTACCCAGACCCCATCACGCTTCCAGTCGCCGGTGCGGTTACTGCCTCTGATGTGAAGATTGCGATCAAAGCTATCTTTGAAGTACCTCTGAGCGAGAACGATGTCGCCGAGTATGTCAACGTGGCCAAGATTATGAACGGTGGCGATGAACGTTATGCGATCATCTCTGAGTTCTCTCTGTGCACAGGCGCTGACCGCACCATCCAGGTTACCTCGACACAAGGCCAGGTCAACTTCCTTGAGTCGATCGCCACTCAGGTTTACTGCTTCGCCGCTGACTATAAAGCGGTGTACATGAATGACCAAACCTTGAACATCCGATTCGACATCGGTAACCAGGTTCCGCTGTTGGGTACTGCTTCAATCCCAACGCTGAAGGTTATTCCCTAGTCTCAGTTAGTTAAGGAGCTACGTCCTTGAAAGAGGACGTAGGTGTGTCATGATCGAACTTACAGACGACAAGTTCATTTACCGCGTATTAGGTGTCGATAACGGTACCGATACTGTCGGGATAGCCGTCATCGATCATCACCTCATCACGGGTATTTCCAAAGTTGTTCATGCTGAAACCCTCACTGCCAGTAAAACGGCGTACACCCGACACGAAGGCAGGTTAGATGCCCGTGGAAAGATGCACGCCAGACTGGATGTCATTTCAACGTTCTTCTGGGAGGTGCTTACTGAATTTGACCCTGATGTAATTGGTTGCGAATCGCCGTTTCAACATCTTCACGCTCAATCGTTTGCTGCGCTCACTACGGCAATGAACGGGTTGGCAGAAACAGCTTTCAACTATTGTACGACTTTAGAATTTGAAAAGGTTGCTCCAGGCAGTGCAAAAAAAGCAGTGTGTCCTGTTGGTCAGTACGGCAATAGTAAAGAACACATTCGTGAAATGATTGGTATTAATAAAAACATTGTGTTTGACAATGGATTGTCAATAGAAAGGTTTGATGAACACGCGGTCGATGCGATTGCCGTAGCGCACGCCGTTGGGACACGAGTTAGCTTGAATGCATTTTGGTTGAGAAGTGGCAAAGCTGAACAGTTTGCCCTAACATTGCCTGCGAGAGGAATGAAATAGACAGATTGATAACCGGGGGTTCCCATGATCGTTAAAGATGCACTTACGTTGATGGAAAAGAACCCAGCGGTAGGATTCCCATGGGAAGGGACCTTAGTGAGCCTGGTGAACGGATTCGTTGGACAGGCCAATCAGTTAGATCCAACTACAGCGCAAGCTGCTGATATACGCTTAGTGATTGAGTCACTGGACGCTGGTTCGAAGGACATGATCTATGGCGCAAGTCTGGATAACGTCCCCTCTCCGTCCAGTATTCAGTTGCCTCAGCCTGCGCCGTTACCATCTCCAGCGATGGGGCCAATGAACGCAACAACTTTCCATCAGCTCATGTTGGGAGGTTTTGGGTTTCTGGTAATGGGTGTTACGATCATGATGGCGATGCGCGGAGCAGCCGCTTCGGACATTGCTGAGATGTTCAAGATCATAGCGACCATGCTGTCTGGTAACTGATACCCGTTGGGTAACGTCATATAGCCCGGTCGCAATGACCGGGCTATATGCTGTCTTCATTCAAACCGCGACATTGGGCGTGCGGAAATACTTCTCGTACAGTGCACTGATTCGTTTAGCCAGTGCTTTATCTTCACCCTTCTGCTCAGGGGTGCAGATGATGATGTCAGAGTAACTGAACGGAATATCTTCCTTAGTCAGCTTAACATCGGCGCCTTCTGGAAACTCAGCATCGATCTTACACCATGGAATCAACTCACCTAACTTGTTGTAGAACACGTCAACTTCAAGAACGTATTTAGTCCCATTAGCCAATTCAGCAGGTACGTTGTAACGGGTCTTGATCAAGCCCTGATCGGCCATCAACTTATACATGTCAAACAGGTCTTCATGAGCCGCTACTTCATGCTCAGGTTTACCGGCACCTTTACGTTCAAGCTTGGTGGTGTGAACAAACGCACTCTCAGCCTGTGTAACATCGGTCCTACGAACTCGCATAGAGCCGCCTGAGGCGTTTTGCTCAGTCTTTGGAACGTAGATACCCCATTGCTCTTGAACCTCGTAAGACGAAGCCTTAGCCTTCACCTCCTCGATGTCAAAACCTTCAAGGTATATCTCAATCTCATACTCCACCTTGGCGGCTTCAAATGAATCGCCACCGGTATCTTGAAACGCAAGCTGCTCGATGATGTTCATAGCGTCCTCGAAACAAAAAAAACAAGACTGCGGGATTTGTGACATCCCGCAACCTGCCGTAATCACATTAGTGACGACGGACTCGACCTACACCGTGCTAGCACGGTCGTTATGTTGCCGACTTCAGGCTTGTAGAGCGGAAGTCAGTTAGTTAAGCAGAGCCAGCACGAAGGACGACGTGCGGGCGCTGTATGGCACGATCTCAACCAGCTGATTATCCGAAGTCGACAACACGACGCGAATGTGGATCGCCGCATAGGTGTCGTCCAGCTTCTTGTACACGCGCAGCAACGCAGCGTGAAGACGCGGATGCTCCGACCCCGATACGGACAGACCCATTGGGTTATCGATCAGTGCCTTACCCAATCCCAATTGGTCCAGTGTGAAATCCAACGCGACAACGACTTGGTAGTCTGAGAAAACCACCGCATTGATGCCCGTCAGATCACCCAAGCCCGACAAACCGTCGGACAAATCTTCAGCGTTCAAATGCCCACAGGCGGAAGCCAGAACGTATTTCACGCGCGCGGCATAGGCCGCTGCCCATTCTTTACCACGTTTACCTTCGACGTGCTGAAGAACCTTATCGAAGTGTTGGGCGAATTTCACTTTACCGCCCAGGCCGTCGTAGCTGAACGCATAACGAGTGGCATGATGGAACTTGCTGGTGATGCGGTCGTTGAGCACGTTCCACAAGTTCGGCTCGAACAAATGCTTCTGCTCGTTCATGGCGTTGGCTGCGGCCATCATGGTTGGGGCTTCGAACACCTTGTTGATCAGCTCGGTCTGGTCGATCGATTTCACCAATACCGGCGTTCGCATGACGGAGAGTTCTACGCTGGTCGGCGCGCCCTCTCGGATCATTTTCGCACGGACGCTGAAGACCGATGCTGCCAGGCTGTCGGTGATGAGGGTTTTGTCGCCACTTGGAACGAGGCTTTCTTCATCCAGCGTAGCCAGAATACCTACCAAGTCGGGTGCCGGAGCCGGCGTATCGAGAACATCGTTACCCAGCACGTCATCGGCCGCCTGGACTTTGCGAGGGTTCAGTGACATCCCGGCACTACGAACGGGTGGTTTGAACGATTCGTCTTGAGACGAAAGCAGCTGATGAGCTTGGTATTTGTTATCGTCATTCACTTCGATTAACTCCTCACGGACTTCGCCGCTTTCATTCTTGACGTAATATTTGAGATGGGTATTGATGTTGTAAAACGACGGGATTGCTTTAATACCGTCATCGATGTCAGCATCTGGATCGACAGTCAGCTTCCATTTGGAATGGTGGGCGACCTGCCAGTGTTCGCCTTGCCGCCAGAACTCACGCCATGGATCGGCCTTGGTGTAATCAGGCCCTTCGATGACAGTGTCTGGACGATCAGGCTCACGGTACAGTGGCGCTTGCCGCGCTTGTTCTTCAACATAGCGTGGCGTAGCAGGACGATCCTCCACATGTTCGACTACATCGGTTACGCCCTGCTTAGCACGAGCAATTTCCAACCAGCCGTCATCCAACGTAGCCTTCTCGTTACCACGATCACTACCACCTCGGTAATTACCGATAGCGCCGATGTCATGCACGGGGCGTGCGGATGTGCGGTCATCACCACGGCCAATACCACCGCCACGTTGAGCTGTCTTACATACATCGATAAAGCCATTGGCCGCACGACGCATTTCTTCGTAAGT